GCTTGATTGGGGAGCATTCAAACACCTTTCGGTCAAAGACAGAATTCTTCAAATTCAAAAACTAGCCATTTCCAAAGAACTTTATTTATCTGACTTGCAATGCCGACTTAAATTCCTTGATCTGCTTTTTATATTGGAATTTATACAAACATAAAAAAATGATTATATCTCACCTTCTTCTTCACTTCCTTCTTCTTCAACATTTTGTACCACATTACGTCTCACGCGTCGATTTTGTCCATAGCCATTCGCCCCACATTCTCTCTCCTGCCTTTGGAACTTTCGACACTTCTCTAAATATGTATTGACTATCTTCGCTTTCAACACTCGTCTTCCTTCTCCGTCAACCAGTTTTACTTCCATAAATACGGCATTTGGAAAATTTTCGGTTGCCCGATAATTTTCATTTACTGCAAATCCGTATTTATCAGCTAAACACAAAAGTTCTCTTTCCTCCCGGCCTTGGTTTAATATTAAAAGTCCACTGTTATGTTTGTTCTCATTCAGACATAATAAATACACCATTAGCATAAAACCGCCCATTTTCTCATCATTGTCATAAGATAAAAAGTTTATCATGTATGTGTCTTGAAATAATGACGCTGATAAAACCCCTTTTATATTTTTAGATCTTTTCTCCCTAATTATCAGTATGTCAGTTTCGTCAGTGGCATCTGTAAAAACACTATTTATAAAATTTTTTTCGTAATTCGATAGTGGACCCTCTTCATTTTGACTTGTACAGAAATTAATAAGTTGTCTCCGAACACTGTTTCTTTCGCGATCGTCCAATGAACGCAACTGTTTTTGAAGAGATGATCGATTTTCGATTTCATTGTTTTTAAAAAAATCACTGAGTTTTTTATTTTTTCTTACCTTGTTGTCCATCAACTTATCAGTAAATAATGGCGAACAGTTGCAGTAAGGGATTTTTGTCGTGACTTCGGTATTTTCAGACTCTTCTGAACTGCCAAAACTAGGAACTGTAACCGGGGCATCGTCATAACCATCATCAAATAAATTGTCAAAATCGACATCCTGATTTGCAGCAGAAGGAGTAGTAGAGTTGCCTAAATTGTTTTCGGCACCTTGAACTGCCGCAGAGTTATCTAAACTGTTTGCTGCACCTTCCGCTACTGCAGGGTTGCCTGTAATGTCACGAAAATTGTCCGAGTTATCGAAATACTCTAAATCCCCAATTTCAGAACTTGAATCTGTTCCCAATGGGGTTTGGGCAGCAGTTCCGACAGGAGTTCCAGGAGCACTGGCTGCGATGTTTTTGGCAGGAGTTCCAGGAGCACTGGCTACGATGTTTTCGGCAGGAGTTCCAGAAGCACTGGCTGCGATGTTTTCGGCAGGAGTTCCAGAAGCACTGGCTGCGAGGGTGTTTGCTGGGATTTCAGCGGAAGGGGCTGAAGCGGAAGGATTACTAATCATTTTGCGCACAGATTTTCTTCGTTTTCCATTATCAATAATACTTCCATCATATAAAGGATTTCTCTTCGTAAGACGCCGACTTATGCGCGACGCAGCTCCGACTCCACCTTTTCGAAAAAACTTTTTTGTTTGAAAACGTTTTTTATTTTTCTTAAAAGTTTGCATTATATATAATATAATATAATACAAATTATTGCAGTATATGTCTGATTTCTAAAAAAATTTGTAAAAGTGCAAACGGATTTCCTCGTATGCGCCTAAACACAATGTTGTACTGCGGACCGTCGGTTGTGTCGTCAGATGGATACTTATATACATAAATCTCAAATGTCAAATTTGAATCATATGTGAAGACACTTTCTTCAAGGATCTCTTTGGGGGAAATTTGCTTTTCCACCGAAAATACTGCAATTGCCTTTGGCAAAACACAGTCAAATCCATTTTCTTTCATATATTCGGTAATTGTTGTTTCAATCTCGTCCCATCCTCGGGTTGTGTCGAAATTTGAAGGGGGCTTGTACGCGCGCGGAGCGAGAAATTGACGTTTTATGGTAACATTCGAAACCGACGGGATCTCGTCAAATGTTAATATTCTTTTCTCCATTTTTTTTTGAAATTAACGTCGACTAATGCTACTTGATCGGCGACGCGAAGTTATTTTACGATTTGATTTTTGAACCCTCTTTGCTGTTCGTTGAGCAATAATTATTGCGTTTTCAATTTGTTTATTTGTTTTTGATCTCAAGGTTTCTTCTGACAAGCCAAAACCTTTTCCAATTTCGAGTAACTGATTTTTTTTCTTCCCTTTCAATAATTTGGCATTATAATATGGAGGTGTCAAAACACGCTCGGATTTTATGGAACTTGATTCTTCTTTGACTTCTGCATTATTGTGAGATACTTTTTCAGATTTATCCACAGCTTCTGGACTTGGTTGAGGAGCCGCTGAAGCAGTTACAACAGGCTGTTCTTTCGAAGAAGATTCTCCACGCATCCTCTTATCCATAGCTTCTGGACTTGGTTGAGGAGCCGCTGAAGCAGTTACAACAGGCTGTTCTTTCGAAGAAGATTCACCACGCATCCTCTTATCTATACCTTCACCATAACTTCGCCAATAGTTATCCCACTTGCTCTTAAGTTTTTTAAAAGCGAGAACACCAAGAACGACAGCTCCAACAGCAAGCCCTATTTTTATTTTTATTTTATTTTCTGAAACAATATTTTCGAGATTTCTATACTGTTCTTGATAAAAAGTTAGAGTATCAAACGTCCCTTTAATCTCGATCTGTTTCACTTTATTTAATATATTTTCTTTATCGGCTTCTTTGAATTCATAATACTCACCATCTTTAATATAGTATCGAACATCAGAATTATTACTTGTAACATAAATAAGTGGATACTGGATTTTATCTTTGACAGGACCATAATTATGTGCAGCAAACTTTGAAAAAAGATAACTTCCATTTTCATAAAAGCAACCAAAACCATTAAAAGATTCGGTGCGAAACTCGCCGATATATTTGGTAGATTGGTCAATTACATAAGCTCCACCTGCGCGTCGTCCTCCCTCAAACTTACCAACATAATAATGACCATCTTTTAATCTTTCCATACCATTGCCGGTCTTTGAACTGTCAAAATAACCCATACAAGAATAAGTTGCGCGGTGGGATCGAATATTTTCTTTAAACTCTGCACTAGTTTTAGATGTCGTTTTCATATGGATACCATAACCATTCAACACTTTATAAGTTGTACCAAAATGATTTTTGCTTTCACCAATATAATCATAGATATCATTTCCAAGCTGTATTTTTGTCATAAATTCGTGTAACTTTTTCTCGAGTTCTTCATATTTTGTCTTGTTAGCCTCGGTTTTTACTCCTAGTTTTTGTTTTTCTTCTAAAATCAAATCGTGAGTTTTGAACGCTTCTTCAACTTTTTCAATTGCTGTTGTTGCGTATCGAGTACCCAAAGTTGTTTCATCAATAGCGACATTAATCTGCTCTTGACAATTTTGAAGTAATTTAAGTGCGTTTGTTAATTGTTGGGCGGATGCGTCGTAAATTTTCTTGTCTGTTTCTTTTATTTTAAATGTTTGAAAACCACTTGTTGTCGATCCTTCGTCTTTTGTTTCTTTAATTGTCATTTTGTATAATTTATGTATATAAATTTTTACAATAATATTATTTGTTAATACTAGAAAAAAATCACTAAATACAAACATAACCATTTGTTGTCTTTTTTTTTATCAAAGCTGTATTATTTCCACCATGCATCTTAAGATGGCATTCTTCGCATAAGGCCATTAAATTCGCTTTATGGTTCTTATGAACTGCCGTTCCGCGAATAAATCCGTCTTGATCCGCGTCTTGCTGCATTTCTAAATGATGCACCTCACTGCTAAGTGTCTTTTTACAGAGTTCACAAATACTCCGCACCTTTTGCGAATTGTAACGCGACACCTTTTGACTCAATGTTCCAGCTTTCTCCGGAAAGTACTTTGTACGAATTTCAAACGCCGCGTCCAAAAAATCCGTCGGCAAATGCAGCGATTTACAAACTTCGAGTCCATACATGCTGTCGCCGGGTCCATCCTTGAGTTTGCGATCATATACAAGACAGTCAAGTTCGCGGTCGTAGTGCACTGCCATATGTTTGAGCGAAAGTCGCTCCATTCCCACAATCTCCGAATAGTCACAAATTTCGTGGAAATGTGTCGCAAATAAAAAAGACGCACACTTCTTGTGCATACTAATCAGTCCCGCGACAAAAATACTCAGTGCACTTTGTGTCTCCGTCCCTGAACACAGTTCGTCTCCTAAAATCAAACTGTATTTGTCGGCATTGTTCAAAATCACGCGGAGTTCACTCATCTCTACACCGAATGTAGAGAGGCCCTTATATAAATTGTCGTTGCCAAGGATACGCGTGTAGAAGGCTCGATAGGGTTGGAACAAGAAGTCGGTGCAAGGTACGAAGAATCCACATTGGGCAAGAATTGTGGCGATTCCGACTGCACGGATAAGACTTGTTTTTCCAACGGCATTGGTTCCATACAAGAGAATACCTCCGGCTCCGATCTCAATGTCATTTGTCACATAGGTTTCGTTTTGTTGTATGTGCTCAATTAAGCAGTGACGGATTCCTGTTGCTTTAATAAACGATGGTGCGTCTTCTTCTTCGACAAGTTGGGGTCTGCAGTACCGGTTTTCTTTCGCAACAAAGGTTTTTGTCTGCAAAACGTCAAGCCTTGCCACATAGTTTACAATTGTGTCAATATGATCGTAGCACTGGTTTTCCAACGTGTTCTGTACAAAGTCGTTGTACAACGAGGTTGTCTTGCGCTCAATTGCATTTTCAAGTTGCAGGATTTTGGCAGTAAGTCGCGTGAGTTGTTCAAAGACGATTTCTTCGGCATTTGTGGAGGCCGTTCGGAACTTGATGTCTCCAAACTCGATCAAAATGTTGTTGAACATGACAGTGCCTGGTTTCACAAGAGTGAGTGAGCGAAGAAAACAGGGTTTTGCGTGGTACTCATTTTTGTCGAGTAATTCTTTCAGTGTCTTGGCGCGCGGTTTTGTCAATTGGAACGAGGATCCGGATTTCTCCGTTGTATTGATTTTTACATACTCGGTGTCGTCGTTTAGGGATAGTCGCATGGCCAAATTAAAAAAAGTATGGATTGTTGTTAAACATTCTGTCGCGGTCTTGTATTCATTCATCATGGCATCAAGTTCTCCATTGACGCCAGATTTTACAATGTGTGTTGAAATACTAGTTGAATTAATATTTTTACAGGATTCAACAATTAAAAATTCTTCAATTGATGAGATGACTGTGGTACATGCAGTTTCAATCGACGCAGAGTTGGGCAAGTAATCAAGCAACACTTTGTTTTCTAGGAGACAAGTATGAATTTGTTGTATATGTTTAACTGATTCGAATAAACGGTAGACAATAGATGGCGATATTTTCTTGATCAAGATTTGTCGCATCACTTTTTCAAGGTCAACTACATCGGCAAGTTGTTTGCGAAAGAAAGCTACAAAGTGATAGTTGTCTGGTAACAACATGTATGAAATCATGTCGTATTCAGAGTTAAGCCATGCCTTGTCGAAAACGGGGGTGGTCAGCTGTTCTTGAACGCGGCGTTTTCCAATAGAAGTACACGCGCGGTTTAAAAAGTTGAGAACAGAGGACAGTCTTCCGCTTCGAATGCTGTCTGCCGATTTGTCTTCGATAATGTTTAATTGTTTGAGCGTATGGTTGGCCAAGATCGCGTTGGTACTGAGGGAGGCAAACACCGGCACATGGATTTTTTTCACAAGGGCTTGGTTATGTTCTTGAAGGAAATTGAGGAGATAGCAGAATGACTGGGTGGCGACTTGGAAAAGATAAAACTCTTGGCAGGTTTCGTAGGCTTCAGATCCGAAAAAGGTTTCGAGAAGTTGGGTTGTGTACTGGGGCTTCATGCAGTTCTCGGCTTTTGCGTTGTCGCGTATACAAATTTCATGAATAGAGTCGCAGTCGATGCCTGAGTAGGTCTTGATCGATTTTAGGAGACTTTGTTCTTGACTTGTAATTTTTACAAGATCATAAAGGATGATAATTTCACAAGGGTTGTATACAGAGACGGCGCGCTCAAGTTCGTCAAAAGTGGTCGGGTTGTTTTCGAAGGCGGTTTTGTGTTCAAAGATGAACGAGTTTCCTGTAAAAATATTTACAACAGAAACGCCAAACACGATTTGGGGGCGTGGTTTCAAAACGGAAGTAAACGCGGAAACCCAGATCGACATTATATTGTTGGACAACTTGGGTTGATCAATATCGTAGGGGATATAGGTTCCGGCCGAGTGGATGGAGTGGACAATATGTTTTTTCTTGTCGCCATGCACACTGTTTTCTTCGTCTTGAACAATGACAACTGCGGTGAACCCAGATTCGCTGAGTTTTTGCAAATAGCGTTCGAGTGTGTATTCGGGGAAGCCAGCCATAAGAACGGGATTGCCGTCGACAACCGCCTTCTTTTTCTCGGTAATGTTCATTTGGCAAATGCTCGAGAACTCGATGATGGCGCTGCCTACCACGTCACCTGCGGCGGTTTTGAGACCATAGACTTCAAAAAAGGATCCGACCATGAGCAGGACAATGGTTCGTGGGCCATACTGTTGTTGATACTGGCGCGTGTACTCCAGATATTTTTCATAAATGGTTTGGTGAGAGGGTTCTATAGAAGAAATTGCTTTGGCGCTTTTTTTCATTTTTTGTTTGTTTTAAAAAATAAATAAATACTTTTATGATTGTATATATCATAAATATATACAATGGGTCTTTGTACAAGCATTTGCGGAAGCTGTGGCGAAACTTGTGGCGAAACTTGTGACGAAACTTGTGACAAAAGCTCTTCTCTGAAAGATTGCAGTTTCCAAAAAACCGCTGCGTTCACCCTCGAAGATAAAGTTTTTGTCGCAAAGGTAATCGACATATATGATGGCGACACTGTAACTTGTGCATTCGAGTTATTCGGCAACTATTACAAATTTACAGTAAGACTCTACGGGATAGATACATGTGAACTCCACTCGAAAAATCGAGAACAAGCATTGCGCGCCCGCATGCGTTTGTATGAACTCGTTACGAGAAAGTCTTCAAAAGATATTGATCTCGGCATTGCGCGTAAGAATTTGCGAACCCTTCTTGAAGATAGCGAATGTATTGTAGTGTTGAAATGTGGAAATTTTGATAAATATGGGCGCCTGTTGGGTAAATTGTATGCTTCGATAAAAGACGAAAATTCTTTCAACGAAATATTGGTTGCTGAAAAATTGGCATACCCGTACTATGGAGACAAAAAATTGACGTATGACGAGCAAACTGGGGTTGTATCATAAAAAAAATATGCCAAAACCAGAAGAGAAATTTTTGAAAAATGTCAAATTTTCGAGAACAAAGAAGTTTGCAAATTCGGAGGCGGATATTGCCAAAAACGAAGCGGCCTTGAATAACTGGAAGAATGAGCGAAAGAAGGAACGGGAACAAAATCTTGTTGCAGCGGCTGGCGGAAAGGTAGATCGAGCTGACGATGATAAAGTAGAGCACGCAAATAAAGTAGGATATGACGACAATGATCATGCGCAAACCTTTGTTTACTACACAAAAATGAATTTAATTGTCGAGAATCTACCATACAACTATAGTGTGAGCAAGTTGTGCAAAACATTTGAACAGCTCGGCTCGATATTATGCGTGAGTACCGATCCGAAAGAGTCTGCCAAAATCCCTCATGAATATTATGACGCAAAAGTTATTCCGAATGAGTGGAGTGACTTGATAAGCGCGGTTCAGCAAGAGATTTTCGAGACTGGGTATTCGGAGTACGAAATTGGAAATGGCGTTGTATGCAAAATTGTGTGCGATCCTAACCAAAAAAAGGTTGAATATGGGGAGGCGATCGAGTATTACTAGTCATTATAAAAATCAAAATAATTGCGATAATGTTCTATATTGTATTTATCTGTATCAATTTTTTTGTAAGTAAGACCATACTGTAATTTAAATTCTCGTGTAATTGCTTTATCCAAATCACTAAAAACTTTTTTTAATTCTTCGCGGCAGTCGGGAGTGACAATTAATTCTATATTAAAAAATTTTACGGAACAGGCATTGCTATGTAGTTTGGCAACAATTTTCCGAAAACAAGATACGTACTCAACATGACGTTCGGTACCTGTTTTGTATACAAAGTAAAAAATGTCGAGCGAGTTCATGTACTCGATGATGTCGAGATCAAAAATATTGACATAAAAGTAAAAGTCTTTTGTGCCAATTGTAAAAGATAGTTCACCATCAATTTGGTGTTCGGGTTTTCGAATAAGTTTAAGCGGCATTTTATTTTATTTTTATGATTGAGGAGAAAACAAAAATCCATCACCCGCCAGAACTTCGCATAACAGTTTTTTATTGTATTGCCCTGGATGTAATACAAATTCCATTTTTTCTTTGGGCCGAAACATTTTCAAAACCTGATTGAGTTTTTCCAAGTTTTGTATATATTTCGAGTTTTCGGATAACCAATCGTAGAACGACGGTATCGGATCCTGTTCACAAAGAATCATTTCCTTCTTGTATTTTCGAAACCACTTGACCGAATCATTTAAATCGTTGTTACATTCTCTGTTGTTATAATCAGTTCCAGATAATACAAGGATTTGGCGAAACTCTTGAACAGTGAGCTGCAATTCGAATAGAATTTCGTGCAAGTTATAATACAAAACATTGTGTTTGACAAGACTAAAATGCCGCAATACACGGTGACAACCATAAGCAAACATATCCATATCATCGCTTAGACAAGCATATACCTGGTTTGTATGCATCAAGTGTGCGCACAATTCGTCTGCTTCGCCGGGTGCAGTTACCCAAGTAATGCCCGAGTTGGTAAGGATCGACTTGACAATGACGTAGTCGCTGTGTTTTACATGGATAAATTGTCGCTTCAACTTTTGCATTTCATCTGTATCATAATCAGTATGTGTTTGTTTGAGTAGTTCATACTTGTCTTGCGCAGTTTGTTTTTTCTCACGTCGTTCGTTAATCACGTCCTTTTTTTCTGGAGGCGGCGTGCCGTCAAATACAAAAATTGGCGAAATATTGTAGTGGGACAGTATTGACACCATTTGGAAAGTATGTTCGACCAGTTTCTCTTCACTCAAGAACCGATACAAATAAATACTGGCATCCACCGCGATCTTTTTTCCTTGAAATTCACTTAGATGTATTTTCGAAATAGAACAGTTATTAATTAAAAAATTATTAAGATTTTTGATTCCCATAGATGAATGATATGGTTCATAAACTTGTGTTTAAGCCATTTTATAATTGAATTCTTGTGTAACGACGACGGCGTTGAGGCTTGCGTTGTTATTTTACGATAAATGGATTCACCCTTTCGAAAGACCGAATAATATTCTTCTTTTTTTATTATTCGAACGCAGAAGCTCCGCTAAATACGCCAGTGTCGAGTGTTGAATAAGTTTTTTGTGGCGGCTTTAATATGCACTCGAGAGGTATTGGAGAACAAAGGATATGTTTGTTGTCGTTAAAATAATTTGGTAAATATTTTTCGTACTCTTCGACTGTGTTACATAAATATTTTAGGTGAGTTTTGTTTATGAGTTTTTCGAAAGATTCTTTTGCGGCTGCTTCTGTGTAAAATTCATCTTTGGTCATCTTCATATATTTTAAAAATTGTTCATCATCAAATTTATCTGCAATGTTTGCAGTCGCATCTTCGTTGCTTGTAGTCGTATCTTCATTGATTGCAGTTGCATCTTCATTGCTTACGGTCGCACCTACAACTTTTGACGTACTATTATCGAGTGGAGAGTCGTTTAAAGACTCTAAAGCCCCGCTAAAATTCTTATATTTTGAAATGGCACCATCGATATTTGCAAAATTTTCAAACATAATCCGACTCATTTCTGCCGGCGTAATTTTGAACTCGCCAGTCTCTCGAATCGATTCGCGCTGCTCGTCTGTTAACGAGGTGTCGTAAAAAAACTCGAGCATCTTGATAACAGTGTCGAACGAGCAGCAAGTAAACTTGGCAATAATATCGATACGCCCAGGACGAACAAGAGCTGTGTCCAACAAATCTGGGAAGTTCGATGTCATAATCACGATGCGCCCAGGCATTTCGAGGACCCCATCCAGCAAATTCAGCAAGAAAGAGAGATCAATTTTGTGAACATCACCTTCACCGCTTTTGTTAAGCGTAGGCGACGCCGTCGACTCATTCCGCTGAAGCACCAAATCGCTCTGACAATCGACATCCTCAAGCACATAAATGCGTTGATCGAGAGGAATGCAATACGGTTCGCCGACTTCTACATGCACCATTTCGTTGAAAAACAGATTTTCCAGTTGTTGTTTGGTGATGTCGTTGTTCAAATTAATGTTGAAAATATGCCGGCGCGTCTCGTTGGCCAAACATTTGATTGTCGAGGTTTTGCCAGTGCCAGGTTTGCCCGAGAGAAGGAGACCGAGAGAGTATGGGATGCCCTTCTCGTTGTACCAATCGCGATTATTGATGAAAAAATTAACGCGATTTTTGATGGTGTCGATATCTTCGCCGAACAAGTTGCTGAATTTGCGGTTAGTGCTGAAACGTTTCATTGAAAAGGTCATTGTGGCAGGAAGTCGCGAGTAGTCCTTTTTTTGCACACCATCGTTACCCATTATTTTCAAGGCAAATCGCGGCACCATATTAAAGTAGCATTTTGCATTTCCGAGTTTATTTTTCTGGGCCAAGACATAATTTTGCGTGACTTGGTCTAAAAAGGTTCGCAATTCGTCAACAGTTTTGTCGAAACTGTAGATTTCCAAGAGTTGGGTCGGCATAGATTGGGTTGATGACGATGACGATGAAGACGAAGACGAAGACAACTCGGTATCAGTGGACTTGGTCAAGATAGCAAAGACATCGGGAGCGATTTCCACAACCGAGGTTTGGTTCATCATGAAGTTTTTATTTTTGTAGCTGACATGGGTGGTATTTTTGCAATTGGTAACAAAGTCCATGAGAGATTGACCGATGACATTCTCTTGATCGCCGATGCGAATCGTCAAAGTGATGGACGAACGCTTTGTTTTCATGACGTTGTTTTCGGTGACGACCGTATTGATGGTGTCTTTATAAGTGTTGACATAGTGAGATAAGTACTTTAAATAAAGAAAACTGCTGAGGGCTGGCAAATATTTAATAATTAAATCGACAAACTGTGTGATGATCAACAAGTAAATAGTGCTTGCCATTCCGGATTCACTACCATTATTTTTCGAGTTCATATTATTCATCATTAACATGGTTAACATTTGCGATTTGATCAAGTCCATACCGTTGGATTGTTGATTTTGCATTCGATAGATAAGTACAAAAGTTTAATAAATGGCTTTAAGTATATTACCAAAGAGTTTTGTACCATTTTTACGTCCTTTTACACCATTTCACATCGAAGATGCGCAAAATATGCAACACCTTCACCACTCATAACTGCTACCCGCAGGGAAAAAGTGGGCGTTTACCCGAAGGGAGAGAAAAGGTGTAAAGAAAAAAACCCCGGATATGTTTATTTCAAATAAACTGATATAAACAACTGTGAGTTTTGATACAAATAAATATGTCATCTTCAAAAAACCTGATTTACACATGTTGTTTTCACCAAGAAGCGTATACTGATATTGTTATACATTTGATCGAATCGTTTGCACAATCTGGGTCGTCGTCCGATTTCTTGGTATACACCACGACAGAATACAAAGAAATAATTCAAAAAAAGTGTTCACTCGCTGCATCTGCCAACATTCTATTTTTTGAAAAGAATTTTTACAAGACGATGAACCAAGCTCGTATCTCGAAATTGGACATTTTCGATTTCCCTTTCGCCGATAAGTACGACAAATTTTTGTATCTTGATGCCGACTCTATTTTATTGAAAAATCCCGATTCAATTTTTGACGAAATTGTCGCAGATATAGTCTACACGGTTGGAGAGGGGACTATATTGAATGAGGGTGAGTATTGGGGGCGTTCTCTGTTTTTAAAAGACGATGCTCAGTGGTCCGACAGAGAGGGTCTTGGTGCATATGCTCTAGGATTTAAAAACATTCCAGCAGTCAAAAAGATTTTCATAAAGACAAAGCAATCATTTTATCTCGATATGTATCAAAACAAGCTTCGCTTTTACGACCAGCCGTTCATAAATTTCTACTTGATCAAGAATGATATGTGCGATACAAATGTGTTAAAACCTTTCATAAGAAGTCGACCAAGCGCGGCTTCTGCAGTAAATGAGGGCACAACCGTGGTTCATTTTGCTGGTTGTCCTGGACATTCGGATATAAAACTTGGGCTCATCCGCGCGTTCAAGACTGATTACGAGAAGGTCCGACCGCAGACAAGAGTGCAGGCACTTCGTCAAGAATTGGAAAGTTTAAGACAAAGACTTGCCGAGATTGAAACCGAACTCGCCAATCTATAATAAGGTTACTCAAGCGCAGTCATTCTCATTGTGGTTGCGACAAACGCGTTGCGACTCTTTTGAAAAGACGCACTGTCGATGGCTTTTATAAATCGGATTTGATTATATCTTGGTATAATCAATTCTTCAATAAACAAGCCAACTTTGGAAGGGTCAAACCGGAGCCCAAAACAGTTTTTCTTCACCCACCCAATAAAATCATTGCAGTTGTATATCAACAGCGTTTTCAAAACGTAGTAACAAAATACTTCGGTGCTTTCTTTGAAGTGGGGGGTTGATACAAATAAGTCGGTGTACTTGATTCCAAAATGGTTCAGTATTTTCGATACCTGGAACACAGAATATTTGCGCTCGATTTGTATATGGCTTTCAATATTCGCGACAACTTGTTCAAATGGTTTTTTTGAGTTTGCGTTTGTCAATACAATATTGAGCAACTCGGCGGATAACTCGGCATATGTTTCGCCCAATTGGCACATTGACTGCTGCAGTGGAAAAACACTTCTCAATAAGTCTTTATTTTTGCTCGAAATGTCGAAATCCAGTCCCAAATTGTGAAAACACTCGTGAATAAACACCTTGAACCATTCTTCTCTTCGAAATATCAAAATCTCGGTTGTATCGCTACAACGTGTTGTGAATGCAGTGTTTACATTCTCCTCGGCAATCGGTTGGCGAAATGTTGGCGGCAACTTTTTCTCAAAATCAGTTAAATACAAATAAACATCCACTTGTTTTGAACAGTTGCGAGACTCCACAAAAGATGTTGCTATTTGCAACCACTGATTCATTCGTGCAACACAAATGTCCAGATTTAAAGGAGGCGAACCACTTGGTAATACAAAGTATAAATTATATATTCGAATACCAACATGAAGTTGTATGTGTGTCACGTTTTTGCTTAAATTAATTATATGTGTTTTAATTGTATCAATTGATAATAAATCAAACATGTGCCCTTTAGGAAATGATTCTTTCGGTAAATATTGTTTTTGCGATATTATTTTGTAGTTTGGTGCAGGTGTAATCAATGCCATGTTATACAAAATCTTCAAAAAGGCTTTGGAACTGGCAGTGAGTCTGAAGTCCGGCAAAATGTCCAAATGAGTTTTCACAAATCGTTGTATAACCTTTGATGGTTCAGATGTAAATGACATTTTGTATATATATATTACTGTTTATACAAAAGCTTTATGCAAATGCCTCGCGCATTTGTTCAAGCCTACGAATACGTCCAATTCTCAATAAAATTGCATCGCGGATATCGAGAATCGGATAAATCACGTCGTGTGAATACAATACTGCCATGTTATTCTCAATAAATGTATCGTACTTTTTCTCTATAGCATATAGCGCAGTTTTGTCGGTAATTTTGTTGATAAAATCTACATCGATTATTGGAGGAGGATCTGTAAACATTTGTTTCACAATCGTTCGTAGATGGTCAACAGATGAAATCATTTTTTGATGAAGCATTTTTTTTATGACTATATATATTAAATGAGATCCTACATTCTCTATTTTGTATCGTTTAGTATTATTATTTTAGCATTGTACATTCTTGTAAATTTTGGAGATGACGAAGGAATGGTTACACTGGGCACCAACTTGTTAACAACTGTCGATATTCCCGGCGCAACTTATGGTCAGGATGGCAACCAAGGTGTTGGCATTGATGTCCCCGCTGGTTATACCAAAATTAATACAGGATCTGAGGCCGCGCCCATATTCAAAATGAAGCCGATTGTTCCGGATGGATACAAAGTCTCTGACACTGATCCAACCAAATTGGTTACATACAAAGATACTACAGAAACCGCGGTCCAGTCTTATAAAAGTACCACAGACGCGCTGCTAAACCAGGGCCCTTACTTGGATATTCCAAATGTTGATTATGCGACAAGTACTGGCGAAGACACTCCTTTGCCCACGAAAGATTCCTTCGGAAACGAGAAAAAGTATTACCGCATCCGATTAACCAATCCTGTTAAATATGTCATGAAAGAACAACCGGACCCTCTGCCTCTCGGTTATGAACTTGGTAAAAATAGTCCAAGCGACAAAACCGGCGATTTTTTGGTTTTCAACACCACTTTGTATGCTTTGAGTACATTCAATTCACAATATGATGCGGGCAACTTGGATGTTGTGTACCGCGACACCGACACGACAAACGCTTCTGACAACAATTTAGGTGTTTATTATCAATATGATCAGAATGGCAACATGATAAAAATCGAAAACACCGAAGCGCAGTTTTCACCCGTTTTGTATTACATTCCAGGTGCATACAAATTCGGATCTTCCAATTATGTGCCCAATTATGAGGACAGCGTTTACTTGAGCAGAACCACGCGACAATCCCAGGTTGCCCCTATATACAATACGACAAGTATGTTGGGCGGATTTTGTACACAAAATAAAAACGATGTTGCGTTGATCGAGGAAAAGTGCGGAGCACTCGATTTGGATACGTGCGCGTCAACTAGTTGCTGCACCCTCCTCGGTGGCCAAAAGTGTGTGGCCGGAAACGAAAACGGACCCCGAAATACTGCCAACTACACCGATTACAGTTTGAAAAATAAAGACTTTTATTATTACCAAGGTAAATGTTATGGAAACTGCAAATCATAAATAAAATCATGATGATGATCCGGCGATTTTTTTCGGTAAAGATTTATACAAACAGTTCTTGTATCAACAATGGAAAACCGCATGCCCGCGGGGGGATCGGAATCTACTTTCCAAGTAATGAGTATCCAAATGTTAGTTTGACTTATCCCACAAGAAAGCTTGTACTACCTGCCACCAACCACCGGTGCGAACTCGTGGCAATCAATTATTCCATGATAATTCATTGGCTGCATTTTAGAGACCAATCGTGTATCATTCATACAAATTCTACATATGCGGTAGACTCTTTGACAAACTACTGTAATGTATGGTTTCGAAATGGGTGGAAACGCACGAACGGCGATCCAGTGAAGAATGCAGACTTGTTAAAACCGATGTACACTCTTTTTGTGAAGAATGGTAATATACAATTCCATCTGATCAAGAGTCCGTGTACCACATTTTTCGATCGACACACTTTGAATAATCATGTTGCATTCTCATTGGCCCGCAAAGGTCTCGGGTTTCGCTCATAAAAAAAATATATATTCTCTATAGTTTATAACCTACAAAAATGATTATCCCGGTAAAATGTGTCACGTGTGGTAAAGTGTTGGCAAACAAGTATGCATATTATTTAGAACAAGTGAGACAAAGAAAACAGGCAAAAATGAATACCGAAGATGGAGCGGTGATTTCGAAAACGGTTTACTTAACAAAGGAAAATACTAAGAAAACCGCCGAGGGCGAAGTTCTCGATGATTTAGGATTAACAGATCCCTGCTGCCGGAGACATTTGTTGACTCATGTGGATATTGAGTAGGGGAACGTAGTTCCACGATAACCCCTCCTTTTTTTGTAGCAAAATAAAAGAAGGAGAGTAGATCTTTTATTTTATTGTAAAAACCCAGGCAAAATAAAGGAGGGGTTTAAGGGCGTAGGCCAGCTTCGCTGGCTGAATACCTAGTTCCCCTTATATAGTATAGAAATGCCAAAGACAAAAACAAAGAGACTTCGCCATCGAAGAAAAAGCATGAAGGGCGGCTTGCCCATTCGCATGTTTTATCCTCAAAATCAGTATACCACAGATCCTCAACGAATGATTACCACAGGAGGAGCCCGAGGACATCGCAAAAACCACTCTCGCAAGTATTTGAAGGGCGGGTGGGGCTTTATGGGTAACTTCGGCACTCTTTCCGGAGCGTCGAGCAATGCAAATATGTTAATGCCAACCGGGCCGTCATCTGTACAACGTGCTATGGTATAAAATTTCTTGGCATAAATTATATGTCGTTTAATTTCCGAAAGTGGTGCACACCTGCGTATTTTTATTTTGTAATCTCAATGATCGCAATGTTTATCATGTTACTTCAAAATTTTGGCAACACAAATTTGTATTGTTTAGGCGATTATTCTTGTAATGTAACCAACAAATATATTATTTTCATTATCAAATTTTTGTATATTCTGTTTTGGACTTGGGTTCTCGACTTGTTGTGCATCAATGGGTTTGAAATGGTCTCGTGGTTCTTGGTACTGTTACCGTTTATAGTGATGTTTATTGGGATCGCCTACGTGTTTTTTGTTTAAATAAAGAAAACCTACGGTTTCCTTTTGATCCTTCCCTTTACTTTTTTATCATGCTGTTTACATGCTAAAAAAATTTGTTCATAAAAAGGAAATATCTAAAACTTGTAATAAGGCGGATATAATAAGGGAAGGATCAAAAGGAAACCGTCGGTTTCCTTTAAATTGTATCGTCTTATTGTAATGAGCAATAACACAAAAAAAAGCTCGACAAAAACATCCACAAAGTCTTGCAAAAAACAGCCGCGGTCTACACACGACGGCTGGATTGTCGCAAGTGTTAAGGGCACACATGCAGAAATGGGGTTCCAGCACGGTTGTATACTCCGCCACCAAATCAACAAAATACAACCAGTGCTAACATATTTAGTGAAAAAGTACTACAAAACTACACTCGACGAATATGTCGACCGATGTCGCAAACTCATATTTGAAGGCTGGCAAAATATATTCGACGAAATTCGTGGAATCGCCGCTGGGTCTGGTGTCTCATTCGACTTGCTTGTCGCTTGGAACATGTTTGTATCAATGAACGAAATATACGAATCCAAAACTGATCCACAAAGATGTAGCGCTTTTATCGCCACGGGAAGCAAAACACGAACCGGTGATATTATCATGGCGCACAATACCCACTGTGACTACTCAATCGGGTTTATTTCCAATGTTGTCTTGTATATGTACCCCGAGGGCGCCATTCCCTTTGTTATGCAAACCATACCAGGTCTTGTGTCAAGTTCAACAGATTGGTTTATCACCGCCGCGGGAATCGTCGGATGCGAAACTACCATTGCCGAGATCAATTATAAACCGGACTTTGAATCCGGAGTACCCTATTTTTTCAGAATCCGTAAAGCCATGGAGACCGCAAAATCGCTCGACGACTATGTATCGATCATGCTCTTCAAAAACGCCGGCGATTATGCTTGTTCATGGCTCTTTGGTGACATTAACAGCGGCGAGATCTTGCGTCTGGAATTGGCTAAAGAAACGCACGATGTCCAGAGAACAAAAGACGGCTTGTTCTACGGCATGAACAGCGTGTTTTCACCACAAATTGTCGCGAAAGAAACTTTTAAAAACAACGATATGTATGACATAACGACAAGTTCTGGCTGCCGAAATTTACGGCTCGATTATTTGCTCAATAAAGACAAAATCGATCTTCACAGTGCAAAGAAAATTCTCGCAGACCACTACGATTGTGTCGCCAAGTCTGACAGAAAAGGGTTTCGCTCTATTTGCAAACACAAAGAGTGTGAAAAAGGGTCAGCGTTTAATATCGCAGGCGCAGTTGACGGCAAAGTTGTTGACTCTGCCCTCGCGCGACAAATGAAATTCATCGGACGATTCGGATCCAGTTGCGGACGCGTTTTCAAAAAGTCTGATTATCCCGATGGCCCGTGGAAAGCAGTCACGCCCAATATCCCAAAGTATAACTGGGTCACGATCCGTCATAAATAAATATAAACGACTATTATAAAAAAATGAATCCGAAAATCAAAACCGTTGAAGAAGACTCCAGTATTTTAAAATTTACACTATCTGGCATCAATGTTAGTTTAGCAAACGCTTTGCGACGCGTCATTATAAACGACATAAATACTGTCGTATTTCGGACCGAGACCTTTGCAGACAGCAAATGCACGATTGTAGCCAATACCGGACGTCTGCACAACGAGATTATTAAACAGCGCCTCAGTTGTATCCCCATCCACAGCACCAATCTCGAAGAATTGCCTGGTAAATATATTTTGGAAATCAATGAGACCAATCAGACTGACCATATTTTGATAGTATCCACCGAACATTTCAGAATTAAAAACAAAACAACCGGCGATTATTTGCCCGAAGTCGACCAACGCCGCATCTTTCCACCTGACTTGAAAACCGGCCACTTTATCGAATTTGCGCGTCTAAGGCCTAAAATCGGCGATGTCCCCGGAGAGCAACTCAAACTTACTTGCGAATTCTCTGTCGCCAACACCAGCGTTAATAGTATGTTCAATGTTGTATCCAAATGCGCATACGGTTATACACCCGATATCAAAAAAGCGAATGAAGCCTGGGAACATGTAGAGAACAAAATGAAAGCAGACGGTGCCACTGCCGACGAGATTTATTACCGGAAAAAGGACTTTTACTGCCTCGATGCCCAACGATATTGTGCCAAAGACAGCTTTGATTTTGTCGTGGAAACTGTGGGTGTATTTTCAAACACCGCGTTGGTGAAACAGGCATGCGTCGTTTTGCAAAACAAATTCGACACCTTTTATAGCAGCCTTGAGGAGCAAACTGTGTCGATCGAACCGAGTCCAACCACTATGAACCACAGTTTCGACATCGTCTTGGAAAACGAAGACTATACTTTAGGAAAGGCCATCGAGTACTATTTGTATGAAAAATATTATGTACAAGAGAAGAAACTCAACTTTTGCGCGTTCAAGAAACTGCATCCCCACGATTCAAGCAGCCGATTGCGTCTCGCTTATCTGACCAATGTGTCTGAAAATACCGTTCAAAACGATTTGAAAAATGCATGCAAAGACTTGAAAGATGTGTATATTGCAATTTATAAGATGTTTTAGACAAAAAAAATTTTTGTTTGTATAATATAAATAAATAAATGCCCAATCAAACTGTTTCTTCAAATCTCGGAGGTCCCTTTCAAGGATATTCGAGCAAACAAACTATTACAAATTACAAAACTTCTGAATTGGTCGGTATGCGCAAAGTGTTGCGAACCGGCTGGAACACCGCCTATGCGACCGGAACTGTCAACGACAAGGCTCGCGTAATTACCCCCTTCCGCGCTGTCAATAACAGTGGCGACTTCCTTTCTCGCAAAAACTATTCGTCAGGTGGACCCAATCCTACCAACGCCTCGCGCCCCGGTTATGGTCGCCGTATTGGGAGCATGTGGTCGAATACCGATGCAACCGGCGTTCCTGCCTCTTCTTGTAATATCAAGTTTGTCGCTGATAGTTCCGAGTATGTTAAGTTTAGAAAACAACAGGCCAATAACCGAAATTACAATGACCTTTCACAGGGTGGATACAACAACTCGGCTTACACTGCTTTGATGCGGGTTCGTTAAAGGGGAACAAAGAGAACCTACGGATACGGCCTCCGAAGGAGGCCAATGGTGGAACACCTCCGGTGTTCACTCCCTTTTAATCCCTCCCTTTCAGTTGTTGTCTTACTCCCTAAGGACTTTGACCCTCTCCTTTTTTACACAATTTCAAAAAATGTATCTCTCAATATGATATAAAAAATGTACAACTACGTTATCGAATTTTTAGGAACCGTTTTCTTCGTCTATGTAATTTTAGCCACCGCCAATCCTTTAGCCATTGGTGCCGCTCTTGCTTTGGTCATGTTATTAGCCAAAAACACTTCTGGTGGACACGTAAATCCCGCCGTTAGTTTGGCCATGGCCGCATCTGGCTCCTTACCATCCACCGAGCTGTTCCCTTACATCATCGCTCAGTGCATGGGTGCCCTTGTTGCTCACCAGGTTTTCCTCAGATTTCGTCTGTAAGCTTTACACCATTGAAGAATTAAAATATCACATTTTAATTCATTAATGGTTTAATCGTGATTTATCATAAAAAAAAATGCCAAACATGATTTTTTCCTTCCAAGGATCTTTTGGTCCGCCAACTTTTGGCCATTTTATGTCAATCTTCACTTTTGCCGAACAGATACAAAAGGATTATCGCGACGTTAAAAAAACGCTTTTATTTATGCCAGCTGCCGGTGTGTCAAAACAGCATTCGTTTCCAACTCGCGCGATTCACGTTTCAATGTTTTGCGCATTTTTTGCAGAATTCTTTCATCTTATTTTCCGATATCACTTTTAACGTAAGTGATATCGAATACAATATCGCAGGCACCGAGAATAATGAGAAGCTTCTGGTCAGATGAAAGTACAGATCACTCATTCGATGAAGAATACGACAAATTGTTGCGGCTACTTTAGTGCACGGAAAAACAAATAAAGACCCAAAATCGACACGGAGTATACAAAAGTCTTTTGTCCAAAGTCCATGCGTTCAAGTGTTGTGAACCCTTCTTTTGACGGTGCTGTATTCTGCGTTTTGTCGTAAGTGCCAATATCAAATAATGAAACATGATGCGTCTCTGGTGTCAATGATTTTCCGTACACATTTATCGGCTGAATTGTAATCGGTATGCAAGCATCCTTCATCGTTTGTTTATAATCCGGTTTTTCCTTAAAAACAGTACTCTGATTCAAGTCTGCAATTGCCGATGCGAAAATACTTTTGTCAATACTTCCGTCTTCTTCATTTTTGGTACCTGTGCGCGAATCCACAATCGAATATCTGTCGACAAGATCGCCGGTCTCCAAGTCTGTACATTTTACACCCGTGTTGTAGAAGTACTGTCTTCCGATTGGAGCCGGTGACACAACCTTTGTGGATTCTTTCCCATCCAAAGCCTTGTCGTATTCAACCAAATCTTTTTTAATCAACTCGAAATTATCACCAGTATATGGCGGTAAAATGTTGTCCGAATAATCCGCTGATGCCGCTGGCTTCAGGTCGAATACCGGCGATTTCTTCTTCTTTTTCTTATTTTTCTTCGGAGCTAAATACTTGTTTATGCCCGATGCTTTGTATATCTTTGATTTTTTAACTTTTTTCATCGCTTTTTCAAATGCAGTTAGACCTTCAGTAACTGCGATATAATCTTTGAAAAGTATGGCGATACAAATTAAAATCAGACAAAAAATGGCGAATCCATACATATATATTTATTCTTTACTTTTATTCTCCAAGATTTTGTCGATTATCTTTTGGTGACCATCTACCACAGCTTTGGTTCGCGACAAAAATGTTGCTTCCAAATCTTCATGCGGTTGTTCCAAATCTACCGAGTTGATATCCGACGTGAGAAGTGCGATTGCCTTGTTCCCAATGTATTTGTCGTAGATTTCTTTGAGGTCCAGCTCATTTTTGTTTACGCCATTATTGATTAACAATTTTAAATTTGCTAAAATAATTGAGTGTTCGGGCACTTTCTTGTCAATATTTACCGGCACAAGTTTTTCACTCAGTTTTAAAGTTCGAATCATATCCATTTGTTTGTTTACTTTCTCAAAAAGGTCCGCCATTGTCGTTGCTTTGTCAGTGTCTGTTTCCGAATCAGTTGAGATTGGGGTTTGTTCAGGAACCGTTTGTTCAGGAACCTTTGGCTCAGGAACCTTTGGCTCAGGAACCTTTGGCTCAGAAGCCTTTGGCTCGGGAACATTTGGCTCCTCAGAAGCAGGTGGCTCCGATTCGAAACCTTCTAAATAGTACCGTCTGTACAAATGGTTTAATATCATAAATAACAAAAATGCTATAATTGCAATCGATAAAAATTTTTCAAAGTATACGTTGAGCATTGTTATATATATATTATACATTCAATTTCAAAAAATAATATATTTTTCAAAAATAAAAAGGGAAACATGCCAAAAAAACCATTTCTCATTTCCATCGAGGGCAATATCGGCGCCGGTAAATCCACCATCCTCGAACATTTAGAAAAACATTTGTCCGTCAGATTGCCTGCTAAAAAAGTACTTTTCCTCAAGGAACCGCTCGACATTTGGGAGAACTTTCACGATGAAGCCGGAAACAATATTCTCCAAAAGTTTTATGCAAACCAGGTCCGATATGCGTTTACTTTCCAGGTTATGGCATTTATAACCCGTCTCTCTCTACTTAGGCAGGCTATAAAAAACAATCCAGAGGTCGATATTATTGTCATCGAACGATCCTTGTGTGCCGACAAGAATATTTTCATGAATATGTTGCATGGCGACAAAATTGTCGAAAAAATAGAGTTTGATATTTACAACAAATGGTATGCCGAGTATATCGAGAAGTATCGCGTCGATGCCGTCATCTACATGGACTCCAACCCCGAAGTTTGCAACCAGCGAATCAATAAGCGCAATCGCAACGGCGAAGACAACATTCCCCTCGATTATCTCAAGAAATGCCGCGACTTTCACACAAAGTGGTTGATCGACACCGCTTGCGATGAGGTCCGGATAGTCGCTGAGTACGTGACCGCCCACACCATACAGCACGAAGGTTTTTCTTATCCCGTGCTCAAAATAGATTCGAACCAGGATACCGATTATAACGGGTTGGATAGTGTAGGAAACAAATGGTTAGATGCGATCACCTGCTTTATAAAGGAAACCCAGGTTTCCTTTTGATCCTTCCTTTTAGTATGCTATTTACAACTTTGCAAACGTAAATTTGCAAATTAAGACGAGAAGCTGTTTTTGCGACGCTAATGCTAGTATCTTATAGTCTTGTGTTTTTCTTAAAAAAGAGGAGGGATCATAAGGGAGTGAACACCGGAGGTGTTCCACTATCGGCACCTTTGGCGCCTTAACCTTAGTTTCCCTTTAGTCGTTAAAAACAAAGTATTTAGTCATTATGTATGGTTTGTCGTTTTTTCGTATATTAAAATCGTAAAAATATGTCTCATCATTTTCCATCGGTATTTGCCGCCACTTGTTTTTTATACACACAAAATATAAATTTAATATGCCTTGGTCATTCGTGCCCGAGGTCGGATATTTTTCGGTGAGATCGCACAACTCACGAAATGTGTCTTCTTCAATAATACTTGTATCAAACAACATAATTGTCGACTGGAAATAATCGCGCTCCAAGTCCCAGCGCTCGCGCAGCTCTCTACAATCTCCACGAAACTGCCCCGACATTTTCCATTGATAGGTTGGATACGCATCCGAGTGTGCCAAAAGGGTGTCTTCTTCTGCGCAATCTAATAATGGTTGTATATTGTTAAATATTTTCGCTCCAGCATCGATGTAAAATATTGTGTCCCATCGCTTGAAAAATGTTGTAAACAAATGGTATTTATGATATTGGAAAAGTTTGTTTCCAGTTTTGCCACACATCGCGTTTGTTTCCGTCATTGTCGCAAAGTTTGCAAATGTGATGTCCGGACATTTATGCACAATAATTTGTCGAGTCTTCTTTATAAATGCATGCTGTTTCACAACTTCTTCATAGATGTCGTCGCCAATAACCAATACTATGTCGCCTTTGTACTCACCCACCTCAATTAGTGCAGTACATGTTTCCACAAATTTGTCAAAGTATTTGGCGTTGCATACAAAAACTACCGCTAACATTTGTATTTGCTCTTTCTTGGAAACGCTTTTTTATATCGATATACACTATAAAAACAAATATGTCCGCATCTTACCAACAAGCATATGAACCCAATGCTGTTCTCAAACCCGAAGCGCCCACATCTATGGGCGGAGAGTCCGCAAAGTACCATTCTACCGGTGGCCAAGGCTTCGGTTTCGAGGGAAAAGAAATTCGCGCCGGTGTCATGGAATTTAGCAGTTACAAGTCCGGTGGTTCCCGAAAGCGCAGACGACAGCAAAAGAAGAGACGTTCGGAAAAGAAACGCCGATCCGGAAAACGAAGACGATAAAGTCATAAAAATAATATTTATTTATTTGTTTCAAAAAAATGTCATCCGCTGCATCCGTACCAACCAATATCACCAACCGCGAAGCTCTTCGCGACAAAATCCACGAAATCCACAATTTCTTGCGAAACAATGGCGCCGGCTACGGAATGAACGCACTCAAGGTATTTAACATATTTTACGGACTTAAGAAGATTGAGCATGACGGATGGTTAGATCGCGTTGACCTCAAACGCCCTTACTGCGAATTTTCATTCTTGCTCAAACTTGCAAACGACAACCAGGGCGAACGGTTGGCTGAACTTTTTCTGCGCGACGTGTTGGACTCGATTTATAAAAGCAGATTAAAAGACTTTCTCTTTTACGAAATCCCGCGAAACTTGAAAGGGAGTGTCTTTGTCCAACTCGTCAAAGAAATCGAGTCCTTGGTCCATATTGAGGAAACTTGCAACGTCTTATTGTCCGGTAAAATCTACGAATATTTTATCGGACGCGACCGAACCGCCATCAGCGAGCTCGGTGCCTACTTTACCGATCGCCACATTGTCGACTACATTTTGAAAAAAGTAAATCCATGTGTCAGTACTGATGGCAGCGTTCCAATTATGGTTGATATGTTCGGCGGATCCGGTGGTTTCACAACTGGCTATATCAACTTTTTGAAGGAAAAGTATCCCCACATAATCGACTGGTCAACACAACTTTCGAAAGTCCACCACTACGACATGAACGAAGATGTCATCAAATCCGCCGCGCTCGAGTTCTTTTGTTTAACCGGCGTCTTGCCCGATATGTCCAACATGTGCTACAAAAACTCGTTTGTCGACGAATTCGCCAACAGGAAATTCAAATTGGTCCTTACTAATCCACCCTATGGCGGCGACAAAGCCTCAAAAACCGACAGCCAGCTCAAGCAGGACAAAGTGAAAGAATATATCAAACAAATCTTGCTTACAACCACCGACGAAACCATCGCTGCTGCACGCCAAAAACAGCTCAAAGAAATCGAGCAACAAGAAAAAATCCAAAAAACCGCATCAAACAAAGCAAAAGTCTTGGTCGGATCATGTAGCGCACGAATCCAGCGATTTGCCTATCTACACGGCCTCGCCGGCAACGACAAAGAAAGTTGCTCGCTCATGCTCATGATGGACATTGTAGACGCAGACGGAACTGCTGTTGGTGTCTTGAAAGAAGGCGTCTTTTTCGACAAGAAATACAAGGATCTGCGCAAATGCCTTGTCGAAAACTTCAATGTAAGAGAGGTCGTCAGTGTTCCTCAAGACCAGTTTGAAAACACAAGCACCAAAACTTCCATCCTCTTTTTTGACAATGCGCCGAATAAAACCTCCGAAGTAATCTTTCGCGACTTGATTGTCGAAAAATATCCCGATGACGAATTCGGCATTGACTCTAACAATCGGGTTGTTCTTGTTGAAAACCGAGGCGATATTCGCGGTTTAGTCGATAAAGTTGTTTCCGTCGCATCCCGTGAAGAAATTTTGAGTAACCCAGGTTGTTCTCTGAATGCCAAGGATTATTTGAAAAAACCGGTTACCGCAAGTAACCTTGACTTTGAACTCGTTCAGTTTGACAAGATTTGCGAAATTTTGCCAAAAAGCAAAAGACAGGCTTCGTTCGGCACTCCAGAAGGCCGGTTTAACTTTTATAGATCAAGCGAGATTGTTCAAAAATGTGACATTGCCGACTTTGACCAAGAATATCTGATTATTGGTTCGGGCGGAACTGCAAATATCGCGTTGGACTGCAATTTTAGTTGCTCATCCGACTGTTTTGTTGTTAAATCTTCATGTCCGAAATACTTGTTTTTTTTGTTGCAAGCCAATATGCAGTTGTTGTCGAATGGATTCTCGGGGTCAACAATCAAACATTTGTCGAAAACTTATTTGTCCAGTTTGCAAATCCCCATTCCAAAATCTCCTGCGAAAATGCAGGAATGGATCGCCCACATTTCCCAACCTATCGACGAAAAGAGTGCAAAGCAAACTCGCATCGACCAACTCGAAACGGCAGTAAAAACCCAGATTCGTGGTATCGCCGACTTTGACGAGGTCGAGATTGGGGCGATTAGTGACATTATTATTGGTTCAACCCCCGAAACAAAAAACGCAAGTTTCTGGGAGAATGGTATCATTCCTTGGGCCTCTGTATGTGACTTGAATAATAATATTATTACCAAGACCACCAAATATATTACACAAGCTGGTGCTGATAAAATTGGTAAACGGCTTATTCACAAAGGCTCTGTTCTTTTGTCGTTCAATCTAACTATTGGCAAACTCGGTATTGCCGGCGTTGATATGTATTGCAACCAACAAATTGCCGGATTTAGTTGCAACAAAATACCAGGTTTATCCCACTTGTATCTTTATTATTCACTTGCTACCACAGATCTTAAACAGTATGGACGAGGATCTCTTGGAAGTACAGGAAGTCTTAATAAAGAAATTTTGACAAAAATTAAGCTCAAGATCCCAAAAGATAAACACTTTCTTGAAGAGTTGGAAAAGACTTTTCAAGAAATAATTACTCTTAAATCCGATGTGGTGAAAGCCACCGAACTCTACCAACAACGCTTGGATAAACTCGCCCAAGAAGTGAATCCTACACATAAACGTAAGAGAACTACGTTCCCTTAAGATCCCTCCTTTTTTTTGTAATTATTATTTAATGTAAGAGAACTACGTTCCCTTAAGATCCCTCCTTTTTTTTAATTATTATTTAATGTAAGAGAACTACGTTCCCTTAAGATCCCTCCTTTTTTTTGTAATTATTATTTAATGTAAGAGAACTACGTAAAAGACGGAACGTCTTCACCGTTCACCCCTTAAGATCCCTCCTTTTTTTTAATTATTATTTAATGTAAGAGAATTACGTAAAAGACGGAACGTCTTAAAGGTGCGTCAGGAGTTCCGGAACCACTCATCTCCTTTTTTTTTGTAATTTCCTTTAAGTAAACTTCACAACAATTTTAACCGACTCTTTTTTTATTGTTTTGCACGCCGATACCGACAACTCTTCGCGTTTCTTTCGTGTCTTGCTGTCTGTTGTATCGTCTGCCGGTTTTTTCGAAATACTATTGCGCAAATTCATGTCTGTCTCGATTTCGTCATAATGCTTCTCTATATACTCGAGCAGCCTGTTTTCGATCGCCCACTTGAAAAAATTCAGCTGTCCAATGGTCGTCTGCAAACATGTGTCGTCCTTGTATGGAATCATGATCCGCTCACGCCTCGAGAACGGATCGAACCTCACCTTGCTATAAGCTTTAAGTTCAAGTTTATAACTGTGGAATACCTTGAATCGCTCCGCGTTTTCTTCGTCATTTATCACCGTACTGCATCTGTTTTTCGCCGGAATCGAATATACTGTAAAGTTCTTCTTTGCATAATTTGTCACGAACCAGTCGATAATACGGAGCGAAATCTTTGTCTGACCATTGATCACACGTACTAGACGATCCATGTTGTCATCCTTTTCATAAAATGCTAGCAAATTTGTTAATAATAACTCGTTCTGGGATTGTCCCGATCTTTTTGTGTTCATAATTTGTATTCATTGCAAAGTCTTTTTTAAATTGTTTTTATGATCCCTCCTTTATTTTGAATAAAAATTTAAGTTTGCATTTAATTAAGTTTAATAACAAAAACAAAACAAAACAAAGTTTTACTTCAACGCAATCAACATCTCTCTCAAGAGAGCCACAGTGCCCAAGTCCATATGGTAGGAGCCACAGTTACCATATGCCTCTGTAACAGACAAAACTTCGTCACGAAGAAAAACATCATCGATGTAATCATCAATTGTTAAATCCGAGTAGGACTCATTCTTCGAAGGCTCCCAATACCATTTTGCATATTTGAATAGGACTTTCTTCAAATTCTTGCGACTGTCTTCGTCTAATTCATAAGTGTTAAAGTAATTATGAATAATCGACATATAAGCTTCGTGGTTTGTCATGAAACCATTTTTATTTGGTTTAGTATTGAATTCATCTTTTGATTCAAGCTGTTTCACACAATAATTAAAATGTTTTCTTCGGATTTTTGACATTTTTTTTCGTGCGAAATTTTTCAACATCTCTCTCAAAAGAGCTGTCGTTACCAAAACGACATCGTAGCCGTCGTTACCGGTGTATGCTTCTTCAACCGTAATATCCTCGTCATGGATAAAAACATTGTTGATATAATCCTGAATGGTTAACTCGGGGCATCGATTGTGATCTTTGTAATCACGCCAGTCCCCGCGGATATACCCATACAAACCCGCAAACTCAAACAAAACATTTTTCAAACTGTTGCGTCTCTCGCTGTCCAACGCTGCAAAATGTTTGTGAATCACAGAAATGCAAGCTTCGTTTGCTGAGATAATTTCGTGCCGAATTGGGTCGTAGTCCTCTTCAGTGGTTGCAGCATTAAATGCAGCAAGTGTTTTCACACAAATGTCGTAGAGTTCAAAGTTGGTTGCCATTTTTTCTTGGTGTTATTTTTTTATGAATACTCTCGCAAAATTTTGTTTCTGTAGATAAAGTTTTGTTGTGTATCGATAAACGAAGGCAACTGTCTTCTTAAATCCAAAACAAATTTTTAATTTCATACTCAACACTTTCCAACATTGAATGATCTGTAAGTTCAAATGAATTTATAAGATTTCTTACATTGATTTCATTTTTATTATATTCTGCTGGCAAAATGACAAAAAAAGTGTGATTTGTTTCGTATTCATCAATATTGCTATCGAAAGAATTTCTTAAAGAAGTAGATTCACAAATAACAACTTTTAAAACGTTTTCATTTGATTTTTTTGCATCAATTTTGTTTTTGGTAACATACTTGTTGTTTAAATATTTATAATTTGCTTGAATTTGAACATCTTTGTACAAAGAGAAAGTTAAAACATTTTTAAAAAAATCTTCAAATCTTATGTTTAACAAATCGTTTTCATCAAAATCTCTAAATTTTACAGGACATTTATTGGAGCGATGACCATTTTCTTTACAAAAAGAACAAACCATTTTTTAATAAATTTATGAAACTTTTTTAAATTTAATTTATATTCACATTTTCAAATTCAATATATTATAACATTTTATCTGTTTAACATCTCTCTTAACAAAGCGTTCATGGATTTTGCGACATCATGGCTGCCAAATGCAACGTATGCGTTTTCAATCGTAACAGTATCGTCATGCTTAAAAACATTCTTGACATAATCCTCAATGGTTAACTCGGGACATCGGTTGTCATGTTTGTAATCATGCCACTTCCCACGGATGTATGCATTTAAACTTGCATACTCGAACAAAACATTCTTCAAACTGTTGCGTCTCTCGCTATCCAATGCTGCAAAATGATTGTGAATCACAAAAATGCAAGCTTCATGTGTTTCGACAATTTTGCGCCGAATTGGGTCGCATGGTTCTGCAATACCGGCAGCATTAAATGCAGCAAGTGTTTTCACACAAATGTCGTAGAGTTCAAAGTTGGTTGCCATTTTTTCTTGGTGTTATGTGGATAATTTTTTTATGAGTGCTCTCGCAAAATTTTGTTTGTAAACAAAGTTTTTTGTCGGTGGATAATTTTTTTATGAATGCTCTCGCAAAATTTTGTTTCTGTAGATAAAGTTTTGTTGTGTATCTGTAAACGAAATGCAACGGTCTTCTTAAATCCAAAACAGATTTTTAATTACATAATCAACACTAATCATCATTGAATGATCTGTAAGTTCAAATGAATTTATAAGATTTCTTACATTGATTTCATTTTTATTATATTCTGCTGGCAAAATGACAAAAAAAGTGTGATTTGTTTCGTATTCATCAATATTGCTGTCAAAAGAATTTCTTAAAGAAGTAGATTCACAAATAACAACTTTTAAAACGTTTTCATTTGATTTTTTTGCATCAATTTTGTTTTTGGTAACATACTTGTTGTTTAAATATTTATAGTTTGCTTGAATTTGAAGATCATCGGCGTACAAAGAGAAAGTCAAAACACTTTTAAAAAAATCTTCAAAACTTATATTTAATAAATCGTTTTCATTAAACTCTCTAAATTTTACAGGACATTTATTGGAGCGATGACCATTTTCTTTACAAAAAGAACAAACCATTTTTAATAAATTTATGAAACTTTTTTTTATTTTCTTGTAAACATCAAAAAAACTTTTCAAGAAAATCATGTTATTCCACACACAACAGCTGACTATAGAACTTTTCGGCAATTTTTTCAAGAGCAATACAAAACATTTAGGAATTCTTCGAACTTTGGATGCGTTTTTTTGGAAAAGGGTGTAAATTCTAATTTTTGCAAAATGTGGTGGCGATTTTCACTTTCCTTTTTCGGATACAAAACATTTAGGAATTCTTCGAACGTTAGATTCGTTTTTTTGGAAAAGGGTGTAAATTCTAATTTTTTTGCAAAAGCGGTTGCGATTTTCATTTTCCTTTTTTAAAACACTTTTTTGAAAATTATTGAAGATACAAAACATTTAGGAATTCTTGAAACTTTGGATGCGTTTTTTGGAAAAGGGTGTAAATTCTAATTTTTTGCAAAATGTTGTCGCGATTTTCATTTTCCTTTTTCGGATACAAAATATTTAGGAATTCTTTGAACTTTGGATGCGTTTTTTTGGAAAAGGGTGTAAATTCTAATTTTTTACAAAAAGTTGTCGCGATTTTCATTTTCCTTTTTTGAAAAACCCTTCAAGATACAAAACATTTAGGAATTCTTTGAACTTTGGATGCGTTTTTTGGAAAAGGGTGTAAATTCTAATTTTTGCAAAAAGTTGTCGCGATTTTCATTTTCCTTTTTTGAAACACTTTTTTGAAAATTATTGAAGATACAAAACATTTAGGAATTCTTCGAACTTTGGATGCGTTTTTTTGGAAAAGGGTGTAAATTCTAATTTTTTGCAAAAAGTTGTCGCGATTTTCATTTTCCTTTTTTTGAAACACTTTTTTGAAAAACCCTTGAAGATACAAAACATTTAGGAATTCTTTGAACTTTGGATGCGTTTTTTTGGAAAAGGGTGTAAATTCTATTTTTTTGCAAAAAGGGGTGGCGATTTTCATTTTCCTTTTTTTGATACACTTTTTTGAAAAACCCTTGAAGATACAAAACATTTAGGAATTCTTTGAACTTTGGATGCGTTTTTTTGGAAAAGGGTGTAAATTCTATTTTTTTGCAAAATGTTGTCGCGATTTTCATTTTCCTTTTTTGAAAATCCTTGGAGATACAAAACATTTAGGACATTTGTGAAACTTAGAAAACAACATTTATCAAATTTTGTGTTCTACATTTTAGGTTAGGATAATATATCAAGGGTTTGTATACAACCATGTTAAAACGTGGTAGCTGGTCGCTTTTATTCGTTTCTTTCGCTTTTCTACTCTTGACAATCTACATAAGAACCGACTATAAATCGTCCGTCAAAGAAGACACATATTATCGAGCAGCTCTTTTTGTCACAATCATTGCCTTGATTTTGTATTACAAGTATGGTATTTACACACCACATATGCGTTTTTAGACTAATATCAAGTTAAAGACAACTCTTTTTTATAATTCAAATGACTACCAAATACATTGTTTTGACCAAAGATGACCGCGACACGATCGACGACAATACAAACAACCAAATCCTTTTTATCAACAAACCGCTCGTATACTTGATGCCATCCGTCAATCATACCTACTACGCCGAACGCGGACTTTTTGAAAATAACTTGATCGAATGGTGCAAACAGTTTTGCAATCCCGACTCTATAATGTTGGATATCGGTGCACACACAGGTAGTTACGCCATCTCTCTCGCCCCTTATGCAAAACGCGTGATTGCGTTTGAGCCGCAGAAGATGACATTTTACGCCCTATGTGGAGGTGTCGCCCTAAGTGGTGCGACAAATATCGATTGTATGAAAATCGGACTCGGCAACTCGCAACAAATTGGTAATAAAACGCTGCACATTGTCAGCAACGATGGTGGCGGATCTACCGTACACGAACCGCCCGCCGACAAACTCTTGGGTTCCGAAACCATTGAGATACAAACTCTCGATTCTTTGAATATCCAAGGTCGCATATCTTTCATCAAAATGGATGTAGAAGAAAATGAACTCCAAGTTTTGCAAGGAGGTATGGAGACAATAGTTCGCGCGGGTTATCCCAAGATTTTGTTCGAGTCCAACAGCAATACAAATACCGCATTGTTTGATTATTTGCGGGAAATTCTCGGATACAAAATAGTCAAGGTGAATGGGTTTTTTAATATGTACCTTGCGGAAAGATAAGATTTGTAAAAAATGCAAAATAAATTTTTACAAATGTTTTTTGTGTGGTGGTCTTCCTACTTCATTAATCGAAAAGTCGCCTTTACCGGCGCGTGATCGCTCAAAATCCGCTGTCCTTTCGCAATAAAACCGTCAACGGCCCCACTTTGTATACAATCGAGTCTCTGTGGATTGTAATAAATCATGTCAACAATTCCGCCAAAGATGGTCGTGTCTTTATCATTTTCGGCAGATTCATAGGGAAACGAACGCAACCGTTTTGCTAACTCATCGTCTCTAAAAATATAATCCAAACCATACATCCATATCTGCCATTTATCATACATTGATACATTTGAAGGTAACGGAGTCTCATTCAAAATATGGTCATATATCGTGTTATAAAATGCGCCCCAGTTATCAATTCTTGGATATTCGGTATCTTCGTTTTTTGGCAGACTTGCAAAATATGTGTCCTCGCCATCGGGTGGTCTTAATTTTGTATTGAGGTCGCCACAAATAATATCCGGCTTTTCTCTTTTGATCAATTCCATAATTTGTCGTATTTTTATTATGTAATTGTTGCCATGTAAACTTTGGATATCATCAAATCGACCGCCACTCAAATGAATCGTGGCAACTCTTATTGACGGTTTATTTTCAACTATTTGTATATCACTTACAGCCCAACATCGTGGGTGAATTTTTTCCTCATTATTGATAGTTTCATGTCTATGGACTGTTAGTTGCGCGGGCATTGACAACTTGAGTTTGTCACTATCATATTTTGAGTATATTGCATTCGAAAGTTTGCTTCCAGGATAAAAGAGACCAAGTGTATCCGGCCATCTATATGGGTGTGATTTGCAAGAAGCGACAAGATTCAGTTCACCGATTTTTTCAATAAAGTTTGTTTGCGGTTCATTGCCGATTTTGTATGTTTCCGAGTCTGCGCCATTTGCATCGCCAAGAAGCGCATCTTCTTGTATACACAAAATATCGACATTACTAAAGTGAGCTTTCAACTCTTGCCATCGTTGAATAGTTGTTTCATTTTTAACTGCTGATTGTAAAAAGTTTTTGAACGCGGTTCGAACAGCCCTTGTTTGCTCTATGTCATATGATTTGTCTGAATCATAAACTGGCTTGATTAAGTTCAGCCACGATTCAATATTGCATGTCATTATTGTAAAACTGGGGTTACGAACTGATTTTTGAATTGGTTTTGGTCGCTGCTGCAATTTAATTAGCGATTTCTTTTTCAATGTGCCGCCGCCCCTTTTCTGTCTTTTTTTGACAGCAGTTTTTCTCATTTTGTATATATTGGATTCAGCTAAAATTTATGTTAAAAATCAAAAAACAAATGTGAAATAAATGGGTGCGATCCAGTCAAAAAAACAACAAAAAGAAATATCCGAGTTCATCCAGTGGCAGCAGCTCTGCAAAAATTTGGATCGGTATGCTCTCGGTCGCATATTCTCCGATGAGTTTCGCCGGCTGTGCGAGTTATGGAACGCAGGATCACTTAGAGGCAAACATTTTGATCGCTGCACTTTTTTGGTTGAACGACTCGATAACGAAGAGCTGCAAGACCGGTATGTCTATCTTATCACTCAATGGAATGCCGGGAAGATTTTGAAAGACGACTTTGAGTACGTGATTGAGCTCTTGAGTGGTATTGCTGCTACGACATCTTGAAAACTTTTACCACTTGCCAGTGGTCTTTTTTTACAATCAGACTTTGAATTATTTTTTTAATTAATATATATATAAACATGTCGAGTTTTTCTGCCTTGTCCAGATTTAGAAAAAGAAACGGCAGATATCAGTTACGAGATGCTGATTTACAAGGTGCTAATTTACAAAATGCGGATTTACAAAATGCGGATTTGCGAGGTGCCAATTTACGAGATGCTGATTTACGCGGTGCAAATTTAGTGATTGCCGATTTACAAGGTGCCGATTTACAAGGTGCACGTTTACACGGTGCATATTTAACATATGCCAATTTACAAGGTGTGGATTTACAAGGTGTGGATTTACAAGGTGTCAATTTAGGAGGCGCGGATTTGCGAGGTGCCCATTTACAAGGTGTCAATTTACGAGGCGCGTATTTGCGAGATGCCCATTTACTAAATGTGGATTTACAAGGTGTGGATTTGCGAGGTGTGAATTTACGAGACGCGTTTTTACACGTTGAACGTGCAAATACAGAAGGCGCGATTTTACCCGTTGAACGTGCAAATACAGTACGTGCACGACAACCGTTGGTGAACCCATTTCAAGTTCATCAAGCATTTGTCCCTTCATTGGAAAATTTTAAAGAGTTGTTGCCACTGTTGAATGGAGGAGATACAGATAATTTTGATTCTTTATTTACAGGCGAAGGTGGTTGTCGTTTTGTAGATAACATTGATGATGAGTTAATTAAAATGTATGTTTCTGGAGAAACAGATACCTCGACTTTAAAAAGAAATTTATTGCCGGTTATTACAAAGTTACAAGCCAGTGGTTATGATTTATGTGAAAAAGTGAAACCTATTGGTTCAACCGAAGTTTATGACGTTACAATGAAAGAGTTTATACTTGCTTCATTTAGATTTGCAAAGCGAAGAACATCTGGTTACAAGAATAGATTTATTGAATTTTTTACACAAGATTGTTTGACTGCATATGAGGGCAGCGGTTCGGGTGCAATTTCTTGTATTGGAGGTATTCTTGAACGTTTTATATTAGTAATTCCAAATGCTTTTTTAGATGATACCGAAATAACAAGTAAAGATACAAAATCAAATTTAAATAAAATCAAAAACATAATCCTCGGCATAAAAATATTAGCAGAAGACGTAACCGCGGTAACAGGATCAGCAAAAGAAGACGAGCTGCGGAGAATCATGGGAGTATGTAGTCTTGAAATTGATACTGGAGCTGCTGCCGCACCAATAGAAGCTTATATTAGTTGTATGAAATCAAAATTGAAAGATACCGGCAGCATTCTTACGGATGAAGATGTAGAAACTTATGTAAACCATTACCATCCGCTTTTGGGTGGAAGAAAAAGGAAAAATAGAAGAAATACAACAAATAAAAGAAACAAAAGAAACAAAAGAAACACAAAAAACAAAAGAAACCGTAGATAAATTACAGTTTTTAATTTATAAAATATTGCTTTCTCAGCAACATTTTATCAAGCAACATTTTCTTAAACAAGCTTACCACTTGCCAGTGGTCTTTTTTACAATCACATTGTTACCACTCTTCTTCTTGGCATTTGGGTCATACTCATCGCCGTCGTCGTCGGCCAAATTCTTGACTTGATTTAATTATTTTTAAATTAAGTCAAACAAATATTTTCTAAACAGAACAATAAAAAAAGTCATCAAAAATTGTTTTATTTTTAATACTTCTACTCAATTTTGCAGAAGACATTTGTTCTGACTCTGCCGCTTTTGCGATGGTTTCCCATTTACATATTAAATTATTTGTGTTTACTTCTCTTTTTTCAACTTTTTTTCCAGTTGACGATGTTTTCTTGTGATTATGTTCATTTGTTTTTAACATTAAACCATAATAACCTTCATTTGATCCATCGGATGTCCATACGGTTGCTCTTAGCGAATATTCTGACTTATTTAAATAATCTTTTATATCTTTCATATCATTTTCACTCTCGGGAATATTAACAGTTTGTTTCCATCTCTTATATTCATTTAACAGAGTTGTATTCAATATTTTTCCATTTGGTGAAAATTTGCAAACTTGAAAAATGAAAGTTTCAACTGGAATTGGTGACGCATAAATTTTTTTATAAGTGATATCTTTTAGTTTTATACCACTATACCCATACACAATCTGATTTTTATCTTGAACTGTTAGACGAATATGTTTAAACCTTGTATCTAAATAATTTTTAAGAGCATGAAAAATTTCTTTTTTTGGTTTTTCTTTGTTCCAAATACGAAACTGACCTTCCAAGTTTACAGAAGATTCTTCAACATCATTTCTAACAATACACATTTGATTTAAAAAGTTATGAAATTTTTGTGTTAAGTCGTCTTCTTTTGGAACCTGAAATACCGATTGATCATTTTGAGCAATACTTTCTAACTCTTCTTTTTGTTTGTTTATTATTTCTTTTAACTCATTTGTTTCTATCAAAAGTTCATCAATTTTTTTATTTTTGGCATCGATTTGATCAAATAGTTCTGCTGTCTTAATTTTGTAACCTTCATTTTCAGAAAGAAGTCTATTGAAATTTTCAATACTATAGGTTTTTGCAGAAATTATTTCTTTAATATAATATGTTAATTTTTCAATTGTAAATGTTGAATTATATGCAATAATTTCTTTTTTAATTCTTCCGTCAATATTAATTTTTCGTAAGTATTTTTTTATTTTTGGACAACTTTTAATAAGACTTTCGATTTCTGTTCTGTTCTGAACTTTAAATGCATTTGTTAAAATAAAGTTTTTATAAGAATGTGTATGATGGTAAGAAACTCGAGATGGTAAATCATTTGAATATCCAAATTTAATTAATGTTTCGCCTTCTTCGTTTGTATCATCAATTGTACCAAAATATATACATTCGGTATTTACTGGAAATTGTGCAACCAATGCCTTTTCAACTTCTTTTTTTATTTCTTTTTTTGAGTTTTCTATTATTTGTTCACTAGCTTCCTTTACTTCTAACAATAAAATATCTTTTTGAATTAGTTTTTCTTTTAACTCATTTGCTTCTTCTTCAAGTGTTTCATGAAATATTTCTTCAAGGTTCAAATAATATTCGTGAATTATAGACGCTTTTTTAGTTTGTGCTTTTAAACATAGTGACTTAAAACATCGTACAGTTAACATAATTTTTTTAACATTATTGCCTCCATGATTATTTTTATCTTGCTTATCAATTTGGATAAGCAAGTTTTCTTTATAGTCTTCATTTTTTGCAAAATGTTTTTCAAGAACACGCGTTGCATTCTGTTTCGAAGAAAATCCCAACCACTCCCAAATTTTATCCATGTCAATAACAAAATCTATTTTTTTATCATAATTTAGATAACAGTAAAAGCTGGCTATAAACATTTTTTGCTCAAAGTTTATAAATTTGTCTTTAATTTTTGCCAAAAGTTTATTATTTGACCCTTGTGATAGTGCGCAAATCGGATTTGTTTCAATAAGTTCAACAATATTTACAGTTTCCATTTTATAACATATTTGTTATTTTGTTTTTATATTAAAAATTGCTTAATAATTTATCAAGCAACTTTTTATCAAGCAAGTTTACCGCTGTTGTCAGTGTTTACCACTTGCCAGTGGTCTTTTTCACAATCACATTGTTACCACTCTTTTTCTTTTTGGCATTTGGGTCATACTCATCACCGTCGTCGTCGGCCAAATTCTTCGATAACTCCCAAAACTCTTTTGAACCCAACTTGAAATCGGGTCTATCCGCGGCCTTATACCAGAACACCTGATCGTTGATCTTGTTCGACTTGGCATTATTTGAAATCACCATGCACTCGTAGTTTTCGGTTGTCTGGTCCATAATGGAGCAGAATGACTCGAGTGTCGGAAACATGGACGCATAATTCTCCCAAATCTTTTTTCTGTTTGACAAATAATTCTCGCGCAAAATAAAAACGTAGTCTATATTGGTGCGGAGATTTGGCGGAATACCCAAAGGATATTGCATGGTGATGATTAACATGACCTTCCAGTGTCTACCGTTCATGAAAAGGGATCGCATCAACTTGTCTTTGGTCCAGCTGCTGTCGTAGAGACAATCATCCAGAATGACGAATGTGCGAGGATCGATAGAACACTTCTTGTAGGTTTCCATCTCGGACTGACACTGTTTCATCACGGTCTTTTGACGGCGGAGAACATTTTCAATCAAAATCGTGTTGTACTCCTCGTGAATAAAGAGTTTGGGCACCAGCTTTCCGTAAAACCCGTTACCCGCTTCTGTCCCGGAGATAACAGTGCCGATGGGAATATCTTGGTGATGATACAATAAATCTTTGACTAAAAATGTTTTGCCAGTGTCACGACGCCCGATCAATACAATAACCGGACCCTTGTTTTCGCGCGGGTCGAAAGTGATCGATCTCATATCAAATTTTTTTAATTCCAATGTCATTTTATAGATTAACAAGAATATAAAAAAAACACACATTAAAACGCTCAATTAGTTCAAACTTACTAAATTATATACATTTAGTAAATTATATTTCATGGATTCCAAGTTTAGCATTCACTACAAAAAAGCCAAAAAAATAGATTTAGACAAATTTGCGGGAATCGTTAAGATGCAGTCGTACATACCGATATACAAACGTTTTTTCGAAATGGACGACTCCAATTATAATAAAATTTGCCTCAATAACAAGTACCAAATATGCGACTTGAACACCGTTTACGACTGCACAAATAACAACGCCGTCGTTGAAAAACCAATCTTTGTGAAATTCTCGCCGCTTCTCGATCCACTCAATTTTTTGCGGGGTAAATACAATTTGGAATCTCCGATCACACGAGCCCTACCACAATTAAACTCTACCGCCGAATCGTGTTTGCCTAAACTATTGGATACAAACAATACCGCTTATGTGGATGGCTTCTTTTCCTATTTGACGTCGATGGTGAAGGATGCCCACGGTTGGATCCATGGTGTCGAGTATTACGGATCCTTTCTCGCGATTCAAGAAAATTTCAAGTACAACATTGCGGATGACTTGGAGTTTGTAATGGAATGTCCATTTTTCAACAATAACATTGGTAAATACTTTACGATCGACGAAGAAGTCTCTGCCATTATAAACCAACACTCGGGCGAAGGATCTCGGGCGAATCGCAATAAACTTTGTATACAAGATGCCGATGCGGTCTCTTTAGACTTTGAGGATTTGTCTACATCCTTGGAGATACAAGATGTCCAGCCGGTCGGACTTGAGCTCGAGTATGAAAACCAGGTTGGGCAGACAACGCAATTAAGTGCAGACGGCAGCGATTCTGAAAGCGACTCTGACTCTGACTCTGAAAGCGACACAAGCGCAAGCGAAAGCGAAAGCGAAAGCAACTCGGAAGAAGACTCAGTTTGGGAAACTGAATCTGAATCAGAGTCAGACGACTCGATTTTCCAAGACGAAGATGAACAAATGTTCAGCTACTTGAAAGACTACCCTGTCCAAATGATTTTTCAAGAGAAATGCACCGGAACACTCGACCAACTGTTGATGAACCGCAAATTGAGCGACGATCAAACGATTGACGCCCTGATGCAAATTATTCTCACCCTGACCGCTTACCAAAAGATGTTTAACTTTACACACAACGATTTGCATACAAACAATATCATGTTTATCGAAACAGATGTTGAGTTTTTATATTACAAGGTAGACGACAAAGTATACAAAGTCCCCACAAATGGGCGCATATTTAAACTCATCGACTTTGGAAGAGCGATATACAAGTTTGGTGGTAAACTCTTTTGCAGCGACAGTTTTGCTCCGTCGGGCGACGCCTCTACACAATATAATTGCGAACCTTACTTTAACGACAAAAAGCCGCGAATTGATCCGAACCCTAGCTTCGATTTGTGCCGATTGGGTTGTTCTATGTTTGACTTTGTATGCAGGAGCAAAGAACCTAAAACTCCTTTGCAAAAAATCATCGACAGTTGGTGTAACGATGACTTTGGTAAAAATATGTTGTATAAACCAAGCGGTCAATGCAGGTATCCTGACTTTAAACTATACAAAATGATTGCGCGAACTGTTAACAACTTGGTGCCGAAAGACCAGCTGAAAAATGTTGTCTTCTATTCGAGATACAAGTTTGAGGGGGAGACGACAAATCTTATGGATATTGATGCCTTGCCTGTCTATTAAGGGAACCAAGGTTCCCTTATGAAGGCACCGAAGGTGCCGACTGTCGGACGCTTTGCGTCCTTATCCCTCCTTTTTTCTTTGCCCATTTGTTTTCTTTTTCCTTTTTCCGTATGCCGGTATTCCTTTGCACATTTTTGTATCAAATATTATTTCATACAAAAAAACCAATTTAGAGCAACATATGTATACTCACAGATAAACAAAACATGACAATCGACAAAATTGTATACATCAATATGGATTCAAGAAGTGATCGCAACGATACAATCTTGAGCGAGTTGCGCCGTATCGGTTTCCCCGAAGATCGTGTCCAACGTTTCCCCGCGATTTGTTACAATGGATGCGCAAACACCGGTTGTCTAATAAGTCACGCAAATGTCCTCGAGATGGCCTACGACTCTGGTTACTCCAACGTCTTGATTCTTGAAGACGACTTTGTATTCATCGAGGATAAAAACAAAGTAAACGAAGATTTGAAAGCATTTTTCGATTTGAACCTTGAATGGGATGTGGTCATGCTCACTACTTGTGGTGCGGTAGTTTCCGAGTATACAAACGACCTTGTATCGCGCATATCGTCGTCTGGAAATGGTGCTGGATATCTTGTGAACAGGTCGATGATGTTGGAGCTCAGCACTTTGTTCAAGTCGAATGTTGATAATTTGTTTCTTACCAAACAGCACTGGAACTACCAGAATGATATTCTTTGGAAATCCTTGATGCCAACATCGAAGTGGTTTATGTTCAACCAATATTTAGGATATCAACAAGAAGGTTACAGCGATTTGTCGCAAGACAAGAAAATTGCGATTGTGCCTCAAGTTGTATATAAAGATACAAAGATACAAGTCCATGTCGAAGAGATATCGACCGAAGAGATATCGACCGAAGAGATATCGACCGAAGAGATATCTTTAACCAAGTATACCTCAGACTCTGTCGTAAACACCGTGATCGAATCGTTTATCAAACGATCGAATATCGGTTTACAAAAGTATGGCACAACTTTGGACCGCGATGATTTGAAAGTGCTCGACTGGATACAACATGCTCAAGAAGAGCACATGGATGCGATTTTATATTTGGAAAAGTTGAAACGAGAGGTCATAAAAAAAGGTATCTAAAGAAAGAATATACCAAATTATGATGACACGCATTTATTTCCCAAGTTCGTTGGGTCAAAAGAAACCAGGCGTTGATACAACCGCGAAATATTTAAAACAAATATTTGGGAAAACCGACACGATTGTAAACACAAAGAGCAACGACACTTTGTCGAGTAACTTGACAAAACTGTACCGATCAAACATGAAGGCGACTTTGCCAACTGTGAATATCGGTGGTGATCACTCGATGGCTATCGCAACGGTGGCCGCATCTCTCCAAAAACACGGTTCCGAACTCAAGGTGATTTGGTTCGATGCCCACGCCGACATCAACACGCGCAAAACATCACCAAGCGGTAATTTTCACGGAATGCCTCTCGCATTTCTTACCGGCCTTGACCACGATTACCAAATGTTTCCTTTTTTGTATAACGTCCCGGAACTCAAGTTCGAAAACATTTTGTACTTGGGCATCCGAGACTTGGATCCGGGCGAGAAACAAGTGCTCAAAGATAAACAAATCAAGTATGTAAAAAGTGCCGATATCAATAACAATCCGAAGAGAGCCTTCGAAATTGTAAAAGCATTTGTTGGAAAGGACCCGGTTCATTTGTCGTTTGACGTGGACGGAATCGATCCTGGCGAAATGCCTTGCACGGGAACTACGGCAAAGAAGGGGGTGCACACAGAGGCAATCAACCCCGTGCTAGACAAGATCATGAAGAAAACAAATCTAGTAAATATGGACATCACCGAGTTCAACCTTGAAATTGGTGATGACAAGCAGAGAGAGGTGTCTGTGACGAACTTTGTGAAACTTTTTCAGAAATACCTATAAGAAGGAGAACTACGTATAAGGCGGAACGCCTTCACCGTTCACCCCTCTAACCCCTCCTTCAACAAGGAGATCAGTTCGGAAGAACACCAGCGGGTTCCTTAATTTTATTTCGAATTATGTATATTGAAGAGATTACCAACAGGGAAATTTCGGTCGAACTCCTGAAAATCATCGGTACATCTTGGGTTTGAACACTATAATAGATCCACATGCTTGATGAACAAATATTCAAGATACAAAATAATAACGACAAACTGTTTGTACTTTTGTTTTTGTATAAGAGAAACATGAAAATAAGTCGACCGATAACAGACAACGAAATTGCCGTGTAAGGTATTGATTTTATTGTGTCCGACTGCATCTAAAAGAAAACCTAAGGTTTCCTTTAAATCCTTCCTCTTCGCTGATTTTTTGTTGTAAAAAATATAAAATTTTTTATAACACGGTTGTATGAAAATAAAGGAGGGGTTAAATTTTTATAACACGGTTGTATGAAAAAGAAGAAGGAAGGATCAAAAGGACACAAAGGCTCGGGCTCGCGCGAGGCTTGCCCTTGGAACCATGGGTTTCCTTTAAAATTCACACACGAGATCAAACACGTTTGACGAAACCTCTTTATTCGCCATCGCATACTCACTTACGGTCCGTTCGAAAAAGTTCGACTTGCTCTCCAAACTGATGAGCTCCATAAAATCGAATGGGTTCGCACTATTATAAATCTTATCAATATTCAGCTGCAAACAAAGCCGATCTCCCACAAACTCAATATATTGTGTCATCAATTTGGCGTTCATTCCAATGAGACGGCAGGGAAGCGATTCGGTAATAAACTCCTTTTCGATTTCCACCGCCTCTCTTATAATTTCGCCAACGCGCGCCTTCGAAATCTTCTGGTGCAACTTTGAATACAAAAGGACTGCAAACTCGGTGTGCAAAGCTTCATCGCGGCTGATAAACTCGTTCGATAATGTAAGACCGGGCATGAGTCCACGCTTCTTGATCCAATAAATCGCCGCAAAACTGCTGCTGAAGAAAATACCCTCGACACAAGCAAATGCGACCAATCGCGTGGCGAAAGTTTCAAGCGATTTGTCATCGGTTCCGTAGCCAATCCACTTGCGAGCCCAGTCAGCCTTTTTCGTAATCGACGGACAAGTCTCGATGGCCTTAAATAATCGGTTTTTTTCAGCTTTGTCCTTGATATAAGTTTCGATCAATATGCTGTACATTTCAGAATGAATATTTTCAATAGCGATCTGGAACCCGTAAAATGCTCTGGCTTCGGAAAGTTGGACATCGGCCATGAACCGGGTGGCCAAATTTTCCATGACAATTCCGTCACTTGCCGCGAAAAATGCCAACACCATCGAGACGAAATATTGCTCATCCTCCGAGAGTTTCGCCCAATCGCCGAGATCTTTTGATAAATCGATTTCTTCGGCGCGCCAGAAGCAGTCGACCTGCTTCTTGTACATTTTCCAAATGTCGTTATCCTGTATGGGAAACATTACGTAGCGAGAAGTGTCTTCTTTCAAAAGTGGGTCGGTCATTTCCTAAATAATATACAATAGGGAGATTTTTTATGTCCATTCTTTTCATTACATACTTGTGTTGAGCGCGAATCGCTGAACGCAGCACATGAGTTCAGAATGACCAAATTTTGTGACAGTATAGAATAAAAAAAAATGATCAGCACGAATTTTGACAAAATCGATCCAAAAACACTTCAAAAAATGGTATTTATTTACAATTCGGTAGAGACTGGCTGGAAGGTGAAAAAAAGGGATAACCGGTACATCTTTGAAAAACGGCATGGAAACAAAAAGGAAGTTTTCATGGACGATTATTTAGAGAAATTTGTCGTTGAAAATGCTTCCTTGAATCTTCCATGAATCTTCCGTAAATTTATAACTCTGAATTTTCATTTGGGAGTCCGCCCATAATTCTTTCGAATTGTCGCGCAATTTCCTTTTCCAACATGGGGAGTCGAGTATACAACATTGGATTCTTGCCATTTGCATATTTATTGGGATTAAACTTAATAACTATGTTTTTTTTTTCATCTCGTGTAGAAGCGCCAGTGTTATATATAATTTGCAACAAGGTGCCACTAATTTGTATTTCGCTCAAACCGTTTTTGTGAACAAAGCCGTCGAACTTGGAATCGATAAATTTTTGTATTACCACGTTCTTTGATTTATAAAGGGTTTGCAATGTAAGTGCATCGGTTGGATACAACGTCACATAACAATGTGAGCAAAAACCTTTGAATCTTGGCATCAGACCAGTCTTGCCGGAACAGTTGACACAAGTCGGTATTGTTTCTTCTTTTTTTTCTTCTTCTTCTTTTTCTTTGTCAAACCAGGCTTTACAACTTGTGTTTTTACTCTCGGGTTCGCGATGCAATGAACAAAAGAGGGGTTTCCGAAAACAAAATCCATAGACAGCCTTGTTCCGACAGGTGTCCTTTTTGCAAATTGTCGGCATTGTTTACAATGAATTTATACATTATTTGTCCCCTAAATAATAAACCAGGGGGCAAATGCAATTTTCATGTCTCTACATAGGGTGATTGAGTTGTTTCTACATAACCCCTACAATCGCATAAGACCCGGGGTCTTTGGGGAATCGCATTTCCAGCAAAAATGTAGACAAATGATAAAAATGGACAAATGTTCGCTCAGATTTAGGAGAAATTATGTTTTGGGATTATATAAAAAAAAATGGGAGGAGCTTTAATGCAATTAGTCGCCTACGGCGCACAAGATGTTTTCCTTACTGGAAACCCCGAGATTACTTTCTGGAAGGTGTCTTACAGACGCCACACCAACTTCGCCATGGAGTCCATCGAGCAGACCTTCAACGGTCAGGCTGACTTTGGTCGCCGTGTGTCCTGCACCATCTCCAGAAACGGAGATCTTGCCTACCGCACCTATGTCCAGGTTACTCTCCCCGAGATTAACCAGTCTATGGGAGCTTCTGGAATCGGCTCTGTTTATGCCCGTTGGTTGGACTACCCCGGTGAGCAGCTCATTGCTCAGGTCGAGGTCGAGATCGGTGGTCAGAGAATTGACCGCCAGTATGGTGACTGGATGCACATCTGGAATCAGCTCACTCTCTCTTCTGAGCAGCAGGCTGGTTACTACAAGATGATTGGCCACACCACTCAGCTCACCTACATCACTGATCCCGCTTTCGCTGAGATCAACGGCCCCTGCGCCGCTGTTGGTGGACCCAGTCAGGTTTGCGCCCCTCGCAAGGCCCTTCCTGAGACCACTCTCTACATCCCCCTCCTCTTCTGGTTTTGCCGAAACCCCGGTTTGGCTTTACCCCTTGTTGCCTTGAAATCTGTAGGGCAGAAAAGCATCCGACCCAAAGTATGCGAGAACTACTTTGGAGAATATTCGTTCGAGGCTCGCAATGACTTTTTAAGTCATCCTCAGATGCTAGTCGCGTGTGCTTAAGTGAACTACTCCTCCCATTTTTAGTAGTTAATTAAGTACAGCGGCAACAATTTCAAATTGCGGGAAACTCTTAAAGACGATGGCTACCAAGCATTAGACGAAAGTTTAATGTGGCTGAGAAAGAAACTCAGGTATGGTAAAAATGCCACGTATGATGAGGAAAATAAAAAATCCTCTGAAATAGACAATCCGCAGCCAAGCATCTACGTTCACAATGATGAGAATATGATGAAGGTTCAACGACTAAACGGAATTGGGTCTGAGGAGTTTAATCAACTCCAATGAAGGCTTAAGATATAGTCTACTCCCCGGCTCAGGTTTTTGTATGTAACACGTTAATCAATACAAAAATGCCGATAAATACACCGAAAGGTGGGGTATATGTGATGTACAGTATCACGAGGTCAAGATTAACATCGACTTCAGACCTATTGGTGAGTGCTTGTGGGCTGTCAAGGATTTGACTGCCATCTCAAGTTCTTCTTCCCAGGCCGTCACCACTGCCTACCAGCAGTCCCTTGTCGCCGCCTCTATCTATGTTGACTTCATCTTCTTGGATACTGACGAGCGCAGAAAGATGGCCCAGAACCCCCACGAGTACCTCATCGAGCAGCTCCAGTACACCGGTGACGAGTCTGTCGGATCTTCCTCCAATAAGATCAAGATCAACTTCAACCACCCTTGCAAGGAGCTCATCTGGGTCGTCCAGCCCGATGCCAACGTCGACTACTGCGCCTCCCTCGAGGGCAACAGTACTCTCTTCAAGGTCCTCGGTGCCCAGCCCTTCAACTACACCGATGCCATTGATGCTCTGCCTCCTTCCATCCATGCCTTCGGCGGCCCCGCCGAGACCTCTGGTGCCAACGCCTTCATCTCTGGAGGTGTCTTCCAGATGCCCGGTGCCATTGACAACCTTGTCTCCGGAACCAATGCCACCTCTGCCCAGGACTGGCACGCCACCGGTGTCTTCAACCCCTCTGGCGCTGATCCCACCGGCTCTTCCGTCTCCGATGCCGGCACCTTCGTGCTCGCTGAGACCGCCCTTAACCTCCACTGCTGGGGCGAGAACCCCGTCGTCACCGCTAAGCTACAGCTTAACGGCCAGGACCGCATCTCCGAGAGAGAGGGTTCTTACTTCGACGTTGTTCAGCCCTTCCAGCACCACACTCGCGCCCCCGACACTGGAATCAACGTTTATTCTTTCGCGCTCAGACCTGAGGAGCACCAGCCCTCAGGCAGTTGCAACTTCTCCAGAATCGATAACGCCACACTCCAGTTGGTGCTGTCATCCGGAACTGTTGCTGGCACTTCCACTGCCAAGGTCCGTGTCTATGCCTACTCTTACAACGTTTTACGTGTGATGGCAGGTATGGCAGGTTTGGCTTACAGTTCTTAGGCTAATGGATGGTATGGACGGTTTTATAACAACTTTTATAAAAGTATTGCAAATTTTTTAATTAACTGCATAATTTGATTTAAATAAACAAAAATTAAATTATATTTTTATTTCTTGGACTCAGATGCGGATCTTCTGTCGTCACGACTAAGCTTAGTATTATTACAATTCATTATATTAATGATTCGGACACTCGGAGTTTTCAACTCTTTTTTAGAACAATTCTTGTAAATTTTTTCCAAACGCTCCAAAAATAAGAAAAAGTCAAAGTTTTTTTTCATAATATTGCACTCGGTACAGCATGCGTTTGAGTTGTGAAAGGTGTACCCACTTTCGTTATCAAATCTGTCAATTCCGTTAGTATGGTTCTCGTCTGACTTTTTACCACAAACATAACAAACTTCTTGAATCAATTTGTAGTAATCCTCTTCGGAAAGCTCAAACTCATAACCGCGCTTGATTGCATTGTATCTGTAACATTCGTATGTAGACCCCTTATGGTTTGCGAAAGCATCCGGATATTTCTGACCAGTACTTAATTTGCAGTTGTGTCTTAAAATATGTTCAACACGTTGCATAAATGTAAGAATATCAAGTGCACCTTTCATCATATTACATTCGGTACACGCACTGACACAATTGTCAAGATCATATCCTTTCATGCTGTCCATGCGATCAACACCATTAAAACCTCTTGGTTGAATTTCTCCACAGTAGTAACATGGGTTTTTAGTGATATTATTAAACTGTTCTTGCGTCAAATCAATTGTGCCTGGAAATCTTCGGTTACGATAGTTTAATTGGGTTAACGCAATTATTTCAGGATTTGCCTCTCTCCACTCGCGTTTCACAGCCTGGCGTTCTGGTTTTTGTGCGCCGATTCTGTCAATTTCACGTTTGTGCTCCTTGTCACGTTTTTCATCCTGTCTCTTGTTCTCATCGCGACATGGCTTGCAGGTTTTCATTTCTGCACCGCCAGCACCACTGTACGCCTCAATTGGCCGACGTTGACAGCAAACAGAGCACTGTTTTATTCCATCGACCACTTCGCCAGACACGGCAACCCGCTTCGCTTTATCCCTTTCGCGCTCTTTCTGCAAACACTCTTGGCAGCTTTTGTTGGCGTAATCGGCACCAAGTTTGGTTCGGCATCCCTTCAAGTATTTTACACAGGGTCGCACACCTTCCGCGGTACATTCGTCGACAAATAAACAAAGCTGGTGGAGACCGCAGTAAATATTCTCCACGGATCGTTTGAATTTGCAGCCTTCGGATTTGCACAAAACCACGTTTTCTTTTGCTTTCGCGCGGTTTAGTTTACCTCTTTCATTGCAACTCGCACATTGTTTGATGTCTCCTTCGAAAAAGTACATTTTCATACAACCTTTGCATAACTGGAGCGCCAAAAGCATTTCGGGAGTATAATCCACCATGTACTGGTGATTTTTGCAAAACTGGGTGCCATCCTGCGAATTACTTCGGCACGGGTTGTTGTTGCGATCTTTGCCCAAACACTTCGACATTTTTTTTATGATTTTTTTCATAAAATAAATGGATTTTACAAAAAATGTCGACGAACTTGTTCAGTTATTTGGGTCCCAAAAAGTTAATATTACAAATTTTTTAAAAAAAAATTTCAAAGAAGGAATTCATTTTATTCAAAAACCAATTACTCACAGTGTAAAAATGAAAGGTGGTCAAAACCGTATAAATTTTTTACTAACTGAAGAAACATTCAGTCTTGTTAAAAATACATACAATTTAAAAAACCGGTATATAAAAAAAATAAACGAAAACTGTGGACAAGTGAATGTCACGATGGCAATCGAAGCTCAAACAATTGGCTTTTTAGAAAATTCATTTTTGAGCGCTTTAAAACTTAAACGACAAAAACACATAGGTCCATACTATATTGATTTATATTTTGAAGACTACAATCTTGCAGTTGAATGCGACGAATTCGATCATATAGATCGAAATCCATTTTACGAAAGAACTCGAGAAGAATATTTGATGCAACAAAATATAACAATATTACGTTACAATCCAAATGATAAAAACTTTGATTTATCAGATGTTATTCAAAGAATTACTTATCTTCTGTTTAACAAACCAGTAGCACCAAGTGTTGTCAGGGTTGAGTTTTAAAAGCAAAAATAAATCATAAAAAAAATGGATGCTAATAATCCTACAAATTTAATTACTATTTTTGAAAATGCTCATTACCAATATTTAAATGAAACTGTTCTTCGGGAAAATTTATTACTAAGAACGTTTGAAGAAAATTTTACAGAATTCGAAAAAAAGCTCTATCAGTTTTTTTTAAGTTTATCAGAATTATCAGAAGACGATAAAGATTTTGAGTTTGACTATATTTGGCAATGGCTTGGTTATAATAACAAAGCGTCAGCAATTCGAGTTTTGCAAAAACATTTTATTTACGGAGTAGATTATACGGATGATGGAAATGTGGTTGTTTACAATACTGGAAGAGGTGGTCAAAACAAACTGTATTTATTTATTTCAATATCAGTATTCAAAAGGTTTTGCAATGTAAGCACTACACCAAGAGCAAAAGACATCCAAAACTATTTTTTAAAAGTTGAAAATATATTATTAAAATTTATTGGTGGTTCGATTCTTGACTTTTATCCGAACGGCATATAATTATAATTTTTTTAAACAAATAAAATAATTTTATAGCTTTCAAGCGTACTGTATTATATTTAGAACATAATATGTATATCATTAAACACAAATATGATTGCATGCGATCCGAGAAAATGAGCGACAAGACACTTGCGAAAGCCATGAGAGAAGACAAAGCGTACAATGGTTTCAAGTATAAAGAACTGCCACCACGCCTTAGTTGTTACTAATCTTTAGCGAAATATTTTATTATATGTTCTAATTAAAAATATAATAAATTATAATTATATAATGGCAACAACCACAAGCGTAATTTTTCCAAACACAGTTTATGTTGTTTTAAATGACACGCTCTCCAGTTTCATTTCTGCAACGACTGTGTCGCCATCGGTCCCGGGTACATTCGCTTTTTTCAAAAACAACAGTTCGGGCGCTGCCCTCACTTCCGCCAGCGTCTTCGACGCCGTTGGGAGCTACACTATTTTCTGCCAGTTCACTCCCACCGATACCGTCACGTATCAAACCAGTTCGAACAGTTCTATACTTGTGGTTCAGGACAAAGATGTTTACAATAGTCGCTTCGATATTCCAGTTACCGACACTTCGAACGTATTGGTTAACGGCAACTTTCAGTATCTCCCCGCGAGAATTGCATCGGGTACAAGTACTCAAGACTGGTCAAATATCCCAGGATGGACTTTTACTTATTCCAATAACTTTTTTACAATTTACAATAATGTCGATTTATCGTCTGGAATTGCGTTTCCTTACCCTTTCGGCACAACATGTATAAGAGCATTAGGAGGTACTCTTTACCAGTCATTTTATTGCGTTGCTGGAACATATTCATTATCTTTTTATGCAGCAGTGCCGACTGTAGTTTCAACAGCACAATATATTGGAGTTAATGTTGACACCACACGTATTTATAATATTAATCTAAGTCCACAATTACAAGTTGGTTGGCAAAAATTAACCACCCCAAATTTTACAATATCAACCACTGGAATGCATAGATTTCGGTTTGGTTACGGAGGAGGCAATACATTTTACTTAGGAAACTTTGTTATCACGCCGGTGACGAATCAAACTTATTTAAAACCTTCGAAAATCAATTCACTCATTTCAAATGGTGTTTTCGAAACTGAAATTCAAACTGCCAATAGCAAGTCGTTGACACCACTTACAAATTGGACATCTTTAAACAACGCATGGGTGCTAAATAACTATTCTACATTTAATCCGAGAATACCCACCCCTTACCCGAGTGGAAACCAGTGCGTCGCACTCGAAGGTATTGGAAAAATAACCCAGACGTTTACTGCAACCGCGAGCAGTTCAAACTTTTTATCCTTTTACGTGTGCAGTTTCAGCGACACTTCGGTCAATCAAATACGCGCAAGCATTAACGGTACTGTTATTTGTGACGTGAGTTCCACCATCTTCTTATCCAGTGCTTGGACCAAAATGACTTATGGCGGCATCACGACAACCGCGGGTACCAATACGCTTACAATCGAAGGAATGATTCCGGCAAATGGTTGGATCTCTGCTATCGATAACGTCATTTTCGGTCAAGTTTTAAAAGAAGCACCCGTTGTGTCGTTCGGACCAAAAACGGATTATCCTTTTATACCTATCCAGAACAGTACGGTGAATTCCAATAAGTTTACAGCGACAGGTAACGGTGCGCACCCCGGGTTGTATGAATTCACTGCGTCATCTTCACACTTTGGAGATGGTGTCCAACAATATTTTGCAGACGGAAATTTAACAAATTATTGGGGTACATCTTATACAACCAGCTCTATTTTTCCTCCTTATGCAACTGGTCCATATTCTGGAGGTAATTATGTTGGCGCAACAGATCCAACTGGACTCATTTCTTACTTTTTCAAAACAGATGTTACTGGAGTTGGAACAGTTAGTGGCGAATGGATTCAAATCAAACTTCCGTATCCGATCCAATTAACTAAATATGGCATAGTTGCAAGACCTGGAAATCTTGACTTCTTCCCGCTTGATTACTATTTATTGGGTTCTGTCGATGGGTTAAAATGGTATTCAATTAGTCGCGTGACAAATTCACCAGTTGTTGCAAATCCAACCCCCTTATACTGGGATGTATCAAACAACACTAAATTATACTCATTTTACCGATTTATAATAACAAAAACGAATGGATTTACATACACTGGACTGAGTGAACTTTCCCTGTTCGGCGACAACACCAAGAACTATTACGGAACACCGATCGGCGCAAACTTGAACGCATCTTTCGACATTTCCGGTGCATATACATATTTCTTGGACGCCTCTCTCAACAACCAAGTCTATCCAGTAAGCACACTTCCCGTAGGCAACCAAACTATTTACACGAGATACATATCGAATGATACGGTTGACTATAATACATCGTTTGCAAATACAACTCTTACCACTGTCGCGCCTCCGTCTTACATCGTTTTTCCACAAAATGTAATCAACGTGGTTTCGAGCGACACTTTGGCCGATTTTATGTCCAAAACATCAGTGTATCCCAGTGTACCGGGTAGTTTCACGTTCATGAAAGTTGATAATACCGACTCTTCAATCCGCACAGTACTTACCGCGTCTTCAACATACGGAACGGCAGGAAAGTACACACTGTATGTAAGTTTTGCACCAGACGATTATTTAAACAACCAACCGTGTTTCGGTATATATACAGTAACGGTTCAAGACACAGATGCATACAATAACTATTTTAATATCCCGGTTACAGATTTGTCGAATGTTTTGGTGAATGGTAAATTCGAGATAAATCAATATGCAGATGGCACACAAAATCTTAATCCAACACCTATTCCTGGTTGGAGATTCTTTAACACTTCTTATTTAATGAACAATAATAACTATGGTCTTTGGACATTTCCGCCGCCATATGGTAAAACACATATACGTCTTGTAAATGCAACCATTTATCAAGTATTTTATGCAATTGCTGGGACTTATACATTTACAATGTCTTACTGTAACACATATTCATATCCAAATGGGTATGTTAATTTTTTAATAAATGGTGTCCAATTGCTTAGACATTATACCGGGACAACGGTTGATTGGACAACGCTAAGTTATACTTTTACGCTTACATACACTGGTTTACACGATTTTAGGTTTTATTCTACGGCTAATAACTTTTTTTTCGGAAATATTAGAATAGTTCCAGTTACAGTTGCGAACCAAATTTCTTATTTAAAATTTTCGAAAATCGATTCGCGAATATTTAATGGAACGTTCGAAACTGAAATCACACTTGCAAATAGCAAAACTTTAACACCTTTAACAAATTGGACAATTGAAAACAATAGTGTCTGGGTTCTCAATAATTATACAGCATATACGGGTCTTCCTATACCGTATCCAAGTGGCAATCAGTGCATTGGTATCGAAGGGCTTGGCAAAATATCACAAACATTTAATCATGTTGACAGTAGTTTGAACTATCTATCTTTTTATATATGTGCCCCTATTTATTTCTCAGCTTCCAGTAACGGCCTTATAAATCCATTTCTCGTAAAAATAAATAATGTCACAGTTGCCGGTCCCAATTATTACGTGTACGACAGAATGTGGACAAAATGTTTGTATACAAATATAACAACGATAGCAGGACCAAATACATTGTCAATTGAGGGTACTGATACCACAAACTCTGGCAAAATTGCTGCAATCGACAATGTTATTTTTGGTTCGGTAAACATGTCACCCACAACAACGACATATGCTCCTTTAACAACGATTGTTAAATATGGATCAACAATGTCACCTATCATGACAGCAACCTGCAATATACCAGCAACAATTACCTATTATTTGGATAGTGCTCTTACAAACCAGATTTTTGCGGATTCAACTTTGCCTGTAGGTGACTACCAAGTCTATGTAAAGTCGGTTCCGCTTGATATCTACAACTATATGAACTCGTTCGCAGGTCCTGCAAGCATATCTGTCGTAAATCCTAATCCGATTATTCAGTTCCCAAAAATAATCAATGTTGTATACAACGAAACTTTGGCAAATCTAATCAACTACACGACAGTTGTTCCAAGTACTCCTGGAACTCTCACTTTCCGACTGAATAATAGTTCAGGGGCTTTGCTCACTACGAGCAACACATACAATGTGATTGGCAAATTCACTGTTTTTTGCACATTTACCCCCGACGATACTGCTACTTACGAAAGCACCTCTGCGACTTACAGCGTTACTGTAGAGGACAATGATGCGCCGAACAACTATTTCAATATTCCGGTAACTGATACGACAAACTTGTTGGTGAACGGAAACTTTGAATACATTCCAGCAACTTACCCACCGGGAACAAATACATCGAATCAAATCGCAGCTACTGCTACAAATATTCCTGGTTGGAGATTTTGGACTTTACACACGAGCAGCTTTTCTGCATTTATCAATGATCTTTCGGTGTCAACTACAGTGACATACCCATTTCCAAATGGTCCAAAATGTGCATTATTACGTGGCGCGAGGATCTTTCAACCAGTTTTTCTGAATGCAGGCACATATACTTTCTCATGTTATGTTGCACGCCAAGGTTATTTCGCAATCAACTCATATTTCCAAATTTATTTAACAAGCAATGTGCGAAAACAAATTACTGCTTGGAACAGCACTTTACAAGCAATTACCGATTGGTACTATTACTCAACAACTTTTACTGTTTCAACTACGACAACATATCAGTTAGAAATCTGGAGTGCAGGAAGCCCTCGTTGGTATTTCCAAAAAATGTCGATCGTACCAACATACCCGAATCCCCAGTATTTGAAATTTTCTAAGATTGAATCGCAAATTTTTAACGGTTCTTTCGAAACAGAAATCAAAACCGCAAACAGCATTTCCACCGTAGCACTCAGCAACTGGACAAAAGAAAACACGGTTTGGGTATTGAATAATTACAGTTCTTACAATTCGATCCCACTTCCTTATCCAAGCGGCAACCAGTGTGTCGCCATTGAGAAAACCGGAAAAATTAGTCAAACTTTTACATACACTGCGAGCAAACTCAATTATTTGTCCTTCTACGTATGTGGAGACGCTTCATCAAATCCGCTTACGGTCAAATTGAATGATGTGTCTGTTTGCACAATCTCACCCTGCAGTTCTGCAGGAGGCACGTGGCAAAAGTACATTTACCCATATCTAATTACAGTTGATGGAACAAACACGCTTTCATTCGAAGGCACAAACCAAACAAATGGTTATATCGGAATCGACAATGTAATATTTGGCCAAGTGAATCGCGCCGCGACTACCGTCACTTTCCCAACGCCTGCGCCTATCATGTATGGTACGGATCTGTCGGCGGTTTTGGTTGCAACCGGATCAGTCCCAGGATCATTCCAATACTTTACCGACAGCAGTTACACAACTATGGTATACCCAAACTCCTTATTAATTCCGAGCATGTATTCAATTTATGCGGTATTTACTCCAAGCGACCAAGTCAATTATATGCAAGGGTTTGCGTCGGTTGATTTATCGGTCAATAAGCTGGTCCCTTCTCTGACGTATGAAACACTTCCTGCGATCGATTATGGAACTTTGCTCGAGTCAAGTTTGAAAGCGACAACTAATGTCCCATCGAAGGTTGAATATTATTTGGACGAAAACAAGATTTTCCCAGTAAATGGTCTCACGGTTTTGGCACCAGGCACTTACACAATTTATGCATTCTTGAATCCAACCGATACTGTTACTTATTCGTCCATCATGGCATCTTCATCGCTTACTGTAAATCCAAGCATTATACGACCTACAATGTACTATCCGTCGTTAATTCCAATCACGTACGGCACTAACCTTACAAACAAGTTGAACGCGTCGATCGTACCGAATCTTCCAGGAACAATCCGATACTACACGGATGCTAGTTATAATAACGAAGTCACTACATATACAATTTTGCAGCCGGGTATTTGGACCCTCTATGCTGTATTTACACCCACGGATTCAACCCTATGTACTCAAGCATTCGGAAGCACATCGATTTTTGTGAGCAATCTTTCCATAGAAACGCGCAAACTGGTTTTAAGCACATCCGACATTTTGGCATCAACGAATGCGGATGATTATTTCGGTCTCACTGTTTCGAACGCCGCGGGCATCGTAGAGAACAATCGATACACCTATACTTGGTATACAAACATCCGAAACATCATGGGAGACGACTTTTACAATAGATACAGCAAGTTTTCGATCCGACTGAAAGATTTCGTGAACGGAGATTTATTTACAACTGCACAACCTTCTTCGCAAAATTTATCGGTACATTACGAGATTTTCAATGAATGCAAGTTATCGGGAGTACAGTTTGACCCCGCGCCGAGAGTTAACGGCGTTTCAAGTAATCAAGCAACAATGTGTGTTCTTACGAGAAAGTTCCCCGCGAGCAACCCTTGCTACTATAATGTGGGGGACAGCGTTGGCGGCGTATATACATTTAGTAAAACAACCGACACCGTCCCAATAAAGATTGATTTGCCGAATTTATACGACGATCAGTATTTTGCACCATCTGTGAATGCGGTTTTATTTGGACATTTAACATTTGTTTTTGAAATTCGCGGCGTACTTAATTAAAAAAAAAGGTAACCCGAATCTAATGTAAAATATTATTATTATGAATACGATTTATAATATTTTATGCAAGGCATTATATATATATATATAAATGACTACTGAAACACGAAATTTGATCTTGAAAACATCGTGGATTACTTCTTCGACTGATCCAAATACTTATTACCAGACAATCGACAATGCAACTGGAAAAATAGAAGAGAATAATGAGTCTTATACATGGTATAATGTGAACCTCCAAGAAATTTTGGGCGACAGTTATTATAACCAATACACCAAATTTTCGATCCGATCTGTCGAAATCAAAACTGCACTTTTGTCGACAACATACAACACGAATTCCGCAGATGCCAACTCGGATATTTACAATAATACAATGATTGAGTATTACTTGTCGGGTCTAAATTTTGATCCAAGCGTAAATCGAGTGCTTGTACAAACCGCGGTTGAACAAATAATCCCGGCGGACAGCGCAGGAACTGGTTTTATTTCTCCAAACCCTACTCTAATGTCGAATCAAGCGCCCATCTATTATTTTAGTAAACCGGTTGCCGGTGTGAATATTAAGATTGACCGCAACGTTTTAAACACACATGGTTATCGCACAGTGAATAGTATCAACGACATGATTGGACCTTCCATATTTATGTTTGAGATTATTGGAATAAATTAAATTGCACAACATAATATATACAAAAAAAAAGAATGTCGTATGCAGAAAGTAGAAATTTAATTTTAAGAACCACAGACATCAGTTTTTCAAACAACCCTGTCGATTATTTCAACACTACACTTACAAGTGCAAACGGTTCAGTTTCACAGAACAGACAAAGCATAACATGGACCAATATTAATTTAAGAACATTAATGGGCAACGAGTATTATAACCGATTTAGTCAATTTGAGTTGAAACTGATGCAGCTCTCGGTTGGTCAAACAACACAAGGACTGTTGACGGATATGTCATTCAATGCCACGAAAAATATTTATTTATCCGGATTACCGTTTACGACAGGAGAGACTCGCGTGCTTCTTACATCAACTATTGTGAATTTGCCTGCGACTGAACCAGGCAAAGGTGCTGCGACGGTCCAGAATGTATCGTCATCCAACATATTTAACAAAACTGAAGTGGAGACTGTAAACATCACGGTAGATATGTTCCCAAGCACTTCGTCGACTCAGTATTATCAGCCCGCAACTAGCAACTTATTATATGGTCACTCGGAGTACTTGTTCGAGATTTATGGTATTTAAACCATTGAAGAATTAAAATGGGACATTTTCATTCTCCAATGGTCAGATATCAGTAACGATTTGAAATAACGCCCATATGGGGCGTCCCATTTTAAATCTTCACTGGTATAAACCGTCGATAAATTAAAAAAAAATTGGCACATTTAGCGGATAATAATAAAAAATATGACTATTATATAATCTGAATGTCAGTTGAAAAAAGAATTTTGTCTTTGAGTTCATACGATATTAATCCATCAACTGCGGCAAGCGACTACGCAACAACCAGTGTAACAACTTCGACCGGAACAATTGGTCAGTATTTTAACTATATGAATTGGACAAATGTCAATTTGAAAACCAGTTTGGGCGAGTCCTACTATAATAAGTACAGTAAGTTCTCAATCAAGCTGATTGAGTGTTTTGTGGGCAATTTGACGTATACTGATATTTCGAGCAACATTGAACAATCGGTACGCTTCCAGTTGGTGGGCAATCTGCCCTTCAAAAACTACAATGCAACACCGTACAATTTGGCGAACATTAATTCAACGAACAGAGTAACTCTGTACACTGGGTTATTGTCGAAACTCCCCCCGATGACCACGCTATCTTCAACGGTGTCGGGCACAAAAATAAGCATCGAAGACCCACTCACCTATATTTTTACAAAGCCCGCCAGTGATGTGATCACCATGTCGATTGAAGTTGTAAAACTTTCTGGATCAGAGTATTTAAACACACTTGGTTATGGACACTATCGATTTGTTTTTGAAATTTCTGGTTTGTAACTAGCTTTTATGTATATATATATCATATAATGGAAACACGTCTTTTGAATCTTTCATCATATGATATTAATTCAAGCGACACTTTAGCGGATTATTACAACAAAACAGTGTCCACACCTTATGGTACTGTTTCGAATAACCGCTGGTCGCTGACTTGGAATAACATCGACTTTTCCAAAGTTATGGGTGACGATTTCTACAACCGATACAACTTTTTCAAAATCACCCTTATTAATTTCAGTTTGTTGCCTGCACCAACTTCCAAAATTTCAACCGCTGTGACAGCCCAACATTACCAAGATTTTCATGTCAACTGGTTTTTGCAAGGGCTCCCTTTCTTCCCGGGGGTTTCAAGTGCGCTGCTCGATACTGGATACATTCCCATGGACCAACCGTTTGCCGGCTACACAATGAACAAAAGTTTGTCGTGGATGTTTACAAAAGTAAAGCTTACAAATTTAAGTGTACATACAAAGTGTGTGGCCACCGACTTGCCGTATAATCCAGGTTCTGATGCAAACTATTTGTGGGGGCATAGTTTTTTCTCATTTGAAATCGTCGGTGTTCCCGAAGTCATTTATCCAACACCTTCGTCGATTGTATATGGTACACCGCTGTTGTCCTCTTTGAATGCTAGTGTAATTTCCGGAATTTCCGGCGAGATCCAGTATTATTTGGACAACTCGAAATCCATTTCAGTCGACGGTACAAGCATTGTGAATGCTGGCGTGTCGACTATTTATGCCGATTTCGTTCCCGCCGATTCTTTTTACAGCGGATTTACACAAGCGGCCTCTCTCCAAATCACCCAGGCATCAACGACCACAATTTTTGCACAACCCTCGCCAATCACGTATGGAACCGATCTTAGCACTTCACTCAATTCCACTGGAAGTATGCCCGGCACATTCACTTATTTTACCGATGCGAGTTTTAACAACCAAGTTTTTGGAAACACGATTTTGAATGCAGGAACCCACACGATTTATTCGCGTCTTACCCCCACATCGACAAACTATGCTGGATCTTTCGACAGTAAGCAAATTGTAGTAAATAAAGCCCCTACAACGATTACTTTCCCCAATGTCACTTCGATTTTGTATGGCGTCACTACCGGATCCACCGCCCTTAGTGCGCTGCTTACTGGTACTACCGCCAACATCTCGGGAGGAATCTACAATTTTTATTTAAACAACTCGTCTGGTACTGTTATCACTACTTCCACCATTCTTGAAGCCGGCACTTACATCGTATATTGCGAGTACACTTCACAAAACGACAACTATCTTTCTTCTAGCAACACCGTGTCAGTCACTATCCAAGCCCATCCGACATCAGCGACCTACTCAATTTCGACTCCGACTTCGATTGTGTATGGAACCGATTTGACAAGTGTCTTGAATGCTACCGCCGACTTGGTCGAAGGCGTAAGTGTTGCCGGCACGGTTAGTTATTACCGAGATGCATCTTATAATATCCAAGTATTTTCAAGTGACATTTTGCCCTACGGCAACTACACAATCTATGCTGTTTTTCGCCCAACGAATACAAATGACTACTTGACATCGGTCGTCACCACACTATTGACAGTTACACAAAGACCGACCGTAATTACAGGAACAACCCAAACAGTTGTATATCAAAGCGATATTACTACCGGATTGACATCAACTGCTCTCACCGATATTGGCGGGACGGTTTCGGGCGATTTCGGGTTTTTTTCGGATAATACTTATGCAAATACATTTGCGTCATTTGCGAGCATAGTAAGTTATCGTTACTACAAGTTACTGACAACCGCGATCCGAACATCAACTGCAAATATTATTCAAATTGGTGAATTGAACTTTCGAAATAATGGTATAAGAGTCGATTATTCCACTGCAACGGCATCCATGCCAGGTGGCGACAGTCCTTCCGGATACACGCCCGACAAAGCAATCGACGGCTCACTTGATACAAAATGGATGACTAAAGATTATTCTGGCCTTACTTATACCGTTTACGATTTATATTTTGGGGATAATGTCAATTTTTTTACGAATAATACCACATATAGAACCGGCGGGGCAACATCTTACACTGGTGTTGTCACGAGTATATCATCCGTAAATGTCGGCACAAATAACTATGTTCCAAGCAACAGTACCTGGGACTTTTATTCGGTGCAGTGGCTTGGATTTTTCAAGCCAGATGTTACAGGCGTTTGGACGTTTTATATGAATTCCGACGATGCCGGCTACTTGTGGGTAGGTCCAACCGCCGCAAGTGGGTTCACAACCGCCAACGCACTTATCAATAATGGCGGTGTACACTCAGGCGCAATCCAAAAAACTGGGTCTATTACTTTGACTGCTGGTGTTTTCTACGATTTACGAATCCAGTTTGGCGATAATAATGGTGCCGAAGATATAAGGCTGTCATTTAAAGGACCCGCCGGTTCTTTGGCAGCAACCGCCACAACAAATGGAAGTGGATTTTATTACACTCAAAATGCAGATATTATGAACAAACCATTGATTGTCGATTTTGGAAAACAAACCGCCATCTCCGAGTACACATTTGTCACTGCACCCGATCTTTCAGATAGAGATCCTGTCAGCTGGATTTTGTATGGTTCCAACGACAATTCATTCTGGACACCTCTCGATACAAAAACAAACTTTGCAACCCCCTTGGCAAGAAAAACTTACTTGAGTTATTTCTCCCTTGTGGATAACCTAAGTGTCGGAAATTATACAGTCTATTCAAGATTTGTACCGTCGAGTACTAACTATGCAATCTCAACTTCGAGTTACCAACTTACCGTAAGTCCGAAACCAACGACAATTACCTTTCCGAACATTGTCGACGTATCATACAATGCATCTTTGAGTCCGTTTATAACAGGCACGACAACGAGTGTTGCAGGTACTTTGACATTCACAGATGCCAACTCGAATGTGCTCACTACCTCGAGTTTATACAACGCGGTTGGCCAGTTTATTATCAATGCCAACTTTACGCCAGGAAGTTCAAACTACGCCAGCTCTTCCGCTGCATATTTGAATTTGTATTCTCGATTTACTCCATCATTCTCTTTTACAACAACATCTCAGTCAATCACTTACGGCCAAGACTTGAGTGGAGTTTTGACACTTAATGCGCCGACATTTGACGGAGTTGCTATCGCAGGAACGAATACTTTTTACTTGAGCACCATTGGCGGAACAGTTGTCACACAGTCGACATACTTGGTCCCGGCAACATATACACTGATGTCAACTTTTGTTCCAACCGATTCAACCAAATATTACTCGGTAAATGCAAGCAACTCAAAAACACTTACGGTAGGTAAAAAATTATTGTTTCCACAACTTGCGGTGTTATCAGCATATTTGCAATCAACCCCGAATAATTTAATTAATTTTACTGGACTTGTTTTAGCAGATACATCTTTAAATTCAATGACATTTACAAGCGTTTCAATTTTCTATTTTGCATATACAACAAACCAAAGCTATTCGAATGCGGTTGCACAACCTAAAATCACCGAATATGACGTGTACAATACTCCCATAACGAGTGGAAACACAAAGACATACTCAACCTACGTAGAACTACAAAACTTTTCATCAACAAAGTATACTCAGGCATTTGTGAATAAAGGGCTTGTGATGAACAAAATCCCCACACAACTCACATTTAGCATCCCTGAAAGTGTGAAAATGCTGCAATATGGAACACCTATAACTTCGAGCCAATTGTGCGGAACCATCAAAAATACGCTTACAAATACTGCTCCTCCGAATAGTGTAATTAAGTATACTTTGAGTGCGACAGACCTGAGTCAAAACATCACAACCAATTCAGTGCTCAACGCCGGCACTTACTATGTCTTTGCAAACTATGTAGACGCATCGAACATTTACATGGGCGGAAACACATTTTCGACAAGAACAAACACAATCACGATTTCCAAAATAAAATCGACAGTTGCACCTCCAAATATTTCATCGATTGTGTATGGAACCACACTGGACTCTTTTATCACGGGAACTACGAAAAATGCACCCGGTACGGTTCGTCATTACAAACCATCGAATAATTAAACCAATAATAATTTAACAAGGCACACAAAGCGTGCTATTTTAAATTCTTATTGGTCACGAACCTAGAAGAAAAAATAGCACTTTGGTTTGGAAGGCGACGAAGTCGCCGACCACGGTCCATTTTAGTTCTTCGACGGTTCAAAGTTATATATAATATAATATTATACAAAACATGTCGAGAACACTTATTTTAAAAACCAGTGATATTTTAGCATCGAATGATGCCAACGATTATTTTAATAAAGTTGTATCCAATGCGAATGGAATTGTTGAAAACAACCGATACTCGTTCACTTGGAATATCAATTTAAGAGAAAAACTTGGCGACAGTTTTTACAACAGTTATAACCGATTTTCGATCCAAATGAAGATATACGCAGATAACCCGTTTGTAACAACTATTATTGATCCCTCAGACACTTTAATGCAGTACTATGCAAGAATATGCCAATTTCAATTATCAGGTTTAAACTACAATCCAATGCCGTATATGAATGGCACATCAACAAATAGTGCAATTTTTCGTTTTGCAGGTGTAAACGGGTTTCCTTCTGTCGCCGGAACTTCCAGCGGAACTACGCATGTGGTTGATTTAGATCCACCAGTCTACTATTTTACAAAACCAACTCAAGACACGGTGTCACTACGTATAGATATCCGTTTAACATACAACAATCAAATGTATCAACCACCCACAAGCGCGCAATTATATGGTCACCGTATTTTTGGATTCAATATTGTAGGAATTGTATAGTGGTATATAATATAAATGACAGAAAAACGAAATTTGATTTTGAGTACAGAGTGGATTTCAACTTCATTAAATGCAGAGGATTATTTCAACACGACAATTTCAAATAGTGTTGGTACCATAACAAATAATCGTTACACAAATACTTGGAATAATATTAATTTGCGCCAGTTGATGGGAGACACGTATTACAATACTTATAGCAAATTCAGTATTAAAATAAATACTTCAGTTTCAAATATTTTGTTAACAACTTATTTAGCAAATTCTTATAACAGAGTTAATAAATACTGCGTTGATCACTATTTGTCTGGACTTACATTCGATCCATCTGTAAATCAAGTATTATTTGCGAGTGGAACAAACGCACTATTGCCAACAACAGCAGGGACGACACTCGGATTTGGACTCGGGCCATACAGTCCGATCAATCCCGAGTATGTTTTTTCGAAACCGGCACAAGACACTGTAAACCTTACTATTAATACTGTGACGACAAATACACAACAACCTATTGTTCCATTAACAAGTGCGGAAATTATTGGCCACAGTTTGTACGTCTTTGAAATAAAAGGTATTCTATAATTATAGAAGCATGGCCACAGAAGCAAGGTACCTTATTTTAAAATCGACCGACATATATTTATCGAATAATGCCGACGATTATTTCAACAAGACAATTGATAACGCGTCTGGAACAGTTGCGCAAAACCGTCGAAGCATCACATGGAAAAATGTAAATTTTCGAAAAATAATTGGTGACGAGTATTACAATAAATATAGCAAGTTTACGATTCGTTGCGTAAGTCGTGGAAATGGTATCACAACAACTGGTCAAATTTCGTCATCACTTGTTGAAGCAGAACAGATGCGTCGAGTTGTTTTTTATTTATCGGGACTTTCCTTTGATCCGTCTGTAAACAAAGTTATGATGGATGTGGGTTATCTTAGTAAACTCCCCAATATTGGTTCTGCTGGACTTATCGCGCCATCTGTAGTATACTATAACGATAATGAAAATGTTTCATTTACTTTTTTTAAACCATCTGGCGAAGTTAACTTAAAAATCGATATTCTGAATTACCACGATGAGCAGTTTTACCAACCAACCGCGAGTACATCGCTACATGGTCATAGTGTATATACTTTTGAAATATTAGGCGTAGTATAAAAAAAATTGATATCTATACAATGTATATATATATATCAATGTCAAGAACAATCACATTGTTTAGTTACGATATAAATCCATCCATAAACGTAAATGATTACGCAACCGCTGCTGTTGTAACATCGAATGGAACTATTGGACGCCAGTTTCAGTATATGATTTGGAATAATATTAATTTAGAAACTATGGTTGGATCTACATTTTTTAATGCTTACAGTAAGTTTACAATCCGTATGCTCCAGTGCATCGTTTGTGACTTAAGTGGAAATTCTACTTACGGATTTGATATAAGTGGTGTATCGAGACTTGATAATGCAAATTCTGAATTTGTGTTAAGTGGACTCGATTTTAATCCAATGCCTTACTCTCATATAAATCCGACAAATACCGGAGCATCAATTTTTACTTGTACTCTGGCCCAGATTCCATCAAGTGCAACCGCAGTTGTAAATTTTACAGGCACTATTAATTTACGAACTAACAAAGCTGTGACATATAGATTCAATAAACCGACTGGAAGTCTCACACTGAAGATTGATAGATTTATTCCAAACACCAACACCTATGCACCAACGACTGCATTCGGATATGGTCATTTCAAATTTCTCTTTGAGATATGCGGAAGCCAGTGAAACAATTATGTATAGATATCATATAATGGATACACGAACGTTCAGACTTTCATCATATGATATAAGCCCCAGTAATAATTTAGCCGATTATTACAAGCAAACTGTTACGACACAGTATGGCAAGGTGGCTGACAATCGTATGTCGTTAACTTGGAACAACGTCAATTTACAGCAAATCGTTGGTGACGATTTCTACAACGCTTACAACCGGTTCACAATTCGGTTAGTAAACCACGCTTGGTTTGGTGCACCAACGTCGGATGCAGGTACGATATATCCGCCTCAACATTTTCAAGATACTTTTGTAAACGTATACTTGAACGGGTTGCCTTTCTACCCCCCGGTGTACAACAGCCCGAACGGAGCACTCGTAAACACGCTAAACTATACCCTCCTTAGTGTTACAACTGGACAAACTTTTGGCAACTATGTGCCTACCAATAGTGTTAATTTGTCATTTTTGAAGACAAGTACCGTGAATTTGAGCGTAAATATACGATGTGTAGCGACAGAACAGCCTTATAGTCCAGGCGATATTTCCACTTATGTATGGGGTCATTCGCAGTATTATTTCGAAATTACTGGTGTTCCCGATGCGCCCCTCATTACTTACGACGATTTGACCAACAGTTCCCTTTTGAGTTCTGGATCACACACCATTTACACCGAGTTGACACCCACCGATCCCACAAACTACTTTGCTAGTTCCAATGTTACTAATATCAGTGTGTCCGCATACTCAACCTCGATTTCATTTGCTCCATCAATTCCAACATCCATTGTTTACGAAACGAATTTAACAGCCGTTTTAATTACTAATGTCGGCGTAACTTCTGGTGGAATAACTCCGGAAGGAACCACGCGCTATTATTTGGATAGTGTCTTCACCGAAGAAATCACGACCGCGTCCGTTCTCAACTACGGAAACTACACAATCTACGCTCTGTTCACACCTACCAGCGCTGATTATGCAAATTCGTCTGCATCCACCAGTCTCATTGTGACACAAAAATCCTCCACGTTGACTTATGCAAGTCTTCCCTCAATTGTCTATGGTACAACCATGGAATCCAGCATGACAGCGACAAGTACTGCTCCTGGAACTATCACATACTACTATGACGCTGCATACACCGAGGTTGTAAATATAGATGATGTAAAAAATGCCGGAACTTATACAATTTATGCAAAGTATACTTCCGATGCAAACAATTATACGCCATCGACTGCAAGTTCTTCGTTGACAGTGATGGTTTCTCCCACAACACTTACATATGGGCCTCTTGCTGATATCACCTATCCCGCAACCATTGCTGCAAGCTTGACCGCCTTGGCTTCAAACGAGGGTACAATCAACTATTATTTGGATAGTGCTTACACCCAGCTGGTTGCATCTACTGATGTTTTCAATGCTGGATCGTATACGCTATATGCACTGTTTACTCCGTCCAGTTCAAATTATAGTTCATCTGCCGCAAGCGCCGGTATCGTTGTCAACAAATACGCGCCAACAATTACGCTTCCCACGATCGCTTCATTTGTATATGGAACCACTTTGAGTGACTTTATCGCTGGAACAACTGTTGATATTAGTGCTGGAACTTTGAGTTTTCAACTCAACAACGACAACGGCGAGTTACTCACCAGTTCAACCGCCCTTCGTGTTGGCTCTTACACAATCTTTTGCAAGTTTACTCCCACCGATACAACCAATTATTTTGTCGCGACAAGTACCGCATCTTTAACGGTGACAACCCAGTCAACAACGATTGAATTTTCCGAAAGTATCCCCATCTCTTTCGAGTATGAGACAACTCTTGCAAATGTCTTGGTTACAACTGCAAGTGAGACCGGCACAATTAATTACTACTACATTTCGAATGGCTCCACGGTTGCAGTAACTGCTTCCACCGTACTATCCGTCGGCACTTACACTTTGTATGCTCAGCTTATCCCGACAAATACCGACTATGCGTCGTCGACTGCTTCGACTGTGTTGACAGTAACATTCAAGACACCTACTGTAAATTATTCCAATTTGCCGAGTATTACATACAGAACAACCGCAAGTTCATCGTTGAATGCCACAGTGAGTCCCTCTATCGCAGGTTCTTTCCGCTATTTCTTGAATGTCGATCAAACCGGCGAAATTCTGTCTTCTACTCTTTTGAATGCGGGCACTTATACAATTTATGCCTATTTCACACCGTCCAATAGTAACTACACAAGCGAGTTTGCATCGACCACTCTTACTGTAAACAAATTTCAGCCAGTACTGGACTTTGGCTCGAGCTCGATTGTTTATGGAACCCAAATCGCGGGTTCACTGAACGCCACGGTTGAACTCTCGATTCCCGGTACAATTGCTTATTATTTGGATAGTGGTTTCACAGAGGTTGTCGCGACAACTGATGTATTTGAAGTTGGCACATATACTTTGTATGCTTTATTTACACCTACAAATTCTTCGAATTATGAAACCGCAACAATTAGCGAAACCGTGACTGTAACAAAACAGCCAACCACACTTAGTTTCCCCAATATTTCGTCTTTTGTATACGAGACCACTTTGGCAAACTTTATTGCGGGTACAACCGTGGCCAACGGTGTTGCAGGAACTTTCCATTTTTACCTTAATAATTTGAGTGGAACCGCCCTTTCGAGTTCAACCGTTTTGGAGACCGGTGTCTATACAATTTTCTGCCAATTTATCCCAACGGATACTGCGAATTATTCGTCCACTAGCGGCACCAAGTCTTTGACAGTAACCGTACTGGCTACAACAATTGTATTCGCTTCCTCGATCCCAAGTTCGATTGTATACGGAACAACGCTGTCGCAAGTTGTAAATACCGTCGTTACCCCAAGTGTTGGTGGAACGGTTAGATACTACACCAACAGTAGTTATACCAACGAAGTATTTTCGTCAACTGTTCTCAATGTTGCCAATTACACTTTGTATGCAGTTTTCACTCCGGAAATGGATGACTACTCGCCTTCATCCACCTCGACGCAGCTGTCGGTAACCAAAGCGACAACCACTGTTACTTACCCCGCACTTTCGAGTATTGCCTATGGAACCACCATGAGTTCCAGTTTCACCGCCTACGTGAGCCCAAGTATGCAAGGAGTTTTCAACTACTACTATTTCAGTGCGTTTTTCGTCAATGGCACGAATAAAGTCTCTCTGTCTTCAACTACAGTTTTGAACAGTGGAACTTATACAATTTATGCAAACTTTGTGCCAAGTAATTCGAATTACAGCGGGTCGACGAGCAGTCAAACTTTGACTGTAAATGCCACCCCCACGACTGTGATATACAACAATTTGCCCAATATTGCATATGCGACAACTTTGGCATCAAGTTTGAATGCCACGATTTACCCCAATATTAGTGGAACCATGAAGTATTACATTGATACCGAGCAAGTCTTCCCGACCACATTGTTGGAAGTCGGCACATATTCGATTCGTGCTACATTTACACCAACCAGTAATAATTATATGACATCGACCACGACAAAGTCGCTCACAGTCACCAAGATTTCGCCAACAATTGTGTTCCCCAGTGTTTCATCGATTGTATATCAGACCACGTTGGCCGACTTTATCAGCGGTACCAATGTTGGAGATGTCTCAGGAACATTTGTCTTTCGCAGAACCGATACAAATGGTGATGAACTCTTGAGCACAACTGTGTTGGCAGTTGGAAGTTATACCATCTTTTGCAGATTTGAGCCAACCGATACGGCGCACTATTCTGCTGTCGAATCTACAAAGTCCCTTGTGGTTACCGGCATGCCAACCTCATTGGCATATTCGCCATCGATAGCTTCCTCTATTGCGTATGAGACCACTCTTGCTGATATTTTGACTACAGTTGCAAGCCCAGCGATTGTCGGAACCACCGTGTACAAAGTAGGCACAACTGTTGTTACCGGGAGTTCTGTGCTCGATGCAGGTACCTATGTGATTACCGCCACTTTCACACCTACCGACACGGATTACGCCGAGTCGACTGCCACTACAACACTGGTTGTCACCGCATTACCCACTACACTTTCTTTTAGTATTGCGGCATCGATTGTCTACGGCACCACCCTCAACAGTAGTTTAACCGCGACTTGTTCTAAGCCCGGAACGATTGCTTACTATTACGATAGTTCATATACAAGCATTGCTACCGGAAATGATGTGCTCAACACAGGCAGCTATACTTTGTATGCGGTCTTTACTCCATCCACTTCAAATTATTTGTCGTCTTCTGCTTCGGCGAGTTTAAATGTGGTCCAAAGCACGACAACACTTGCATTTGCACCTTCAGTTCCCACTGTTCTCACATACGAGACGACACTTAGTGCGGTCCTGAGTTCAACTGTCAGTCCAACTGTTGACGGAACCACTGCGTACTATTACTTGGCGACAGATTCTTCGCGGGTCGATGTCAGTTCGACCACCGTTTTGAGTGTAGGATCATACACAATTCGAGCAGATTTTACCCCAAGTAGTGGAAATTACACAACATCAACTGCGACAACATCGCTTCTTGTATCGCAGAAACCAATTTTGGTAACATACTCGGGACTTTCCGCAATCACTTACGGCGAAACGTTGTCAACCAGTCTGGTCGCAACCCTTTCGCAAACCGTGGACGGAACTTTGAGTTATTATTCGGATAGCGCATTGACAACGGCAGTTACCAGCTCAACTGTGTTGAATGCCGGAAGCTATACCATTTACGCCAAGTTCACACCAACCAGTGGAAACTATGTTTCGTACGCGGTAAACACAGAGCTGACTGTAAACAAGGCAACCCCTACGGTTACTTACGGCACTCTTTCGCCAATTTTGTATGGCGTAACACTCCAATCAAGTTTTACGGCTACGGCAAGTGTTGGTGGAACCATTACTTACTATTTGCTGAATGACTTGCTCAGTTCTTCGCAAATCTTGAATGCTGGAACTTACACAATAAAAGCACAGTTTACTCCAACAGATACAACTAACTACAACTCGGCATTTGCAACTTCGACACTACAAGTGCAGCAAAAGAGTCCCACCCTCTCTTTTTCGACAAGTACCAGTATCACTTATGGAACAACTCTTGCGTCATTCATTAGCGGCACATCTGCAACTGTTGCCGGAACCTTTTTATTTTATTTGGCGGATAGTACAGCATTGACATCATCCACTGTGTTGAATGCCGGAAGTTATACAGTTTATTGCACATTTTCACCGACCGATACGACAAACTACATCCAAGTTGTGTCGTCAACCTCGGTTACGGTTGCAAAACTTGAAACGACAATTACGCTGTCAACCATAAGCACAATTAATAGTGAAAACACGATAGCAGCATTTATTAGTGGAACTACCGCATCGGTCGTAGGAACGTTCAGTTTCTATTTGAATAATGCTTCGGGCCAAGTAATAACGAGTTCGACTGTGTTGAGTGCTGGAACACGAATTATTTATGTTTTGTTCACACCCACCGATGGAACAAATTATTTGTCTTCAAACGCGACAAAGACAGTGACTGTACAATCGGAAACTGCAACGGCAACAGAGCTTAGTGATCCGTTTGATGTGACCAAGGTAATGGACAACATGTCTTTCTGGATCGACTCGAAGAGCAGCACGAAATTTGGTTTCGACGAAGCCAAACAAACTTGGTCCGACAATGTCACCAAAGTGGCAACGCATGTAGCAGTCGGCAGTGGAACTCAAAACACGATTGCATATTCATATGACGGGGTCAACTGGACTGGACTTGGCAAAAGTATTTTCTCAAATTCCGGAAACTGTGTAGCAACCAATGGTTCAATTTGGCTTGCCGGTGGTGCGGGAACAAATACCGCCGCCTACTCGTTCGATGGATTAAACTGGACCACTATTCCAACTGCTCATACTGGTATAACAACTCGCACAAGCGGATTTGCCTATGGTCGAGACGATTCAACTAATAATATGTGGGTCGCCGTCGGCACAAATTCGATTGCAACTTCGTTTGATGGCGTCAACTGGATCAATCGCGGAGCCAAGTTTACGGTTGGTGGAAATGCGGTTGCTTGGAATGGATCGAGTTGGGTGGCCGTCGGCCAAACCACAAATACGATTATGACATCGACAAACGGTATCGACTGGACCGGTCGGGGCGCCACGGTTTTCTCAACTGCCGGATACGGAATTGCTTTCAACAGCTCAATGTGGGTCGCTGTCGGACAAGGAACAAATACAATTGCATACTCGTTAAACGGAACCAGTTGGACTGGAGTTACTTCATCGCCTTTCACCACTGCTGGTTATGGTGTGGCCTGGAACGGAACCATGTGGGTTGCGGTTGGCTCGGGTGGAAACAGCATTGCATATTCATTCAATGGTATTGAATGGACGGGCGTTACTGCCTTAACCGTGTTTTCAACCAACGGTTCTTCAATCGCATGGAATGGAACGCAGTGGATTGCAGGCGGTCAAGGCACAAATACGCTCGCAACAAGTTCGGATGGTATTACTTGGACCGCAAGGGGCTCGAGTGTTTTCTCAACCAGTGTAGTTGGTATGACTGGTTACAAGACCACAAATGAGATTGCAGTTACTTCTACTTTGGGGAAACATTTGTTGACCGGGTCTGGTACAAATTCGTTGGGATTTACTTCGGCTGGAACCACATTTAACGGTTTGACCCGTCTTACAACATTCTCGACACAAGGTAACGCGGTATTTTACGACGCTTTGTCGAGTAAATGGGTTGCCGTAGGTCAAGGTACTAACACGATTGCCACAAGTAGTGATGGATTTGTGTGGACAGGTCGTGGGGCGACCACATTTACAACGGCAGGAACCGATGTTATCTATGACGGGTCGAAATGGATTACTACGGGTGCCGGCGGAAATAGTATTGCAACCAGTTCTGATGCAGGGACCACATGGTCTGGTCAAAACTTGAGTTATTTCTCGGGAGCCAACTCGGTAAATTATGCGTCGCCATTAAATGCGACAACTTCGACGACAACTTATGATGCAAATTTAAATCCAAGCACAGTTACGGTTTCTTGTCCCTCGTATGTTGCAACTGGCAATTCAAATTCACTTTGGGTTGCGGGTGGATACAGTGGAAACAGTATCGCAACAAGTACTGATGGTATTACTTGGACTGGTCGCGGTGCAACTGTTTTTACGAGTTCATGTAGTGGGGTAGCTTATGCAAATAGTTTATGGGTTGCGGTTGGATCCGGTGGAAACACTATTGCAACCAGCATAAATGGCATTACTTGGACTGGTCGTGGTTTAACAGTTTTTCCAGATGTTGGTTTTAGTGTTGCTTATGGAAATGGTCTATGGATTGCAACTGGTTATGACGGAAACCAAAGTGGAAAAACAATTGCAACAAGTACTGATGGTATTACTTGGACTTATAGAGGTGCAACTGTTTTTTCAACAAGAGCCTGGAGCGTTGCTTATGCTAATAATATGTGGGTTATGGTTGGCCAAGGAAATTCTGGAAATTCTATTGCAACAAGTACCGACGGCATCACTTGGACTGGTCGAGGCAAATCTGCTTTATCAACCCAAGGTATAGGTGTTGCATATGGAAATGGTTTATGGGTAGCGGTTGGTCAAGGTGGAAACACAATAGCAACAAGCACAGATGGAATTAATTGGACTGGTCGCGGAGCAACTATTTTTACACTTATCGGTAATGGGGCAACTTACGCAAACGGTTTATGGGTTGCGGTTGGAAATAGCGGGGGTGGTGGAAACACAATTGCAACTAGTACAGATGGATTAACTTGGACAGGTCGTGGTGCAACTGTTTTTACTAGTTCTGGACGAACAGTTATGTATGCAAACGGTTTATGGACTGCGTTTGGTTCAGGTGGAAACACAATTGCAACAAGTACTGATGGTATTAATTGGACTGGTCGTGGAACAGCTGTTTTTACAACTGGCGGAAGTGGGGCAGCATCAACTGGTGTACCAGCAGTTTCTCTCGCGGTTTCTACCAATGGTACTTCTTGGACACCGATCGGTCAAACCCCAGGCGGATACGGAACCAATGTTTTCGGATCACAAGCCAACTATGTTTACGGTATCTCCGGTTCTTATGTCGCCGTCGGCGCGGGTGGAAACAGCATTGCAAGTTCCGACGACGGAATCAATTGGACTGGGCGCGGCCAAACCGTTTTTACTACTTCGGGTAACGGTGTTTACTCGAACGGTTCCATTTGGGTCGCAGTCGGCGAGGGTGGAAATACCATTGCAACAAGTACCGACAGAATTACTTGGACTGGTCGTGGCGCCACCGTTTTTACAACTCGAGGAAATAAAGTTGTTTACAACACTAATTTGGGTTTATGGATCGCCACAGGTCAGGGTGGAAACACCGTCGCCACCTCTGTCGATGGTATCACATGGACTGGTCGTGGCACAACAATGTTCTCAACTGCCGGCTATGGCATTGCGCGCTCTGGTCCTGTCGGTTCAACTTCGCTTATTCAAGGTGCTATTGCAGAGAAGACTAGCGAAAATAAATTATTCTTCTATGTATCTGTCGGTTCAGGAGGAAACACCATTTCATACTCTCCAGACGGAAAAACTTGGACCGGCCTTGGTACAAGCATTTTTAGTACAAAGGGCAACAAGATTGCCCACAATGGTGCCATGTATATAGCAGTTGGTCAAGGTACTAATACACTTGCATACTCGTATGATGGTGTTAAATTCATAGGGTTGGGAGCAACTCGTTTTACAACTGCCGGCTATGGCATCGCCTCCAATTCTTACATGTGGGTTGCAGTTGGTCAAGGTGGAAATACAGTCGCAACATCAACCAATGGACTTACATGGACTGGCAGTTCGACACCATTCACAACTGCTGGATACAATGTTATTTGGGCGAATAACCAGTGGGTAGCGGTCGGCGAGGGTGGAAACACTATCGCGACTTCGACCAATGGATTATCATGGACCGGCCGAGAGACCGGCATTGTATTTACAAAGGCGCGCGGAGTTGCGTATGGTGCAAATATATGGGTCGCGGTGGGTGAAGGTACAAACACCATTGCAACGAGTACCGACAACGGCATAACATGGACTGGACTCGGCAAAACCACATTCATCACTGCTGCGAACAATGTCGCCTGGAACGGTTCCAGATTTGTCGCTGTTGGACAAGGTGGAAATACTGTCGCTACCAGTGTTGATGGTTCGGTTTGGTCGGCGGTAACTGGCACCAAATTCGCAACATATGGTTCTGATATTGAATGGGTCAACAACAGTTGGTTAGCGGCCGGATCAGATACTACCAACTACTATCTCGGCTCGGTCGACGGTTTAATCTGGACTGGGTTGGGCAAGGGATCCAACACAACCGAAGTGATTGGTCTCGGTGGATTTGCATATGTGAATAAAGTAAAGTACCTTGTGACAGAAGGCACCACAAATATTGCTTATTCGTCGTATGACGGAATTAACTGGATAAGACAAGTTCTTCCAGGGTCAACATGTAAGAGTTTACGTTATATTAATAACATATGGGTAGTGGCTGACAATAGTGGTGTTATATATTCGTCTGACGCATTTAATTGGACTGTCAGTTCTACAGGTTTTACAACCGAGTCTATCAAGTACGGCAATAACTTATGGGTTGCCGGTGGAAATAGTTCGGGTCAACTTAGCACATCCCCCAACTTAGTGACTTGGACAACAAGGACTTCACCGTTTAGTGTTTCTGCAAAAGATTCACACTGGAATGGTTCCATGTGGGTTGCGGTAGGAGCCGGAAGTTCACATAGTATCGCAAGATCAACTGATGGAATTACTTGGACTGGAATGGGTAAAACCATATTCACAATCATAGGTTATACTGTCATTTACGCAAATAATTTGTGGCTTGCAGGCGGAGCCGGTGGAAATTGCTTAGCAACAAGTACAGATGGAATCAACTGGACACCTCGTGCAACGAGTATTTTGTCGACAAGTTCCGGTGTGTATAATATCGCTTGGAATGGCTCTTTATTCGTTGCTGCAGCGTATGATCCGCATGTCATAACTTCGCCGGATGGAATTAACTGGACTTCTCGTGGCAAATCTTTTCCCGGTTATCCAACAACTGTGGTCTGGACGGGTTCTTACTGGATTGTCGGAGGTCAAAGTGGCTATGTCGCTTTTTCGAATGATGGAATCACATGGTCGACTAAAAGATTAGCGAGTAATGTCAACTCGATAGCAATGAATCCAAGTATAAACTATCCAAGTGTAACAAAAGCATTTGACAAATCGACCTTTAACAACGACTCGAGTTTAATTGTCGACGAATTTAATGCCAGTTTCCCAACTGGTCATTTGTTAAAGGAAAATGTGATAAACAAGAATCCTGCACTCCAGCTCATTCGATCTGGTTTTGTCGCACCCTATTCTCCAGCATACACTGGAAATACGTTCTCATTCTTCTCGGTCATCAAGTTCAATATGATGTACAGTTCTCCTCGTTTCCTCTCATTCGGAACAGGATCAACCGTGAATGATGGATCTTCCAGTTCTGGTTTCATGGTTTCTGGAACACAAACAAGTGCAACCGATTATGAAATCGCCTTGTGGAGAAATAATGTCAAGTTCACGATTTCAAATATTGTTCTCGATACGCCTTACTTGATCTCCGGTTATTTTAACGGATCTTCTGTCAGTGTAGGTGTCAATGGAACATACACAACATACGATTGCTCGGGAAGCTTCAGCATCCAAAAGGTCGGCATTGGTGTAAGTACATTTGACAACTCGGGAACAACTCACTCGACTGATTTTGGAGAAATTCTCACATTTGCAACTTTGCCAACCTCGAGTCAACGCCAGAAGGTCGAGGCCTATTTGGCGCAAAAATGGGGCTTATCAAGTTCTTTGCCAAGCAATCATCCATACAAGCAGTCGCTCGACACGTTCTCGCCCGTTTATATTCCCCAGTCCAACAACTCTGGATATGCAGGTCGCATTTTACAAACCAATCCAATGGTTTACTACACAATGGAAGAGACCGGCACCAAACTTGGCAACTATGCAACTGTCGAAAAGTTTGCAAATGGCACATATTCGAGTTTCCCCATATACGATGCGAGTATCAGTGCCGGAACAATTGTAGTAAGCAGCTCCGATTACAAATTTGGCGCGAAATCATTGGAGTTCCCTGGAACTACGCATACAGGATCAGTAACTCTCAGTCCTATGACACTTTCGAATGGAAACGCAATCACTTTGTCGGCTTGGGTGAAATTCGCATCTCTCGATACAGTTCCTCGCACCGTAGTCTCGCTTACAAATTCGACCGACTCCATTAATTTGGCCGCCACTGCAAGTAACTACTTGGTTTACCGCAAAGATATTTCATATAATGTTCCGATTATACCTGCGACAAATACTTGGACACATATTGTTGCAAGCAATCCGAATATTGGAACAAACAGTTGGACTGTTACTGTTAATAAGATTGCAAATACAAGTAATATGAATATTGCGTCAACTACTAACAACATTTATACAAAATCCGCTATTGGCATGGACGCCTCTTCCAACTCTCAAAAGATGGACGGTTTCATCGACGATGTCCGCATTTTTAACTCGACGTTGTCTACTGCACAAATCTCTCAACTATACGACGGAAAATTCGATATTAATGCACTTGTTTCTCATTACACATTCGACACGGTCAAGGGCAACTCGTTCGCCAACTTTGCCTCCGGTTCGGTTGTATACGATGCGTCAATCACCGACATCAGTCTTCAAACAAATGTCGGCAACCGTCTTGGTATTGGCTGCTTAACATTCCCATCGGTAAACAGTACCGGCAGCATTACTCTTGGGCCGGTCGACTTGACTGCAGATCCAAGCAATGCCACAATTTCCACTTGGGCAAAGTTCTCATCTCTCGATACAACTCCAAGAACCGTATTTTCGTTAAAGAGTGCCGCAAACAAGTCCATCACATTGTCGGCAACTTATCAAAACTACTCTTTCGTATACAAGACCAGCACTACAACGAATATTGTCAATCTCCCTGGAACCAACTTGAATACTTGGAACCACATCGCAGTCGAAGTGAACAATGGTTCTACAAACACTTGGATACTCTATCTGAATGGCACAAAGACTACATTCACAACAGACTCGGCTTCGGGTCTCGCTCTACCCGCCGTCGACTTTGGCAGCATCTTTACAACCAACACAATCGGCGTCGATGGATCAATCAACCGAATGCATGGCTTTATTGACGATACCCGTATATACAACAAGGGTCTCACCGACGCTGAAGTGCTGGGCGTATTCAATACCGACTTTGTCTTCACAACCGAGACAATCAAGAATCTCAATATTGGCGGACCTGTCTCGACAACCATCAATATGGCACCAATCGATACAATTACATATGGCACAACATTGTCCGCGTTCATCAGTGGAACAACCGCATCTGCCGCAGGTACCTTGAGTTTCTTTATCAATGACGCATCTGGTGAAGTTTTAACAAGTTCGACCGTGTTGAATGCAGGAACATACAATATTTATTGCGAACTCGCGCCCACCGATGCGGCTGCCTTCTTGCCTGCGTCCGCGATTAAACAGCTTGTTGTTGATAAGGTGGCGACTACTGTCACGCTTCCAGCTTCGATCAACACATTTGCTTATGGAACAACAATGGCCGCTTTTATCAGTGGAACTACTACATCTGTTGTAGGCACAAAATCATTTTATGTGAATGACCCATCGGGACAATTGCTTGTAAGCTCCACCGCGTTAACTGTTGGAACATATACAATTTACTGCAAATTCGATCCTTCGAGCTCAAACTATGCGCCCTCGTTCGCAACCAAACAGCTGATTGTTACCCAGAAACAAATCACAGTTACCTATGGACCCCTCACAGCAATCACGTACGGCACAAAACTCACAAGTAAATTGACCGCATCGTTGAATCCAGCTACAGATGGCTCAATGAACTACTACATTGCTGGTGTTCCAGTTTCTAGCACAACTGTTTTGGACGCGAGCTCGCATGTGATAACCGCCACATTCACCCCCGCCAGCTCAAATTACCTTGCCGGATCTGCCACTGCAACTCTTGTAGTCAACAAAGCAACAACTACAGTCACTTATCCTACCTTGCAAAGTGTCTTTTTCAATGCACCGATTGGCAGTGCGTCTCTTAGTGCAACTGTGACTCCAACCATTGACGGAACCATGGCCTACTTTACGAATAGCACATTTACCAACCAAGTATTTGCAACGACAACTTTGGCCCAAGGTACGTACACTTTGTATGCACGATTTACCCCGACGTCATCCAACTATTCAGTCTCATCCGCTTCGTCATCACTTCTTGTCAAGGGAATCACAACCCCGACCATCACTTTCCCCAATATGGGTACCATCGCCGCATACACAACTCTCGAGTCGTTCATTAATGGTACAACAGCCGGAGGAGTGGACGGAACCTTTGTTTTCAAAAAGAATGATACCAATGGTGAAGTATTGACAGCCACATCTACATTCAACACTCTTGGAAGTTTTGTGGTATTTTGCAGTTTCTCTCCCACAAATACCGATTTGTATCTACCAGCCACTGCTACCTATACAGCAACCGTGAAATTCACCCCATCATTCTTGTTCAACCAGCGACCCTCGTCGACCATTACATACGGCACGAATTTGTCCGGCACTGTTTTGGCTACTACCGTTGGCCAGTTTAACAATGCAAGTATTCCCGGAACTGTCACATTCTCCAACGGCATTAGCACTGCATCCATCTTGACATCCGGCATTTACACAGTAACCGCAACGTTTACTCCCACAAGTTTGTCCGAGTACAATGCGGTAACCACAACGAAGCAAATCCTTGTCAACAAACAGCAAATCACCGTGATGATTACGAGTCCATCCGTAAAAGCTGCCCTTATCAAATCCACACCGATCGATTGCAGCTACCAGATCTTCGGACTTGTACCCGGCACTGGCGACACATTTGAGAACTCGGTCTCGGGAACTATTGTTAACAAGTACATGACTTCGGATGAGTCGCAGGTTCTAACTGCCCAACACGTATACAACACGACATTCAGCGGCGCCTCGCAAACCTACAAGATTGCCGCCGACATTTTGAATTTCAGTTCGACCAAGTACACGTTTACATCCCAGTCATACACGTTCACAATTAACAAGATTACGCCCACAATCAGCTATACAATTGCCTCTGGAAATAAGACTCTTACATACGGTACAAAACTCGGTGCGAATCAGCTCAATGCGGTTGTTACTTTCAATGGAGCGCCGGTTACATCTGGATCGATTGTATACACGCGTAGTGCCTTTAACATGAGTCAAACTGTTGACTCGCAAACCGCACTTGACGTTGGACAACACAATTTGTATGCCTACTACTCTGACTCGGTTGGAAATATCTACAACAGTGTAAACACATCGGCAGTTTTCGCCAATCAAATCACAATTGTAAAGGCAACGCCCACTGTCTACTTCCCCAACATCAAGTCAATTTTGGCCGGCACCGATTTGATCAGTTTACTTGATTACACATTTGCCTCTCACAATTCCAATATTATTGACGGCACATTCGAGTTTAGTTATGTGAACCAAAGCGGCGCAAGTGTAACAATCAATGCACTCACTATTCTCACAACGCCACCATCAAGCTACACAATTTTCGCGTCATTCTTCCCCACAGATGCCACTCGATATAATAATACATCGGGAAGCACAACACTGATCATAAGCGACCAGCCAACGACAACAAGTGCAACCGCAAAATTGCAAACACCTTTTGTCTACGGAAAGAATTTTAACGATTTGTATACAATCAGTGTGTCCCCTTCAATTGCTGGAACTTACGCATATTACGATGATGTGATTGACTTTGATCCCACAAGCATTATTGATGCAGGAACTTATACCGGATACACAGTTGTCTTTAATCCTACAAGTACTGTTTATGCATCATCACTCGTCAACGTCACATTTACCATTGAGAAAGCCGATGTCACACTTTCTTATCCCACGTCTCCCACTTTCGCGTATCTTACTCCCAATTCATTCAACTTGGTACAACCGACAATGACCCCCGCCGGAGTGGATGGCCAGATGCAGATCTTTTTGGATTCTTCGTACACAAACGAGTTTACAAAGGACAGCATTCTTGAAATTGGAACACACACTTTGTATGCTCGCTTTACTCCCACAAAGAACTACAATGTTGCAACTGCAACCACTACGGTTACTGTGACAAAGATCCCTACAAGTTTGTCGCTTGCCACTCAAACAACGAGTATCACATACGGAAACACGATTGGCCCATCCTTGAGCAACAGCGTAGTCGGCGGAATCGAAGGTATAATCGGTTATTTCTATGACGCAAGTTACACGCAGGTTGTTGGTCCAACCGATGTTTTGAATTTTGGTACACACATCATCTATACAAAGTTTGAGCCAACTGATGCAATTTATGCAAACTCGTATGCTACGCACACATTCAATGTTGCCAAAACCACAATGTCGATTACTTTCCCCGCACTGGCTTCAATTACGTATGGCGACACACTCGCGTCGAGTTTCACTGCAACCTCGACAATCGACGGTTCCATGAATTATTACATCAATAGTGTACAAGTCTTCGCAAACACACTGCTCAATGCAGGTACATACACGGTTCAAGCAGTTTTTACACCTACAAATGGAATGAACTATAGTACCCCCACCGTATCTGCATCTCGCCCTCTTACCGTCGCCAAACAAGCGACTGTGATCACATATGCACCTGCAAATATTATTAGTGGTGCCACATTGGCGGCAAGCATGACTGCCACAGTTACGCCGAATATTGATGGCGCTTTCCGATACTTCAACGGCACCACCGAGATATTCAGTACAACCGTTTTGAGTGCAGGCAACTACAGTGTTTACGTGACATTCACCCCAACCAACTTGACAAACTACACAAGCTCATCGATGACTGCCCCGTTGGCCGTGATTACTCCTATACAAAATACAATCGCCACTGAAAATGTTCAACAGATTCAGAGTGCTGTGAATAATCAAGTTGTATCGATCGTTACGCAGAACGAACTGCTACCACCAACATTGGATGTAAAAGTAAATATCTTGCCGGCGGGTGAAACCACTTTTGTTAGTACTTCGACCAGCTCAACTGTGTCAAATGTTCAACTTACTTTGTTGGACGGTAGTATGAATTCCAGTTTGCGCATCGTAGTTTCTGCGTTGACTTTGAACTTACCAACCAAGTCCAATAGCCCTGCCATCTTTTTCAAAATATATGACGAAACCGGAACCAGTGTCGTGAATCCGAATATGAGAGTAGCAACTATTGTTAGTATACCACAGTTTAAGGGCTTAACTCAGTACCTCTACTTGTTGCGTTTGCAAGATGTCGGCGGGGATTTCGACGGAACCAAGATTCCACTCACTTCAGTGAATCCAACCGATTCTCAAAATATTCAGTTCAGTGCGGTATTTACAAGCAACTCGTTCTATGTAGCCGCTCTACAACAACCGGCGTCCAATTCAAGCGAGGGTGTCATGGTATCGAACATGTATACATTCAATGCAGTTGGTGGATTCGTCATGGAGCGCGGGTTCGACGACATTGCATTCAGAGAGGATGCCGCGATCGAAACGTACGATGTCACTGACTCGGTTCAAGTATTGTTTGATGTTGCAACATTTAATACAAAGTTGGGTATTATTAAAAATACGGCCAACACGCAACTTGTATCGACACAGTTTAATCCAGTCACAGATCAATTTGAGTCGAACAATGTGGCGATCGACACGGTGACCCTTTCGTCGACCGAATTTGTAAATGGACTTGTGAAACCCGAGCAGATCATATCCGTCGGCAGATATACAACATTGTATTCTGACTTTACAAACTATGTTGCAACCTACTTTGGTTTCGACGGCGGATTCTCATCTCTATTTACTGCAGCATCTGAGTTCTCGATTGATGGTGATAACCACTTCGACAGCAACTCCATGTTGTCGTTGTTAACTGGAACAACAGGCGACGGCACTGGCGCTTACATCCACGATCTTTCCGGCCAGATCACCATTGTAAATATTACGAAGTCTTTGAGGCACGCAGTCAATACAAACTGTTTTGGAAACAGAAATCCAAGTAATGGAGGAACTGCAGTTGATCCGGCAAATAGCTCCAACTACGGTGTTGCCGATGGGTTTGTCGCGGGCGATTTGGTCTGGGTTAATGCAGGAACATTAGTCAAACTCAATTTGAATATTGATACGGAGGGGTTCAATCCAGTAAACAATGTGGGTCCTCAGAATACTTTGCTGCAAGTGACAAACTACACATCGGGTAACTTTTCGCGAGAAACAACGGCGACGACGACAAATATTAATCGATCCGTTCGCGCGCCTTTGCTTCTCAAACTGGTAAACAAGTCGACGATCGATGCTTTGTAAAAAAAAAAATAATACGATACAACTATAAAAAAACTTTTATTGTATTATTTGAAAGTCCGAATTAAAAGTCCGGATTATCTGTAAAAACCGGCGCCACAAGCGGCAAAGCGTTTTGCTCAGTCATGGCCCCAAAGAATCCATTGATCGTCGAGTTCATCGACAATACGGCAAATGTCGCGACAAACGCAGACCCGCACACAATTGTCGCATCGCGAATCAATTCTTTGATAGGACGCATTTCCTTATGCACATACTTCATCTCGATTATTTTCGCCAAAATATACAAAACCGTCGTGATAATTACGATTGCAACAATGATTTCCATACTTATACAATAAAATATTTTCAAAAACTTGATTTTTAACCGCGCTAAAAATTAAGTTACAAAAAAAAACACATATTTTATTTACATACTTTTTTCTACTAAAGATGCAATCGCGGTAATTGACGGATCGTTTAATTCGAAACGAACCCCAATTATTCTCACCCGTATTGTATCCTTCTCAACTACTTTCTCGAATTCGGGGTTCGCCTGGTGATGGTCTCTCGCCACAAATATGGTTATTGGAACATTATCCGCTTCATCCACAACTTGAGCATGAATGCCCGCCTTTGTCACATTGTGCACAATACAATCCATCTCGATATCCTTCACAGGGTAACATACCATACACTTGAAAACCACTTGAAATTCTACGTGATCATCTTTGATCAGTCCACTTGAATACGATATTATTTCAACTGTTTTGGGTTTTATAAAGCCTTCGTCGACACATTTCCCCTCGACTGTGTGCTGAATTCTTTTTTCCAAATTATCTTTTACATTTTTTCCAATGTCGGTTATTTTCAAGACAACTTTTCGAGACAACAAGGATTCAATGTACGGATTATTGGTCATTTTTCTTTATTGTATATACTTAGTCGTTGTTTTTTTATGATTACCTAGACGCATAATTCATTTCCTCCGCTTTTAAAAACCATTTCTTGTTGTTCACCTTTTCGGATGTTAGACGTCGGAGATACAATTCGAGGACTCCGCCGAACGCAAGATGTGTCATATTATCTGAATTTCGTTGTGGTCTTTCTTTTGTCGTTGCTGTGTCATACCAATACTTTGATCCCGTCATCTCGAGAATGTCATTCATCTGTTGTATCATGTCGGTTTTTGTATTCCCACTATTCATTTTAAACTCTTCGTTCTCGATATAACCAAAAATGTTGGAAACTTCGTCCATATCGACAAAGAATCTGTTTCTGTACATATCGTCCTCTTTATCCATCATCATCGCGACAAAATTGTCGTTCAGATTGTAAAATATATTTTTACGGTTTCTTGCCAATACAAGACAACTGCGAATGCCATCTTTCACTGTCAAAGAATCAAAGTATTGTTGTATATGTTTTTCAAGGGGTGAGCTAGATACAAAATTTGGCGATTTTATGTGTTTTGCAAGCGTAAGACGTTTTTCGTGGGACATTGTATCCAACGCGTGGTCGACAACATATTTTTTTACCAACTCTGGACCAAGACCATGTAACTCTAAATATACAACAACTGGTACCAAACCGGTCATTGAATTTAAATTCATATACCAATCCTTGCTGGGTTGAAAATTGAAATTTTCGGCAGTTACGATACCAAGTGATGTATGTATTTCGTTGATTATTTTGTCGCCATCTGTGTCGGTTTTTTGTATATGGTCCAATAAATCTATATTGGGTTCTGCGTTTACCTTTGGTTCCACTTCGTTTGTCGCTTCGTTCTTTGGTTCCACTTCGTTTGTCGCTTCGTTCTTTGGTTCCACTTCGTTTGTCGCTTCGTTCTTTGGTTCCACTTCGTTTGTCGCTTCGTTCTTTGGTTCCACTTCGTTTGTCGCTTCGTTCTTTGGTTCCACTTCGTTTGTCGCTTCGTTCTTTAGTTCCGCTGCGCTCATGTTTTCCATTACAATTATAACTTCAATTCCTTGTTTTTTAGTTTTCTTTGCATGACTTGTCTTCTTTTTCTTTTTATGGGTTCGGCTCATTTGTATTATTTGTATAATATACAATATATCTAGAAATACATTTTTGTATTCATGTTTCCGTAAATACAAAATAAAAAGGGAGGTGTTATAGGGGGTGAGCGAAGCGGTTCCCCTACTACTGGGAAACCATAATCGATTTTTTCAGCAGCAAATCAATGTTCAACAGCATCTTTTTTTTCTCTAAATTGTATGGACGTATCGACGCAATACACTCCAAACATGATTTCCATTTGATGTCGCTGATCTCATAATAATCAACCGCATTCAGTGGCTCATCGTCCAAAAATGTCAAAAAGTACTTGTGTTTGTATGACTTATAGTTGGAACCACAAAAGATCTCTTCAAATGGTGCAATATTCTGAATTATATTTCGTCGTTCCAGATGAAAACCAGTTTCTTCATTAAACTCGCGGATCGAACAATCCAAATCGGTCTCGTTGTAGTTCTTGCGGCCTTTCGGAAATCCCCATTCTTGCTCTTCCCAGTCTGTCGGCGACGCGTCCACCAAATCTGCAAGTGTGTAAAAGTCAGCAACACCCACATAAACCCCATTCCTCAACTGGTTGAACTTCTCCCGCGAAACATGTTTTTCATTCCGATGATGACTCTTGTCGTCACCCCAGATCGCTGCCCACACTTCGTCGAATGACTGCGTTTTTAACATTTGTTTCTCTGCATTCGTCATTTGATAAATCATATTGGCAATATAAAACCGATTCTCAACCAGGTATTTGCCACGCATAAAATCGATGAAACCAAGCGTGTGTCGCCGACGTATCATAAGATACTCAATCTGGTTTGTATCTTTATTTTTCCGAATGGCGATAATGCCATTGCTTATAATTGGCAGTCGGCATTGATAAAATCCGTGCCCTTTTTTACCGCAGTTATTGCAATATGTGTTGTGATCCATTATTTTTTTGTATATGTTCAGGTTGATGTAATATATTATCGGTATTTCTATATACTTTTACGGATGTTTGATGCAAAAATTTGGGGACCGCACTACTGGTTTTTCATGACCACAGTCGCAATGACCTTTCCCGACTTTCCGAACGAAGTTTCAAAGCGCAAATATTACGACTTTTATATGAACTTGCCTATTTTTATACCAGACCCAGAAATGGGCAACCAGTTTAGCGCAATGCTCGACAAATATCCGATTACACCTTACTTGAAAAGCAAGGACTCGCTATTGCGGTGGGTTAATTTTATTCACAACAAATACAACGAACTCTTGGGTAAGTTGCCGATGTCCTTGGACGAATCCATGCGCAGTTACCTTGATAACTACATGCCCAAACCGGTGCACTTGCACCAGTCCCTCAAAATGCGGCGCTACTATTTGCACGTCGCATTTATTCTCATTTGTCTCGGTGTTGTATATTACTACCTTTAAAGGAAACCTACGGTAAGGCACCTCCGGAGCGTCTCTCAACGCGACGCACTTTTAAGGTGCCGATGGTGGAACGCCGAAGGCGTTCATTCCTTTTGATCCTTCCCTTTTGATCCCTCCTTCCCTTTTGATCCCTCCTTCCCTTTTGATCCCTCCTTCCCTTTTGATCCCTCCTTCCCTTTTGATCCTTCCTTCTCTTTTAATCCCTCCTCCTTCCCTCTTTTCCACAAGGTTATGAAACAGCTTTTCTTCATCTTGTATATACAAGCCATGCGCATTGAACTCTTAATTTTTGGAATCACTGCCTTTATTATTGCAAACATTTACACCGACGGAAAATATTGGAAACTGCTTCAAACAAATCAAAAGTACTACAAAATGGCTGGAGTTGCTTTAGGTGGTTTGATGATTTACGTGTTGTTCAAAAAATTCCCATCCAAAGCCCACGAAATCATCAGGGGTTCCAATGAGTACATGAAGTATTTGCCAGTCGACAAGGAGACCATGGGAATGTTGAATCCGATCTTGGACTTTACTTCGAAACAAAATATGTACAATGAAAACGCCGGAATGATGCCAATCCTCCCACTCGGTCAGGACCGATCTACCGAAATTCTCATGAATTCGGGTCGACAAACCGGTGGCGGCATTGCAGGAGATAAGCCAAAGGCTACTAAACGCTCCGTCAGCGAAACCAAAAAGAAATTTGTCGCGAGTCGTCAAAATTGGAAATGCGGCGACTGCAACGAACAGCTCTCTGCCTGGTTCGAAGTTGATCACAAAGTTCGCCTCGAATATGGTGGCAGCAACCATGTCGACAATTTAGTTGCTCTCTGCCGCGAATGCCACGGCCGCAAAACAACAATGGAAAATTTATAGTAATATACAGTATAAATGAATCCTCCTCCACAAGAACCCTCGCCGATTCTTGATATATACAACTATGTCGAGGCGTGTGTCAAATCCAATATTTTATTCATTTCCGCCGCAATTTATTTAATCATTCTCATGTACTTTATTCGAAAAGACCCCGACCAACTGTTTGAGTCTCAATACTTTTATACAGTTATCATCGTGTTCCCGGTATTGATGTGCATGATCTATTATATGAAAAAATCGAACATGTCGATCGCATTGTCCAATTTGACACTTGCCCAATATGCTCAATATGGCGGCCTTCTGATAGCGTTTGTCGGCATTTTGTATCTGTACAATAATGTCACTGTGCCTGACAACATCATCCGACTCATGACCGGATCGTTTGCGGTCATCACGTTCGCAGCTGTAATTGTCGGTCTCTCGATTTTATACAAAATTTTCTTCAATTATATCTACAAACTCGAGGGGATGAATGGCTTCATCGTGAATTTGATATTTTACATTCCTTGTATGCTGCTAAATGCACTCGAGTATTTGAACAAGGATTTTAAACAAGCCCCCTTCGCAGTCTACGTGCTTTTGATGGTCGAAGTTGTATTACTTCTCGTGTATTTGTATTTACCCAAGATTATTAGTTTTATATCAAACTCGTTGGTTGTGAAAGACGGCAAGCCAATTTTAGAAGATCCGATGATAATAAGTCGCAAAGAAAATCTAACGAGTTACATCAAACTCAATGATGCAAAACCGGATGATCTTGTGAACAACAAGTTTGCCATCTCCATGTGGGTTTATGTGGTTCCGATCCCACCCACGACATATCCATACAACAGCGACGCGACCATTTTCGAGTACGGAAGTTACCACCCGCGACTCATTTACAACGGCGCCACCAACAAATTCAAGTCATTCGTGAACCAATCCACGTCCTATGAATTTGACATGCCTCTTCAGACATGGAACCATGTTGTATACAATTATACAAAATCAAGTGTCGATTTATTTGTTAATGGCGAGCTTGTATCAACTGTGAACCAGCGAAACACTGGACTCGAAAATTTGAATAGGGACGACATTGTTTGCATCGGCCAAGAGAACGGACTCACGGGTGGCCTTTGCAATGTGGTTTACTTCAAGAAACCGCTGTTCCAATATGAGGTCAAAAATTTGTATGAACTATTTAAAGGCCGAGACCCGCCTATTTGAGACACCACTTTCTTTTTGTATACGCAATATGTATATATGCTTGATCCATCTGAAGGAGGTGTCGAGGTTCCGTCCACTCTGAATCCCGGAAAAACAGCCTATTTGCGCTACTATGTTATCGAAAACCCCCAAAACGAACTCGACGAACAGTTTATCGAATCGTTGTACGGTTTAGATACAATCGGGACTTTAACAGAGGCCGACAAAAATATACAACAATATTTAGATATACGTCTTCAAAAATTTTGTGTACTTTGGAACTACTTGTCGCAATCTACGGAAAGATGCAACTCCTTGTTCATTCTTTCGGGGACAAATAAACACGATGCTCAGTTACATAGTGTGATAACATTTTATTGCGAAAAAGTTGGAAACAAACCCACTCTTATTATTGATGCATTTTGTTCAAACCAACTTTTGAAAAAGAAAGTTGACAATCACGGTGGGCGAATATTGTTTGAAGCAATCAACCAAGCCTGCAAGAAAATGAAAATTAAGCAGATTGATCTCGAGGCTGTGGATGAAGCGATTCCATGGTATTTATCGAAAGGATTTGTTCACAATTTCAATAAAAAGGACGAAGGTTTGACACAAATGAAAAAACGGGTTTCGTGGTCATCGCGGTCTCCTTGGTCTTCAAGTCCGATGAAACCTGTGAAAAAAAACGTGAAAGTGGTAAAAAATCCAAGAAAGAAACCTGCGAGAAAAACATCAAAAGTAGTGAAAGAACCAAGAAGCAGAGCTGCGAAAAAAACATCGAAGACGTCTCCTGTATCTCCTAAGAAGCCTGTAAAAAAAACATCGAAGAAGTCCCATTCATCATCTTCGAATAGACGGTTTTGGGATAATTTTTATGCATCATAAATATCTTAAAGGGGGGATAAGGACGCTTCGGAGCATCGCAGATGTTCCCTCCGGTCGCGAAGCGACCTTTTGTTCCCTTAAATATTTTCCCTCTCTATAATAAATAAATATGTTTTGCGGCCAATCGATTGAATCAGCTTACCCAATAATCAAAGAAACTATCCCCCAATCTAATTTAGGATATTATGCAAACAACCGCTACCAGGGGTTTCCCCCCTTGATGAACGACGGGCGTTCCATCATCGCCGGCAGTCGATCCGAGACTCTCCTCCACAACTCCATCGTTAAACAGAGCGGTGAGACCAACAATGCCAAGTATCGCCAGTACATGATCTCCAATGCCCGAAGTATTATGGAAAACGACTTTAGAAATGCCAGCAACGATGTAGGATACTATGAGCGATTTATTGACCATATTTCGACAGGTGCCACTGGCACCCCCTATTTATATAGCTCCGTCATTGATACAAAACAACCACTTGGTTACACCGAGTCAGATTTGAAAAGTATTTATTTGTCGCGAGAGCAGTTGGAGGCGAGACGTGTTGCACCCCGAATCTAATTAAGGGAACTACGTGTAAGGCACCAAAGGGTGCCGAAGGTGGAACATCTTCGATATTCACTCCCTCCTTTATAATATTTACAAATGAAATGCTTAAAATATTATTTTTTTTAATAATACTTTACAAATAGTAGGTGAAAAAAGATATCTGAATTAAAGGAGGGATCATAAGGGAACCTTCGGTTCCCTTAGAACCTAGACCACGCCGAATTATTGTATCCACTTATAACCATCATTTTGTCGCGATTCGCCTTCCAAAACTCTACCTTGGCATCGAGCAGCTCGTCTTCCTTCGACTTGGGATAAATTCTATCTTTCTTCGCATCCATAAGAGCCTTCTCCGCATCGGTCATCGGCGGCTTCACGCCATAACAGTTGACACCAAATCTCACATTCGGATTCGAAAAGTAGCCGCCATTCACGCCGGGTCGTCCTAAATCATGTTCATGTCCTTTTACTTTTTGCAGCTTTTCCCAGGTTGCCTTTTGTGTGGGGAAATATGCGTGCTGACCCTCGCTCCAACCATATGTCGACCATTCCGCCCCATTGTTGTATGCCTCCTCGACCTCATCATATGTTGCGAGTCTTGATCCCATCGCCTTGCAAACTGCTTTGGCGTCTTCGTATGAATAAAGATTGTTCGAGACGTTGAAGACTTCGTTTTTTTCTTTTGGCGGCGCAGCAACGACAGATCCGTTGCTGTCTAATGTTATAGCCGGCGCAGCCGGCAGCTGTGAATCGCCAAATATGACGGCAACAATATCAATTTTTAACACGTACTTGAAAAATTGGATAAAGGCGAGAATAAACAACAGCAAATATGCATTGGACTCTAAAAATGAAATGGTCCATGGTTTTGATTCGGGTGTCATTTGGATTCCAAATAAATAAATGCCGGTGTACAAGACAACTATGAATATTGCTACTCCAAGAATTGAGTAAGCGTTGTTTAGATACCCTTTGGTCGATCTCAAAATATCATCCCAGTATGTATCTTGCTGCGAGGGCGGCAACGAATAGTAATAAATAAAAGCTCCGCCTACGATGACTGCAATCAACACAAAATCGATAAAACTGGCTTTTGTCGATTGCTGTGCTACATCTTCGCTTGCAAAGAATAGCGACATCATGGCATTGAGTACAAAATATAAAATAAGGACGCTGATTCCTAACAGCACAGTTTGTGGATTAAAAATATTATCTTTAGAAAAACTTTTTGTTTCCGATTTAATAGTATTTCCAGGAAGGTCTTTTGTTGACATTTATATGATATTAAAGCATATTATTTCGTGCCTAAACTTCCAGGCGTTTGTAGAACAAACAATAACTGCTCGATGAAATCACAGATTGCTCGCCAATCGCATCCAATTTGCCGTCGTTAAAATGCACCCAACCTCGCCCGGTCTTTATGTACGACGTATAGTGTCCGCCCGACGGCGTCCCGATATGATTCGACACGGCGAAAAGCTCATAGACGTACTTTTTCGCATCGTAACCCTCTACATACTTGGAGAGGTTCAGATTGTCCAAGGGGCAGTCGACAACGTCGTCGATCCGGCTGATACGCCCGCGACTATTCACAGAGAATCGCTTCAATGTGATGATCAAGGTCTTGGGGAGACTCCAGAAAAAGGTTCGCTTCGATACGTCCTCTTTAGCCCCTGTTGTATCGTTAAACCACTGGTTGTCACCCGTCATCGACTCGGCTTTCACAAACAAGTCGAAACAATCATACAAAGACTTGTTGCCTGCCGCATCGGGAATCGGCAAATCGATCATGAAAAATTGCTCGGGCTTGTGAGAACAAATCTTTCCTTCGGCATTTTTGATTTCTGTAACCGAAATTCCGTAAAACATGGCATAAATCTCCGAGTACTCTTTTTTGTATATATCACTCAACATATTGCAACACTTTACCGCAATGTTGTCGAGCTCGGTTTTCGGTTTGCCGCTTACGCTGATTTTGACCGGTCGCGCGATCGCCGTGTGGAAACAGTTGATGATGAATCGCAAGAACTCTGTGACGTCATTTTGCGCCCACCCCGTAAAAACTTCGATCCCTTTGCGCGTGGCGATTTCGTGCACCGCCTTGACAAAACGCATCGGATTCACCACGCCGTTGCCGGACCACATGAGTTCAGCGAGTGCCTTCCATTCCAGCAAAATGCGGCATTCATCCATGGCTTTGTTTGTATCTAACAACTTTTGTACGACTGAGCTTTTAAAAATATTGTGCAACTCAATTGTGTGGGTGAGTATCTGTACACAAGAATTAAGAAAACACGTGTTGCCTAAATTTGCCAATCCTGTGTATCCGTCCTCTGAATAATTTTTATCTGTTATGTTCATTATAAAGGAAACCAAGGTTTCCTTTAAATCCTTCCTTTTATTTTTTTAATTTACTTACAAAAAAGGAAACCAAGGTTTCCTTTAAATCCTTCCTTTTATTTTTTTATTTTACTTACAAAAAAGGAAACCAAGATTTCCTTTAAATCCTTCCTTTTATTTTTTTTCGTTGAAGTTATATGGATTACAAAAAAGAAAGGAAGGATTTAAAGGAAACCTTGGTTTCCTTTATTATAGAATGGAAGCCGCCGATATTTTGCGAATTATTCATGACTACAATTACAATCAAGATCGATACAATCGGATTATGTTATCATTGATTGGGTTGATCCGAGACGCCCGCCGCGATGATAGCAGAAGCAGCAGTGCAGCTATCGATCTTTTCGGACTATTGCCAACGTTTCGTTTTTTTGATTTGTCCGGGTCCATTATCGATCCGAGCGGTTCCGTTCTCGATCCGCTTGGATCGCGTCCTGGTCTGAGTACCGATGAAATCGAAAATGGGACCAGCACATATGGCTACCAAATCCTTGATAACACGCAACACACATGTCCAATTACTCTTGAAGTCGTTAACGAAGGTGAAGCCGTTACAAAAATAAACCGATGCGGGCATATTTTCAAAGAAGCCGCATTGCGGCGCTGGTTCGAAAATCATTCTCGATGTCCCGTCTGCAGAGGCAATGTTTAGACAACAATTATCTTTACTTATATTATATACATGTCAATAGTTGAAAATATTTTGCAAATAAAATCCGGAAAAAACACTTTTGCGCTTAAAAGTAAAACACACATGCGCGATAAAGACATTTTGTATACAACACTTCAGGTTGGTGGAGATTACTTAGACTGTGTAAATGTAACAATTTTGTATAACAACAACATACCCGTATCTGCAAAAATGCCACATGTAATGTATGATGAGCATTGTGTTATAAATGGTAAAATGCAACATGGAGATGGTTCAAAAGATATGATACAGAGTGTTATTTTATATATAAAACAACACTATCCAACAATTAAATTTATTGATTATGATGATATGTCTTCCATTGAATGTGCATCAGAAAAAGATCTGTTAAACACCACAAACTTGAAACGAGGTTCAAATTTGAAACCAATGTCTTTGTATAACTTATCGATTGCATACAATGGTCAAACCTGGTACGAAAAATATTTTGGAGCAGAACAACAAAATCCAGATAAACATGCAAAATACAAAGAACGCGTAAAACTTATTTTGCACGACAAACAATCAAAACCTGAAAATTTCAATAGTTTCCTACAAATTGCCCGCGCACCTTCAACCGACTTTGACGAGTTATTTGAATATTATAAAACATCAGAAACTTACAGTGACTTTTTTCACTTCATTCCAAAACCAGATCGATGCAGAATACTCAGACCTTGGATAGACAATTTTATGAGACATTATTTGAAAGGAGTATTTTCTAATTCAGATTGGAAAATACCAATTATCAAGAGTTTGGGTGGAAACCGTCGTCGTCACACACAAAAAATCAAAAGCAAACAATTTTATGTACCTTCACATATCAGATTGAACAGTTCGTTGAGTCAAACAGATTTAGGTCTTTCGATTTCACAAGTGTAAAATGATAAAGCTACCTTATTTAGAACAAGCCTTTGTTTAAAGACGTCGGCAGTCCGTGGCCAAACAAAATCATGTATGCCAAAACGACCGCGCCCAATAAGAAACTTCTGTTCTCCGCCATCACTTGGCCTTGACCAAGCACGTAAATCATAAATAGGTATGCCACAATGCCAATGACGACAGAGTGCATAAACATAGTTCTTCCAGTTTCCATTTTTATTTTATACATTATGTGTATACTATAAAATAAAAATGCCATACACTATCCGCAAAGTCCGTGGTAAAAACTGCTACTCTGTCAAAAAGGCAAAGGGAAAGAAGAACCGCACCAAGTCGCGTTGCACAACCTTGAAAAAGGCCAAGGCACAAGTCCGCCTGATGAATGCTATCGATCATGATCCGACCTTTGTGCCAACCGGAAAATAAATAACTCTTGAAACAGTTTTTTTTTTCAAGAGTTATTTATTCGATATATTATTCGCTAAAAACGGTGTGATGTCGACAACGAGTTTATGAACGGGGTTTGATTTTTTTAGTTGCATTTGCTTTTTTTTTCAAGATCTGGCGTGCGCCACCTTTCTTTTGCAAGGAAAGTTCGTTCAAAAAATCATACATAATTTTTTCATCACTCATTTGCTCGGTTAACTGAGACAAAAATTTGTGTTTTTGAAATAAGGACTCATTGTTTTCGGTTTTGCAATTCGAAAGCAAACGTAAAACCGCGTGAATACGATTTCCGGGTTCTTGTTTAACATCTTCTAGAAAATTTTCGTATGAATATGGGTTATTATCTTTGATTATTTTCGTACCGAAAAACAAGGTTTTGCAAGAAACCAATACAATTGCTAGGTAATCCGGATTTGTTTTGGTTGGCGGATTTAAGGAAGCTTGGGGATCTTGTTGATATATTAGATCTTGTAAAGGCATATGATTACCATATCTTTTTGTTCCAAAATAAATAATAATCAAAATACACATGCTTATCATCGCTGCATTCCGCATACCTGGTATTCTTTCAGTAAACTCTTCTTTTTGTCTTTCATCGTTTGTTTGTGTCGAGTTTCCATCGTTTGTTTGTGTCGAGTTTCCATCGTTTGTTTGTGTCGAGTTTCCTTGGATTCCTATTTCTTCATTCGATATTTTTGCACTATCTCCTTTTTCCTCATTCACTATAGGGGGTTCCATAGATATTGTTATATCATCCGTACTAACAGATTTGCTCTGGCCCGCATGTTCTTCAAAATCTTGTTTTATCTTCTTCGCTTTTTCAACTTCACTGTTTATGCTACGCATATTTTGTTCTATTTTTTTTATAACATTTTCCGCATCTCTTACTTTATTTCTTGCATTTAACTCATTCGCGCTTTGAAAGTTCTTTTCAATAAGAATATTGTTATCTATATTTATTTTGCCTAACGTCACTTTGTTGCCATCTTTTACACTTCCAAATATAGGATTTCTTCCGTTCAAGAAAAAACCGACAATTTCTTTTCCTGAATCTTTCATAGTTTTTTTTCCGAATCCGCTCGGCTCAAAATTATTAAACTCTCCTATGTATAAATATTCGGGTGTTTCAATAGTTCCCTTGCCCTTACCATACTGTTGATCAAATTTTCCTTTATAAGTATTACCATCTTTCACCAATTGTCCATAACCCAGTGGCTTCAAATCTTGTATACTGCCTACATAATAATCACCATTCTTGAAATTAATTGTTCCTATATTTCCATACTTTTCATTTTCAAACTTCATCGTAAAAATGTTATCATCATTCGTGAATTGTTTTAACTTTTTCACTTCTCTATCATAATCCAATTTTCGCAATTCTTGAATTTGACCTTCTGCAAGCATAAATCCAGAAGCCATGTAACAAATAGTTGCTAAAAAAATAATTAATCTCAACAAGGCTCCACCGCCACCTTCAAACTGTTGTTTTTTGCGAAAAGTTTTGCCGCGTCGTCTTCCACCTTGTCGTAATCTCTTCGTGCCATAACTCGCCCTAGCAATTAAACTATTAAATACGCCGACGGTCTCCGAATCAATACCCATTTTTTGAATGTCCGGCATTGCATTTCCCAAAAATTTGTATAGAAATCTTCTAAAAAACGCTGGAGTTTTCGACATGTTTGCGGTTTTCAACTTTTCTAAAGCGCCTTTTGGACCACCATATGAAAGCATTTGGGACTCGACAAACTTTTTTATTTTTTGTGGATCTTTATTGAATTCTTTTTTAACGATTTCATATTTGTTCTCTAAACCTTCCGAAGAATCCGGAGGAGGAGGAGGAGGAATTCTTAACATTTATATATGTACTTATATATATACGCATATAAATTTTATAATTACGGCACTTATAGTGTATCGTTGATCAAGTTTTTTACTTTTTCATCAAGTCCACCCATTAAGGAAAGTCTTAAATAGCGAAAAAACACTGATTTCACTGTACTTTCATCAATTTCCGTGGTTTCGATCTTTTCTCCTGTATTAAATATCTGTAAATTTTTATAAATGTCAATATACGTTCGTGTCCCCGACTCTGGGGGGTTTGCGTGCATAAATTCGAGCATATGACACAAAAATACAAAAGATGTAAACGTACTGGTTAATTGTACTTGTTTGGATTTATCAATAATGCCATAAAACTTTTCTAAAACGTAGTTTTCCAGATCTTTATATTCAGGTTTCGAAAGTTGCGTAATCTTAGTGTTATCCGGATTATCTTTCGATTTTTCTAACCAATATTCTTTAAAATCATTGTCGGTTATTTTTGTTAATCCTGCGGCATCCGTCAATTTGGGCACATTCGGTTCTGCTTTTAGGTTGTTCACTGTTACCGTCGATTTGGTCACGTTCGGTTCTGCTCCCAGGTTGTTCACTGTTACCGTCGATTTGGTCATATTCGATTCTGCGTTTTGTTTATTCGAATTATTTCGATTATAACGGTCATATTGATTTATTAAATTCTTTATCTGATCAATTATATTGATATTTGATTCGCTAGGTGTCAAGTTATAAGTGTTTTTAAATTTTGAAACAAAGTTTTGTAAATATTTTACAGAACGATTAAATAAAAGCATGTGTTCATCAAATTCTGTATTGTTAGCAAGGTAAAAATGTTTTTTTTTCAGAAATTCTTCTAAATCATTTTCGACAGGGATATCTGGAATAACCGTATGGAGGTCAGTAAAAAACTTGTCATCGCGGTATGTTGCACTGCCAAAATTGTCGTAAACGTCATTATTAAATTTTTTTTTTTTATCGAGAATACTGATTTCTGGCAATAACTGAAATTCTTCGAGCACACTATTTTTAAATGACTTGATTTTTTCGGGGTTGTCATACCCAATTTGGTTCCACAACATTATTTCAAGTTCTGGTATCTTATCTTCTTTAATTTTTTTAAAAGGTTCTTTTTCATTATAACTACACTTTTGTGTTAAATCTTCGAGTGTAGATTTTAAAATTAAATTATAGTAAACCTGGATTGAAATCGTTAATTCTAAACTTTTTATGTAAGTGTATAAACGGTTTTCAAAATCTTTGATTATTGATGTCAAACCTGTATTATATTTTGTTTGACATATATCTTTGTTTTTATCAATTTTAAGTAACAAAAGTGCTGAGAGGACAATTTTTTCAAAAACAGGTTGGTTTTTACTGGGCGAATCATATTTTTTTAAATGTGGCTTTCCTTTTTCTGCAATAAAATTTGCAATTATTTTTGCATCATCAACCGCATTTGTGTCTTTTTTAAAAAACTCCATTTTTCTGCTTATATATAATACTCGAAATTTTTTTCGCCTAAACCAATAATTATTTGCGTCGTAAAAAAAACCAAAGCCTTTAAAGTCTGGTGTAACGAATGTATACTCTACCGATCGTCGATCATTATCCAACCTTCATTCCAACCAGAAAATAGAAGTTTTTTTGTGTACTTTTAGATTATATATACTTGAATGGTTCTTTCATCGATCTTTGCTAAAGGCGGTATGCAAAATGGCGGTGCTGCCGATTTTGTCTCTCTTATTGCAAAAAATCGTGGATTTCTCTTGAAGATCTTCTCCAATTTATTCGTTCAACTTGGCATTAGCTATTACGTAATGGAAAATACGCCACTCATCGAAAGTTTTTGGCCAACTTTTATTGGCTTGTTTGTATTACTTCTCCTCATTATAGGAACGAATCTGCCGTATTGGGTCAAGCTCCTAATTTTTTGCGTTTTTTCATATCTAATCGGACGCTTAAAGACTCGTTCCAAAAATAAGTACGACGACGAGGCGATCCATAATGCGATTTTAGGCGCAATGGGCGTTTTTGCTATCATGTTTGTTGTCGGCGCTTTGTTACCGGTTCTTGGCGACAAGGTCGGACTCGTCTTATTCATTGCTCTTCTTTCTCTTCTGATTGCGCGTATATTTACCATGTTCTCTGGAAAGACAGAAAAATATAAAAAATGGCTATCGACCTTCGGAGTCGGCATCTTCGGGCTTTATGTTGCCTATGATACCAACAATATTTTGAAACGCGCCGACTATTATCAGGGCGATTTTGTCACTGCCTCGATGGATTATTATTTGGATATTATCAACTTGTTTTCAAATATGCTGCGCTCAAATAATTAAGTAAGAGTTCATAAATTTACAAAAATGTTTTCGGAGATCTTGGAGCGACTTTCCGCGTTGGAAACGCGAGAAATTACAAAAATATCTGTTTTGGATGAGCGGCTTTCTGCACTGGAATCTCGCAATAATCTTTTAGAAAAGGAAAATGATTCTCTGAAAGAACGTATCAAATGCTTAGAAGACAACAAATTTATTAGACTTAAATTAGTGCCACCTGTAGCCGACGATGCAGTTTTTGAGTTTTCTGACAAATTATTATACTTCATTGAAATCAATATTGCCCATGTTGAAATGTATGATTCGCGCGGCGAATGTCTGTTATTACTCAATAATATACCAATTGACAAGTCGCGGCTCAGAGATATATGTATTGTCGGTGGCGCTAAAGGTGGCCAAGGCCAAGTGGGCTTGACATTATATTCACCTCTATATATTGCAAAAGAAAGTGATGGATCTGCATCGTTTTCTATAGAAGCCGTACCATATGGGGTCGAAAGAATACTATATTTTAGAGAAATATCAAATTGCAATTATAGTGTTCTTCAAAAAAAAAATTTTTATATACCATGTGATATTTCGCTATTTGATTGGCAACCGCATTCGCCAAATTTTCATCCAAACGATACACAAATTTATTACAAAATATAAATTAAGGTTCTATTATTAACAGTTAAATAAATCCATCATTAAAAAATGTTGTATTCTTTCCGCAAACTGTATAACGACTATTTAACGTCAGTCGAAACCAAAGACTTTGACCAATGTTTCCAGGATCACACTAAGATTTTGCTGCAAAATAAAAAGGATTTGTATGCGGCGCAAAGAACGATTCTTTCTTTGCGCCACAGAATGTTTATGGGATTTGAACTTACACCTTTTAACATTTCAAACGCCGATTTTTACGGCATAAAAAATAATAAAAAGGTAATTGCGAATTTCACGCCTTACTACACTTATCTCCTAATTGGGTGTTGTGAGTAATTATAATTTTGGTTTCTTCTTCTTTTTCAGGAGAAGGCAAGAAACATTCGGGACGCTTTTTTCCTGATTTTTGTAAAGTCAGCAAATATAGAATGTTCTTTGAAGCGTTTATATCTCTATCCATACAGCATAATTTACACTCGTTGAGTTTGCAACGGACTACACTGTTGATTTGAGACAATCTTGCTTTTGTATGCGTTCCATCCCGCATTTTTCGTATAACTTTATTCTTGTATAATTCTATTGGGTTGAAACAACAATTACATGTTTTACTGGTATTGTATTCGTCAATATCAACTACATCACAATATTTCCGTAATTCGTTTTTGAACTTTTTTATTGGTGCGGTTGGATGTTTCCTAACTAATCCGTGTTGTTGGGAAAAATCCCCAAAACCCACCAATGTCTTTTTCTTTCCTACTATGCTTTCACATATCTTGTGTAAAGTTGCTTTTCCACGACAATAGGAACGAAATGACAAACCACGAAAGTTCTTATACAAATGAAATTGGAAAATCACCTTTGTATTTGGATACACATACTTGAAGTAAGTTTTCATCTTTTCCAAACTACTTGTTTTGAAACTTGGTATATTCCTCCACATCTCATAGAGTTTCCATTTCTTATACCACATTTCTCGTTTCTTACAAGCATACTTCATTTTACAATCGTGTCTATAACTGGGCGTTGTCGTTTCAATTACTCTTCCTTCATCATTACACGATGTTTGTAGCGACCTTACACCTGGGTCAATTCCGACAAGTTGTTCGTAGTTTCCCTTTTTGATGTCCTTTGCTTTGAGTGCTTCAAATTTCGGTTTTCTCAATCTAACTACTGATGTCTTTCCATCTGTGTAAATAGTATAAGCGAACTTCCTTTCCTTTGTTTCATATTTCTCTATTTTGAAAAACTCATACCAATATACTAATTTATTCTCATCAAAATCCTTTGGAACGGGTTGTTTGGTAAAGTAAGCAATAATATCTTTCAAACAACTACTGCAAATCTCAATAGCAGACAAACTAAATGAGTTTTTCGTAGGCAATAAATTAAATGTTCTTACTCGTTTCGTATTTGGGTATTTCTCAAACTCTTGTAGTATTTTGTAATACACACTAACAAAATGATTGGAATACTGTTTGATATTTTCTTCTGTTGGTGGATACTTTAACCACTGACGCATTTTCATAATAAAGAAATTTCTACCTTTGTATTCCAAAGCATAAATGTCCTTCAACCACTTATATATTATAGTTTTTCTGGTTTCGCCCGTTTTCAGTTCCAAATACTTGTGAAATCGTTTGTAAAAGTTCATAGTAAGATGATTGTTCGTCATAGTAATTTGTTGCCTATTCAAGTTGTTTATGAGGTTTCCCATTCTATCACGGAATGGAAGTTCTCCTAAATATTCTTTGTAATGAGAAAAACTAATATACAGTTCATCCATTGTATCAACTGTTTCATTCCGTTCATTCATAACGGAAACTGTAGAACACGCTTGGTAAAATAGGTTTTGTGTGATTTCAGGAAGCGGTTTCTTTTCTTGTATCAGTCGTGTAAAATGGTAATTTAACAACTGATATGACAGGAAAGAAATCTTATTGACATTCAAAACAATTTCTTGTATTCCACCATTCAAAAAGTTATTTTCAACTAAACTATTAAAACTCATTTTGACACAAGTGAATTCGGTGTTTTTGTTTGCTTCTTTGCGGTCTTTGACATCTTGACGAACAGTATTTTCCTTAACTTTTGGAGGTAGGATTTCCTCTTGCTTCTTCTTTCTTCCCATCCTATATACTTACTAAACATTTTGTTTTTATATAAATTAAACGAATTAATTTATATATTCGCCTAAATGTTTCCTCCTTCGGTTTTTGGTTGTTCTGTTTCCTTTTGTAGTTTTTCCTTCTTTTTCAAATATGCTCTTCTTGCATATTCTTTTTTCTTTTCTGGCGGAACCTCATACACATAATTAGTTTTTTCACGATATTCTTTAACCTGTTGTTTATGTTTTTCTTTATTCTCCTCGTAATATACTTTATTTCTTGACGGACTTGTATATTTTTTCAAGTGCGTTTTAGTTTCGTTTAATTCATTTCGTAGTTTCTCATTTTCTTCTTCTAATAATTTTAATTTGCTTATCTCATCGGTATTCATTGCAGTAATATATTGCTATATTTTTATATTTTTATATTTTTATATTTTTATATTTTTATATTTTTATATTATTTACAACTGGTTTGTAAATAATCGGCGTTTGAAATGTTAAAAGGTGTAAAAATCCTTCTTCAACGCCGGATTATTACTTTGGTAAGTTCAAGCTCGACAAGGGCGGTTCGCTCAAACCCGCACCCGATAATATTAAAACTGGTATCCATTTCTCGAAAGATGGCGGCATAATGGATGGGACATTTCATGCCAACGGGGATCTTACACCTTTTCTCATTCAAAACGCCCACTTTGTGGGCAGTTATGAGTGGTGAAGGTGTTGCATATTGCGCATCTTCGATGCGAAATGGTGTAAAATAGGTGTCTTTTTTCGTGTCGAAAACGGCGTCGTAGAAGAGGGCTCGTTTGTAAACAATATACTCACTGAGGGTTTGCGAATGTGTGAAAACGGCGACTTTGAAGAAGGCACATTTGTTAACGGCAAATTTACAAGTGGTTTGCGCCATGGACCTGATGGATATATTTTTCACCATTAAAATCATAAATAAAATGTTCAATTTACTCCACAAACTTTACGATGATTATTTAAAGACAAACACTGACGACGAAGATGGTAAGAAATATTTCGAAACTCACCATGCCGTTTTATTGAAATCAACAAAAGAAATGTATGCCGCGCAAAGAACCGCTCTTTCTTTGCATAACCAGTTGTACACGAAATTTTCTAAAAAAGAACAGAAAAAGGATGGATCACTCAGACATTCTCTTATGTGCAGCGTCGATTTCTTGAGCGATGGTGGAATTATGGAAGGAAATTTTCTTGCCAACGAGCAATTCAAAGGTGTTTACTTTCGTCCGGAAAATGGTGTGGTTGAAGCCGGCCATTTCAAAAACAAAGTGCTTTTCTATGGCATAAGAATCTGCGAGAACGGCGATTTTGAAGAGGGGCTTTTCGTCGATTGCAAACTTATGAACGGTATTCGCTATTTGTTGAATGGGAAATTCGAAGAGGTGGGTACTCGAGATTGGACAAGCGGAAGCGACCGAAGCGGAAGCGATAGCGAAAACGAAAGTTTAGACCAAGAAGTCTTGGTCAAGGAAAAAAAAGCCGCCGAAAGAAAACACCTTGACGATCTTATGGAACTTGACGACGAACTAAACGACAGAGTTTTGGCCGAGTACTCTGAGGGCGAAGATAACGACGACGACAACGACAATTTGTCTGAATGAATAACAAATTCAACGTTGCATCGCAACTGCAGTCAAAACCAGTGTATCTTGACTATAATCTTGGCGTTTTATCATGAGTTTATTAATGATAAATACAAAAATCATTTGATTATTATGGATAATGCAGTAATCCACAAGTCAAAAATAATAAAGGAAACAATAGAATCAAGTCAAAATAAATTATTATATTCTGTTCCTTACCATCCAGAAACCAATGCAATCGAAGAGTATTTTAATCAATTGAAACATTATATTAAAAAAGAAAGTCCAAACACTTATGATGATATATTTTCAACTATAAGACATATTATAGCAACAAAAATAAAAAGGGGACATTTAACAAATTACTTGAAACATAGTTATAAAATATATAAATCATAACTGCGTTTTTGTCTCATTTTTCTTTTCGGTCGGTGTAACTGTTTTTAAATACGCGTTGTTCTAAATCTTCATCGGTATAATTTCGACATTGCAACAGCAATAAGATTTTCATTATTTTCACAAGGTATACTGTCAAATACTTCTTTGCCTTTGAATACCAAACGTATAAAATAGGGTGCAAGAAACGGTCGCTGTTCAATAATCCTTGTTCTTATGAACTTGATATTTACGCAAGTTTTGTTGACATTTAATACCAAAGGTGGCTCACCAGACGGAACTACAAAATTAACTGTTAATTTCATTTTTTTTAATTCAATCAAATTAAATATTTAAACTACTTTTATTGAATTGGCGTTATATTCATATAAACTACTTCTTTGAAAAGAAACACGAAATCGCAGTGAGCCCATTCCTGTCATTGTTGATTTGTGTCAAATGTTTGTCAAAGATCTGCGTCTTTACTATCTCCGAGCAATACTTCTCCTTCTTCTTGATAAATGTCTCAAAGTCTGGAAATTCCTTTTGCAAGTCCGCCATGTCTCGCCTGTACTTTTGTATTGCCGACATTTTGTTCTTGTATTTCCACATTTCCTCTAAAGCGAGCCCCAAGAACTGGCAAATCGGTTTCATCAACTGGTTGCTCACATAAAATCCATAGTCAATTTTAAGCCGCCTCTCTAAAATGAACTCAGGTGTCTCTATCTTCTCGCCTTGCAAAGCGCGCTTATCCTTGTTCACGACATGGATAAACTTCATTCGGTCCCCCGCTTTCGGCATATTGCCCGGGTCTCTTTGCCCAATGCGGTCTGCCAATACGCGGTGTGCAATCTGCTGCGGATTCTTGTAAAAGCTCCGCAGCGATTTCGTGATGGCCAATTTGTCCATCGGCACTTTTCCCTGTATGAGTTCCGCCAACGATGTGTCCAAATACTGGATCGCCGACTGCACACTCCCTCCGCCCATCAAAATATTGATGATCTGGCCGTAAGTGTCCTTCAAATAATCGCACGAATCACGCCGTTTTAGCGATAAACCCATATATTTGAGCTTCCCCTTATTCGGGTCCTCTTCGTACAAAATGCCGACATACCGTTTTTTCGAAAGAAGGGCGAACGGCATAAGCGTCTTTTCGTAGGCCAAATTCATCGGCGGTTTCAAGAACATACTCGAGTAATGGGCGGCCTCCTGCGCCAATTCGATCGTGATTTCCAGCGCATCTTTGCCGACGATTTTTTCGCCAGTGTCTTTGTTGGTCAGGTTGAAGATGAAAAACACGGAATCCGTATTGTGCACAATCATGTTGCCAACACCCGCCGCAAAATGATGATTTTCCGTGGTCAGATCATAGACAAAGCCCTGATAGTCTTGAATAATTTCCATTTCTCGAATAACTGTGGGATCCGGAAACGGGGTTTGCTGGTAACTGATCAAGTGTGTGATTTGACCCACGCCGTATGTTTGCTGCTTGACAAAGTAGCCGCGTAATTTCAAAAACATCATCACGTATGCAGCATCGACGCAATTCTTCACAACGATTGTGTTTACCGTGGTAACAAACTCGTCGAAATATTGTTGCGCCGACACATAGTTGCGATTCTTGATAAACTCGCACGTTGACAAATCTACATCGCAGTGCAAAAGTTCGGTCCACAAACGGATATCGCGCGGCGACACTTCTTCGCCCGACTTTAATAATAACGAGTGATCATCCGTGACATCCACCCATCCGGACAGCGTTTGAATACGCACGATTTTCTTGTGTTTCGCCAACTTGTGCCGAATGACGCGGCGCAACCGGGTCCACCCATTCTCGGTCCATGTTTCCACATGTTCCCCAATCTCACATACCTCTTTCGTCTGCTTCCCCGGTTCTTCGCACTGTCTCCACGCAGATTCCCCATATCTCTCTGCCAAGTTTTGGATACTCAGTACATCCAAGTTCCGTCCATCAATCCTAACATAGATCGGCGTGAATGCAGCAACCGAGTCCCCGTACACATACTCCGCATTCGTCATCACCATACTGTGGTTCGCGTTCTTCACGGCACACAAACGGTTCGCGTAAATCTCCTCGATAATTCGTCGCGCATACGTAATCGACATTCTCCCCGTCGCCGTCGTCGATGCCGCCACATCCTTTTCGTAAAATGTCGACGTCCGCGCCCCGCACTGCCCGTACAATGAATTCGCTGTCACCTTGTACGCCAACTGACGTTTATCCAAAATATTCGCCATAAATGCGTCCTCCGCCCGTTTCGCCTTCTTCTTTGTGTCCTCGCGCGCCTTCAGCAATTCCATCAGAATCGACGGCATCACCGACTTTTCATTGTTTGGCAGCTGCGCCCAGCAAACGATCCGCTTCCCCACTTTCGTCTTGACCGCTTTCGCGGCCGGTCGATCCGGATTTCTCCGCCATTCGAATGTGTCGAATTCCACCTCTACATATGTGTATTGGGGCAGACCGTAGTAAATATAGTTTCCAAACCGGTCTTTCTCGCCCTCTTCCTTGACCAATTTCCCGGTCAAATCGTACTCTTTCGCCCACACCTTGCTGCTATGGCAGTAATTCTGACTAATCATCGACGAAGGATAAAGCGACGAATAGTCGACACATGCTACGGGCTCGTCGATATAAATCTTGGTTTTCGGTGGTAACACAATCGCACCTTCATACCCGCCATCGGACCGCGCCTTTTCCAGATCGGGCATCAAGTATCCCTTCTCCATGCACTTTTTCGCCACGAAACTGGTGAGCTTGATACCCTGCCCTCGAAACACCAAAAAGTTGATTGGCACCGAACAAAGATTCGCCATCTCCATGTATTCTGTCAGTACGTCGATTTTCCGCATCAAATGGTGCACCAGGTTGCAATCCTGGATACAATATTTGGCCACCACTGCGCGCTCGGCGTCCGTCCCGTTACTCATCCGAAAAATATCTTGCGGCGACACGTCGTCCTTCGCCATACCCCACCGGATCTTCTTGCTCTTGTCAATCGTTTGCTCGTGATGACCTCCAATCAAAATGATCTTCGATCCGTCGCGCTCATAAATCTCCAAAACCGTAAATTTCTTTCCATTCATGTAGTAGTCGGATGTGAACGAACTCACCTCTATATGAATAAAATCGCCCTCGTGGAGACCCATCAAATTTTTGCTGAACAATTCGGTGCACTCACCGTGGTTGGGGTTATCTACGTTGACAATCTTCTTGATATCATCGCTTATATTTTGCGAAGCCACATCGTCCAGCTTGTAAGACGATAAATTGAAATTGCGGCGAAAGTAACTGTACATGTCGACTTGCAGACGGCCGCTCATGGTCACGTAGCGCAAGTCGTATTCACCACTCGCAATCGCGATTTTCGTGTTTTCAATCTCAATTTGTGTATAGTCTTTGCGGTCCCTTTTTCCACAAAACTCACCGACCCTGCGCGACAATTGCAAGAATTCGTCCACACAATGTGTCTCTTCCGCCCTTCGAAACAAAAACTCGTAATCGAATCCGAAAATATTGTACCCAATGATAATGTCGGGGTCTTGTTCTCGCACCAGCGCCGCCCATTTGAGCAACACGTTACGCTCCGCCTCCAGTTTGTCCCCGTTCACAATCGGTACTGCCTCGATGACCGCACCCTCAACCGGTTCGCATCCGCCCAACACAACACAATGGTTCAAATATGGCTCGGATTTTCCATAGTTCAAGAATGTAGAGCCGATCATCGTCACTGGGTCGCCCTCCAAAGAAGGAAACGTTTCGGTCAACACTTGATCGATATACTCTACTTTTTTTTCGCGCTCATAATTCGGACTTTGCAAGATATCAATGATGGTATTGTTTTTTTCTGCTTTCAAACGATGTGCGGATAACGACCGTTGCATTGTTGTGTGATCGTCGTCATCGTCTGCATCTTCTTCTTCCACATTTAGTTCAATCATTTCCTCTTCGTCATTTTCGTCATCGGAACCGCCGTTTGTAACACCAGTCATGGCTTCGTTTCGCTGAAACATATGTTTAATTGTCAAAACTTTGAGAGCATCCTCGTTTTTAGTTTCCAAGTTATTAAATGGCGTCCGCAAAACCTCGGTCAACATTTGTTCAATATAAGCCTTGGTCGGCTTGGTCGGCTGTTTTGTGTAAACCACGTCGATCCCTGGTATCGAATCGTAACCAAAAGCCGTCAACACAATGCGCCGAAACATGACTTCAAAGTTTGCGTGGTCAGCCGGCGACTTGTCGAAGTAGTCCATCATGTTGATGGCAAGACGTTTATACGTTTTCTTGGGTAAAGGGAAATCTCCGTGACTACTGCCTGCCTCAATATCGAAACTCATGATTTTGTAAGGAACCAACGCCTCCTTATCCGGAAGTGGCGTAATCAGGTTTTTCGAAACAACATATTCGTATTTGCACGAAGTCATTTTATTATCGGTCGGCAAAGCCTTGGGTGAAATCATGATCCACCCATTGGGATAAATTCGTGTCAAGTGGAAAAAGCGAAGAAGCGGGGGCAAATTCGCCTCATATAACTGAGTCCCGCGATAAAAGGGTTTCGGGCGCCGAGTCCCGTCGGGCAGCACTTGGAACCACAGACCCTTGACTTTATTCATAACAACTGTGTTTCGAAAGACAATTTTCACAAACTTGGATTTTTTTCCAGCGGCGAATCCGTACAACTTTTGGCTATCTACTAGTTGATGATCAACAATCGAGTCTTTGTAAAAGTCGCCAATTTTCGACTTGATTTCATTTACAAGTGTAAACATTTTAGAAGTGTTCCAGTCGTCGCCGACTTTAATGTAGAAAAAAGGTTCAAAATCGTTCACAGTAATGGAACACGTTTCGCCACGTTCATTGATTCCGTACATTTGAACCATAAACTGTTTCTCGTCAGTTCGCTTTCTTTTTTTATTTTCTCCATCCCCATCTTCCTCATCCTCCTCTTGAGTATTGTTTGCGATATCGAAATAAAACAAACGAAAGGATTTTGCCACGACTACTTTTTTTTTCAACATTTTTTTTATGAAATCGTATTCTATAGTTTGAAAAAAAATGTCCGAGACTGATTCAACACTTAATGATACAATTATTAATGATACGGAGGTTGCTGATCCAGAGGTTTTCGTTGACGAAACAGCTCCTGCGGACACAACAGAGCTTGTGGTTGACGAAAGTTTAACATACATAGACAACACAGTTTATCCAACAATATTTAACAACAGTTTTATAACAGAAGATGTCGATACAATAGAAGTGGATCCATTGGTGCCGCCGTTTATTGATCCATTGGTAACCATCATGCAAGAGTATAAAAAAATTGCACTACTTATATGCCCTTTGCAAAACGAGTATGCAAAGGCCGAACTTATTGCGAATCACGGGTTCTGCGAAGGAAATATCGTATTCATCGAAACCAGAGACTGCAATCGCGACAACATTTTACGCAAACTCAATACAATTATTGGCTCAAGTAATCTTCTCACAGATTTGTGGATTTATTATTCCGGTTATGGAAACAGAATAATCAATTCAGAAGTAATCGACAATTTGATGAAAATTGTCGTGCCATCCGTGCCGGATGAAGCACCAATTGAGCAAGACGAACTTGTGCCGCTGCTTCAACAAAGTATGTGCAATACAATTTGTATTATGGATATGTGCCCACCCGCCGAAATGTTGCTAAAGTGGGGCGTCGATACAATCGGTCAATTGAAAATTATGACCTTTTCTGAATCGACAAATACAAACAAGTTTGCACTCATTCGCCAGCTTATTAGCGCCTAGACTGTCGTCGCCGGCTCTTCATGTTTCGTCGTTGGTTTCTCTTTTGAGTGCGTTTCTTACCGCCTGTCTTATTTTTGCGTTCTTTCATGATCTCTTCGTGTTCTTTTAACTTCTCGTCGAGTTCTCTTACCTCCCAAGACTCGGGTGTAGCATTGGGGTTCTGGGCATATTGTTCTGGGCTTCCAGAATCCGAAGTAGCGACTGTAGTTTCATTTGAAATTATTGGTGAGGCAACTCCTCCATTTTCAGTTTGTTCGGGACTATTTGTCAAATAAGCTTTAAATCCACTTGAATATTCTTCGGATGGCGGCGTTCCAGAAGGAGTATGCGGAGAATATGGCAGGGGGGTTACTGGTGATCGGGTGGCTGTTTCTGAGCCTTTGTTTGCAGCTGTCGATAAAGCGTCGTCGGATGAAATCATTTCGTCCGATGTAAAATCGCTTTTTCCACTTGCCTCATTAGAAGCGTTGTCCGGTGCCCCATAAGAAGCATTATCAGTTAAAGAAGAAATCGATCCTTGATCGGCTGGTACAGCCTCTTCGCCGGTCATTCCCGCCTCTTCTTCTCCAGAATTCATATCAGACTGATATGAACCAATAGTCTCTGAAGTAGGTGTCGTGACAGTTGTCGTTGTAAATTCACCCGAGTCAATATCTCCATCCTTATTTACCATTTTGTTTAAAGTCTCTTGAACCATATCAATTTTAGTGTTGATAATGTTCAATATTTTGGTAGTCTTGTTTTGTCTGGTGGATTTTTTCTTTAAGCTTGGCATTTGATCTATATACAATGTGTGTTTATTTTTTTCCCCCTAAATCCCCCCTTTTATCTATCGCTTCGACAATGTTTTCATAGTTTTTTATAACTGCTTCGTGATTATATTTTTTATACAGCGGTTCCAATGGCGCTATTCCATTTTCAATAATTGCTCTCAACGAACTATTCTCAATGAGAATGGAGGGTGTTAAGTCCCACATATGACGAAACATATGCGACTTTGTAATTGCGATCGGTTTCCGCGCCATAATTGCGTAATCAGGACTCGAAGCAATTCCCGAACCATCTAAATAATCGTAAAAATAGCAATTCACATCATTTTCCGCAAGAAAAGCAACAATATCTTCGTCGGACATAAAATTATCCGAATACTCGATTTGGATTCCCGGCTTTGTTATAATGTTTCTCACCTTGTTCAGTATGACCTTATTACAATTGCCTTCTGGATCACAAAAATGCGAAAAAGGCATATGCAGTCTCAGAATTGCTTTATCGAATTCGCTGTTTACTTGGTGTGCCAACTTCTCAATGCCTTTGTTCGAACCGCAAAATCCTTGAAACCCTATTTTAGGGATATGTTTTTCGTCGGAAGATTTATTGCTTGACACTGTACTTCTTACAAAGGGCATTGAACGCGTAACGACAAAAACTTGGGGGTTTCCGATTAATGTGTCATCATCCGTTATAATACAATTTGGAATATCAACACACTCATCTACTCTTCTTTGAGTCATATCATAATGGATAAATAAGTGTTTTATACCTTCCCAAGGCATTATATTTGTAAAGGGATCCGGCAGCCACGGTGTTGCCAAATAATGATAATTATATATAATTACTTCCGGTTTATATGTATCAATCAAACTACAAATACTTTCGATATTATCTACAAAACACTGCACAAAATTATATTTCAACGATTTTTTCAAAATGGTGCTTGTCAGTTTCCCACGAATGCCGATTCCACAATGTGTCTTTTGGGAAATATCTTTCCCAATACTTTGGGTTATAAATAACACATTCGGTCGTTTTGCCAACTCGGAGGTTATCCAATCGTAAGTTAGTCGTGTAGATTCTTCCAAACTTACTTTGGGTTCCCAAGAAATCAATGTTCGGGCTTTTTCTATATTGCATCCTCTCTCGTGGACACCTGTAAAACCATCTACACACTTGATTGTAAAGTTTTTTCCCGATATCTTTTTAAGGAGTTCGACATAATCCAAAATCGTGATTGTATAGTCCGAACCAATATTAATAATTTCTTCACAATCCGAGTTCATAAGTGTGCGTATTCCACAAACACAATCCGAAACATGTAAAAATGTTCTGAGTTGTTTGCCATCTCCAATAATTTCGATTGTTCCGTTTTCCTCTACCATGGAAACCTTTCGCGCCAAAGCGGAATGCGCCTTTTCTTTTCCACCAAACCAAGTCGAGTATTCGCCGACAATACTATGAAAACGAGCAATTCGAACAATCAGTCCGTACTGTTTTTGAAAGTTTTTATACATTATTTCTGAAAACAATTTTTCCCAACCATAATTATTGTCCGGCTTAGCTGGATAGACGGTGTCCTCCAAGCAAGATGAATAATCCTTTCCGGTTTGTGGATAAACACATGCCGATGACGAAAAAAAGAGACGTTTCGCACCATATTTTACACACATTTTGGCTACATTTGCGTTAATTAGTACCGAATTGCTCATAACATCCGCGTCGTGTTCTCCACTATTGATATATGTCGCTCCGCCCATATCGCACGCGAGTTGATATACTTCATCAAATGTGTGTTTTTGAAATATAGATTCGACCACGGTTTGGTCGCGTAAATCGCCCACAATAAAATCATTCGCACATGATTTGCGAAACTCGTTTTCCTTTATGTCGACGCCGCACACATAATAATTGTCCGAGACAAGATTTTGGGTCAAATGTGACCCGATAAACCCACCTGCTCCTAATACTAATGCGGTTTTCATATTTTATTTATTTATTTACATATAACCTTTATATTGTGATTTTTACAAAGGTTATATACTCGCAAATCGGTCTTTATCCAGTTTTTAGCGTGAGAAGGAACGATTTCCTAAACAATAAAGTCGCGAATCGAACTTACAATATTCGATCCAATTTTGCGTTTATTGATCGTGACTGTATTCAAATATTCAGGTGTCGCGCGTATATGGTCCACAAACTCGATAAACGAACCAAATGGTCGCATGAGTTCGTTTGCGATTGTTGAACTGATCCCGGGTATCTGCATCAACATCATTTGTCCGATATTTTCTTTCGTCACGTTTGCCTTTTTGCAAGCCTTCACAACGTTGCAGTAATCGGTGGTTGAAGGAGCCTGACTCGAAGTTGGCACCGAAGGATCCGAAGTTGGTACCGAAGGATCCGAAGACGCCGGATCCGCCGAAGTGGTCGCCGCCACAACAGAAGACCTCGGCAAAGTCCCCTTCTTAAACTCTCGCGCCAGTTTGTCCGCCATGCACAGTATATACAAAGCCGTCTCCGCCATCGACACCGTGCGGTGCACTGAAAACCCTTTGAAATAATTCAACGAGGCAATACAAGAAATCACCGTCTTTTTGTCTTTGACCGTCGTCAACATCCCCTCCAACAAGTAAATCACATTGTGCGGGTTTGCATAACAGTTCGATAACCGGTACGACTGCTCCGAATACCTCCCATCCTTTATACTCGCCAACAAATCTTGCAAAGACTTGCGCTCGATACAAACGTATGTCACAGTCTCGTCGTCGTTCGTAAACAAAATGTCGCCCAACTGGAGAACGCGCTTTTCTATTTGAAAGCTGTCCTTCGCATAGTTCTCGTGACTTTGGCATAGTTCATACAAAGATGTCTCTCGCTCGTCGATAATAATTTTCATCTCTTCTTTTTCAATAACATATTGTCTCTAAACCGATTACTCAATTGAAGATTGAAAACGTGCCGTTGTAAATCTTAAATTGAGCGGTATCGGTAATTATTTCCCGAAGGGAAAAGCACCCCTGCGGGGTGCGGTTTTACACCATTTCGCATCGAAGATGCGCAATATGCAACACCTTCCCCACTCATAACTGCCCACAAAGTGGGCGTTTACCCGAAGGGAGATAAAAGGTGTAAATCTTCACCGGTATACATACTGCAATTGTTCATTACTTACGAGGAAAAATTCGAAGAGGAGGGGTCTAAGGGGAACGTAGTTCTCCTATTCCCTTATCTAAATGCGTATTTCTCGAAAGATTCCGAATAATCTTTTTGGCATTCTCATCCAACTCTTTATCCGTGCTTCCGCCCATTAAATGCTTCATAATCAACATATACTCCAACTTTTTACTCTCATCCGTCATATAATCGGGATTGGCCTCCTTCCACTGCTTCAATTCCTTGAAACTGTTGTTCGATATAATGTCGATCGCCTTCTCCGACAACTCTTTCGTCTCGTCGTGCACCCATTTGTCGTCATTTCGCACATAAAGTGTCTCGCGCTTCAAATCCGTGCAGTGCATCGGCCGCAAATTCAAATCCAAGTTTTTGTATGCCTTGTCGAATATTTCCGAGACGGCCTCCACGTGGCCCAACTTTTTGTATAACAACACGTCTTCCAACTTGATTTGTATACTCTTGGCAAAGTCCACCAAGTTTAATGCATCCTTGCACTGCTCATTCAAAAAGAATTTCAAATTGAATTTGTTGTTGACCGTGTTGTTCGAATTCGTATTGCACGAGTAGGTGTTGACTGGCGTATTTTTCGCAATCGTCTTGCAAATGTTGGTAATCTGCTTGATTTGCTCCGAGTCATTCTCCTTGCATTCCTTGAATGTCTCAATCAACTCGTTCAACTGGTTTTTGTATAGCATGATGATTTTGTCCTTCTCTTCGAGCAACTGTTCGTTGTGTTGACTGATGATCGTATTTTGTTTTTCAATAATGGTGTCTTTCTCTTCCAACAACTCGCTGATTTCAGAGTCGGACTTTTTGTTCTGCTTCTTCGCCTGTTTGCCCGACTCAAAGTAGCACTTTCTTTTCGAAAAAATGTCTCGATAATACAAATCGTTGTTTGCCACCAATTGTATTGTTGTCGCGTTGTTGAACATTTTGTGGACCGAATTAAGCGACTTTGCGTTGGCGAACCGGATGAATCCCTTGATTTCGCGTCGGGTTTTGCATGCCGATATGTATTCACAAATTCCTGTATTTTCAAGTGTGCATATGTACTCCCAATCTTCCTTATTGTGCTTGTCGATTGTAAATGTGTAGGTCCGACTTCTTGTAGACATATATACAATGGCTAAATATTTATTAGTGTATGGAACGCGCTTATCACCATATCTGTTTTAGGAAATATTATTTTATCCGTTTACACTATATACATAAGAAACGGTATGAAAAAGAAGATGAACAAACAGAGAGGCGGATGGTTTCCGAACGCCATGGATCCGTCTGACCGTCGCGGACTGAAGGCGGCGAGTTTAAATCAACTGACAAGAAAATTTCGACTTAGTTATGAACGAGGTGAAAACGGCAACGACTTTGATGGCAAAACCATGAATGACATCGAGAAACTCGTTAACGAAGCAAATCCGGAACAGCCGCTTAGATTGACACAACAGTGGTTCTTCTTCACACCAGACGAGGTTAAAAAAACAAGCGATGAAATCGCGGACTGTGTCAACACCGATCGCAAAGATTTCAATGAATATGTGTCCGATCTTAAATATATGGTAACATATTTTTCAGATAGACCAATGGTTGCTCGCAAAATGATAGATTTGATACACGACCTTTGTCCGGCCAATACTCAAGTTGCAACGGCTATTCCTGTTGCCGATGCCGAAGAAGTTTTGTCTGGTGAAAGTAACGGATTACCTGTTGCAGAAGCTGCTATTGTGGAAGGGGGTCGTCGTAAAAGCCGGGCTCGTAAACTTGGCGGCAAGTCGAAAAAAAGAAATACCAAAAGGTTAAGAAAACGTCTTTAAATGCACATTTTATTATCTTTAGATAATTTATAATAAAATGAGTGGTCAGCCAAATATTTTCGATTTAACCAATGGAGTTAGTGACGATCGTTTTGAAGAAGTTATCAGAGATGCGGTTCGTCGCGGAGTTGATATCAATATGACAGACAGTTTTGCTGGTGTATATGACACATTGCTACACAAAGCCGTTTTGGCAGAAAACATACATCGTGCAAAAATACTTCTGCGTAACGGCGCAAACCCAGATCTGAAAAATAGGTTTGGGAGTTCTCCTACACCTCTTCACGATGCAGTTAATAAGGGGTCAGTCGAAATGTCTGAGTTGCTTTTACAGTATGGCGCTGACGTTAATTCTCAAACATCAAATTTGGATACCCCGCTACACTATGCAGTAAGAACCAAGAACACGCAGATTGCCGATTTGCTTCTTAGACGCGGTGCTAATGTAAATATCCCAAATAAAGCTGGTAAAACGCCGTTTTCCTTAGCAAGAACCTTGGGAAATATACAAATGATCGAGCTACTTATGCCTAGTTCGACTAGTAGTCATTATATTTCGGCAGAAAATGTAGATGGCGAATCGCCACTTTCCGTTGCAAAAAGAACCACGCCTAGTTCGATTCGTAGTCATTATATTTCGGCAGAAAATGTAGATGGCGAATCGCCACTTTCCATTGCAAAAAGAACCACGCCTAGTTCGATTCGTAGTCATTATATTTCGGCAGAAAATGTAGATGGCGAATCGCCACTTTCCATTGCAAAAAGAACCACGCCTAGTTCGATTCGTAGTCATTATATTTCGGCAGAAAATGTAGATGGCGAATCGCCACTTTCCGTTGCAAAAAGAACCACGCCTCGTCCTGCTCCTATTCAACTTCCTACTCCTAATCCTCGTCCCGCTCCTCGTCCTTCTAGTCCTCATAGTTATTCTCCTTCTAGTCCTCATTTGGATCCGAATAAATATCCTCCTTCTAGTCCTCCTAGTTATTCTCCTTCTAGTCCTCATTTGGATCCGAATAAATATCCTCCTTCTAGTCCTCATAGTTATTCTCCTTCTAGTCCTCATTTGGATCCGAATAAATATCCTCCTTCTAGTCCTCATAGTTATTCTCCTTCTAGTCCTCATTTGGATCCGAATAACAATCTTCATTGGAGTCCAGATTACGATCGTATTCAGGGAGAGAATGATTTGAGAGAAATTTTTGGTTCTCCTCCTCCTAGTCCTACTGGAAATGATACTGATTCAGGACAAAAAAGAAAAACTGATAATTCCGAATCTTCTTCATCTTCTAATGGTAAACGTAATCGGGTTGGCGGCAAATCGAAAAAAAGAAAAACCAAAAGATTGCGAAAATCGTTAAGAAAACGTCGTCGTTAAAATTAATTACATCATATACTTTTTATACAAATATGCAGTCACGCACAAATCAATCGTTGCCTTCTTAATCAACTCGAAGTCATACTTATTAATCGCCGGAAAAAAACGGTCCGCTTTCGACAAATCGCACGACTTGTGTATCGTGTTCAAGTATATTTTGTCGCATTTCGGATGACTTATCGCCTGTCGATAAACCATCTCGCCGCCAATCACGTAAATCGTCTCTACCTCCGGCATTTCTTCCAACCGCTGGATCGCTTCGTTGAAATCCTGCATAAAAACCACCCCTCTCTGCGACTCAACCACGCACGTTTCAAGTGCTTTCGGCATCTTCGACAATACAATGTTCAAACGGTTCGGCAGCGGTTTACCCATCGACTCGAATGTTGTGCGGCCCATGATGATTGCATTGGTCTTCGCCGGATCTTTTGTCGTTGTCGTCAATACTTTGAAAAATTTCATGTCTGCTGGACATTTCCACGGGATCTTACCTTCGGCGCCGATCGCCCAGTTGTCTGCGTGCACCCCCACCACAATATCGAATGGCATTTGTTTTGTGACTATCTTGTTATAATTTGCGAAGGTCTGTATGTCAATGTGTCGGTAACTTGTCTCTTGATGTGGTTTCCATTTTCCATTTTGAAGTGAAACAGTTTGTTTTGAGAAGTCTCAAACGGCGGATCTGGGCGGCTCATACCTAAAAATAAAAGGTTTTTTATATACAGTGTTTCGCCATTGTATTCGTCATAAAAGTGGTTCGGAATTAAATTGCTCATTCTTTTTTTTTGCTTAAGTAAAATATTTAATTATTTATGAAACTCTGTACGCAAAAAAAAGAGGAGGGGGGAACCTTAGTTGTTTACAAAATCTTTGTTCACGCAAAAAAAGAGGAGGGGTCATAGGGGAACCTTAGGTTCCCCTAAGAGAACGCAACAAAAAACTTGTTCTCTTGGCAATATGTCTGCATCTCTACCACATTGATGCCCGCGCAACTCTGAAACTTGAACGTCTTGATTTTGTGAGGTATACTCTTCAAAGTTGCAACCACATTTGTGAGACCAGGTGCGCCAATCACGGTGAGCGATGTCAAGTTCGGAAAGTTCTCGATACCTTTGAGCGAAGCAAAAGCCGTGCCCGAACCATGCAATTCCAAATCAGTTACTGTATTATTTTTCATCCGTTCCAAATTATGTATTGTCAAATTGCGAATTGTCAGTTTCCTCAATTTGTAAAAAGTTGAAAGATTTTCAAATCTGATGTGTCCTATATAGTCTTGGTTAACATCAATCGAATCAGACGAAATTTTCGGCAACGCGGTCGGAAATTGCCCGTGGTTAGTAATTTGGGACGTAGGAAATAAAATAATATCAAGCTGATCCAAAATCTGATAAAACTCTTTGCTCTGCTTTTCCAACTGAGTTTCAAGCGCATTGCATCGTTTGTCAAGTGCTTCGCATCTTTCAACCAAACTCTGATTAACCAGCTCCTGCCGCTGTTCGATGCGGTTAAAATTCATGGTAAGCTGGCCATCATTTGATAAAATCTTTTCCTTCAAATAAACGTCGAATCCGATCTGCAAAAAATCGTCCAAAAAATAACTGAATTTTAGTTTCAAGTTGCCATTCACAATCGAAGTGGTTACACTGTAGTTTTTCTCTTTACTAAAACATTTGCACATCATGGTGAACCTAGCCGCAATCGACGGACGGAACAAATCTTTTGCAAAATCATTGCCTGTTAAATTTGCTTCATAAACCATAAAATTGACCTTGTCCGTCAATTTTATGTAAATTGTTCTCTCATTGTCGGATGACAAGATTACCGAGTAGTTATCAAAGGTGAAAGTAGATGTCGACATTTTGTTTTATGATAAAGGGAACTACGTTCCCTTTTGATCCCTCCTTTTGTCTTATAAAGAGTATGGGATAATATACAAACAAACGCTACAGTTGCCAGCAAAATAAAAGGAGGGATCAAAAGGGAACGTAGTTCCCTTTATCATAAAAAAATGACAACTTCCATTATAATTGGTGAAGGCTCCTATGGCAAAATACTCTATAATAAAAACCAACCTGGCATTGTTTCAAAATTACATTATTTATCGAGCCATGAAGAAGAAACAGGATGCGACGAAATATTTCAGCACGAATTTAGAGCACATAAACGCCTTTATAGTCAGTTAGAGTCTTATAAAAACAAACAATTCATCATTCCTCAGCCGATTGATTACAGACAAGAACCGGGAGCCTGTGTATACAATATGGAAAAAATGGAATATCCAAGACTAAAACTTTTCAAATCAATTATTCGTCCGGATAGACTGGATTGTTTCGCAAAAACCAATATCGATGTACATCCGCCTCCGTATTTACTTTTTTCCGCAACATCTGACGATTGTGAAAATGGAAAGGTAAAGCTCACCGATATCGACCAGGTTGAATACTGGAATCGGCTATTTTACATTCTTCACAAATGTTCGGCACTTGCTGAAACAATGATTGTACATTTTTTCAAGCTTACAATCGACACACAAGTTGTGCTGCAAGACACTGAGTTTCTCCTATGTGAAAAAAACAAAAAACTTTGTATCGGTATGTTGGACTTTAATCAAGTTTCCGATTTTGACTCTCGGTTGCAAATGGCATCAAAACGAGTGCCCAATTATAGTACCGAGTATGATATTGCAAATACATATTTATTTTTATCAGGAATTGACACTGGTTCGATATTAACAGATCGAAACACAAAGTGGAAATTTTTACCCACACCACATATTTTGCCCTTTACTTTTTTCGCAACAATGGAAAAAATGATTGTAAAGACTCCTTTCGTGAAACCAATTTTCGAAATAATTTGTTCGACTATTTACAAAAATGAAATTGATCAAATTAAATGGCACGGCGTATTTGATAAAATTATGGTATGGCACGAAATACTTGTATACGGAGCAGTGGATACCGATTTGTTTGAGCGCCTAAATATCAGCTACACCAGTTTTGATACAAAAGTTGCAAATGGTCTTGCTTCAAAATATGCATACTTTGCACACGAAAATTTGTTCGGCGATATGTCTTCGAAATTTGACGACTACTATATACTTACATCAGTCGACAACCAACATTATTTAGAACGTATGAAACAAAAACAAAAAATAGGAGTTATCAGTGAGAATATGCTCGATCCTGTCGCCTATTACGATATCATGTTCCAGCGATTATTTATTATAAAATGTTTGACTCAGACGGGAATCGAAAATGTGAGTATAACAAAATTTGAAAAACTTTTAAAAAAAAACGTTTCGTTTGTAAGGTTGATTAATTTTTTACGCTTAGTATCATTTAAATTGCTGACCCGAAGGGTCGGTACATAAATGAGATTAAGCAACCGTCGGCCACCGAAGGTGGCCTTTACGAAACCAGCCGAAAGCAAAAACCCAAAAAGTTAAAAAACCAACAACATCCAATACAAAAAGAAATAAAAGCGACAGTGACTAATAGTTTACTCTTGGCTTCTTTATCCATCAAAGAAAAAGGAGGGGTTATCAGCCAGTCGGGCTGCGCCCTTAGGGGAACTACGTTCCCCTACGAATAACGACATTTGTATCTTTTGCTATACAAGAAACCAATTCATCGTTGTTGTAATCATCCGCGTAAATGATTTCAACAATGCCACTCGAACAAATGGTCTTGAAACAGTTCAGGCAGGGATAGTGCGTAATATATATTTTCGCCCCCGCCAGGCTAACCCCCCGTTTTGCACAATCAGTGATGGCGTTGACTTCGCTATGAATGGTCGCCTGCTCATGTCCGTCGCGCATATGCGAGATGTGTGCAGACCCCGCGATGTACCCATTGTATCCCATAGAGATCAAACGGTTGTCGCGAACAATGACCGATCCTACGTGGAGTCGTTTGCATGGCGATCTTTGCGATGCGAGTTTCGCAATGGCCATAAAGTAATCATCCCATTCCATGCGTGACATTTGTTGTATACACTGTGTAAAAAGAGTCTTTCTATATTTTTTTTTTAAATTTACTTACAATAAAAGTACATCTTCTTCTTCATCGTTATGTGATAACTCGAGTTGTGATAAACTCGGTTTTTTACAATATTTGTATGCAATGATAAATACAACTATACTTGATAAGACAACTGAAATGATAATTATTAGTGCTTCGTTTGACTTTGATTTGGTTATTGGTCTTGTCGAAGGTTCTGACGACGGTTGTGTCGAGGGTCTTGCAGAAGGTTGTGTCGAGGGTCTTATGGAAGGTTGTGTCGAGGGTCTTATGGAAGGCTGTGTCGAAGGTTTAAATGAAGGTCTTGTCGAAGGTCTTATCGAAGGCTGTGACGAGGGTCTTATCGAAGGTTTAAATGAAGGTTTAAATGAAGGTCTTATCGAAGGCATTGACGATGGATTAAATGAAGGCTTTGACGAAGGCATTGTCGAAGGCTTTGACGAAGGCCGGGTCGAAGGTTGCGCCGTCTGATTTACAAACGATGTTATGTGCCGGAATGACGGACTACACGTTGGTTGAGAATTGTATCCAACAGTAAAATTTACGAAACATAACAACAAAAATATTTGCACAAACATTTTTTTTACACGAACAAAAAACTTGTTTTATGACACATAGTATATACAAAATGGAATTTCCAAATCGATATGCTCCACGAATTTTGACAAAAAAAGACCGCGCCAAACAACTGCAAATGTTGCGAAAGTCGCGTCGGCTATACAAAAAACACAAATACTTTACACGCAAACCGGTGAAATCATACAAACACCGAAAATCAAATCACATTCGAAATGCTCAAAGGATCTATGGCATAGAAAACATCCGCCCGTCGAAAGAACTCGCCAAAAAAACTGGATGCAAACTGTGGGCCTTGAAAAAAATCGTGAATAAAGGCGAAGGCGCTTATTACTCGTCCGGTTCGCGACCGAATCAGACACCTCAATCATGGGGTTTAGCCAGACTTGCTAGCGCAATTACTTCGGGAAATGCGGCCAAAGTCGATTTTGACATTCTTGAGAAGGGGTGCGACCATAATAAAAAGGCGTTCACTTTAGCTAGGCAGTAAAATATAGAAATTTTGTATCCTACTTTAAAGAATTAAAACGGCACATTTTAATTCTTCAATGGTGTAAATGTGCAAAGGTTTATAATAATATTCTCATTTTCATCGATTTCCTCGGTTTCCTTAGTTTTCTTAGTTTCCTTAGTTTCCTCGATTTTAAACCGCCATATGATTTTATATTTTTATGAATTGGTGGTTCTGATGACTTAATCGCAATATTTCGCAAATCAGATTTGGATAATTTTATGGGTGAGTTCAGAGGATATGTTTCCATAATTTTGTCAATTATTCTCGATCCACGAGTCCAACTGCTAAATTTTATTTGATAAATTCCCATATCAATAATATGTTGAATAACGCTTTCTTTTGTTGTCCCAGGTGTTTTGCCAATGTCGTTTAATAAATTACTAATATACGTGTTGTCAAACGAAATCCTTTCATCCATTGTATTTGCCCATTTAATCAATCTATTGTGTGACAATGATAATAAATATATCACAGTTTTATCTTTGATATTTGTTGCTACAATATTTTTGCAAGCATTTATATTATTATCAATAGAGCACAAATCTTGATTGTAATCAGTTTTTAATTCTTTTGCATTTTCTTCTTGAGTTATCTGCAGATTGTTCTGTTCAATATAATTTACAACTGCAATATACATTTGAATATAATTGAATATATAACCGCAATGCCATTGGTCATTTAATATATTTTTTAAAAAATTATTGTTTGTTATATCATCATTTGTGTAACTATTAATTAAATCATTATTCAAATGTTTTATTGTAAAAACTTGTCCTGCCAAATCATTCATAAGAAGATTTATTTGATGGCACAGTGTTTCTTTATCCGCGATTAAAGGCATCGAATCTTCCCAAAATTTTAGCATATTTTTCAAAATCTCACTAATTATTGGGTGTTTTGGAATTGAAGCAATGAAAAAATTTTCTGGTATAAATGGATAATTTATGTATTTTTCATTTAGTTTAATATAATCTGTCTGAATAGTCTTAAATTTTTTTACGACTTGATCGTATTTAACACTATCAAACATATCGCCTAAAGAACTAAACATAATTTCTTCCACCATAAATGGAGGTGTATAATATCCGATAAATGTTGCGTTTGGTTGTTTTTCATAATATATATCTAAAGATGTGAATAAAAATGTGCTAATGTCTAACCAAAATCCGCCGTATTCTTGCAATAAAAAAAAACGAATGGCGTCTGTTTTATGAGCAGGAATAATAAATTTATTATTTAATATTTCTAATAAGACAGGATTTTTGCTAATATAACTTATTAATTTGTCCCAGGATGTTATAATATTAATTTGCCATTCTGATTCTAAATGTTGCTCTATTATTCTATTTTTAAAATATTCAACACTTGGTGTTAATTTTCCATTTGTTTTCGTATCAAAATTACACCACAAAGCCCAAATTATTTTAGGTATGCTCATTATATAATATATAATTATATATAATTATATTTTAAAAAATCTCTTATTTTTTTTGCTGTGTAATATGGGCGTTTTAAATGAGAAAAGGTGTAAAAACAGAGAGCCTTTTAAAAAACAAAAGTCCAAAAACTTCCTTATACAAAGGGCTTTGCAATCATCTGTGTAAAAATTGACAAAAAATTGATAGAAAAACGGGAGAAAAATCCCTACAAAAATGGAGGGACCAAAATCCCCCAAAAAATTTTGACACACTTCGATGATCTGTGTAAAAAATTTTGTATACAAATATGCCCCTACAGATTCTAGGGGATTTTTTGTCGTTTTTTTTAACAAAAAATCTGAATTTTTACACAGATAGTTGCGGACCTCTTTTTTGGCCGGTTGTCCGAATTTTTCAAAAAAATCACTTTTTTATTTTTTTCAAATTTGTTACGAGATATGCAGCGACTTTTTAAAAACTTTGAAAAATTAAAAATTTTTTTTTTCAAAACAAGATAATTTCAATATTTTCAATTTTGGACAAAAATAAAAATGTCCAAACTCAAAATTTTTTGAACTTTTGTTTTTCACACTTTTTTCAAGATTTTTGTATGTAGGGTTCAAAAATGTAAAAACCCTTTGTTTACAACGATGTAGCATCGACGTTGTTGTCAACCACCATGTAGGATACAAAAATGTTGTAAATGCCCTCTCAACAAATGTAGTATACAAGATAGCCTTGCAATCATCTGTGTAAAAATTGACAAAAAGTTGTTAGAAAAATGATGAAAAAGTCCCTACAAAAATGGGGGAACCAAATGCGACAAAAAAATTTTGACACACTTCGATGATCTGTGTCAAAATTATTGTATACAAATATGTCCCTACAGATTCTAGGGGGTTTTTTATCAATTTTTTTAACAAAAAATCTGAAATTTTACACAGATGATTGCAAAAAGTTTTTGGGGACCGATTTTCCAATTTTTTGAAATTTTTGAAATTTTTGGAAATTTGGAATTTTTCAAATTTGTTACGAGTTATGCAGCGACTTTTTAAAAACTTTAAAAAATTAAAAAAATTTTTTTTCAAAATAAGATAATTTCAATATTTTCAATTTTGGACAAAAATAAAAATGTCCAAAGTCAAAATTTTTTGAACTTTTGTTTTACCCCCTTTTTTCAACAAATTTTGTATGTAGGGTGTAAAAATTTGAAAACCATTTGTTTACAACGATCTAGTATCGATTTTGTCGTTAACCAACATGTAGGATACAAAAATGCATTGAAAGTTGTATCCTAGAATGTAGTATACAAGATCGCCTTGCAATCATCTGTGTAAAAATTGACAAAAAGTTGTTAGAAAAATGATGAAAAAGTCCCTACAAAAATGGAGGAACCAAATGCGACAAAAAAAATTTTACACACTTCGATGATCTGTGTAAAATTTTTTGTATACAAATATGACCCTACAGATTCTAGGGACTTTTTTATCGATTTTTGTATCAAAAATTTTGAATTTTTACACAGATGATTGCAAAAGGTTTTGGGGACCGGTTTTCCAAATTTTTCAAAAAAATCACTTTTTGTAAAAATTCAAACTTGTGACGAGTTGTGCAGCGGGTTTTTAAAAACTTTGAAAATTTAAAAAAATATTTTTTCAAAACAAGATAATTTCGATATTTTCAATTTTGGACAAAAATAAAAATGTCCAAAGTCAAAATTTTTTGAACTTTTGTTTTACCCCCTTTTTTCAACAATTTTTGTATGTAGGGATACAAAATATTTGTATATAACAACCAACAATTGTAGTATACAAGTTGTAAAATCCCTCGCGCCTACATCTCCGCGACAATATTGGGAATACAAAGTCCAATATTCATTTTGTCGTCAGCTTGCCCAGAAAAACCAATCATTCTTGGTGTATGGGTCGCATGAGCGATTGTCAAAGGCATTGAAAGAGAGCCAACAAAGAGTTTACAAGAATTTATAATTTGACAAAGTTCTTCAAAAGACGCTGGTTTGTATCGCGTCGTTCCTTTAACACTTTCATTATCCAAATCCAGATAAATCACATTCTCAGCCCCGTGTTCTGAAATTATCGCGTCGAAATCCACGTTTTGCGGGAACCGATATTGAGTGGTGTGAATTACCACTTTGGATTTCCATTCCGGCATTGTCGTGCATTCAATCCACTTGTGTTTGCCAAACTCGATTCCTCCAAACTCTTCTGCAAAGATTTCGCACCAATTTGCTGTATACATTTTGGGACTATTTCGCCACCTACTCAAATGAATGTCGCAACGAGGTGGGCTCTCGTTGTATCGCAAGTCCTCAATATAATACTGCGACTTGACAATCGACTCGATATCACGAAACGTTGTTTCGACGCCTCGACGGAATTTGGATTTATCTTCTGTCATGTATACAATCCCCTTTCTTCCGGTTCTATAAAAGTTTTCACAAACGACGGACAATTGTTGGATAAAGTCGCCTAGAAGTCCACTTGCCTTGTAATAAATCGGTTGATAAACACGGAAAGGCTCCGGAATCTCAAACACATTTGTTGTATCCAAATCAATTGTTGTTGTATCTATTTCACAAAGATTGGTTATAAAATACAAATTCGGATTCTTCATGATTTGTTTCACGCGTTCATCGTCGATGTAAACAGCATCGTATTCAATACAAAGAAACCCCACCGTTTCCAAATGGTCGACCAAATTTCGCGCAATAACGCGACAACTGGTTTCTGCATAACTTTTTTGTTCTTTTAACGAAGAGTCATTGAGATCGTTAAAATACTTTTTGAGCCGGAACCGTTTTTGGTTAAAACTGAAAATGTCCGAAGCAATGGACGCATATTTGTCGTCTTTTGTATCCAGCTGTTTGATTTCGTTTGTAAAGTCCCAGATCTGCTGATTAATGTATACAAGTTGTTTGTAAAAGTGCAAGTGAGCCCGAATATACTTTTTGCAGACGCTGATGCTCACCATTTCGCGTTCAACCTCGGCAAGTTTTGCGGGACTACTAATGTTTCGCATTTTTATTTCCAAGATGCTGTACTTGTCGACCAGTTCTCCAATGGACACGGGAATACAAATATTTGTATGATTTGTCTTAGAACCCAAGACTCTGGAAACAAACACACCTTCCGATACAAACTCCGTATTTACATAATTCTTGATGATTTCTGCAATGGGGGTTTTGTATACACAAATCGAATCGTGATAGATATGACGGAACATCACGCTATCCGAAATGCCAATCGGCGTATTCACCGACATCGCATAGTCAGTAACGCTTGAAATTCCACGCCCCTCCATTTTGTCGTAAAGAAACATATTCATTGTGTTGGACGCCAAGAAAAGGAGGAGTTCGTCGTTGGTGAAAAAGTCATTGGAAACCAAGAGTTCTACACCAGGTTTTCTTTCAACTTGGAAACATTTCTCCACGGTTTTTTCCAATTCTTGCGCACTTGTGTAGTGACCACATGGAATCACAAACTTGATGATGGCTTCGTCAAACTGTTCATTCACGTGGCGAATCACCCGGTCGAATCCCTTGTTTTCAAAACCAAACCCGAATGAGCCAAATATGGGGACACCCTCTTTCTTATAATTGATAAAAAATGCGCGCTCTTCGTTTTCAACCGTAGTAGGAATCCGCGTAAACAACGGGCGCGGAATGCCATTGGGTTTGCCGGGATCGATATCCAAATATTGGTCAAAGATGGTGGTCGGCGATTCGTGCGTGATGCCCACGTTTACGGCATTTTTGCAAATATTTGCGGCGTTTAGCCACGACATGGTGGATGAGTGGTAGTTGTATATAATCTTTTCGGGCATAAAGTCGTCGACGGCCATTTTGTATTCCTTCTCGTCCGACACTTCTTTGTATACACACATGGGTAAGAACGCGGATAGTCGCAATCCGTACTGATAGACGCCGCACATTTGCTTCGAATTATTTAAAAACAATATCTTCATTTGTATAGTAAAGAATATATTGTTTATGTTTTGTCAAGTAAACATATTTCATGAATAGTATCCTCAATCGTTATTTGGGGAGACCACCCAAGCGATCGCAGCTTAGTCCCGGCTCCGCGAATATGGCACACTGCGGTTTCGTTCCCCAAATGCGAGTCGATTTCGAGAATCAGATTTCCGCGGTCCGCGTCGACGTAATTATTGTCGCGTTTTTCCAAATTGATGCCAAAGTTCTTGTATATGCGCTTGACAAGATCTTCGACAATTACATTTTCGTTTCTGCACACCAAATAATCTTGCGACACAGGAGACTCCATGATACAAATGAGCGCACGTGCCACGTCGCTAATATGAAGAATATCTCGGGAAGAAGACAAATCACCAACTCTTAGTGGTCCTTGATTCACACTTCTATCGTGTGAAACACTTCTATCGTGTGAAACACTTCTTGCATGATTCGCGACTTTGTTCAACAAAAAGTCGCCGCGCTTGTTCTTGCTCTCAGTAGTGAAAATTGTCGCGTTAGAAAACTGGAACCCATTTTCTCGATACATTTTCACGGTGTTGTGAGCAAGTGTTTTGGCGATCGAGTATGGATGCAAATGGTTCATATGAGTGTCGTCTTCTTGCACTGTATAGTCTAAATGTCCTTTGTATATTTCACTGCTCGATGCGTGAATCAGTTTCGTGTTTGGCTTGAGTCGCTGAATCATTTCGCAAAGCATCACAACCGACATGCCGTTGGAGATACAAGTTTCCAAGCAGTTTTGTTTCGCAAGCTTTGAATTTGAAATACCAGCAAGATTGAATACAACATCGGGCTTGACGATTTCGAAAATATTATTCACAACAAACCCGTCATTTGCATCACCCTCAAATTGAATGACCCCAGGTCTTGCTGAAAAATGTCGAGAGAATCCGTACATGCTGCATCTATTATTCAACTGTTTCGAAAGTTCGGACCCAATCAATCCGGTATTGCCCGTAATCATTACTTTGGGCAGTTTGCTGTAAATCTCGAGTTGGGGGAATGGAAACACGAGTTGCCCCCCGGCACTCAAAAACTCGTCCTCGCGCTTAATAATTTCGTCGCGAAAGTGCCACGGCAAAACGAGCAAATACTTGGGCGGATTTTTGCGCATGGCTTCCTCGCTGATGATTGGAACACCGGTGTTTGTCATTTTGCCGACTTTGTTGAGGTTTCGTTCGACCGCATAGGGGGTCAAGGCTTCGCCGATGTCTGCAAATTGGAGCAAACAGTTGCCTTTGGTGGATGCACCGTAGATGAACATGTTCTCGCCACACTGCTTCATTGCGCGAATGAGGGTTTTTAGATTTTCGACCTGATGCGAGCATGCCTCAACAAAATTCGAATAGGTATCGGGTTTTCCAAGACTAAGTCGGGCTTCTTTCTCCAAGATTTGCGACAATTTGGCCGTACACTCAGAGTACTTTTTCGACTCTTTCTTGGCAAAGTAGATGCGGAAACTGCCGCCATTACACTCGTTGAACGTGACGTCGAAAATTTGGAAACCAGCACTTGTCGCGATGAGGGCTATTTGTTTGAGGGCATAGTATTCCAAATGTTCGTGGCAGATTGTATCGATACTGTTGCGTTCCAACATGGTGGGCATGTAACTCTGCTCGCAAGTCCAGATTCCGTCGGTGTCCAACAAAGAATAAATGTCTTTTGCAAACTGGACGGGGTCTGGCAAGTCGTAAAACATGGAGATGGACGAAATCATTTTGCAACGAATGTTGCCGAATGCGGTTTCCACATTTTCTTTTGTAAAATAGGTGGGCAAGAGTTCAACATCGCCATAGAATTTCGCGAATTGTTTGCCGGTGGGGTCGACGCCGATGCGGCGAACATTCGGTGGATACAATTGGAGCATGGTGGAGTCATTGCTTCCAATATCCATGACGACATCGCCGTCGCTAAGGCCGCCCAAGTGGGAAACAATCTCTTGTTGATAATCTTTGAGATGGGCGCGCATGGTGTTGCTGATGCCGGACATATAACCATACTCGTGCTCATAAAGCTCGCTTCTCATCGTAGACTGCTTGAGTTGGAGGAGTTCGCAGTCCAAGCACAAACATAGTGTGATTTTGGTTTTGGGAGTTGACCAGTCGCCGTATACTGGAAATCTCGAGGTGATGTATTGCTCGCCCAAGTCAATTACATCTTGCAAATTGGACTGTCTACATAGACGACAATATTCAATTATGGATACAATTTCTTTTTCTTCGGTTGACATTTATTTATCTATATATAAATTGAATCGCGAAAACTCTTTATATATGTATAATAGCAATCAATCATAAAAAAAAAATGTCGGACAACCTTGGTTATCCGGATGGTATCTACCAGTGGATATTCAAAACGGCGTTCATAGTCCATCCAACGCATATTTACACTGGATTTCATTATGGAATGAACTCGTGTGGTATCATGGGACTTGCATTGTATACAACATCTTTGAATTATTGGATAAATCCGCTGTTAAACTCGAGACGAAGAACGATCGACATGATTGTTGCCAAGAGCACAATTGCATATCATTTCTATCTTTCGTTGTATACAACAAATCGGTATCTAACAACATTGCCGATTTCGGTCGGCAGTGGTCTTTATTTCGCAAGCATTGTATTGGAGAAGAATAAGAAGTACGTAAAAACAGCGGCCATTATGCACTGTTTACTTCATATACTTGTCTCGATAGGGGCGTCGTTTACATATCGCGATTATTTCTTGCAGAACATGTCTACATGAATGTAGTATACAAAGTCGGCTTGCAATCATCTGTGTAAAAATGGCGAAAAACTGGGTTAAAAAACGGGCAAATCGTCCCTACAAAATGGAGGGACAAATTCCTCCAAAAAAAATTTGACACACGTCGATGATCTGTGTAAAAAATTTTGTATACAAAAACGCCTCTACTAATTTGTAGGGACTTTTTTATCGATTTTTCAATTAAAAAATCCGAATTTTTACACAGATGATTGCAAAAAGTTTTTGGGAACCGATTTTCTAAATTTTCAAATTTTTTCAAAAAAATCATTTTTCGGGATTTTTCAAAATTGTGACGAATTATGCAGCGACTTTTTTAAAAACTTAATTTAAAAAAAAATATTTTTTTCAAAACAAGATAATTTCAATATTTTCAATTTTGGACAAAAATAAAAATGTCCAAACTCAAAATTTTCTGAACTTTTGTTTTTCAACTTTTTGATGTAGGGGTCCCCAAATCGTTGATTATATCCCTTGTTGTATGTAGTAGTTAAATTTACTATAAATAAATACTACATTTTTTTATCAAATTTTAGATTGACGTTTAAGTAAATCATTTTGTAAAACAAACATATTATTTTGTGTTCAAGCGCATTAAATGAATGTTTGTGACAGTACTATTGAAAAAAATTCCAAAGAGAAGGTACATTTTGGCATCGGGTTGACCGCCTGGTCGACTGTCAGTTGAAAAACGCCGAATACTGGAAGAGAAGAGTCGCGTGAAAAACATTTTTGTATAATCAAAAGTGTAAAAATGTTTATATTCTATTTGTTTATTTAACAAATCTGTGTTGAAATTTATTATATGTGGTTTGACCCAAAGTGCCGATTAAATATTCTTTGGCGGTTCCGTCGCGGTCTTCGCACAATTCCTCGAATGATTTGGTTGCAGAGGCGACACCCATTGGGCAAATACGTTTTAAAGAAGTGCGACTCGCAATTCGAGTATCCAGTTCTAAAAAAGCATTTTCATATAATTTGAAAACGGCTTGCTGTATTTTGGCTTCGGGGGTTCGGCAGTCGTATTTCTGTCGATGACCGACTTTGGTTACAGAAGTACCGAAGGCGAGAATTTCTCTTTTTGATTCCAACATGGCTTGGCACCAGGCGTGTTCGGCTTGCTCGACGGTTGTCTGCATCGTTTTTTTACAGTTTTTTGAGGTGTTGAAAAAAACGGGAGTAAATTTTTACGAAAAAAAACAAAAAAGGATTACACTTTTTTATATTTATGATAAGGGAACCTACGTAAGGAGAACCTACGGTTCCCCTTAAACCCCTCCCTTTTTTTCTTTGGAATTTCTGTTTGTAAAATATTCCTTAAAAAAAATATTTTTACACTTATAAAATAAAAAGGAGGGGTTCAAGGGGAACCTTGGTTCCCCTGTTAAGCATACTGTGGTTTCAACGCATCAGGCACCTCATTTGGTGGACGAGGTCCAGCCCCATAAATATCCGGCAAATAGGTGGTTTTGGGCGTAAAATACAGTGGCTTGCTAACATAACGGTCCGCATAAGCGCCACTGCGCACGGCATTTTCGGTCACTTGAACACCGCCCCAATTGTAATCCATCGGGTTTTCGCTGCTCTCCTTCCCCACAGAAGTGCTTTCGTGCACAACATCCAGCTCGGTGCGCTGACCAACGTGCAATCCGTAAGGATCGAATCCAGCATACATATTTTGATTGTATCCATTATCGCGGCTTGCGTCCAGAATTTCAACGGGCTTGCCGCCGATTGAACGAATCTGAGCGGGATCGAAGGTGGGTTGGAACAAAGTGGGGTCAATATTGGGCGGCACGCCGCCCTGCATGTCGAAAGGACTTGGTCTCATCCGATACACATCGGTTCCTTGTGCGGTGGTTTCATACTGGAGAAACAAAACAGGACAGCGCGATCCGGCTCTGCGCTGGATTTCTAAATAGTTGATATACTCGTCGATATTATAGAACGGGATGACTTCAGCCTTTGGATTTTTAGTATTGTATAACAAGAGCGAACCGCCCTTGCGAATCAGAAGATCGGGACAACTGCCGCCGTCCGCGTCCGAGCTTTCTGGCTCAGTAAGCCCTTCTTTGAATGTTAAATAAAAGTAAAGACCTGCTAAAAAGGTGATGATAGCAAAAACTATCAGAATAAACTTTTTGGCCATATTTATATTGTGTACAGAAAATATATAAATGCAAAACCAAAAAGGAGGACGCCACAACAAGGTGGTTGGGAAATTGTTCGCAACATGGTGCGGTCATTGCACGACACTTGCGCCCGAGTGGGAAAAAATGAAAGAAGAAGTCAAGAAGAACACAAAAAATGATCACATCGAGTTTGTTGAAATTGAAAGCGAAAATTTAGACTCGGGTTTAGAAGAGTTGAACAAAAGGTTCAAGACGAATGTGGAATTAAAAGGCGGCTACCCTACATTATTCAAGATCGAACCTGGCAGTAAAAAAGTAGATTATTACAACGGGGATAGACAAGCGAATGATTTAATAGAATGGTCAACGAATAACGGACGCAAAGGTGGAAACAAGAAGCGAACAAAAAGGGGAAAGAAGCAAAGGCGAAACAAAACGCAGAAACGACGGTAAAGCAAATGCAAATTATATCAAACAATTATTTGGTATAATTATGTAAATCCTTGAAAGAATTGGGTTCTTAAAATGGAAGTGTGAAAAATATCCTTAAAATAAAAAAGGAGGGGTAAGGACGCAGTAAGGTGCGTCACTACGTTCCGATAGCGTCCGACGGTCGGCACCTTCGGTGCCTTCAAAGGGGGTGAACGGTGAAGCCGTTCCGGCTTATACGTAGTTCCCCTTAGCACTTCCATCCAACTAGAGTAGTGGATCCAATAGGACGAGAAACGGCGCAGACAGCGGGATATCTGGCAGTGCGGGATCTACCTAAACTGAAGCAGCAACCGGGCTTGTTGCCGTAAGCAACACTGGTCCACGAGTCGCGACCCACCTGGGGATACAAACCCATCTTCTTATTTCCTCCACCGGAGTTCTGATTCACAAGTGATGTAGCATTTCTGGCTCTTGATGCGGCGTTATACAAAGTCATTTTTTATATATAAACGAAAGAAAACTTTTTTTGAGAAACACAGATCATAAAATAAATAAATGTCCGACGACGATATCCGAATTGAGAGAAATGAATTGGGCCACGAAATTTACGTTTTTGATCCATACAATCCGCTAAACAAGGAGATCCAACAAGATGACATCGAAGCCATTCTACGCAACTACGGCATTTTTTTGCCCATCACCAATATAAAACTGTACCGACGCGCCTTCATCAACAAATCCTATTTGCGCCGCCCCGACATCGAGAATCAGCAAAACAACATTGTGATTGTGCCTAAACCACCCGACTGTATGCCATTGCACACCAAATCGAACGAACGTCTCGAATTTGTGGGGGATGGTGTTCTCGAACTCATTGCCAAATGGGTTTTGTATCAACGTTTCCCTAAAGAGAATGAGGGATTCATGACAGAAAAAAAGATTGCCCTCGTGAAGAACGAGGCGATTGGCAAATTGGCGTACGAAATGGGCCTACATAAATGGGTAGTTTTATCGAAGCATGCGGAGGGAAAAGATACACGCACAAATTTGAAAAAGTTGGGATGTGTGTTTGAGGCATTTTTAGGTGCAATTTTCCTGGATTACAACAAGTTACAGATTAAGGACGAGATGAGATTGTTCGACAATATGTTTTTGTCGGGACCGGGGTTCCAGATGGCGCAGATTTTCGTGGAGAATGTTTTCGAGAGACATGTGGACTGGATGGCGCTGATCCGGAACGACGACAATTTCAAGAATATTTTGCAGGTAAAGATCCAGAAGGAGTTCAAGACAACGCCAGAGTATATGGAGGTGAGCGAGCAAAACGCGGAGACCGGTTACCACATGGGTGTCTATTTGTGTTTGGGACAACCAATCTTTGGACTCATGCATCATCATTCGATTCCTTATACAAAGTTTGCGAATTTTGAGGAGGTGCACCAGTACATGTCGGTGAATTCAAAGGCTTTCATATTTTTAGGGGAAGGCAAGCACAAGATCAAGAAGAAGGCAGAACAAATCGCGTGCGAGTCTGCGATCAAAATATTGATATAGTGTATAAGTATACAAGTATATTATATGATTGTCGACATTAATGAATTTATTGTAAAACCAATTCCAAAAAAAGCAGAAAGTGTTGTTGTAAATATAAAAAATGTAGATTTGCGCGAGAAAACGTCGATCAATCGAGAAGATGTGATGGACCGTTTGCAAAAGTTGATGAAAGGGTTGAGTGTATCGCCACTTGAACTTAATATAATCGAACCCTCGGGCGAACCGGAGAAAAGCGAAGCGGAGAAAAGCGAAGCCTCAAGCGAAGAAGTTTCACAAGGGAACGTAAAGAAAGAATCCCGCAAAACAAAGAAACAACAATCGATACAAGAAGACATCGACAAAGTAACTTTTAGCGAGGAGGAACCAATCGCAAAACAAAAGAAGCCCAAAACTTTTACAGCCGTTCGCACCGAAATTATGGAAAAAATGCAACCCCTGTTTGATAAATATGGTGAAATGACTTGCGACAATTTAGACACCCGTGTACAAAAACAAGTGGTGCTCGATTATTTAAAAATGGATTCGCCCCATCGCGGTCTCTTGGTTTATCACGGGCTCGGATCAGGAAAAACCTGCCTTTCGATTGCAGTGGCCGAAGGCCTCAAATCCGAAAAACAAATAATCGTCATGACCCCAAGCAGTTTGAAAACCAATTTCTTCAAGGAAATCAAAAAGTGTGGCGACGAAAGTTATCGCATCAAGCAGCGTTGGACCAAGAAACGCATCACCGACCGCAAAGAGGCCGAAAAGTGGTCAAACATTATGTCCTTGGATGTAGACTACATTTTGGAAAAAGGTGTCTGGATCGGCGACAAAGAGCGAGTCAGTGAACTTAGCGCCGCGGAGGAGGAGCAAGTGAACGCGCAAATCGATACAATGATTCGGGCAAAGTACAAACACATTAGCTACGACAAAGTCACCGAAGAAATGATGAAAAAACTCACGGCCGATGGAAGCAAAAACCCGTTCGACAATTGTGTCGTCATCGTCGACGAGGCGCACAACTTTGCGAAAAAAGAGATGCGATTTTACGAATATTTGATGGCGGCGACAAACTGCAAGTTGGTGTTTTTGACGGGTACGCCAATCGTGGACAGCCCGCACGAGATTGCGTATTTGTTCAATATGTTGCGTGGATATGTCAAGACATGGGCTTTTCCAATCGATGCAGCAACAGCAACAACAGTAAAAAAGATGTTTGAAAAAACGGACGACAAAATCGAATACAAAGACAAAAAATTGTATATAACGCGAAATCCATTTGAATCGAATACAAACGACAAAAAATTTGTCAAAGAAGTGATGGATACATTGAACAAAAACGGGATCGAAGCGAAAGAGCCAAAAGTGACGAATTATAAGATTCTACCGGATGACGAGAAAACCTTCGACAGTAAATACGAGCGCGAATGGTTTCAGCGCCGCATCTTGGGACTCACGTCGTATTTCAAAGGTGCGCCCGATGAATTGTTCCCCAAGTATGATGCGAACCGCGATTTCGTGGTGATCCGAACACCTATGAGCGAATATCAGAAAGAAGAGTATGAATCGGCTTTGAAGAATGACGACAAAGACCAGACGCAAAGTCGCCAAGTGTGCAATTTTCCAGAGAAAAAAGGCGGGGATAAACCCTTGAGTAAAGAAGTGCTCGAACTGATGAGTCCTAAGCTGTTGGCACTCATTGAGAATATCGAAGACGAATCGGAGAGTCACCAGTTGGTGTATAGCGAAATATCGTGCGACATAGTCAAAGAAGTGTTGTTGGGTAATGGGTTTTCGGAATTCAAGTTGGTGAAGAGTGCGGGGGATTTGTGGGATGTCGAAGACAAAGAAGACGACAAAACACCGAAATTTGTATACTTTTCGGGGATTGAAGACGAGGTGGAAAAGGAGAAGGTGCGAAGTATATACAACGGAGATGATGCTGATATCAAGACGAATATCCGGGTCATCATAATTGGACCGAAAGATGCGGAGGGCGTGAGTCTGAAAAATACGCGATTTGTACATATTTTGGAGCCGAGCCGAAGTTGCACAAGACTTGAGCAGGTGGTTGGCCGCGCAAGGCGCGTGTGCAGTCACGTGACTTTGCCAAAGGAGGAGCAGACGGTCAAGGCGTATTTGTATATGTCGACATTGCCAAAAGAAGAAACAACCGATCAACAAATATTTGAGACTGCAAATACGAAAAATAATATGATACAAGAAGTGCTGAGTACGATTAAAGAGACAGCAATTGATTGTGGTTTGTATGACAAGAATGCAGTTTGTTTTGAAGAGACGCACGCGACAATCCCGAAAGGAAGTAAAACCGCAATGATTGGCGGACGCAAATATTTGGTGGACAAAGAACAAAGTTTGTATGACTTTCATACAAAAAAGAAGTTTGCAAAGTTAGTTCAAGAAGGCGACAAATGGGAAGTAAGAGAACCTACGTAAGGAGAACCTACGGTTCCCCTTTGACCCCTCCCTTTTTTTCATAACATATTATTATCAAAATAATATTTTACATTCATACAAAACAAAAAGGGAGGGGTTAAAGGGGAACCGTAGGTTCTCCTTAGAAGATGTAGTTTTTCGGATTCAAAGTCGCCGGTCTTTTCTGAAATGGCACATTCGTTCCTCCCGCGCGCACCCGTCGCAAAGCATTATTAGTCACATTAATATCACGAACCGTTGTATATGATATCGGCGTAGCCGAGGCATTCAACGTGCCAACACCAACTTCAGCAGCTCGTCTCCGGGCAACCACCGAGGATGCGTCACGATTCCCTCCAATAAACTTTTTTTGTTTTAGGATGGCAGCCGTCACTGCCGGTTGTGTTTCATAGTATGTTTTACGACTCATGGCAAAAGTACTGGTTCCATCGGAGGTAGAGTCCTTTTGCGGCATGGCTTTAATAGATGATAGTGTTCCGTTATTCATTTATACAATACAAAAGATTTTTATTTTTTGCTCGGTTGTAAATTCATTTTGCCGCTGATGCTCCCCCTGTATTTAATGCCCAAATTGAGTTGTTGTGGAAGATTCGTACTAGTGGTATTATTGAAGGGAATCGAACCTGGTTGAGCAAACAACCACTCTTTGTTCATGTCGGTCATCAAATGCTTATAATCGGTGTTGCGCTTCTCGACATCACTAAACCCTTCAACCTGAACAACAGTGGGTGGTGTGATCATATACCATCGTCCAGTGGCTTGCAAACGTTTCCAGTAAATATCGATAGCAAATTCTCGTTTGTTGGACGGATTTTTCAACAAGAGTTGTATTCCTTCTTTGATGTTGGCAATCAACGTGTCGTAGTAGTGTTGTTGGACAATATAGCCAGTAGTGGTCTGGCAGTTCACAAGGCGTACGCAAAAGTCGCCAATGGCTTGATATGGTGGGCAGATGTTGCCAGAAACGATGAGCACGTCCCAGTCGAGTTTGACATTTTCGCAAAATTTCTCGAGTTGTTGGAGAAAGAGTTCGGGTTTCAAAAATTGTATGTCGTCTTCGCAAAGGAAAACAAAGGGCGATTCATTTTTTTTGGCCAATTCCAAACATTTCAAGTGGCTCATGGAGCAGCCGATGGCGCCATCGGTGGTTTTGATGGCGTTGAATCGGGTTCCAGTGACGTTAATTTTGGAAAGTTCTGTCTTGACATGATACAAACGATCAATGCGGTGTTCCAAATTGATGAAATGTGTATTTTCAAAAAGTTGTTTAACTAAATCGGATGACATTTGTTATATCTTAAATTATAATATACTTTGTAAAAAATGCTCTAAATTGTTTTAAGGAGAACCTACGTAAGGAAACCTACGGTTTCCTTATGATCCTTCCCTTTCTTTTTTGTGAGTTTGATGCATCCCTTAATCTACGGTTTCTTTATGATCCTTCCCTTTCTTTTTTGTGAGTTTGATGCATCCCTTAATCTACGGTTTCCTTATGATCCTGTTGTCAGCTGCGGATACCTTAAAAGGAGGGATCCATTCGCGTGATTTCGTCTCGTTTGTCACTATAATACCAGCTTTTCGGACAAAATGTAATAGTAGCGCCGTCTGCATTTATGAATGTGGCTTCCTCGTTTTTCCCCGACCAATAAAGAAATTTCCACAACTTACCATCCATTTTGATGACCGAACGGGCGCCTAAAAAGTGCAAACCATAAGTTCCCCAGTTGCCCATTTTATGCGGTACAAACGCATGCGATTTGAGATATTGGACTGCTTCTTCTTCGTACGACAACATTTTGTAATAAATTTATGATGAATCTGCAGGCGGTTTTCGTAACAAGGTAAGGATTTCTTTAAGTTGTGACTTGATTTCGGCAATATCTTTTTCGAGACTGACCGAATAATTATTGTCGAAAATGTGTTCTGTGTTGTCGCCCCATTGGACAACCTTTTTGGGAAGTTCTTCGATCTTGATGGAAATGGGTTCTGCATTTGTTGTTGGTGGCGGTGGTATGATAATACCGGCATCTTCATTTCGGTTTCGTCTGTATGCCTCGACTGCGGAATTCAAGTCTAAAATTGCTTCGTCTTTGACGTTTTCTGTAAATGTGGGAGTTGGTACTTCTTTTTTCACCATGGATTCATATTCGGCTTGGCGGCGTGTAAATTGGTCTTGAATTGAGGGGGGTCTTTGTTTAAGAGAATTCGACTGCGTAAGCGTAAGCGTAGGCGTAAGCGTATGCGACTGTGTAAGCGTATGCGATTGTGAAAGCGGTTGCGTAAGCGTAGGCGAATGCGACTGCGGTTGTAGCATCACATCAATCGCCCGTTTATTCAACTCTTTTAATGGAATATTTTGCCCCCGATATTGATTAAAGATTTGCCCGATAATATATTGAAACCATTTCTCCTTTTCACCGGGCGGCGCACCCTCAAAGTATCGAATGACTTGCGGAGTATTGTTAATAACCTTCCACAAAAGTGACTGGTTATTGGCACTTATAAACTGCTGTTGCGACATTCTTTTTTTTATGATCGGTCATAAAAAAAATGGAGAAAGAAGCCCTAGAAGAATGGACGAAAAGGCATCTGGATTTTTTTGTAAAGAACCGCGACAAAAGGTGGAATGGAGCATGGCTCAGTTTAAACAAAAATATAACAATGGAACATGTGTTACAAAGTCCAAACATCAAATGGAACTGGCCGTGTCTGAGCAGCCACCCGAACATAACCTTCGAGCATATATTGCAGTATCCAGACTATGAGTGGGATTGGTTTGAACTAGGCAAAAACCCAAATATTACAATTGAAGACCATGTTGAAAAATACCCCGATAAACCATGGGACTGGTTTATGCTGAGTCTAAATAAAAATGTGAAATTTGCGCATATGTTAAAGTATCCGGACAAAAAATGGGGGTTTCAGTGTACGTCGGTTCGAATCGAAGATGTGATTGCGAATCCCGATTATAATTGGGAGTGGCGCCAATTAAGTCAAAATCCAAATATTACAGTAAAAGATATTTTGGATCATCCGGAACTTCCGTGGTCGTGGGAGTGGTTAAGCAGCAATCCGAATATCACCGACGATTTTGTAGAGTCATTTCCAAATAAACCGTGGTGTTGGTGGTCACTGGGTAGGAATCCGAACATATCGGTGGATTTAATGTTGAAAACCAAGAACAAATGGGAGTATTCGATTGCATTGTCTGGCAAAATCGGATTAAAAGAGCTTGAACGATGTCCATCTTACCTAAAACTCGATTGGAGCGAAATAAGTTCGAAAATAAAGGTTACAGTCGAAGAGGTATTGGAGCACCAAACGTTTAGGTGGAACTGGAGTTGTTTAAGCCGGAATCCACACATAACCCTTGAAGATATATTGAAGTACCCGCATTTGAACTGGGACTGGGTAGAAGTGAGCAAAAATCCGAGCGTCACGTTTGAAGATGTGTTGAAACATCCGGAGATACCATGGGATTGGTATGTAATGAGCTATAACAGCATGGAATATGGAAAAAGGCGTTTTATTAGAAATTGGATAAAAACAAGACTTATGATAAAACAAGTGGCGCGACAAACGAAAAAGTTGCCGCTCGAAGTATTTGATTTAATTTCTGCATATTTGTGATTACATTAAATTAAATTAAATTAATAAAAAATTATACAATAATCGTTATTCGTCATCTGTCATCCGCGGTGCTAAATAGACGACGATGCGGGCTTTTGACGAATCGTCGTCGTTCTCGTCCTCCTCCATAGTGCTGCTGCTACTGCTTGCACTTTCCAACAAATAGGTGGTTTTTAGAGGATAGTTTTCGCTAATTTTGATATTGATCGAGTCACTGACCTTGTGAAAGGCGCAAATATTGTGGAGATGGGTAAGGGAGAAGGACATATTGATGGTTTCGCCCTCGTTAATCGCAAACAAAGTCAAGTCGTCGATGGGGATGACGACACTCATGTTGCCGCTCTCATTACTTTTGGCGGTTAAACGCAACTCTTCTTCGTTGCACCGGATGTGCAAATCGGCACCGAATTGCTTGAGTTGGCCTACAATGTTGGAGAAGGTGGAAGACGACAATGAAAATTCGGCTTGGTGATCGGCGGCGGGGATTTCCATCATATCGGAGTCGAGATCGATCAAGGGGAGTTCGAAATGTTTGTCGAAGGAGTTTTTGGCGGAGAAATGGAGGAAAACCTTGTCGCCTTCGTCGGCATACTCGATGGTGATTTGCTGGCCTTCTTCGCGCGTATTGAGAATGCGAAAGAAGAGCTGGGTATTGATGCCGAGAACGCAGCTGTTTTCTTGTTTGTATTCGTCGAACCAGGCTGCGGGAATGTAGATTTCAAAAACGGAGATGTGGGAGGAGTCCATGCCCTGGGCATAAAGCCGCGTGGGCTCGAACATGAGATTGATATGTTCGCAAAATAGCTTCATGTTTTGGAACATGGAGCTGAAAGCCTTGGCTTTCTCCTTGTTAGTAATGACGACGTGCATTTGTTGGTAGTAAATATAAATATATATATTTATGACCAAGAAGTATAAAAGTATGTAATTTTATATGAGGTTGTCATTTATACGGGTGAATGTTGGGATTCAGTAATGATGTTGATTAATCTTTCTTCGCAAACTTTCATTGAAAGATTTTGTAATATATATTCGCGTGGCTTATAAGTGTTCAACTTGGATAAGAATATTGGCATTTTTATTGCGAATTCTTCGAGATTATAAAAAACTTCTCCACATCTTTCGTCCCAATATGGAATGGCTGTTGCAGGAATATTTTCATAATTTGACTTATATTCTTCATTCATAGACTTCACATTCCATACAATTAATGGCACGTCACATGATAGTGCTTCTTCCAACGCGAATCCTTGACTTTCGTGGCATCCTATCCAAATTCCATATTTCGCGTGTTTTAAATATTCAATATATGCGGTTTCATCATATTTTGTGTCATAATTAAATATTTTGTAAATAATGGTGTTATGATGCAAAATGGATTCAATTGCATTTAATAGTTGAGGATCTCTTCCTTTATAGTAAATAAAAACTAGGTCTCTATTTTCTAATGGATAAATGTTAGCAAATCTTTCGGTATCAACTCCGAATGGCACTTCTCGTAGTTTAATATTAAAACATATATTACTGCTTTCCCATAATTTGGATACCCACTCACTTAGTATATTATAAATTGAGTTTGGGCCACGAATCAAGTTTATTTGAGTCAAATCTGGAAAAACAGAGAAGTGGGGACCAAAAATAAATTTAACACCTGGGTATTTATTAACATCAATCGGTTGACTTGGCGAATAGACACAATCAAATTTTGTCAAATCATACCGGTCTAACATGCTGATATTTTCGATTTCTGTAAGTTCAATATTTTTATAACTTCTCAATGCTAAATTATTCTTAAAGTGTATCCAGTTATTTATAAAAAGTATTTTTTTCATTTTTTATTTTATTGTTATTAATTGTTTAAGTACAAACAATTTAACCTAATAAATTATCAAATTTTATATATCGATACTACTACGCGGTCAATCTAAATAATTACTATAATAATAATTGTTATAATGTATTTTGATATAGGCGCAAATATCGGTAATTGGAGTTTAGCAAATATTAACAGTTGTGATAAAATAATTTCAATAGAAGCATCGCCTGCAACATTTAACAAATTAGTAAATAACTGTAAAAACGAAAAGATAATTTTACTTAATTATGCAGTTTGTAATAATAATTGTAATGACATAACATTTTATCAAGCTGGTTGTGATACTTTATCAACTATAAATAAAGATTGGTTAACAGCAGAAACTTCAAGATTTTGTAATCACAACTATAAAGAAATAACTTGTAAAACAATAACTTTAGACAAACTAATCGAACAATATGGATTACCCGATTTTATCAAAATTGATGTTGAAGGTGGAGAGTATGAATGTGTTCGTTCTTTAACCCAAAAAGTTAAGTTACTTTGTTTTGAATGGGCGTCTGAAACTAATACAATTACATTTAATTGTATAGATTATTTATACAAATTGGGTTATACACAATATTATATTCAAATGATGGATAATTATGTATTCAGGCCAAATGATAATGATTTTTACGATATTAATACTGTAAAAACAAAATTATCAGTTACTATACCAAAACAAGATTGGGGGATGATATGGTGTAAATAATCAGTTTTATCTGCATGAACTGCGAATATAAAACGCGTCGCCCCAGCGGTTTTCGCCGGACCATTCAGTTTCGACACGATGCAAGTCGAATTGTTTCAAGTATTCGTCCAGTTCAGTAATGAGTGCACACCCTTTATAAACATAAGCAGAGTTGACTTCTGTGTACAAATAATCAACTTTTGACAAATATGACTCCATACCCTTCAAAGCCTTGAGTTCGGCACCCTGGATATCGAAATTTAAAAAATTATAGTCGATATTGTAATCGCACAAAATATTTTTTAACAATTGTGTTTGGAAAACATAATGCCCAATGTAGTGAATTTGCGGATGAAAGTATTTGTGCAGCCCTAATTCGAGAATAGACGATGACTGACCATTATTTGAAACATAAAATTTCACATTTTCGACAGTATCCGACGCAACTGCTTGGCGAATTAATACGCCTGGATAATTTTCAGAACATATGGCAACCTTGTCTGGCAGAGCTTCTACCCACAAAATTTTGTCTCTGGTCACATATTTTTCGTAGTCTACCAACTCTTCGCATTCGTGTGCGCCAACATGGAGAATACCTCGAAACTGAATATTGTATTTTTTAACAAGATCATGTAATGGTATAAGCATTATTTTGTTAAGACATAACTATATTTTATATTACTTTATATACTTATTATTTTACACATTTGAAAATTTCATAAATTGTGAAAATGGCACACTGGATTATAAATTATTTTAGATAATACAAGATATAGAACTATTTCAATATAAAATATGTATATATGGAAAAAATTTATAATAACCCTTTCAACAATTCTGGATTAGGTCTTGTAAGTATAATTATACCTACATATAATCGATATGAATTATTACATCACGCGATTCGAAGTGTATTAGCAAATACCTATAAAAATATAGAAATTATAGTTATTAACGATTGTTCGACTGATATTAGATATTATAGTGGCGAGTTAGAAAAGTATGAAAAAACTAAAATTATACATTTGCCAGTTAATCAAAGAATCGAATCTGGTACCCAGTCAGCGCAGGGTTTAACAAAGAACTATGGAATTAAAGAAGCAAGTGGCGAATGGTTGGCATTTTTAGATGACGATGACTTTTATAACACAATTAAGTTAGAACTACAGTTGAAGTTTATGGAGCAAAATAAGTGCTTATTTTCTTCATCTAATATGTATCTAATTAATCATAAAAGTGTATCTATAGATAAGTTAGATATTTCTATTATTAAATTATACTTTGAAAAAGGGTCTATTCCCAATGTGCTAACAAAAGAGATTATAGAGAGAAACAACTTTATTAATAATTCTTCCGTTGTCATTCATAGATCGATAGTAGAAAAGACAGGGTTATTTAAAGCGATTAAACATGAAGATTATGACTATTGGAAACGAGCATTAAAGTACACTGATTGTTATTATATAGATATTCCACTTTTTAACTATACATGGACTATAGAAAATAAGTCGAATACTAGATTCTATACAGTTACATAGTAAAAATTATACTATCTATGTATTTTTACATGCCATATATTTAACACCACATCTGGTGACGTCAAGGGTTGGCCCAATTTTAAATACATCAGCTCCTGAAATAATACCTGGACACCGTCCAAAATTGCTTTCAGCGGTTATGTACAAAGTTTTGCACCGACAAAGTGCCAAAAAGTCGACAAAACATTTATCCAATCCGTCCTTGTTTACACTGCGCTCGATATGGACGGACGGTTTTTTGTACATTACTATATTCGGGTAAGCAGACAAATTGATAAATTGTTCAATGTTTATATCAGACGTGACAAATATTTTTTCATTGGTATGGTGCTTTGCGATTTCATGCAACAAGTTGAGCACATCAGTAATATTTCTGCCAAGGGGGAAATGATTGTGCTGGGGACTGTTGATTTGTTGTCTCTCCATATTCATAGCAATGTCGCCAAAACGGAGTTGAACCCCCACGCTAGCAGTATACTGGTCCACAATTTGCAACAGATTCGGCCTGGGTATCAAAATGGTTTTAAACAGTTTCGCAAACAAACGGCTAGTATACTGCTCATATGGCTCGTCGACACTTAGGTATTGCCAAAGATTTTGATTCGTGTTGATTTTCAAATGGTCACATACAAATTTGTCATGAATGTCGGCGGGAGATTTTCGATCAAACGCGATTTTCAATTCGTCGAGTAAATGACTGCGAAAAAACTGTATTGTCCCTGTACAGCAACTGCTTTGTAACGCTGGGAAATCGAAATAGTCGAGGAGCGGCGTATCATTCCAACTGATGAAAAACTCGGTTCCTAAAAATTCGGCAAGAGCCATGCAAGAAATTATACCGATAATTCTGTCGCCGAATCCGCCACTCAATGTATTGGGCAATCCACATTCGTAAATGATAGTTTTCATACTTTATTTTTTTATGGTATAAATCGGCATTATTATTTTAAATAGTCTTGCAAATAAAACCATATATCGCGACATCCTCGTTGCCAGTTCACAAGTTGAACGAAGTCGCGGTTCAGCAAATATACCGAGTTCATGATGCTCTGGTCCTTACCGATAAAACGATCGATCGATATAAAGTACTCGAGCATTTCATAATATTTGTCGTGCCATTCTAGCAAAACGTCGCGACACCCTCCAAAAATGGTGCCACCGATTCGGTTTTTCGACTGGAACGACGGCAAATTCGCGCGTGTCTTGCAATCAAGTTCATCTTCTGTGAATGGATTAACAGAAAGCATCAACACTTTTGTTTTATCGAGCGCGGCAACTTTGTCGGGATTGGGCCAATTTAAATACGACGTATTGGGTACGCGGAAACAGCCAATATCGACCCACACGAAGTAATCCGTTTTGAATGCATTTAATTCGATGGCCCGCTTCAAAAAGTGCGACTTTTCGCTCCAAATCATATACAAAAATACGTTGTGTCCAATGCGCGCTTCTTTGTCCAATGCGTAGTGTTTGGCAAATGCTTGCGAATATTTGTAAGAGTAAAACTCCTTGAATGTGGTCTCTATAATAACAGTTTTTTCCGGATTTTGCCGCAAAGATTCAATGATCGGTCTGCTTTTCGCGTCGCAAAATATTACCATGGGATTATTAATAACCAACATATTTTTCATCCACGAGACATATGTTTCATGCGATGCCTTGGAAATCGGCAACTGAAAATAGGCGGTAACGATTGTTGATTCCATTATTTTTGATATAAAAGATTGTGTATTCTTTATATCAGATCAGAATCAAATGAAAATTGTATTGATAGCACCTGGATACAAACCATTTCCGCCAAATGGATGGGGAGCAGTCGAAAGCATCGTTTGGGATTATTACCATAATTTGCTGAAAAGGGGACACGATGTGCACATTGTGAACCGATCAAATCCCGCAGAAATTATTGCCGAAACCAATGCCATCGAACCGTTGCCAGATGTTGTCCACATTATGTACGACGACCATATTGTCGTGGCGCCCTTTTTGCGTGGTTGTAAAAAAATATTGTATACAAGCCACTATGCGTATATTACTCATCCCGAGTTTGCCACCAAATATTCTTGGTACTTTAAAAACATTTTCATGAAGGTTATTGAGTACCAGAAATATATTACGATCAATGTGATTAGCAAACAAATTGAGGCAGTATATCGCAAATACGGATTCCAGGGGAAAATCAACGTTTTGCACAATGGCGCAAGAGAAGACTGTTTCCGCTACACGGAAGAACCCAGCTTATCAAATAAATCGGCATATGTTGCGAAAGTCGAAAACAGAAAGAAGCAATATTTGTATCAAGGCATATCCAGTATTGATTTCATCGGAAACTATCACGACTCGCCGTTCAATACAAACTCCCCAAATTATTTGGGAGAATGGGACAAACCAACTTTGTACAATGGACTCACCAACTATGCAAACTTGATTCTACTTTCCGATGGAGAGGCGGACCCACTCGTCGTGAAGGAAGCCTTGATCGCCGGTCTTGGAATTATAGTTAGCGAATGCGCATGTGCAAATTTGGACTTGTCGTTGCCGTTCATTACGGTTATTCCGGATAACAAAAGAGAGGACCTCGAATATGTAAAACGAGAAATTATACGTAACCGGCTCGCTTCTTTGAAAAATCGATCAGAAATTCGTGCATACGGTTTGGCAAATTTTGGATGGAACACAATTATTGATAAATATGAGCAAATACTGATATAGAATTATTATTTTAACTTATAGTAAATATAATAATGAAAATCGCACTGATAGGACCTGGAATTATGCCGATACCCCCACCGGGGTGGGGAGCCGTCGAAATTTTGATTTGGGATTATTACAACGAGTTAATTAAACAAGGTCACGATGTAACAATTATCAATCGGATACGAAAAACATCGAGTGAACAATTAACGCCCTTTTCGGGTTACTGTCAGTCGATTATCAACGAAGTAAATAATGGAAAATACGATTTTGTCCATTTACACTATGACTGTATGTACCACATCATGCCCTACATTCGATGTAAAAACAAGGGAATTACGAGTCACTATCCATATATAGATCAGTTGGAAAAACATATACCGGATGGCTATAGGCAAATATTCAACAATATTATTAAGAATGACGAAACCACTATTTTTGCACTCTCGCAAAAAGATTACAACACGTTTCATCGTTTTTGTGCAAACAAAAATAAGCTACATATTATATTAAATGGAGCAGATTCCAACTTGATACAAGTAAATGAGACCGGTGCTTTCAAAGATAAAAGTATTTATATTGGAAAGATAGAGCCCAGAAAACAACAGTTCAAATACAAGGCAATTCCGGAATTGGACTTCTATGGAAGGTGTGACAATGCCGCTTTTGCGAAATTGCCAAATTACAAGGGTGAAGTAAACGGGCACGAAAATATGATGAAAATTATGAGCGAGTATGGGAACTTGGTTTTGTTGAGCACGGGTGAAAATGGCACCCCCTTAGTAATCAAAGAGGCTTTGATGGCGGGACTGCCGATTGTTACAAATAAGTATAGTGCCAATGATCTAGACACGACATTGCCGTTTATTGACATCATACCGGACGAGAAATTAGACGATTTGGGTTATATCGAAAATATTATAAAACAAAACTTGAAAAAGAGAGTATTGTATAACGAAATCCGTCAATATGCAGTCGAAAACTTTTCTTGGAAAAAACTGGTAAAATGTTATGTTGAACAAATTTCAAGTTACTGTGCAAATAGTTTAAATAACGAAAAGTGACCGCCAAATACACCAGGAATTGTTATAAACAAATGCGGGTTTTCTTTCCAAACAAGTGCCAAAGCGAGTTGCTCATTATTTACATTGCCCTGGTTTAACATTTTTTGTATAAACGCATCCTCCACCTTTTTCCCGATTTCTAAAACAACATCTTTGCCGCCGCCGAACATCCCACCCTTCAACAGATTTGCCGCATTCCATACGAAAGAGTCGTCGATCGGAACCAATTCAAGGTCGTGCCGCTTCTCGACAATAAATTTTCCCATATTTGACGCCAAAAACTGCTGCACAGATGGAGATGGAAACGGCTTTTGTATATCTACATCTAAGAAGAAGCGGGAAAGTCCGGCATCCATCCAGAAAAATGAGGTTGACTGGAACGGATTTTGCTCGATGGCCATTTTCATGTAATGGAATTTCGAGTATTGGATAATATTGTATTCGGGCAACAAACATTCAACCCGGTTCGGATGAGCAACTCTCAATCTGTATTGACTGCTCTGCAAGATTCCCTTGATTCTGTCGTAGAACTTGTAGTAGTGTGAGTCTTCAAACTTGATAACCTCTACATGCATTGGATAGCGGGCAGGACGATGCTTGACAAAAAAGTCGCGGAACCTTTCTTCAGTTACGACATACAAATTGCAGTTTAATTGAAGAGTGTGTTGTATCCACTGCAAATACTCTGCGACAGACCGACCGTCACCGTTTTTCTCGCGCCCAATATCAAAAAATGCCGTGACCATGGTTACTTGATTCATCTTCTTTTTTTTTGTATCAAGTATACAAAAAAATCTTTTTATCTCGTTTGTATACAAACAATTTTTTTGTATATAACAATATGTGCGGAATCTTTGGAATCGTAAGCAAAACCAAACAAAATATTTGCGAAAAAATTATTCAAGGCTTAATCCAATTGCAGAATCGAGGTTATGACTCGTCTGGCTTTAGTATACTTGGGCCCGACAATTCAATTGTTGTGGAAAAATATGCATCCACGCGCTCCGAAAACTCGCTGGATAAGTTGCAACACCTCGTGCCCAAACAACCCCAAAGTTGTATCGGCATCGGTCACAACCGCTGGGCAACCCACGGGCAAAAGAATGATACAAACGCCCATCCACACGTTTCGTCGTGCAGCCAGTTTGCCCTTGTGCACAATGGAATTATTGAGAATTATTTGGAACTCAAAAACGAGTTATTGGACGAGGACTTCACCTTTGTATCGCAAACCGATAGTGAAGTCATTGTGAACCTGATTTCATTCTATTACCGCCAGACGAACGATACAAAAATATCTATCGAACTAACAATCGGCAAACTGCAGGGCACTTACGGCATCATTGTTTTAGATTCGTTGACGCCCGACAAACTGTTTTGTGTTAGAAACGGGTCGCCACTTTTAATCGGAAAGAACGAGGGCGATTGTATCATTGCCACCTCGGAACAAAGCGGCTTCTGCAACCTCGTTTCCAACTACATTACACTGCAAAACGACGATATTTGTATCATTGATCGAACCAATCTCGAAATAAAGACAAGTGGGAAATATGAGAAAAGTATGGTTTCTTTTGGGAGCCGCGACCTCACACCGCACCCATTCGAGCATTGGACGCTCAAAGAAATTCATTACCAACCATCGGTGGTCCTCAATGCCATCAATAATGGCGGACGCATCGCTGGACCGAGCCGCGTCAAACTGGGTGGCCTATCAGTCGACACCTTGATAGATGTAAACAATATTGTGATTCTCGGATGCGGTACATCCTATTTTGCGGCCCTCTATGGAATGCACTTTTTCAAACGTTTGTGCAATTTGAACACGGTCCAAGTATTTGATGGCGCCGACTTTTCCGAGTATGACATCCCCAAGCAAGGCAAAACTGCGCTCATCCTTGTATCGCAGTCGGGAGAGACAAAAGACCTTCATCGTTGTATCGAGATTGCAGAAAGGAACCGGATGGTAACGATTGGTGTTATCAATGCGGTGGACTCGCTGATTGCGCGCGAGGTTGACTGCGGTGTTTATTGCAACGCGGGTGTCGAAGTGGGCGTGGCGTCGACAAAAGCCTTCACAAGTCAAGTGGTCTGCCTCTCTTTAATCGCCGTTTGGTTTTCCCAGATTCACCAGGTGAATGAGCATTTGCGCACCAAAGTAATCAGCGATTTGCAAAATTTGTCGAACGATTTCAAAAACGCGATTGAACATACAAAAGACCAGATTAAGCAACTGGCGGAAACAATGGTTTCCTGCAGAAGTAACAACAACATGTTTGTATTGGGCAAAGGAACTGACGAGTACATTGCGAAAGAGGGCTCGCTCAAGGTTAAAGAGATTTCCTACGTTCACTGTGAAGGTTATTCGGCAAGTTCGTTGAAGCATGGGCCGTTTGCTTTACTCGACGAAGATTTTCCAGTCATTATTTTGGATTTGGACAACAAACACCGGACCAAGGTACTGAATTGTATCGAAGAGGTGCGTTCGCGAAATGCACCAATCACGGTCATTACCAACAGCCGCGAAACAAAGGGGAACCAGATTTGCGTACCGTACAATGCGTCGTATGCGTCGTTATTGGGGATTGTACCACTCCAGCTGCTTGCATACTACATGTCGATTCAACGGTCAATTAATCCAGATAAGCCGAAAAATTTGGCCAAAGTGGTAACAGTTGAATGAAAAAAAAAATGTCACATTATAATAAATGAAGAAGGGGAAAACGTGTAATATTAAACAATTTGCCCTAACCAAGAATGAAACCAATTTTTTAAACGAACACGAAAACTTGATACATAAGTTGCAAGAGTCTACAACTTTTAGGCAAAAAGGTGGTAAAGGCGACGATGATGCAAATGGCAGTGCCGATTTGAATAAAGGACTTATGCAACAAACTGCAAACATGATTGTGGAATCGATTGGAAAAATTGGGGTAAACGGTGCGGCCAAAATGATCACACTCATGCTTCCAACAAAAATTCAAGAAAAAATAATAAAAGTTGGTGAACATGAACGAAAGCTACAAATGTATTTAGACGCGAGACAAGCGAGACAGATGTCGGACTCGAAAAAAACCGAAAAGAAGAGAGGCGGATCAGATATGTCGTCGTCGTCGTCGTCGTCGTCGTCGTCTGTCAAACCAAAAACAGCAGTGTATGTCGGAGAAAAAAACGCAGAAAATCAAAAACATGGAAAGGGAAAAATGACGTGGGTAAGTGGTGCCGAATATATTGGAGATTGGAAAAATGACATGAGAACTGGAAAAGGAAAATTGACCCAAAAGAGCGGCGAAATCTATGAAGGAGATTTCGTGAATGGTGCGCAAGAAGGAAAGGGTAAAATTGTATATGCGAATGGCGACGAGTATGAAGGTGAGTGGAAAAATGGTAATCAACACGGCAATGGAACATACACTTTCCAAAATAAAAGCACATACACTGGAAGGTGGGTAAACAATAAAATGGACGGATTCGGAAAATTTAAATATTTCAACGGCGATTTGTATGAAGGACTTTTCGCCAAGGGTATTCGCGAAGGTGAGGGTAAAATGATATACGAAAATGGAGATAAATATACTGGATTTTGGCACAAGAACATGCGACATGGCAAGGGCAAGCAAGAATACAAGAATGGTGACATTTTCGAGGGAAAATGGAAACGAGATAAACGCGAAGGAGCGGGTAAGCTCACACATAAAGACGGAACAGTAGTTGAAGACACATGGGAAAATGACGAAACCACTATAGAGGGTTTCAAAAACATGTTTAGTTCGGTAAATGCAACATTGTCGCCGACATTAAAAGTATTTAATGAAAGCAAAAATAATTTGTATGATCTAACAACTACATGTAAGGCATTGGAAGGTGTTGTGGCAGCCATTGTTTCTGTCCAAACGGTGTTTAGAAGTTTATTTGGGTATGCAACTCCAGCTGCAAGTGCAAGTGCAAGTGCAAGTGCAAGTGCAAGTGCAAGTGCAAGTGCAAGTGCAAGCACATCACAATCTTATGGATCTGATACAAATTACTTAAATTACACATTATATCTTAGCGCAGCAGTTGGAACAATATCACTTGCAAAATATTTGTATACAAGAATTTTTGGTAGTAATTCTGACAATGAAAAGCTAGATAAAGCAGTTTTAAATAAAAAATTGTCGTCTTCGTCGTCAAAGTTGTCATCCTCGTCAAAGTCATCTTCCACGCGAAAAAACCGAAGAAGTTAAATAAATAAATAAATATATATATATAGATATTTATATAAATGACCGACGCTCAAAAAAAGTGGTCCGAAAGTATAACAGAAACATTAAAACCTTGGATCCCTGATGCACTAAAAGGTATTGCAAGAAGTGTTCGTGATAAATTACCAATAGACAATACCATAGATTTAGTAAGTCAGCTGCCAGCATCGATGCAAACCAAATTACAAAATTTATGTCATAGTGAAGGCCAACAATGTGTGACCTGGATATCAAACCAAGCAGGACTCGCATCGATAGTAGGACTGTCTTTAGTGACTTTTTTGTATATAAAACTAAAAGGAACTCAAGCACAAAATAAGGAACTTGAGAAAAAGTTACGAAATGCGCGCAGACAAAGTGAAGAGTCGAGTGAAGAAGTGAATCGACGGAGTCTACATCGTCGCAAAACAAATAAATTGCGACAAATTTCACGACTTAGCTACGATGATAGTAGCAGTAGCAGTAGCAGTAGCAGTAGCAGTAGCAGTAGCAGTAGCAGTAGCAGTAGCAGTAGCAGTAGCAGTAATAGACGTAGAATTCGACGGTCTATGCGTCTGCGGTAAAATTATAAAAAAAAATATTTTTTATTATAATTTTTTATGCGGTAGAACTTGTTCTTCTTATAGTCATCAAAACTGTATCGATTTCGGGTTCACCACCTCTAACAAAGTGTAACAATTTCGCCTTTTTCGTAAACAACAATGTCTTTCGCAACTCTTCGTTCTGTTCAAACTTTGCTTTCACCGCATTTGTCCGCTCGACAACGTCCCGCCCGCCGTAAAAGTCCGCATCCAACTTGATATTATTGGGTCGCAACAATTGTTTTTCAAAACGTCCGGATTTGCCACCTGCGGCTTTTGCCTTCTTGACATCACTCGATATTTCGCTGCCAGAGTCGAGAGAAAAGGACGCATAAAAGTCGGGAAACCCTTTTTTGAACTTGGACGCTTGGTAATAGTGCTCGACGGTTTGCCACTGCTTGTTGTCCAACATGAATGGAGCGACAAATTCGTCGTCCAATTGGCGACGCCAGTTCTTAACGAGTGCCAAATCCTTAAACAACACTGCGTATTTTGTATCGATTTTCTCGCCGCTGCCTTTGCCTGGCTTCGAGTCGGCCGAGTTACTGTAAAACATAAAATGCACATGGTCGTCGTAAAGTTCGCTAATCACAGTGGCCGACTCGTATGAGTTGTTGACGGGATCGATACCAAATTTTGTTTGAAAGTCGCGGAAATCGGAGACGTGGTGGAATGCGCCGGCGTTTCGTTCGATACACTTGTTGACAACGAGAGTCTTGATATAGTAAGGGATCTCGGAAAATTTCAAGATCTTTTTGTCCTTGTATGAGATCAAGTCGTAGCAATTGCCATCGAAAGAGCACAAGATGTAGTAATCGGGTTTAGCCACGTTACCTGCGCCGGCCGAGCACATCATGACACCGTCTTCGTCGCCATCGTCGAACTTATCTTTCGACAATACAATCACCTTGATATTGAGTTTTTCCTCGATTTTGGCCACAGAAAACTCGTCGGCATAGTACGAAGAGTCCATCATTTTTACACGCAGCTGGTCGAGGGTGTGGACGTCTTTCATGAAATTGTAGTGTTCGATCATGGGTTGGGCATTGGCACTATACTTCTGAAATTTCTTAGCGTCCTCTTTAAAACTGTTGATTTGTTCGAGCAAGGCGCGGTTAGTATTCAAATCATTCGTGTTTTTGTATCGTTCTTTCGTTTGGCTGATGTTTTTTTTGATAATGTTGATTTTATGTTCATTGTCGGCGACATCGTTATTGAAAGAGTTGTAGATGGCGGAATAGTTCTCCAATAGTTCATTATTAGCGGCTTGCGCGACAATATTGCGCAAAAGTTCGACAGTAGTCTTTTTGCCGATTTGCTTGAATGCGTAGAGGACCACCGAGAAGAAGGAGTCACCATCCTTCGCAACACCTTGTAAGCGGTAGTTGTCATTTTTCATGAATCTTTGGACCCAATTCAGGTTGGCGGATTTGTTCTTGAGTTTGTCGGCGTCGGCTTTGGTCTCTTCTTTCAACAAGTCGGGAATGTCGGCATTCGGGATGTCCTCGAAAATCTCACCACCCTTAGAAACCATCTTTTTTTCAGATTGTTGTTCTTTGGGTTGGGTGAACTGGAGTTCGGTCACGTCTTTTTCTTCATCATCTTCTTCCTCGGCGTTTTCCTCTTTTTTTTCTTCTTCTTCTTTTGTATCGATGACCTTATCTTGAAGCGGTTTTGTCTCACCAAACGATTCCAAAAACTCTTTATCCACAAAACTATAAAGCAAAATTTCGTTGCCGTCGTTAACAAATTTCTCGACATCCACATTGTCATCAATCAAATATTTGGTCACGTCGTTCTTGGAAAGTTCAATAATACCGATTTGAGACAATATGGTGTCGCCGCGCATCAAATAAATGAGACAATAAAACACGTTTTTGCCGGTATATGTGTATTTAACTTTGCCGGTTCCGATGACGACACGTTTATCCAAAAGTTCTGTTTCATATACAAAAGTTGCAAACCCTTCGTCTTCGACATTTAATTTTTTCGATTCGTTATATACAATTTCGGGTTTTAGAATTGAGTTAACCATTTTTTAATCAATATATAAAAGAAACAATACAATTTTTTTTTATATATGTTTATTTGCCAATGAGATCCATATATTTGAATTTGGTACGGCTCGACAGACCCGCCGGTTTCTCGGCAACCAACCTTTCAAAGACTGACTTGAATTCTGCTTTAAATTGGTCACCAAAATGGCTAAATATAATGACAATATTTTCGGTGATTTCCTCGACTTCTTTTTGTTTGTCGACTTGTTTTACGACGGACTGTACATGGTCGACGAGTTCAACAACCAGTGTGTGAATATTTTCGTTGCGCATGAGTTCCATACGATCGGTCTTGGCGATTTCGCAAAAGAGATTCGTAATGGTTTTTCGGTTATTATTGCGGGTGGTCAGTTCACAGAAGCCGTCATAATCGACGTTGGAATCGATATCCACAATATTGTGCATAGATTGCAAATAGGTTGAAATGGACTCGGCGAAAAGATCGCTGAAATCGAACTGATCATTGAGTTGAACAAGGGTCGATGCATAGATTTTCGCAAACAGTTTGTTGGATACAAAGACTTCAAAAAGTGTCTTGAAAATATCGGATTTGTAGTCGGCCAGTTGGACATCGTCACCAGAATCTACGAGATCGAAGATTTGGGTGATTTTCTCGATAAAGAGGGGCATTTTGGCTTCGTAGTTGGTGGCATTAATTTTGTTGAGTTCGGCGCGGACTTCATTGATCAAAACCTGGTTTGACTCGAGCTCGGCGAAAACGGTGGCCTTGAAGACCGGTCGCTTCCACTCATCCTCTTTCGCCTTCGCCTTTTTGTGAATGCGATTTTGCTGAGGAGGTGCAGAAGTCTTTTGTACAATGCGACTATTGGAGGAGGAAGACGGGGCTGGCACGTTGACACTAAACTGATTGAGATATGTGTTGACAGTTTGTTCAGTGTAACCAACCGATGCAAATAAAGTTGCTAAAGAGTTGGTTACATATTCGGGCAATGTGGCCGGACCGAAACTCTCAAAGTCTTTGTAACTGTACATTGTGTATATATAAGTCCCTGATTCTAGATATATTTATATTGTTTTATGACAGGATTTACTTTTTTATCTATGAACAATAAATACAAAACTCTGGATATTATACCAACCAGAAAGTTAAGCAAAATCTGCAAAAAAATTAAAGGAAGGATCAAAAGGAAGGATCAAAAGGAGGGATCAAAAGGAGGGATCAAAAGGGAACCATTGGTTCCCTTTCCCTTATCATAAATAAAACATACTTAAACATATTCCAATTTGAATATTCAAGAAAATAAATGATGGAAGAATACGACGAAACAAAAGTTATAAATACATGGGAAGATTGCGTGAGCAACGAGTATCTTCTCAGCGGAATTTACGGATATGGATTCGAGAAACCAAGCGTGATCCAGGCCAAGGCGATTTACCCCATCGCAAAGTGTCGACGCGACATTGTGGCCCAGGCGCAGTCGGGTACTGGGAAAACCGGCGCATTTACTATTGGCGCGCTTTCCGTAATTGACAGCACTCTAAGCGAGACGCAGGCAATCTTCTTGGCACCTACGCACGAGTTGGCGAAACAGACCACCACGGTTTGCTCGTCGATCGGAACCAATTTGCCCAATTTTTTGACCAAAACTTTTATTGGCGGAACCTCGGTGATGGAGGACCGAATCGCGATCGAAACCAAGGTACCGACCGCCGTGGTGGGATGTCCTGGGCGCGTGTACGACCTAATTCGTCGCCGCATATTGGACGTGAGCAAAGTACGAATCATCGTGATTGATGAGGCGGACGAGATGTTGTCGAAGGGTTTTCAAGAGCAGATCCAAAACATTTTTCGTGTTTTGCCCGAGGATGTGCAGGTTGCGATTTTCAGTGCAACCCTTACGCGCGAAGTTATGGAGCTTACGCCCAAGTTTATGCGAAACCCGGTGCAAATTGTGATGGAGCCCGACAAGTTGACCTTGGCTGGAATTCGGCAATACTATTTGGCAGTGAATAGCGACGACGACAAGTTCGACGCACTTAAAAAGTTTTTTTCACTTGTGAGTGTGCAGCAGTGCATGATTTATTGCAACAGTGTGAACAGAGTGTCGCAGCTGTGTGAAGCGATGCGCAGCGAAGGATTTTCGGTCGATTGTATTCATCGAAACATGTCGAGGAGTGAGCGCGACGAGGTACTCAAGCAGTTCAGGACGGGAACCACGCGATTTTTGATTTCATCGAACATTACGGCGCGCGGAATCGACGTGCAACAGGTAAACGTGGTCATCAATTTTGATATTACACAGGATCCACACACATACTTGCATAGAATTGGGCGAAGTGGGCGCTGGGGCAGAAAGGGAAATGCGATTAATTTTATCACACAGCGGGATGTGAGAACCATGCGGGATATTGAGTACTATTATCGAATCAAGATTGATCCCCTGCCGGAGGACCTTAAACTCTAAGGGGAACCGATGGTTCCCCTTCACAAGGCTCGCAGCCACTGCGTGCCTGCTTTGTAACCCCTCCTTTTATCTTTTACCCTTTTAAAATTGGTGTTTTAAATGAGAAAAGGTGTGTAAGAATTTGTTCAATACAAACATGTATCAAAGAGGAAGGATTTAAAGGAAACCTAAGGTTTCCTTTAAGGGCGTTTAGATTTTAATTATAACATATTAAAAATATTTTATAATAATGACAGAAAAAACATTTAAATTACCAATCGAATATTTAGACACAAAATCTGTTCACACATTGTCGGACGGAGTGATTAACGACTTGGAGTTGGTCGATGCCACCGCATCTGCCCCCATGTACAACATATTGTTAAATCCCCAGCACGCATTTGCCGAGGAAATGATTCACAAATGGAAAACGCATTTTACAAGCGACGCCGAGTTCTTGAAAGAGTCTCAAGAGGTTTTGCGCACGGTAGACTGCGACAAACCTGTAAAAACGGATCCGACCAAAATCAAAGAGATTTGTAAAGATTTGTATGAGACGACAAATTTCCACGACAAGTACAGTTTCATCGATGTAAAGCAGTTCCAGTTCGTGAACCAGATGTCAACCTTTATGGGTTTTTGGACCATTGTGAACCTGATGTCTCCTGTATTTTCCATCTTGTTGCCGCTGATCCTCCTTGTCGCCCCTTTTGTATTACTCAAGATACAAAGAGTACCCATCACATTCGATGCCTATTTGACAACGCTCAAAGAAGTTGCGAAGAAACACGCGGTCGGCAAGGCGTTTACATCTTTCGGGGACATGTCTTTCAACAATTTGTTGTATATTTTGTTTACACTTGCTTTGTATGGTATTCAAATGTACCAAAATGTGCGCTCTTGTATGCGTTTCTATGCAAACATAAGCACAGTGAATACAAACTTGTTGGCGATGAAAGATTTCGTGAACGAGTCGATCACAAATATGGAAGACTATTTGCAGAAAAACGGCGGACTCGGCAAGTACCGCGGCTTTTGCGAAGATGTCAGGGTACACCTGGCCTACCTTGTATCGCTACGAGAAGAATTAAGAGATGTCCAACCATTTACATTTGCTGTGTCCAAGATATTCGAGGTGGGGTATTTGCTCAAGTGTTATTATTGTTTGTATTCTGTGTCTGAATACAAAAAGGGATTGGAATATGCGATGGCGTTCGAAGGATATCGCAGCAACCTGGAAGGTCTCGTGCGCAATTTGCAAAAAGGAATGATTCATTTCGGAGGCATTTCCAATAAGGGCGCCACAACATTCACCAAGCAGATTTATCCGACCTTACACGAAAACCCTGTATGCAATGACGTGAGTCTAAAGAAAAATCTGATTATAACAGGACCGAACGCATCGGGCAAGACGACGCAATTAAAAACAACGGCAATCAACATAATATTCACCCAACAATTTGGCGTGGGGTTTTATGAAGAGTGTAACCTGGTGCCGTACACAAATGTGCATTCTTATTTGAATATCCCAGATACAAGTGGTCGCGACAGTTTGTTCCAGGCAGAGGCGAGACGGTGCAAAGAAATACTTGACATTATCGAAAGTGAAGGTGAGGATCGGCGGCATTTCTGCGTATTTGATGAATTATTTTCGGGGACAAACGCGGAGGAGGCGACAACGGTTTCTTATGGATTTTTGAAATACTTGCAAGAATACAAAAATGTAGACTTTATTTTGACCACGCATTTTGTCAAGTTGTGCCAGAAGGTGAAGAAGTCGAAAGATGTGCTGCGGATCGACAATTTCAAGATGGATGCCGAGTTGGTGGGCGACAGCGTGGTGTTTTCATACAAATTTGTCAAGGGGATCTCGAAAATCAAGGCGGCAAAACTGATTTTAATGCAGATGGGATTTCCTGCGGACATTTATGCGGCGGTTTGAAGAAGTCTGACGAGTTTTCGAGCGAATGCGTTTACGATTAGTTTTATTGGGACTTGCGCTAGCGCTAGCGCGTTTGCTGTGATTTTTTGCCAATGCAAGTCCCGGATACATATAAATCATCACTTCGCGAACGGAAGGCCGATTGTCCGGGTTTTTGTCCAACATTTCGTGAATAATGGAATGTCCAGCAAACATACAAAAAATCTCTTTGGGAGATAACATCTTCAACACCATTTTTGCATAGGCGTAAATGTCCATTTTTTTCAATCCATCATCTAAACTGGCAAGCGTGCTTTTAAACAGCTCAGGCGCCATGTAGTCGCGCGTGCCAAACACATGGACCTTTTTGTCGCTTTTGGTGATTTTTGTAAGTGATCCGGCATCGATAAACTTGACGACCTTATTGTCCATAATAACAATGTTCTCGGGTTTGATGTCAAGATGCGCAAAATTGTGTTGATGAAGGCAGTCGATAGCTTCGAGGACTTTGTACATGATCATTTTGAGAAGATTGTTTCGCTGGATTTCTGCACTTTCGATGGCGTTCTGGTTGTGTTCGGCGGCCTGCAAGCGCGCCCGGAATTTTTCCTCAATTTCCGTGTTGTAGTATTCCAACAAATCGGTGCCGCAGTTTTCCATGACAATGGCCGCGACAAATTTGGCTTCGTCGTAACTATATCCAATAAATTTGCAAAAGAATTCGGGGCAAAGCGAGGAAATTTCGTGGTAATTGATAATTTCGTTATGGAGGGAAATAATAATTCGGTCATCGATTTGTCTACTTAGATGAAGGATTTTTACCACCCGTTTTTTGTCATCGGTTAAGTAGGCCTCGCCGTAACCACCGGTGGGCAAATTGTTTTCGCCTTTTTCGGGTATTTTGTCGAATGGAATATGCGGAACCGATTTCGGTACATTTTCAAAGAATTCATTGACTTTTTGTTTGAACTCGGCTAAGGCTGCCATGTTATAGAATAAGTGTATACAAATTATCGAAATCGGCGGGAGTCATATTGTGGCAGGCAATCATGGTACCATAATCAATCGATTGTGTACAGCATTTGAAAGAGCCGCGTGGAGTATTATTGTATCCACGATAGTTGCAATTGAAAAATCGATTGGGAACATTGATGATGGGAACGCCGATCTGTTTTAAGAAATAACAAATCGATAAATCGCACGCTGGGATATATGTGAGGTAATTATTCGCAACACAAATATCCAACCATTCAGATTGCATTGAGTCCAACTTTGGATACAAAAGTTGCACTGCCTTTTTCGTCAAAATGAATCCAGGACCGCCAGCAAAATAGTGAACATGTTGGTTGCAAATAATTCGGGTATCTCCATGACCGCCCATAATGAATGCATTGTCGTAGGGAAGTGGCTCGATAAACTTTAACAAATTGTTGACTAAAACAAAGGCGTCGGTGCCGCAGACATACAAATAGCGGTAGTTAAAATGGTCGTGAACATATTTTATACCTAAATACTGTTTGTCGGCGGCGGACAAATAGTCGTTGGCGACGTTTTCTAAATGAATATAGTTTTCGCCGACAAGAGGGCCGCTCTCGCCCAAGAAAAATAAGATTTTAACGGCGTCGGATTTGCCCCATGTCTGCTCAATCTTGGCGATTTGTTGTTTGTATCGTTCGACAGTATCGCACGCAAATATACAAAATATGATGTTGTAAAACATTTTTTTTTGTTTCTTTTTTTAAGGCAGATAAAATTGAAATGCCGAATCATACGCATCCATTCTACATGGATGGATATAAATTATTAATTAAGTTTAAAAAGTATATAAACAAACGTGCCTATATGAAACAATACGATATTATGAGTATTCCACATAATTTAGAGAAAATGGTCACAAGTTTGGCCGAAGTAAATACCCAAATGGCTGAATTAAGAGAGATGTTTACAGCGCTTGAGAAGAAAACGAAAAAGTTGAATCATGTGATTGATATGGTAGTCAAGAAGGAACTCAAGTCGACGACGAAGGCGAAGCGGGAGCGAAAGCCATGTGGTTTCGCGGTTTCGTCCAAGGTGACGCCAGAAATGTGCGAGTTTATGGGCCGCGAAGAGGGGTCTTTAATTTCGAGAATCGAGATTACCAAGTATTTGAACCTATATATCAAGGAACAAGGACTGGAGAACCCCGAGAACAAGCAAAACATCGTACCCGACGAGAAGTTGTGGAAGATTTTGGGAGAAGAGGCGCGCAATGAGAAGATTACGCACTTTACTATTCAAAAGTATTTGAACAAACATTTTGTCAAATAAGGGGAACTTGCGAAAAAAAATAATATTTTGTATACATTACTTTATACAAAATGTCGGAGATTAGTCGGATTTCGGGACCAATTTCGATGTATTATTTAAAACCAATCAACAAGGATAGTAGTATGCCAATATTTTTGTTGTTCGGGGATAAACATGGATCAGATGAGAATATGTGTTCAGATTGCACATGTGAAGATTCCAAAAAGTGTTGCCACCTGATTTCAGACAAAGAGTTTTTAAAAAAAATCGAAAAACTGGCTGGTCCACATAGACCGATAGACTTTTATATCGAGTATTTCGAAGAAACAACGGGGACATTCGAAAGCATACTCGACGATTTCAGGCAGCCGGAGTTCCAGAGTTGCTACAAACGGACTTTAAAAAACCAAAGTAATTGCCCTGCGCCCGGCATTCGATGGCATTATAGCGATATTCGAAAGTCGTACACAAAAAACAACATTGAAAATATTTTCGACTCGTTGCAAAAGTTTACTAGATTTTGTATTGAACTGAACAAAAGAAAAATTTACGAAGGTGTGAACCGCGAAGATTGGTTGAGTATGAATAAGTCAAGGCCGATGTACAAAAAATACACCGGTATTGATATTTCAAAAACAGAAGAAATCCATAAAATTATCGATTTGATTAAAAAGTTGCAGCATTTAACAGTCAACGGATTGGATTATCTCGATAAGTTGGCAGAAGAGATGGTTGATTTTATATTCACAAGTGAGTATCCAAGTTTGATACACAAACAGTTTAAAAAACAGGTGAAAACCAGTGTGTTTGCAGATAAAAGTTATATTATAAAGATGTATAGAGACTGTTTGTTATACAGAAATTTCAAAAAATATGATTTTGATGACAAAACGTTTGACCAGCTGAAGAAATTCGACATAAAAGGGGACTACAAGCGTATGTCTGAATATCTTTTAATTACCACCGGTATATTTGTCGATTTATATATAATTTTGCGAGCCATGAAGAAGATCGATAGCCCGCCCTCTCTTTGTATTGCTTTTCTTGGTAATGCGCATATTATGAATATCGCGAATATGTTGTTTGATACGGGTTATTACGAAGTGGGGGCGGAAGTTAACGCTGTAGCTGGCTCTTCCGATGACCAAACCCGTTGTTTGCCGTTTGACATATTTGATGACTTGAAAACATCTTTAAAGTTGTACAAGGGTGTAAAAAAGAGTAGTAGTTCAACTCGTAAAACTAAGAAAACCTCGTCAAAATCCAAGTCGCCAAAACCGTCCTCGAAGTTTTTTAATCCCTCCTAAAAATAATCTAAATCTAAAAGGAGGGGTAAGGACGCAACGCGTCTGACGGTCGGCACCGTAGGTGCCTTTAAAGGGGAACGTAGTTCCCCTTGAATTTATCGCGATTTTCATCATTCAGAATTCCCAAACAGTCTGCCAAATAAAGGCGCGTTTCGCCGGTCGCTTTCGACAATTTTGCAATAGTTTCAATCATATTGATGGTATTGTCGGGCGACTTGTGCTGATGAAGAAATTTCATTATGCGTTTTGTATAATGATATTTGCATTTTGGGTCGTTGGCCGCATAAGCGAATGCAAAAAAAACAAGAAAAATTAAAAAGCGAAACATTTTTTATTGATTACAAAAAATTTTTATGATTATAAATCGTCAATATTGATTTCCTCATCGTTTGCAAAACTCACGACAGCCTCATTGCCCGAGACATCTGCAAACATTGTTCTTTTGTCTACCACATGTTCTGTAAATACGAAACCGTCCACCGCGTCTTCGCCAGCTTCGACGCCGCCACCACTGTTGTCACTTCTTTCATTCATTTTTACAACAAGTCGTTTGACATTTGTGCCAGGTGTGATCATCAGTTCCTCAACATCGTTTCGGTCGTAAATGTACATGAGTTCGCACGACTTGGGCTCCTCTTCGTTCTCCCACTCATAGATGCCGACAAGCACCCAAGATCCCACTTCGAAATAATTGTTGCGCTTATTCCGCCCCTTGAACTTTCCTGGCACTCTACACCAAATGGTTTGCCCCAGGCATGTGTAGACACTGATCCCGTTGCCGTAAATTTTGTCTACAATCGCGTAGAGTTCATTTTTGGCCTCGGACTTGCGCAAAATAGTGTCCTTGTTATTATTTTGAAATTTGCGACCCTGCTTCTTCGCGTTTCCGCCACCAGTTGTATTTTTCACCATTTTTTTTTATGACGACCTAATATATATATTACGATGACTGCTTGGATGGATTTAGTGAAAAAGCTCAGTAAGGAAAACCCGGGGAAACCTCTGGGAGCAATTTTGCCTTTAGCGAAAAAGATTTACCGAAAGGGTAAAAAACATGGCGGTGCGGTTGTCACCCAAAAGAAGCAGAAGAAGAACCAAAAGAGATCAAAGACTGCGAGAAGAATTTCAGATGATACTCTATAATGTCATTTAACAGTCGGATTTCAGGTCCAGTTTCAATGTATTACTTGAAACCAAACGACAGTAGTTTACCATTATTTTTGTTGTTTGGTGATTACCATTTTTCATATGACAATATGTGTTCAAAGTGCACTTGCGACAATACAAAAACGTGTTGCCACACAGTGTATGATACTAATTTTTTAACCAAACTCGAAAAATTAGCGAGACCGCAGACACCCGTTGACTTTTATGTCGAGTATTTTGACGACAACGAGGGAGGATCGTTTAATAGTCCGCTTGACAAATTCAGGGAGCCAGCATTTCAGACTTGCTATAAACGGACTTTAAAAAAACAAGGCAACTGCCCCGCACCAAGCATCCGTTGGCATTATAGCGATATACGTCTATCAAATGTAAAAAATAACATCGAATACATTTTCGACTCGATTTATGTCTTTACCGAGTTTTGCAACTCGCTTAACAAAAACAAATCATACGACGGGATGCCATTAGATACTTGGTTAGAAATCACTGACCATGTTCACAATAAGGGCAGTCGGAATAAACGACTGCTAGAGATGTACAAGAAAAATTCAGGAATAGATATTGTAAAAAAACAGGAGATCCACGAAATCATCGATTTATTGTCGGGTTTTAAAAACAAGCCAGTGGATGAAATTGCGCAAGACATTATTGAGTTTATATTCTCGTATGACAGTGCGTCAAGTAGCCCAAGTTTGATATACAAACAGTTTAAGAAGCAAGTAAAAACCCGTACATTTGCAGACAAACAGTTTATTGTAAACATGATGAAAGAAAGTTTAGTTGCAAAACTGGTTGATTACACAGGTATTAGTGACGAAACGTTGCACAAGTTGTCAAAGTTTACTATTTCGCACAACTATAAAGCGGTTTCAAATTTGCTTTTGCATATTAATTCAACATTTATGGACTTGTATACAGTTTTGCGGGCAACAAAAAGAATTGATGACCCACCGTCACTTTGTATAACATACTTTGGAAACGCACATGTGCTCAATATTGTGAATATTTTGATGAATAGTGGTTATTATCGCATCAAGGCATCTGTTGAGGAAAATCAGGAAAACCGTTGTTTGCCATTTGCAGTATTTGATGATTTGCAAATATCGTTGCAATCCCGGTTACCAAGATCTCATACGCGGTCGAAAACGCGGTCACTTATACGGTCGAAAACAATTCGATCATACAAATAAATAGTTATACTGATGAAGATTTAATTGCCTGCTTTGCGCTGTCTCTTGCGAACAGGATTGAAGCCTTCGTCTTCTTTCTTGTATCGGTAGACAACATTTGGCTTATTTCCGCGGGTGGATTGCTGCTGCTGCTGTTGTTGTTGCTGTTGCACCTCGCACATCAAGTTGCCACCTTTGATTCCGGAAACATTGGATACAATAAAGTCGTGTTTGTTCGAGGCGTCCTTGGTCAAATCAAACTCAATGTACTCGCCCTGCACAAGGTAACGAAACTGATCATTGACGACCTTGATGGCACTGTAGTGGACGAATACATCCTTACCGTCGTGCTCGCCGCCCTTTAGAGTGACAAATCCGTATCCAGCCTTGTTATTAAACCATTTAACACAACCAATTGAGCGATCCGCTGATGACATTTGTATACAACTAGCATGAGCGCTTTCTTTATATCTATTTTTGTATGTCTCAATAATATAATACATGTTCTCACCAAACAAAAAAATGTCGATCATACTGCTTCTTGCCGTTTTAGTGATCTCTCTGCTTTTGTCGTTCTACGTACCCCAACTCGAAGGTCTTGAGACGGCCGAAGATGTAGTGAACAAAGATGCGCCCCCAGCGTTAGAACCGGGTCAAACACCAGATGCAGGTAAGCCAACTTTGTATGGTATTAACATTCCTCAACCCCAGCAAAAGAATAAAATCTTGACAGTTGACGAAATCACAAAGGTTTTAGGAGCCAACCCAGGTGTTCAAAAGATGCTGGCAAAATAAAGGAAACCTACGGTTTCCTTTTGATCCTTCCCTTTTTTGTTCAACCGGGTCCTTTTAATCCTTCCCTTCTTTTTGTTCAACCGGGTCCTTTTGATCCTTCCCTTCTTTTTGTTTAACCTGGGTCCTTTTGATCCTTCCCTTCTTTTTGCTGTGATGATCGAACCAGTTCCTTGACATATTTTGTATACGCGGGTTTTTCTCCGTATTCAAGAGCATATATCTCTTCCAAAAATGGAAGCAACCATTGCGATACAACTGGCACAGAAGAAAGACTCTGACGAATATTTTTAATATGTTTTTGTCGCGCCCTTCTGATATTCAAAGGGTGTGCTACATGATACAAAGGCAGTTCACAATCATCTTCTTCTTCGGAAACCAGATTGGCCCATGGAATGTCGATTCTGAACATTGTCATCATCATATACCCCATTGAAATCAAGTCATCTCGGTAAGAAACCGTGTTTCCCACGTGCAAATTGTAACTAGCGAATTTAGGGGAACCGATCAAGTGCTCAGTTTTTTTATTTTCTCGGTGGACAGCATTTTCAATATTGTATACTAGCGATGATAAACCAAAGTCGATCACGAATACGCGGTCTCCATTCACCATAAAATTGTCGGGTTTAATATCCGAATGAACAATGTGCGCGGAATGGATTTTTTCAATCGCACAAATCAGTTGTTCACACATTCCTCGAATCTTTTCAACTGGATCGCATAGTGTTGTTGAGTTCCATACTGTGTCCACATAACTTTGGAAAGTGGTTTCGTAAAATGTTGTCGCGATACAAGTATTGTTTCCAAACAAACCATACCAATACAAAGTTGGAATACATGGATTGCTTGTCGCAAGTTCACGGTTCAAATAGGCCAATATTTTCGTCTCATGGGTCTGCTTCTCTGTCGACACTTTCAACGCAACTGGTGTTTTATGAATGCGGTGTACGCCTTTGAATACGGTTGAGAACGCACCTTTGCCCAGCTGTTCGATTACTTTGTAGTTATGGATCATCATCTCCAATAAATTATGTTGCAATATTTATATATTTTACAACCAATGGTTCTAAAAACGATGATCGACAAAGCGGACAACATGGTTGAAAGTTCTAAAAAACCGCTTTATTTGCTGTCGTCTGGATTCATTTTTATTGGGTACATTACCATGTTTTTGGGGGTGTCCTTTATTTCGCCAAAGTATATTCGAACCATTAGCAATATTACCTACGTGTTTATTGCCTTTATTTTAATGTATAAATTTGGTCCATTACGCGGGGAAGCGACAACCATCACCGAAAATGACTCGAAATTGATTTCGTTGTCGGCAAGTTTCATCTTGTTCAATTTGGGCGTTACCGAATATGCGCTGTCCTTTTTCGAGACGGTGAAAAATACGTTTGGAGTATAAACAGTCGAAAAAAATTGAAATGCTGCGTGGTCGGTATAAATATATATACAATTCGTCGTCATAATTGTATATATAGAATACATGGAAACCGACAATTTTGTATCGGCGTGCGAAAAAGAAAACAACCGGTATTTAGAAAACAAAACCACCAAAGTTATCCGCGATGAAATTGCAGCATCGCTTGACGAGTTCGACGACGAAGAGATCGCAAAATATATGAACAAACTGGTCGAATATCGATTTGTTGACGAAGTGGATAAACTGCACACCGGGAAATTCACGCGATGGATCGCCTTGACGGACGAAGAGATGTTTTTGTCAAATGGCGGATTCCTTACCAATATCGATTATAGCGACAAAGGTGTTTTGCTGACAATAAAACCGTTTGGAAAAAAGCATATTCGACTTGTATTTGACCAATTGTTAGTGTACCAAAAACTGTCACCAGGAGAAAAACTCATACTGATGGCTGCAGATTTTTTGGAAAAGTAAAATTGTATTAACAAAATATACAAAAAAATAATGATTAGTTACACATTGGCGCAAAAAAATATAGTTAAATTAATAGCAGGAAGCCATTTTAAAGAGAAACATCCAGTAAAACGCAAGAAGGTGATTGTGTTTGATTTAGATGAAACGATTGGACACTTTTCACATTTGCACATTATATACAAATGTTTGATTGAAGTCTTTTCCGAAATCAACCAAACCGAGTTTAATCAATTGCTCGATTTGTATCCCGAGTTCTTTCGTCCTGGAATCTTGACAATTTTTGATTTCCTCTTTAATAAAAAGAAGGACACATCCATATTCAAATTGTATATCTATACAAATAATCAATGCGAGGAATCGTGGGCAAAAATGATTGCGGATTACATTCAATCCAAAGTCGTGCAACCATCCGGCGCCATCTTGTTCGATAAGATCATCAACGCGTTCAAGGTCAAAAATCGGGTCGTCGAGTTAAAACGCACTACAAATTCAAAAAATTATTCGGATTTTATCAAGTGCACCATGCTGCCAGAGGATACTGTCGAGACTTGTTTTATCGACAACACATATTACGAGAAAATGTGCGACAGCAAAGTCTACTATATTTTGCCCAAGGCATATTTTCACTCATTGCGAAAGAACGCGATGATTCAACGTGTTGTAGGTTTGTATCACGACAACCAAGTTTTAAAGGACTTGCTGATACAAAAACTTGGCGAAAACAATGCGCGACCCGAAGTAAACGAGGTGGCCGTAACCAAGAAAATCATGTATCTGGTGCGCGAATTTTTGTATTACCCCAAGTTTCCACATGTGAATAAAACACGGCGACAAGGTCGCGTAGCGAACAAAAAGTCAAAAAGACATCGAATCTAATCATAAATTATCCAAAAAAAAAGGTCATGAAACTCCTTTGCACCCAATCCGGATTTGTAAACACCGAAACCGGCGAAAATGTGGCGGACATCTCTATTCGCAAAGTGTTTCACAACGACGTGATTGAAGTTTCTTTCTCCAATAAATTTATTGTGCTCGAGTCCTCTGTTCGCGACAATGTTCTGGCCGGAGTGCTGGTTATCGGAAAAACCTACGGCCGGTCTGGGCGCCGTCTTTTGTATAAATGTATCCCGGACAACCGCGACTTGCCCGCCTTTTTGGTTCCATACGATATCCCAGCGTCATTTCACAAGAATGTGAAAAACAAGTATGTCGCGTTTCGCTTTGAGAATTGGGACAATGACCATCCGCATGGCGTCCTACAACACACTATCGGCGACGTCGATTCTATCGAGGCCTTTTATGAGTACCAGTTGTGGCGCAAAAATCTGAATAAATCATTGGCAATCTTTACGAACGCGGCGCGATCCAAGATCAAGAGTTTAGGGGCGGATGAGTCTTTGTATATAAACAAGATTTTGGAAACTACTGCGTGTAAAATCGAAGATTGTCGTGGTTCTGTTCAAAACGTGTTTACGATTGATCCCGAAGGTTGCACCGATTTCGATGACGCCTTTTCGGTCACTTTTGAAGACCGGTTCGCAACAGTTCACGTGTATATTGCCAACGTGTTTTTGTGGTTGGAGTCCTACGGCCTTTGGGACTTTATGACCGAGCGTATATCGACAATTTATTTGCCAGACCGCAAAGTGCCAATGCTGCCGCCGCTGTTGTCGGATTCGCTGTGTTCGTTGGAGCAAGGGCGCGACCGATTTGCCTTTTGTATGTCACTCAAGTATGATATGTTTACGAAAGAGTTCGTGGAACCCCCTGTTTATAAAAATGTTCTCATTCGTATAAACAAAAATTACGTATATGAAGACTCGGACGCACTAAATCGGAACCCTGCATATCGGGTGCTGCGTGAGCTGGCCGGGACCGACGATTCGCACGAAGTTGTCGCGTGGTGGATGATCAAGATGAACACTGAATGTGCGAAATATTTGGCGGAACGCGGACAAGGAATCTTTCGATCATCGGTTGCATGTGATCCTGCCTTCTTTGAACGCTGCGCCAGTATTTATGGGAAAAGTCCGGCGCCGCATAGGCAGTTGGGACTCGATGCTTATATGCACATCACAAGTCCGATCCGACGTTTGGTCGACATTTTGAATCAGATTTTGTTTATGGAGACAGTAAGCGAGAGTTGTCGTACCTTTTTCGACAAGTGGTTTGGCCGACTGGATGATGTGAATCGGATAACGCGGGATATTCGGCGTATCCAGATGGATTGCGATTTGTTGGCGGCTTGTTCGAAGAATGCAGAGTTGGTGAATAAGGAATTTGATGGCGTAGTTATAGACATATTGTCGTCAAATGAGTATACGGTGTATATCGAAGAATTGAAATTGATTTCCAGACTTCGGCTTTGTTCCAATATTTTGGAGATTGGTTCTCGGACAAAACTAAAAATATTTGTGTTTCACGATGAACATCGGTTATGTCGAAAAATTAAGCTTTCTACAGTTTAGACCACTTAAGTACGTCTTGGTAAATAACAGTGTTTTCAGGAACTGTAGTCAAGTCATATCCATCTTTTTTGTATAATCGAATAAAAGGAAACATGTCAACCGTGTTTTGCGCAAGAACTCTGGGGTTGACATTGTAGATGGCATTACAGTCTGAAAATAAAATCTGGTGTTTTTCATTGTAATATTTGTAAAAAAAGTCGTGGTGAATCGACTTGTATATAGTTCCGACTTGTGTATATTTTATATTTGCTGCAGTTGCAGTTGCAGTTATAATGATATACTCATCTGGCAAATTCGCGAAAGCAAGTGTTTTGGTAATATCGACTTTTTCACCAGGATTTGGCAAATATGTCGCGCCAATATTTTCGACTGTTATGTGGTTTGTTGTTGTTATAAATGATGTAGGCGCAGGTGTAGAACTGTACAGACTATCGAGAATATCCCAGTTCGAAGATCCCAATAGTGTTATTGATTCGGCGATATTTACTTCTGCACCGGTATCGGATTTATTGAAAATTATCCACTTTGAAATTGTTGCATCATACTTAATAAAAATACTGTTGTGTTCTGTGTGTTTGTATTCCGTAGCATTAAAAGGAAGGTAAACGCCGTTTGCATACTCTGCATTTGGATTTATATAATCAAAACCTGTTATTTTAATCCAGTTTGCTCCAGGCTTTGGTGCAGAAACTACAGGAGCAGCAGGACCAGTACTAGTCGTAGGAGCAGGAGCAACAGCGGGCGTTTCTTCAACAATCGGTGAACGCGGAAGACTTGCAATTTTTATAACAAAGTTTGGTTCCTTTACTGCGGCGGCGGCATCTTTAAACTTTTCCAGTTTTTTTTCTTGCGGACGCAAATCGTCTTCGAAATCAATAAAAACATTAAACCCCTTAAATAAAATAATAATCAGTTTGTGAATTGTACTGACACACTCATTTTTTAAAATAGCGGGGAAATTCCCAAGTTTCAAGTCCGCTGGTACAGATCCAGATTTAACTTCAATTATTTTTTTTGCCAAAGCATCGTAAGCTGCCGCACGCCTTTCTTCGTCTGTTGCAATGGACCTTAAATATTTTTCCCGTTCGTTTTTTATTTGTTCTGAGAAACCTTCATCATCAAATTTTGCAACTGTCTCCATAATTATCGAAAAAAATTTTCCAGGGAAAAAGGTGTTTGACATTCTTGAAGCTCCTACGCTAGTTTTCCAAGTCGTTTCATCAAACCCGGGAACAAAATTATTTGCAAAACGTTTATAGTAATAATTATTCACAACATTTTCCAAAGCATACTCTGGGTAAGTGGTCGTCCACGAGCCTTGATTAATCGGGTTCGCCATATTTATTGCAATATTTATATTATTAATGTAATTAACACATATTTGATAGTTGTAGAAAACATTTTCTTTTTTACCGGACGGGTCATTGATTTCGTTTATTAATGGATCATATTTTGCAGTAAGCCTACTAGACATAAAAGTCTGAATATTTTCAAAAATTCGTTGTAAACAGTACTCGGTGTTTAAAAGCTGGTTTTCGAAGGTACGCAAATTCATATTTGTTCCTGAAATATTTGCTGCATAATTAATGCCCGACACAAGTGGGACCGCATCATATATCAACTGCATGGCAGCAATAAATGGCGACATGTAACCAGTATAGTTGCAAATTCCATGTCGATAATTAATGCCGGAAAACGGTATTATGGCGAGTTTTTCCAAATCGATTAGCGACTCATCTGCCAAGTACTGTTTAATAAATTTGCTGATAAGACTGTTGTTTTCAGCAAGATTATCTTTCAAGAATCTGTCAACAACATATGAGAGAAGTGGATTTCGTTTTATGGCATCATCAATTTTGTCGTTACTTATGCGATACTTGTTAACCAACAGTTCGCGATAGGTTTCTCCAATCTTTTTGTACAACCAGATTTTTTCAGCCTCAACGTTGAATGTTAAATTTTGGTTGTCTCTGATCTCTACATCGTTGTAGACTTTCCGTTCTTTGTTATTGAAATAAATATGATGATTAAGGCCAGTTAAAGTTAAAACTTGACTGATGAGTTCGTAGCCAGTCGTTTTTGCCAAAGGTTTACTATTTTTTAGTATCACGAGGTTAGCGGTTGGGTCTTTGTCAACGGTTTCAATAAATTCAATTTTACAATCTGTAGATGTTGTGTCTAAACAATTTTTCAAAATCCCAAAAACATCATCTTCTCCATTTAAAGATGACAAAAACTTTTTTGCGTCAGTATCAAAATCTCCAATATTTTCGGGACTTTCGTTTTTGCGCAAAAAGTAGTTTCTGAATTTAATATGGGCATGCATTTTTGTAATAATATCGTCGCCAAAGGTTTTGATACAATCTGGTGAAATCAGTCGAACGTCATACAACATTTGCAGTGCAGTTATTAAAGACGATTTGTCACCATTTATATTTGGATAACCATATCTCGATCGGCCGTTGATAAAATACCCAGGGACTAAGATTGTTTGGTTAGGATTATCCAACGATTTCGCATCTCTTTTTAAACCCATGTCCAAAACTGTCTTGATGGCGAAAAAAGGTCGTATCAGTGCATTTTTTATTTCGTCGAAACTGCCATTTTTTGATTGATTGATCTCAGGAAAAACTTCATTAAACGTGCTTTCTCCGGATGGGAGGTTGAACAAGTATTTCAAATTTTTAATAACAAGATCCGAGTTGTAAAAACGCTTGAAAACCGAGAATGGATCTTGTTCGAGCACGTAGTCGCCGAACCACTTGGAAGTAACAACACCCGAAGTTTCTCTTGGGTCAACGGGAGCATCGAGTATTAATGTGTACCAAGCTTTGTTGAGTTCAAAGTACGGTTGTTTATTGGTGGATTGACTGATTGGCTGTGTCAACGATTTTAGAACTTTGATTTTGACAAACTTTACATCATTGGTGTCCGACGGTTCGATGGAATCTTCCAAAACATCATATGGCGTGGTATCTTTGGCGCTATCTATGATTTTATCGGAATCATCTGTAATATAATTGATTGAACCAGTTTTATTGTCAATGCCGACAACAAGATATTTAACATTGTCGCCTTTAGGTGTGGGAGTGGATGTGGCAGGAGTAGCAGCAGACATATATATTTAGACAACAAAACAAATTTCTAAATATGTATTTGAACAAAAGATTGTATAGAACCCTAGATGGAACGATATTTGGTCGCGACGATTCAAGTACCGGTGAAAGTGAGTGCCGACGGAGAACTGACAATAATGAATGAATACTCGAAAATAGAGGTGGATGAGGCGGAGGAAGATATGTCAACGCTGGAAAAAACGGGCGAGACTATTTACGACAAGGTCATCGAATATGTCGCGCAACTTCCCCAGAAACACGCATTTGAGTATATCAAAAAAAGCAAAAAGCCGTTAAACACGACATTTAGCAACAAGGTGGCCGCCAAGCATTCGCAAAAATTCACGAAAAAGAATTACTGCCAGTGAGGGCGCTGTTCTCTGCGGACGACAAGTGGGTCGGGTAGGAAAGTGGGTTGAGACTCAAACAAGTTTAGGGATTTTAGTGTGCGAATATCTGGGACAATTTCGGCTTGAGGGATCACCATATTGCAAGAACCGGTGCCGCGCAGCATGGACTCGATATCGCACGAGTTGTTGGCAAGATTGACGCGAGATACATGTTGACCGATGAGGCCATTTCCGGGGAGGTAAGTGTTGGTGGGGCAACCGTATTTAATTCGATAGTCGATATGACCAAAATTGATGGCTTGTTCGAGTTCATAATCTCCGCGCTGTGATTTATTTCGAGTGTCGGTCATTTATATTTGTTTAAGAGAAAAGTTTCTTATACAAATTGACATAAGAGGGGTGGGTGTCGTCAAATTTGTCGCCGAGAAGATGGTATGCACAAAGCATTTGGTGAAATAGGGGCAAATAGTCGTAGGCGAAGAGGACTACTAGGCCCGTTTCGGGATTTTCTGAGATCATGAAGGAGGCGGCTTGGACGTAGATGGTTTTGAAAAGGGGATTGCTCTTGGTTTTCGAGTAAATCCAGTCGAGGACTTTTTCCATTTGCGTGTCGTCTTCTTCTGCTAAGATGCCCGAGGCACAAATTCCAAATAGTTCGCAAATCGTGTCTCTGTATTGATCGTCGTCTTCGTAGGAAATCGAGGTAATATCGAAATTATACATGATGGCTAAATAGAATGTGAAATGACGACTCTTTAATTTCTTTTCTTGCTATTTTGTTTTCTGTTGCGTTGGCTTCGGTTGCGCTTGCTGTTGTTGCGGTTTCGACGCTTGCTTTTGCCTCCGGAAAGTAATCCCCATAAATTTGAAATTGAACGCTCAGATTGAGCTCCGGTAGCGGCGGCAGCACCAGTAGCTTCGGTATCATTCGGAGGTATTCCGTCGAAGTTAGGAGTATCTGGGCTGTCGGGGATATCGGGGATTCGGTCCGATGAGCGGGTGTCGCCTGAGAAACCAGTGTGGCCGATCGAGCCAGTTTTGCCGGTTGAGCCACTTGAGCCGGTTGAGCCACTTGAGCCGGTTGAGCCAGTTTTGCCGACATCCCGAGTAGATATATCGACACCTTCGCCCTCGCCACCCTGAAGTAGCTTCTTCTTCAACGCATTGAGCTTTTTCATACTCGCATCCGAAATGTTCTTGAGAACATTCTTTTTACTTCTATTACGCTTTGGCATTTAATATATATATATACTCGAAATATATTAAACTGGTTTAATATCCAGAATCATTGGGTAAATGAACACGACTGGCAGATCCACCGCGGACCCATCCGTCCAAGGCGGCCTCTTGTACTAAATACTTGGGATTGGTGATGGTATCCTTAATACTACTAATCAAGGGATACATGTGGTTATTGGTGAAAGACTGCTCAGTAATGGTGGAAACACTCTTTTTGTTAGTGATGATATCGCCCTGCTTCAATTGAGATTCGAGTACAGTATCGCAAGATCCTCTTCCTAAATAAGGGACGGTCAAGAAAGGGCGTTGTTGGAGGGACAATTTCTCTAAAGATCGTGCATTTTCCTTTTGGACAACAAGCTTGGAATCGACGTCGACGGTGAGAGCATTAATTCCGGCGCTGGCGCCGGCGTGAGAACCGTTAAACATCATGGCGGGTTGGTTAGTCGCAAAGTGTACGTGATCACTGCTGTTCGATTCGCTAAAATAAGTTGACAACATGTAATTATTAAAACGGGTGTTCATGATATTTTTTTGGGATTTGTCGGTATTGTCGTTTCCGATACGAGATGTGCCATTGAAAGTGTAAGGGTAAATAGAGGCCATTGTTGTATGATTATACTATATATAGAATAAAAGAAAAGAGGGGAACCTACGGATAAGGCACCGAAGGTGCCGACAGTCGGACGCTTTGCGTCCTTTTCCCCTCAGGGCGCAGCCCTACGGGCTGATAACCCCTCCCTTATCCTTTATTTTATTACTACAAAGAAGTGTGGTTACATAGTAAGAATTAAAAATTATAATTTTTCAAAATAAGTACTCCATAACGTGTCTTTAATTTTCTGAATAAAGGAGGGGTTATAGGGGAACGTAGTTCCCCTACTTAGTAGTTATTGTATCGCGCCACATTTTTCGCACAAGCAAAGGCGTTGCCCTCTTTGCAAGAAACCATGCTTCCGTAGCAAAATTCGCTAAATGATTGTTGGTCATTGGGAATTGTCGTGCTTGCGGTAGAAGTGAAAGGTCGCAACGATTGTTCAAAAACGTATTCGTCGCCTAAATCCTTGAATAATTTATCTGTAATATCGGGTTGGTCGGGATTGGCTTTGCGCACAAACTCTTTGGCCTTTTCAATAATTTCGGCATTTACATTTTCGTTAAATGCAGGTGGGGCGGGTTTTCTTTGCGGATTGTCTACATAGTCGGTGATCAAAACATTGCCAAACGGGTTGGAGGAATCGGGCTCTCGAAAAACATTCATGACATCCGTGGTTGTATACAATTGTTTCGCGGGAGTGGTGATATCAAAACCCTCGGGTTCTTGCTTAGTCGCAGGTTTCATCGACTTGTGGAGCATGAAAATGAAAAAGAGTGAGATGGCACCGATGAACAAAATGCGAAAACTCTTTGTATAGAAAAACGTCATCAATGAAAGCAAAACAATAGTGCGCGAGATGGCGTTTAGCTTTTGTTCGAATGCCATATTCTCAACGGGGAAAAATTCAAAGAGAAACTCATTGTTCAAAAGAATATTGGGATTGTCGCTCCAAAATGGGATGATATTCTGAATGGGCTCTTTTTCTTGTTTTACGGGTGTATCGATTTCAAGGTCGTTTGATTGCATTATTATTATGTATATAATAAGACTTGGAAATATATGCTAAATATAGGCGGAAACCTGGAGATGGGCGTAATGCGCCGACATGTGGAATGATTGTTGTCCGCCCTCGCAGTCTCGGTACTGGGTCAAGCCATCTTCAATGGCGAGCATGGGGTATACAACACATCGTTTGCCCTCTTTGGTGATGGACCAATCCGCACTAAAGGGAGGGAAAACAGTTTCGGGGGCCTTCAAGAATTCGTCGGCATATCCGTTTGCATACTTGTCGATGATTTTTCTGGCTTGTTTTCGAGAGAGCAAGTACATTTGTGTGCCCCAGATGTCGCCGTATTCATAATAGCGGAAGGTGGTTGTCGCGGTTGTATCGATGTCTACATAAATGGACTGGCAAACCTTGGGATATTCGCCATTGGAATCCCCTACAAGCGGATATGTGATGAGATAGCCGAGGAGGAGGGTGTCGAGATGGAGGGCTTCAAAATCGGCGAGGACGTGTTCGAGGCGAGCGCGAAAATCGGCGTCGATCAAGATATCGTCTTCGCAAAAAATGCCGTATTCGCGGGAGTCGTTGTCGACAAAGTCGCGAATCATGTCGAGGTGGCCGTACATACAAGACCAGCATTTTTGGGTGTGGGGGATGAGACTGTGTTTGGCGATGCGCGGGTCAGAGACAGGTACGCCGGGACTCAGCACGGCAGAGACGCCGACTTTGTTGAATCGTTCAGTCATGGATTTTTTTCGAGTTTCGTTGTTGAAATTGAGACAATAGATTGCGCAGGTAGATGTCATTATAAAGGGAACCAAGATTCCCTTTAAATCCCTTAAGGGAACCAAGGTATTCAGCCCTTCGGGCTTAAAGTCCGCACAGCGGACGACAGTCGGATGCCTTAAAGGTGCGTCGCGTCAAGGGACGCTCCGAAGGCATCCTTTACGCCTTATAATCCTTCCTTTTTAAAATAAAAAACGCCACAATGCTTTTGTATATTTTGTGTAAAAAATCTACAAAAAGGAAAAGTATGGGATCATAAGGGAACGACGAGTTCCCTTAGCGGTGATACTTACCAACCCGCGCAAAGGAGTCGACCATGAAAATCACAAAAACTCCTAAAAACGAATACAAAATCAGCTCCTCGGTAATGTTGCTGGTTTTCTCCATCTGAAGGTCCTCGAGAATGTGGGTGATATAATTGAGTTTTTGCATAATTCCGTCGTTGCCTACTGCGTCGGCAGTATTTCCCGATCGACTCATACTGTAATACGGTTTGCCTAAAATAGCACCGGCTTCATAGCTTTTGTTGTAGTTACTCAAGGCGTCGATGCCGATATCGCTGGGCACAAATTCCGGCAGGCCCGCAGCCCTTTTCAGGAGGGGTGATTCAAAGCCTTCTTGTTTGGTTTTTGCTAAATTGTTGTTGGCGGGAGAATTCAAGGGTTTAAAATCGACCAGGTCCTCGCCGCTCGATGACTCGGTGATTCGATTGAGCATGTCATTCACGGTATTTCCACGTTCTTCGTTCATAGTGATGGTGGACTTCATGGATTCGGACAATGGCGCGGTCAAGTTGTAATCATCCACGATAATATCTGGTTCGGTGTTGTCGTCATCTGTATTCCGAGTTACCCGTTGGGTTTTGCGTTTCCCAATTGCGGGGGTTCTCTTGATGGTTTGTGAAGAATTCCATGGAGAAGCGGTGTTTAATAGTGACATCTTTCTGTAGTTATATATATAATCGAAATAATAATGAAAAATTTGATCGCAAGAGACAATCTAGTTATGATGCAGTTTATCCCAATCATCATGATTTTGTTTTATTCGGTCTATCGATACAAGTTTAGCAAACTGAGTCACAGCATTTTAGGGAAACTATTTGCGATTGCGTTGATTTTGTATTATACACGAATCCACTTTGTCTATGGAACCATTTGTTGTTTTGTCGTGATTTTGTATTACCAGATGGCAGAGGTAGAAGGTTTTGCAATGTTTAAAGACGACAAACCGACTGACGCAAAGCCCCAAGTTGAGAAGAATCAACCACAGGCAAAGGTAGCGACAAATGTACCCTTAGAGTCCTTCGAGACACTGTCGCCGCCAACTTTAGCGGACCCGATCATCACGATTGATCATTTCAATGCGGCCAAGGACGAGTTTATCAAAGAAAAGTGCAAGAACGGTGTGCTTATGTACAAAGACATGCCGGTAAAGACCGAAATGTCGGACCACATATACAGCGAAATCAAGTTTAACAGCAAGAGCAAATGCAACCCGTGCGACAGGACGTGCGACTACAATATTGTGGAGGCAAAGCTAAAAACGGAAACTGCGTTGATTCCCAAGTTTTCAAAGGATGTAAAAATCTAAGAGTAACATATAAAAAAATGGCGAAATCAAACAATATGTTTGCCGGATTACACGAGAAAGTGGTGAACCTCAACAACAGCAAAATATTTGCCGGTCTAATGATTATTGTATTGAACATTGCATCGAAATTTGTGACATTCCGGTTTGGCAAGTCTACCGAGATGTATTTGAAATACACATTTAGTAGACAAATCTTGGTATTCGCGATGGCGTGGATGGGAACGCGCGACATATATATTGCGACCGGACTCACGCTGCTTTTCATCTTGTTTTTCGACTTTTTGTTTAATGAGAATAGCAGCCTTTGTGTCTTGCCCAACGAGTTCAAAGAGTATTACCAAAATTTTGATGAAGATGTCTCGCACGATGATTATGTGAAGGCAAAGGCAACGGTTGAAAAGTATATTGAGAAAAAAGAGGAGGCGTGCCAATGTGGCGGCAAATAAAACGACGACAAAGTTACTTATAATAAAAATTTTATTTTTTTTATTATAAAAATAGATGGGGGAGGGGGCAAGAAAGCATAGAAAAAAGGAGGGGTTAAAGGACGCGAAGCGTCCGACAGTCGGCGCCAACGGCGCCTTTAAAGGGGAACTACGTCCCCCTTAAAATATCTAAGCAATTATTAAATGGCCATGAATTTAGAAACAAGTTTGAACGAGTTAAAAGACAAACTGGATATTGTAAAATTAAACATCATATGCCATACAAATAAAGATACAGAAAACACGTTAACAGCCAGCATGTTTGTCTTTGATAATAATCAGAATGTCAAAGGTGATTATCCGCTTTTGTGTACAAATGTCGAGTACAATCTCGAGTATTTTAAATACAAACCATTAAACGAAAAGATCCAAATATTTTTCAGCAAACCTGAGTTTGAAAAGTTTCTGCTATCTTCCCTAAAACTTGTCGAGAAACCTACTTCTGAACTTGTGCGTAAAAATATTCTCGCCATGTTGAACGTATTGTTTCCCATAACATTTCCAATCAAAGACCGCGTAAAAAGTATGTACAAAAACACGTTTGAATTTGATTGGAACAGTGTATTCGAAGCAGTTACACAACCAGATGAGTATGTTGTGTTGAATGTCGACAAACCATCCACAGTCACGCAAGTAATTTGGCTCGACACATTAATCACCAATCCAATATATGTACAACTGTATGAAGCGATCAAAACATACAAAAAGAAACTTACCGAGTATATGGAGGAGATTGAAAAATCTGCCAAACAAAAGTATTCGATGAGCTATTACGAACAGAATATAATAAAACCACTCGAAGCAATGAAAAAAAGTGTTGTCGGTAGTTACTACATTCGCCAATCGGTTAAAGATCAAGACTTTGCAGAATTCAACGAAGCCGTAAAGAATCTTCGGTCAAAATCGCAAGAAATAACCGATGACAACCCAATGACAGATGAATTTGAAAAACTTATTGATAGCATGCGGTCAATTTTTGAAAGTAAAGGTATAAGCACGGACGAAAATAATAAACAGTTTGATAAAATAGCACAACAGTTGAATATTAACAGCATGGAAGGCCGCGACAAATTAGAATTAAGAAAATTTTTGAGTACTTATAAAAAAGAAGGTGATCAGGGAGACACCAGTATGCGAAAAAAATTTGGGGATTATGAAATTGCGAAACGGTCGTCTTTTTGGTGGAAATTGTATTTTATTTTTGCACGGTTAAAAAAGAATACAGTACAGTACAATAACTTTGTTGAAAAATACGTTGACACGCATGTGTTCGAAGCGAAATCTGACAGATACAATTATTGGAATACGAATAGTGAATCATTAAAAGAAAGTAAATTTCTAAAGAGTATGAGTGACCTGGATTTCCACTTTGACTTTTTGAAAAAAGTCGAACCATTTATTTCGCAACGGAGAAAATCAACGAACCCAACAATTGCTTCCATGTTTCGCGAAGATCAAGAAAACTATGTGGCACAGATCGATACATACTTGAATCTGTTCAGAAACAAAAAAGAAAATACAGATGCAAGTGTCGATATCATCAAACAGTCGTCGTCGTCAACATCTCAAAATGAACGAGATTTCGACGAAGTAAAACCAAAAGGTGTCAAAGACAAAACCGAATTTTTCGAGATACATCTGGGAGTTGCACTTGTCGGGGGGAAAATCACCTCGACAAATCGTAAATTTTGTGAGTTTCAGGCATTCAAGCTTGGAACTGATTTCAAAAAAGTTACAAAATATAATCCGGACGAAATTATATTGTATCCGTATGTTGAATTGGGTGAGAATGTAGAGCAACCAAAAGGCCTCTCCACAATTCTTAATTTGAAAAAGAAAACAGGCGGCGGCGGTGAAAAGCGAAAATCGCGCGTACACAAAAGAGGTCGGCGTACGCGCAAATTATTTCATCGGAATTTTCAGGAAAAAAAGTCCAAGAACAATTAGCCCGATGCCGATGTATTGATTCGGATCATTAAACCTCTCTCCTAGCACGATGTAGGCCATCAGAGACTCCAAAAATGCGGAGATTCCGTCCCACGCTGCATTGACCATGAGGACCGAGGATCCGCGCAAAGATTCGACCAAGAAATAGACGACGCCGAAATAGCCTAAAATACCGTAAGCCAAGTACGTAAGTCCACCTTCATTCGCATATTTTTTCAACGCAAAATCTCCGAATATTTCAGTAATCGAAAGAAGTCCTACTGAGTATAGACTCATTTTTTTTTGTATATACAACATGCATTTTATAATTTAAACGAGAGGCCAATCTCTTGCGTGGTGTTGTTTTCCCAGATACCGGAAATTTTGAGACAACTGATTTTGTCGCTTTGTAAATGTCGATTGCTGACTGTGAATTTTGTTTTCAAAAGTTCGGAAAGTTTGTAGGTAACAATGTTATCGGAGGGACATTGTCGCGTTTTTGCGTATAGGGTGAGAATAGTGGATTCGAGTTTGATAAGCATATTGTATGTTTGGGCATCAATCAAGGGTTTGCCTGTGTTTGAGGGTTCTTCGTGAACACACGCGTATATGCCATACATAGTGAAGTTGTCGTCACAATACAAGATTTTGGTGAAAAGACCGTCGAACATCATATTTTGTTTGGTTTCATTGAAAAAAATATTGTTGGAATTAATGTTTTCTAACTCGAGTAATATATTCATTTTTTGTTGTTGGTTAACGGTTTTCGTCAAATATTTTTATACTGTTTGTTGAAAATAGTATAAAATTAAGGGAACCAAAGGTTCCCTTATGATCCCTCCTTTTATTTCAGAATCTTTGGTACACTCGGTTTTCAATAAAAAGGGAAGATTTAAAGGGAACCTAAGGTTCCCTCCTTTTATTTCAGAATCTTTGGTACACTCGGTTTTCAATAAAAAGGGAAGGTTTAAAAGGAAACCGTAGGTTTCCTTTACATGGCAACGGTTCGGAGACCGCCGGCAAGTCCAGTGCCGATGGCGAGACCAGCACCCTGTCTGGACGATACGCCCATAGAGGGGATGAAAGTGTCTAAAACAGCGAGAGTGGCGGCAGCAACAAGAGCGATGACAACCGTCTCCTCAATCTTAAGAGACTGCTTGGGAATGACATAAGCGGCTAAAGCAACAATGATACCTTCAACAATGTATTTGATGGCCTTCTTGACGAGTTCGTTAAACATTTTTTTTTATATACTATTCCAACAAAAAAAATATGCCAATTTCATCATGATAAAAAAAACAAAATATATTATGTTTGTTAAAATACTTAAACCGTAGAATCTCTATTTTATTACTAAATGTCTGGATTTCAAAAGAAAAAGCTACCCAACGGTTCTAAAAACCCTGACTACGTCGATTTGTGCGAGGAAGACCCTACCATCCCTTCTCAAAAATTTGTTTGTATTTCGTTCATCTCCCCCGAAAAAGTGCTAAAGCAGCGCGAGCAGTATCTTTTCGAAAAGTTTGTTCAACAATGGGAGTTCAGCAAGTCAATCGAGAAGTTCGGCGAATTTCTAAATTTCATTGCGTTCAAATACAAGCTAAAGTTGGACGACATCATGGAGGATATGAAGGAGTATGTGACCGAAGAGAAGAATCACCTAAAGTCTTTTTCAGTGACTGATGATTTCAAGAATTTCATGGACAAAAACGAGGATCGAATTACCGAGGAATTCAATAAGAACAATGAGTTTCAAACATCGGTGCGCGGTATCAAGATTCGCGGCGCTTACTCGAGTCAGGCAGAGGCGGAGTTGCGCGCCAAGAAATTAAGAGAGTCAGATCCTCATCATGATATTTTTGTTGGCCCTGTGGGTGTTTGGATGCCTTGGGATCCGGATGCTTACAAGACTGGACGCGTCGAGTTTATGGAGGAGGAGTTGAACCAGCTTCACCAAGAAAAGGTGAAGAACGAGGAGAAGGCCAAGCAGGAGTTTGACCAGCGAATCCGCGATGCCAAGCGAAAGGCGATTGAGGAGAATGTGAAGAAGGCGCGCGAGTCGGGCAACAAGTTGACTCAGACTTTATCGGAGGATGGCGAGTTGATTGGCGTGACCAAGACGGTGAACTTTGACGAGCGCGATGTGGCTGAGATCAAGCCCTCGAATGGATTTGGCAAGGCCACAGTTGAGGCTTCTTCTGCAGAATCGGAGACTATGGAAAATGTCGAATAATCAAAGGAAACCGACGGTGGAACGCCTTCGGAGCGTCTCTCGACGCGACGCACCTTAAAGGCATTCATTCCTTTTCACAAGTTATGAATCTTTCCCTTTATTTTTTTAAATTTAATAGTAACAAGAATTAAATTTAAAACAACACAAAACAAAAAGGAGGGGTTATAGGGGAACTACGTTCCCCTAAAAGAAGTAATACCGATTCGCATTTTGCGGAGGCTTTGACTCCTTCTCTAAATCTTTGCGAAATATTTTTTCATCAATGTCATACACTTTGAAACAGACTCCGTCGTCTCTGTCTTCCGAACGATACATATTTTTCCGATAAAAGTCTGGTGACGCGCCGTCTAGCACCCAATAACGACGTTTGATACCCAAGTACCGATAATCTTTGTATATCCGACAGAGCCGAAAAAAATAAAAAAAAAGTTCGGTGATATAGTTTACATATTCCACCGTTTCCTCTACATACTCTGCGTTGATTTTTTGCACGAGTTTTGTATACTGTTGGAGGCGCAAGTTGACGTCTTGATTTGTATTAATCGGGGTGAAATAAATTTGCTCAAAGGTTGCGGCATACTGTTCCCACAACTTGGCAGATGTATAATTAATATCGGCCTTTTCTTTCAGTTTGAAAAATGTGTTGATGATTGACAATACAAAAGTGGTCAACAGTACATAGAACAACTGGTCTTGATTTAAAAAGTTGGAACCGGAGCCGGTTTGACCGGCGGACAACGCAGTAAACAATGTGATTGTGAAGTTAATCGGGGTCGAAATATAGTTCCAGAAACCCGCGTTGAAATATTTTTTTTTTAATTGCATGCCAATTCGCAGATTCAAATTGTCTTGCACAGTTAGCATGATTCCCCAGGTTGGTGCCAAGTTATCGATGATATAGTTTGTTTTCAAACCGTCCGATGTGACAGAAGATGTGTCGTCATGAGGTTGTTGTAAACTCATGGATTGTTGTTGTTGTTGCACGGTGTGAGCTGGTGGTTTCTGTGCGGCCGTTTGATCTTCCGGTACAATATCCACACCAAATTCAAATCTCTCGCCACTCATTTTATTTTATTTTATTTAACTAAATATATTTTCAACGCCCAGTTGACCCAATGCCACCTTCACCACGAAGCGTCTTTGCACCAAGATCATCAATATTGCTTGTCAACTCGACAAAAATTGGCATCAGTCCGGGCGCACAAATTTGTATCAATCGGTCATTCTTTTCAATTGAGTAAGTGGGAGTCAAACAATCGAACATACCGATTAGGTTTCCGCGGTAACCAGAGTCGACGATTCCCGTGGAGTTTGCCAATCGAAGTTGAGTCTTGGAAATGCTCGATCGTGGGTGCATATAGTATCCAGTATTGTAGATGCGTTCATTGCCCTCTACAATTTGGGCAGAACACTTGACTTGGAAATCCAACTTGTTTACATAGCTGCTCCAAAAATGTTGTGAGACGGGCGCATACAAATCAAAACCGGCATCGATGTGGATAGCTGAGTTGTTGATTTTTGTATTGTGTGCGTACATGGCCTCGTAGTACTTTTCGTAAAGATCAGGGTTTGCGATTTGGTCGACATACAAACGCAAGTGCATGTAACGAGGGTAGTGTTCTAAAATTCGGCGGTTTACAAACATTTTTATTAATGATGGTAACTACGTTCCCTTTAAATCCTTTAAAGGGAACGTAGTTACCATTTGACCCCTCCTTTATTTTGTTGATATTTTTTGTCAAAAATACCGGCTTTACATGACCAAAGAATAAAGGAGGGATTTAAAGGGAACGTAGTTCTCTTTACGTGGGTTTCCTTTACTTGCAGTAGGTCGGGCTAAATTTGTACAATACAAAAAACATGGGTCCGAAAAACATGGCCATTGCGAATCCAAGCACTTTTTGAAACATAGTTCCTGTTTTTCCAAAACAGTAAATTGACCAAGCAAACGCAGTTAATCCAAGGACAATCCATACAAACATAAAGAGTCCGAATATTTGGATAGTTGTTGTATTTTCAGCTGATTGTTCTGTTGACATTTTGTATATACTGTGTGTATACAAAACCTTTTTTTTAGAACCCTCGATTTTTTATCCACCCTTGAGTGTAGTATTGTCGCATGCCACCATTTGGCTCGACTTCACAACGGGGGTTCGGCCATTTGTATATCCAACTCTATCTTTCAAAGTATATTTAGGTCCAGGCACTCCATACGCAAAAGCATTTGCAGTTTGTTTGCCATATGCAGTCATGAATGTGTTGGCCGAGTTGGTAACCGTGTCATACTTTAGTCGCGACAAACGCGCACTCGAGTCGACACTTCCTTGAGTTGCAAACTTGGAATTGCTCGGCTTGTAATACAAAGGAACATATGGAGTTCCAATGGTTGGATTCTCCGACCCTAAAAAGAACTGATTGCCCGATGCAATATAAATATTGTTGGCACTACCACCATTGTTCGCAGGCTGTCGCTGATCTCGTTGTCCGGGGCTGTTTCCGGAAATATCGGCGGCTGGATAATTTCCAACACTTATTCCTAAAATCGTTTGGAAACTGTTGTTCAAAATGCGTATGACAGGGACCACTGTATAGTCGGGAGACACCCACCCAGCACTTCCTGGAACTGTATATCTCGGCGTTGGATGGATTGTCGCGTTGTTGGTTGCGAAACATTGGAGTTGGACTTTGTCACTCAGCGTGTCGTATACAAAATTGAATAAGAATACCTTGTTCATTGTGTACGTGTCGTTGTAATAATGCTTGTTTGCAATAAGCTTATTTTGGAACAGTGTATTCAATTCACCAATGTCGTAGTTGCCATCGGCAATGGTAAAATCGTATACAATACCGTCTAACCACTGATACTGGAACAGCGGCGTTACCGAAAATCCACTGATAAACACCTTTGCACAATGATTGATTCCATTGGGTGTATAAATGTTTGGAATACTATTCGGCGAACCAGGTTTGTATGTAGGATCGCCATATCGAATATGAGAATACTCATTCTGCTTGACGGTGCGATTGCGACTGATCATATATTCATTCGATGATGTGTAGTAGGTATCTCGGCGCTTGATGTTTCCAGAGCTGCGGACACGGCGTTTGGCGTCGGCTGACTTGCTACAAGCGACGGTGTCGCATAGTCCATTGGGTCTTTCGGTTTTATTCACTGTTAAATTAAAATCGGTCGTATATGTGGGTGTTGACAATGTGTGTGTAACAACACCACCTGGTTGATAAAATGAGTCACCGACCAGATTCGCACGCGTTTGACAAACATTTGTATTTGCGATTTCGCGACGATAGTGTTTGACCGGCGGCGGTAAAAAAAAGTTTGATGTGGAATTCGTACTAAATGTGTTTGTATTCATTTTCAATCCAGCCACGACTTGGTTAAATGTTTGACCTTTCCACGAAATAATTCGTTCTTCATTCATATTTAGTCTTGCCGACATGTTTTTATATTATTGCGATACAATAAAAAATATACTTGTCATAAATTTAAGATATGGATTTTCTGAAATTTGGGTTTGAAACCGATATTGGATCAAGTCGTTGTAATCAGGATCGATGTTTTGTGTGGCGAAATGACGACAAACAGTTGTATGTATTTGGTGTGGCAGATGGTCACGGCCGTTTGGGCGAGTTAGTTGCCGACACTGTCAAGAATATGATGATGGAGTTTCTTGACCAGGGTGAACTTTGCGTCGATACAAATGTCCCCGATTTTTTGGAAAAGTGTTTCGACCGTTTTCAAGAAAAGTTGCAATCACTGCTCGAAGAGTTTGGCGCGTTTGATGGAAAAACTGGCGGCACCACACTGAGTATTGCAGTGATTGCAAACAATATTTTGTTTGTAGCGAATGTAGCAGACAGCTCGATTATCCTTTGCGCTCGCGAAAAAAAGTTGCAGCAAACTATGGTAAAACATGTGCGCGACTGTGCCGAACCCTTGACAGAGCAACTTTTAGTAAAGTCGGCGGAGGAACCCTCAATGCAAACTCTCGAACTCACGAGCAATCACTCTGCCGACTGCGTAAAGGAATACAAACGAATGTTGAGGACGCATCCTTCGAAAAGTAATCCCAATGTTCCCGAACTACGCTTTTTGTATGACGCGCACCATATTCCCAAACGTCTTTGCAAACCCATATTCAATCTATCCGAAACGTTCGAGCCCATCTTGGACCCATCCGGTGTTTATTATAAAAACGTTTGTCGCGATTGGGGAACGATTGTTGTACCCACGACGGATGATGTCCATTTGGCTTTCACCCGATCTTTGGGTGACTTTTTCTTTAATAGCCTCGGCGTTTCTGCCAAACCCGAGATACAATCAATCGATTTGAACGAACTCGCAGAGCGACTCGAAGATCAACTCGTATGCGTTGTGGCCGCGACCGATGGACTTTGGGACAATTGGCTGCCCGAACATGTAGGCAAATTTGTTTTGGACCCGTCTTGTATCGAGGCGGTGAAAACAAAACCCGATATTGGTGCGTTGCGGGTTGCGCAGTCGCTAATGAATCGAAATACCATGTATGGGAAACGTAATTTCGGTGTAAACAATTTGGATAACACAACGGTTGTTTTGGCTTACATTGATTTGCGTTGTATATTGAAATAAATTTTTGTATGTATAATATATATGTATATGTATTATTTGATTACTGCATTTTCAATTTTATTAAGTAATATGTGTTCCGCAGACGATGCGATGAGCAAATTTTCCGACTGGGTTGCAAAACACCGCATACAACCCAAAGACGATTTTCATTTGGCTTACATGTTTAGTAACTGGGTCGACAACGACAAATATATCCAAGAAGTAAACGCGCGTAATTTGTCGTACACTCTTGGTCACAATGCGTATTCGGGCATGAACTTGGCCGAGTTCAGCGAATTTATGGGATTGCAACAAGCCTTTAGCGAATCTTCGTCCCGACTTCGCGGAACTGTAGAAGAAAGCAGCAGCGGTAGCAGTCCCATCGTCGGTGTCCCCACATCGGTCGACTGGAGAACTAAGGGGGCTGTGACTCCCGTCAAGGATCAGGGTCAGTGCGGCAGTTGCTATTCATTTTCGAATACCGGCGCGCTCGAGGGTGCCCACCAAATCAAGTATGGCAACTTAATATCGCTTTCTGAACAGCAAATCGTGGATTGCTCCACCTTGCAGAATGGCGGACCCAACATGGGATGCAACGGCGGCCAAATACAAAAGACGATGGGATGGGAGGGGAAGAACGGGGGTCTTTGTCTCGAGTCCGCCTATCCTTACACTTCTGGAACGACAAAGACAGCCGGATCTTGCCAGCGCAGCTGTACCGTCGCATCGGGTACCAAGGTCGTCTCGTCGACTGCCGTCCCGGCCAATTCAGATAGTGCCATGATGGCCGCTTTAGCGCTCCAACCCGTCTCGGTTGCTGTAGAAGCCGACCAGCGCGATTTCCAGCTCTACTCGGGCGACGTATTTACCGGATCTTGCGGCACTAGTTTGGACCACGCAGTCTTGCTCGTCGGCTATGGTGTTTACAAAGACGGTCTCGAGTACTATATACTCAAGAACTCGTGGGGTACCTCGTGGGGCGTCAATGGCTATATGCTAATTGGCAAAAACACGGACCCGAACACTGGCAAACCCTACAATGGTGGCAAAGGCCAGTGCGGTGTTCTTATGGAGGGTGCTTATCCCAACCTGTAAATACAAGTGGTACTAATTTTAAAAAAAAATGATTTACTAGTATATATACAATTATGGTATTTGTAAATCAGGGAACATATGGTTGCGTATACAGACCCCCACTAAAATGTAAAAATAAAAAAAAATTTGGGAAAGACATGGTCTCGAAATTGATGGTCAACGAAGAGGCCAAAGCCGAAATTAGTGGATACAAAATACTTGAGAAAATCGATCCAACCCACAAATATTATCCAGGACCTCCCCAAGAGTGCAACGCAAACGCGACAGATCCAAATATCACAAATAGTGAGTGCACAATTTTAGAAGAAAATCCAGATGTTAAAGAGTATAGTCTTTTGTTTTATAAAGACGGTGGCACCGACTTGGATGATTTTGTAGAAGAGCATTTAGATAATTACTTGAAAACAAGTCCACAGCGACAAACTGATCTTTTCTTTTTAAACGCCCATCATTTATTCAAAGGTATCAAGTTGTATATTAATAACGATTTTATACATCATGATATCAAACCGTCAAATATTGTTTTTAACCGGAAAACATACAAATTTAACTTTATTGATTTTGGACTATCGGCCGTTGCAAGTGACCTTGTCAAAGACATTTTGGCAAAATCCGATTACGAGTCGTTTCATTGGTCATACCCAATTGAAGTTGGTTTTACAAACTCGAAGAAAGGATTTTATTTCCCCAAACTGACAAATGAAAAGATGAATAAAGTTGAGAAAGACTTTTTGCAAATGTTTACCGAGCCAGAGAATGTCTATGAAAACACCTATAAAATTAAACCCACGAGATATACACACACCACGTTTCGTTATATGATGAATGAGTTACAGCCGATGAATATTCCTGCTATGGTAAAATCTATCACGGATGGCCTAAGGTATTATAGAATAAACTATAACTTTGAAAAGTTTGTAAACGATACGGTGCCTTTTATGGACATTTATGCACTTGGGTTTACCATGAACCACATGTTGAACTTTTTTTTCTTGAAAAATGCAATTACGAATGAGCAATATGTCAGATATTCCGCACTTTTTGGGTCGATGTTTAACTTTGATTGCAGCAAGCGTCTGACCAATATTGATACGATAATAGCCGAATACGAAAAGATTTTGGAAAAGACCGGGGTGTTGAAACGTCTCGGCAAAAAATTTGAGAGACATGAAATCGTCGGAAGCGCACAGACGCGGAAGGATTGTGAAGGAGTGAAAAATCGCAAAACAAGCAAATGTAAGAAATAATCATAAATTTAAACCAATTTACGAATTTGAAATTGGAAAACCTTCAAACAAAATTGTTTTTTTTTAGGTTTGAAAGCGTCTAATTTTAAATTAAAAAAAAATGTCTTTTTTTTACGCTGTGAAAAAAGGACATCGTCCAGACATTTACACAAACTGGGAGGAATGTTTTGAACAAGTGAACGGTTACAGCGGTGCCGATTTTAAACGATTCAAAACTTTATCAGAGGCGCAGTCATATATTAATTCTGCAGATCCTCCGTCTGCATCCACGTCTTTGGATACACCTCCACCTGCAAATGTGCCTAAAGAAAACACACTTTCTCACGAGCAGCAATATGCATTTGCGCGCTTCAAGCAAGGACATAATTTGTTTATTACAGGACCCGGCGGAACCGGAAAGTCTCACTTGATCAAAACCATCAAAGCCGACTTGCAAGCTCGCGATATCACTCATGCCGTGTGTGCCCTCACCGGTTGCGCCGCCGTTTTACTCAATTGTTGTGCAAAAACGATCCATTCATGGAGCGGGATCGGTCTCGCCGCGGGCGAGGTTCACGACATTGTCGGGAAAGTTTTGCGCAACAGCCGAGCCGTGAAGAACTGGAAGTCGACCCGTGTTCTCATTGTCGACGAAGTGTCGATGCTTTCTATGAAATTATTCGACGTCTTGAATCGCGTGGGGCAAAATATTCGCAACAATTACTCTAGACCGTTTGGTGGTATCCAGCTAATATTCATTGGCGATTTTTTCCAGCTGCCCCCGGTGGGCAAATATACCGAACCCGAGACTACCATGTTTTGTTTCCAGTCGCCGGCGTGGTTGTCAACATTTTCGATTGAAAACCATATCCAGCTCAAGACACTTTATCGACAAAAGGACCCCATCTATATTAAAGTGCTAAATGAGGTGAGACAGGGGGTGATTTCGCCCGAATCGGTTGAGATTTTGAATAAAAGAACCGAGACCAAGTTTGTGGGCAAAGGCGACGGCATCGTGCCGACAAAATTGTTTCCAACCAATGCCGATGCAGACCGTGTGAACCAAATTATGTATATGATGATCGACGAACCGGAGAAAGTGTACAACTGCAGCATCAATATGAATTATCATACATTTGTGGACAGCGGGATACCGATCCCGACTGAAGTGATTAAACAGTGTGACTTGTTGAAACACGAAGACAAAGAAACACACATCGATCTGTTGATTGAAAACTCGAAAATCAACAAGGAGTTGCGGTTGAAAAAAGGCGCGCTCGTAATGTGTTTGGCAAATATCGATGTCGAAGGGGGTATATGCAACGGCTCGCAAGGAGTTGTGGTGGGATTTACGGCTTCGAGTCCGATTGTACAGTTTCTCGACGGAACGGTGATGCCGATTGGGCAGAAAACATATCAGCACGGTGACTACCCGCGCTTGGGCGTTGAACAAGTCCCGCTTCGACTTGCATGGGCATTTACAATTCATAAATCGCAAGGCATTACACTCGATATTGCCGAAATGGATTTGGGATCCAAAGTATTTGAGTGTGGCCAAAGCTACGTGGGCCTAAGTAGAGTTCGAAATTTGGACGGACTCTATCTAAGTAGTTTTAATCCCAAGAAAATCAAGACAAATCCAACTGTCATTCAGTTTTATAATTCGATTCCAGAGGTTCCTGAGGTTCCGGTAGTAAGCGCAGATTTTTCACGATTTGCTTGTGCAGCGGATCCGACTCCAACTCCGGATCCGAATGTAAAAATTGTCAAATTAGGCTAGCAATTTGTTCACTACACCGGTAGTAGTTGCAAAAAGTATAGAACCCCATATTGTGTCCATAATTGCTATTGCAATATCGTAATTTTTTAACATTGCATAACTTGTAAAATCAAATGTACCATAAATGACTAAACCCAGAAGTCCCGCCTCCCACGCCGGACGGCGTGGTTTAATTATAAAATAATAAAGGCCAACTGCCAACAAAAAGTACACCACCGCTCCACCACTCAAACGCACTTGCATCGCGGTTCTTTGTATTTTGGCGACCATCTCGCCGAACAAATCTTTTGTAAAATACAAGTAAATCGAATCAAGCGCAAGCATTGTGATTAAAATTGTTATTAACTCTAAAATCATGTAGTATATATACTAAAAAGTTAAAATAAAAAAAAAGATCTTTTAGGCAGAACACGCGGAAGTAGGTAAAATAAATCTTGGCATATAATAATAATAATAATAAATGTATTCTCAATCAACATCTGGATTAATTGAAGGTGTCCACCGCGATCTTGTCGTGGGCCAATTCGAACGTCTCGACGAAATCAATAACAGAATATCTAGCAGACATTTTTCCGACTATCCTCTCGAACCCAACTTCTCGCCCCGACCCGTCTCTACCAAATACAACTTGATGCCCATTATGGCCAAAAACTCGAACCCCGAACCGAAGGTTCGCATCCAGCCTCAGCTCGAACATATTGTAGGCATGAACTTTAATCCCGCCACCCGAAATGGCCCCTACAAGACCTATGCGCGAAATATCGACACCGAAACCATCTTGCGTAACCAGACCATGGCATTCCAAAAGTCGTCGCAAAGTGTTTACGTGCCAAGCAGCGACAGCGATTTGTACAAAGTCACGGTGGAATCCAAACCGGTCGATCAGCCCTATAAACATTTGTTCGACGCACCCTCGTTTGTCCAAGCCGTGCACCCCAATCTAGCTGGCAAAAACATTGGCAAAGACCGTTTTTTCAACAGTACGCGGACCCAACTAAGAGAACCTACGGTTCCCTTAAGATCCCTCCCTTAACTATTTTTGAATAAAAAAAGGAGGGATTTAAAGGGAACCTACGGTTCCCTTTTATATAAGCAATTATATTATAAATGACGGCCATTCATAATATACTTATTTACTTACTCGTAGCAGCGGTCGGACTACTCTTGTTTAGGAAATTTTTCGATACAATGATCGGCAAAGAAGGGTTCGCACAATCTGAAAAATTTGTTTTGAAGAAGGACGCCAACGCTTACGATGCATTTTATGCCCAAGTTTACGACACAATTCACTTGCCCGACTCGAGTCAAGAGCTTGAGGCCATTCTCAAAATTGTTGGCGCCGATGAAAACAGCGTCTTCTTGGACGTCGGGTGTGGGACCGGCTGCACGCTCAATGCTTTGACTCAGTCTGGTGCCGACTGCATCGGTGTCGACAAATCCGAGGCCATGATTGCAGTGGCCAAGGACAAATATGGTGCGGATCTACCCGCCAAAAAGGGCGACGCAACCGACCCAATTCTTTTTGAGAGAAACCGATTTACCCATATTCTTTGTATTCACTCGACGATTTACGAGATACAAAACAAGGCTGCCTTTTTCACAAATTGTCGTTATTGGTTGAGAAACGGCGGCTTCCTCATTCTACATTTGGTGAACAAACACAAATTCAACGCCGTTGTCCCTGCAGGCCGCCCAGCTTTCATCCAAAATCCGCAAAAGTATGCGAACGAACACATCACCAAAACCGAGGTTGACTTCCACGACTTTACCTATTTGTCCAAGTACAATATCAATACAAACGCACCCTCCGTGTTAACAGAGACGTTTACGGACGCCACTACGCAACATGTGCGCCAGAACGAACGAACTTTGTATATGGACTCGGATGAAGATATCTTGCGAATCGCTAGCCAATGTGGTTTTGCACAACATGCCCAAATCAATATGGCATCGATCAATGATGACGAACATCAAAATATTTATATATTGTCATAATCGAAATCGGCGTAGGCGTTCTTCATATCTTTAATATCGAGTATGTGTTGTTTGTCGTTTAAAATTTCGAAAAAGTCGGCTTCGATCAATGGAATTTGGGGAATGCCAACCTTGTATAGTTCGTCGATGACTTTTTGTTTAAATCGACTAAAGAGAGAAAATTGGTCAGTTAACGTCTCGACTACCATTTTTTGAAATTTTATAAATTCGTCTTCGCTGTTCAAATCGAGTTTTTTCAAAAGACCTTCCAACTTTTGTTTTAAGCGGATTCGGTCGTTACCGCTGACCAGGGAATCGATAAACTGGTTTTCGTCGCACCTGATTTTAAAAGCTGTTGAATTTTTAATGTAGTCAACCAATGATCGGAACGCTTCACTTGATGCTGTATATCCCAACTTTTTTAAGTGTTCTTTTGCAGGTTCTGGTAATTTGTCGTAGATCATTTTGTATTCATCATCTCCCGACGATTTAAAAGGTAATAGTTTGCCAATTGTTTTGAAAAGACTCGCCATAAAACCTTTTGTCTCGACTTTACTTAGTACGGTAATCAACTTGAGAAACTCTTCTTTCACTATGTATGTTTTTCCATCTTTTGTATAGTAAATCGGTTTGGTTGGTTTCGGTTCTTGGGTTGCAACCCCGACTGTTATTTTATTTGCATCAAATATATCAGATGCGAATGGTTTGGCGGCTTCAACCAAATAATTATGTGTAGTCAGCATTTTAAAAACATCTGAATCCAGTTCATTAAAAACTGTATCGAGTGTTTTTTCAGGGTCCGATATACGATTTATAAGAGCTTTTGCAAATTTTATCACATCTTTAGTTGTACCACTGAGCTTTCCTTGTTTAACGTCGATATTACCCAATTTAGCTACCGATAATTTGGGTGGTATTTGTAAATTTGTTCTAAAAGCTGATGTGAAATCTGGAATTAATCTTTCCATGTTATTATTTATTATATTATAACTATAAAAAATAACACGATTTAGTACGGAATATAATTGAAAACCGATGTCTCGTAAATCGTTGCTCGAAATGTGTCACCATACCCCTCTACATAGACAGTATCGCCGTCGTAAATTTCATCGCACCCATACTCACCCGTACAACTTTTGCCGTTCTTACTAATTGGCAACTTTGTATTGATGTTGCCAGTATTCGACATGGTATAGTACTGGCGTTTGTCGCGGCTACTGGAGAGACGACGACCCATCAAGGGTAAAATCAAGTTCTCTGCCGACTTTGTCAGAATACCGACCTGCGTAAAACTGGGCGATGGTCCGCGCGACTCAATGTTCACGGGTATTGCGCCAGCGATTGCCCCAAGTGGCATTATATTTTGTGGAGGAGTGGCGAGAATGTTATTTGGACTCGATTCTCCTAAATCTTTAGATACAACCACGATTTTTGTATCACCATTGTTACTGCGCAGCGTGGCGTGATACAAATAAAGTAAAACAACCAAAATGAAAATTAGCAAGAAGAGTGTCATGTTTTCAACACAAAAGACACCAGGAATACACTTTTTGCCCATATTGTATTATTATATACATTACGCTAACATAAATAACATTTTTTCTGGATCGACTTTGGATACTTGAATTTCTGATATTGGTTAATAAACTTCCACAAATCTTGGCCGGCCTTTTTCAGGCCAAATACGGAGGCGAACATGTTCCAAAGCACAAAGTACATGCCGATGAAAATATCGATGATGTAAAAGAGGATACAATCTCCCAAATTTTTCAACTTGTTGATGCCGCACTTAAAGTAACCGATAATTTTGTTGATTGGTTTCATCAATTTGTCGAAGAACCGCTTGACGGGGTCGGCAGGCTTCTTCTTCTTTTTGGGTTTTGGTTTATTCTTTTTTGGGTTTGCCGTGTTGTCTTCCGTTGCTGAACTTTCCATTTGATTATTGTATATACTATAGAATAATATACAATAATAAGTTGCACATTGGAACAGTACAAATGTCACAATAATCACGCCCTTTTTAAATAAATGGAAGGGTTAAAGGGGAAGGAAGGAATAAATAAAAAAAGGAAGGAGGGATTAAAAGGAAGGAGGGATTAAAAGGAAGGAGGGATTAAAAGGAAGGAGGGATTAAAAGGGAACGTAGTTCCCTTTAATAATACTCGGCAAAAGTTGAGCTCTTGTTCATGTTTTGGAAACCATCGGTCTTTTGAGTCTTGAACATACTTTCCGCTTTGTCCAACAAGGGTTGAAGTTCATTCATTTTCTTCATGAGCTCGCCCTGTTTCTTCAAGAGTTCGCCGGTCTGGTCGATGAATGCATCCTTCTTTTTCTTCTTTTCGGGTTCTTCTTTCGTGGGATCATCTTCCTCTTCAGCTGGCTCTTCTTCTGCTTCGTCTTCTTCACCTTCAAAGCCCTCATCTTCTTCGACTTCAACTTCTTCTTGATCCTCTTCTTCTTCGCCCTTGTCGGTCAACCCCTCCGACATTCGGTTCCCATATGTTACTAAATGAGTTACTGCAATCGCTGTGACAATAATCACAACCATGTTTTTACTAAAGAATTGAGTCAAAAATCCGACGACAAAGAACAATGCAAAAGCAGTCATGTTACCCCGCTGATAAAACTGAACAACGTCGAACATACCGACTACGAAAATAAAATAGAGGACCCATTTGTTGGTTAGAATGCGTCCAGAGGCCGAAGGAATCAGCCTTACAATTTGGTAATAGAGTTTCTCCAACATGTATAATATTTTGTTCATTTTTTTTTTATAAATTATCCATAGAAAACAATTAAGCAAATAAATATATTAAAAAATACGAGTCTTCTTAATACAATGCCGAATCACAGTACCAAGAAAAAGAGGATCCAACAATCCAATATAACTATCGACGAAAAACACACTCAAATGTTGAACAACTTTTACACAGTCGAGAGCGAGACAATCCCGCACTTGGAATATACAAAGTCCATTTTGAAGAAGGAGCTGCTCGCATTGGACGACAATGACATTGACCAAAAGATGGAACTCAAAGACAAAATTCGCGATGTCAATGAACAGCTAAAGAAGTATCGAACAATGAAAAACGACTACTTGTTAAACAATGTGCCTTACATATTCAACTATTTCGAGGAGAAGAAGAAGATTTCCGCTGGCGAATCGGGCAACAAAAACATTTTGAACTCGTTTTTCAAAATCAAGTCGGAAAAGGATGTGGTGAACAACAATCCCAAGTATCAAAACTCGAAAAATTTTTACCAAAACTATTGGAAGAATGTGAACAAAGATTATATCCACACCATGGACCAGTGTATTTCCGTGGATATTTGTCAGAAGTGCTCGACCGGCGAACTGATTCCGCAGGACGAGGAGGGAATTATGATTTGCAACAACAATCGCTGCGGCACCTATGTGCAATATATTGTGGACAATGAGAAGCCCGTATACAAAGAGCCGCCCAATGAGGTCACTTACAACGCTTATGTGCGCTTGAACCATTTCAAGGAGATTTTGTCGCAGTTTCAGGCGAAAGAGACGACGCAGATTCCGACCCATGTGATTGAGGCGATTCGGGGGCGAATCAAGAAGGAGAGGATCCAGGATATGGTCAACGAGATCAATTACGAGAAGATGCGCGAGATTTTGAAGAAGTTGGGGTTCAACCGGTATTTCGAGCATATCCAGTATATCAACTCGATTTTTGGAATCAAGCCGCCGGTCATGAGCGACGAGTTGCAGGACACTTTGTGTATTTTGTTTATAGAGATACAAGAGCCATGGGCGATCCACTGCCCGATTTATAGGACGAATTTTTTCAATTGTACGTACACTTTGTACCAGTTGTGTGTGTTGCTGAACCAGACGCAGTATTTGCCGTATATACCGATGATGAAGGATCGCGAGAAACAGTTGGAGCAGGACACTGTGTGGAAGAAGGTGTGCGAGACGCTGGATTGGGAGTTTGTGCCGACCGTTTAAGGTGAACTACGTTCCCCTTTGACCCCTCCTTTTATTTTGTAATAATATTATATACGAATGAAAACCATATTTTGGGTTATAATATTATTAATATTAGCCGGAGTTTTGGCACTTGGTTTAAAAAAAACGACAGAAGCATTTGAACCCAACATCGAAATAGTAGTCTCGCGCTACAACGAAGATTTGGAATGGTTAAAAAGTAAAAAGTTCAGATACCCCACGACAATATACAATAAAGGAACCAATGACAATTTTTATAAACCAAAAGGATGCAAGGTAGTTAAGCTTCCGAATGTTGGTGTTTGTGTTCACACTTATTTACATCATATTATTGAAAATTATGACAATTTATCAGAAATTACTATGTTTTTACCAGGATCATGCATGGATAGCCACAAACAAAATAAAACATTAACTACATTATCAAAAACAATGGCAACCAAAAATACTGTTTTTATTGTAAATAAACATGAAAATAACATACTTGATGATATTTCTATTTCTAATTTTCAATTAGACGATTGGAAATCTACGAATGTACAAAACCAAGAATTAAATACGGAAAGTTCACTGAAAAAATGTAAAATTAGACCATTTGGAAAATGGTATAATCAAAATTTTCCAAATATTACAGTAAATTCAATAAATTATCATGGGATATTTTCAATTTCAAAAGCTCATATTCAAAACAGAAGCAAAGATTCATACAAAGAACTTATTAAATTTGTGCAAACGCATAAAAACGAAGAGTGTGCACATTATTTTGAAAGAGCTTTTTTAGCAGTATTCCATCCAATCCCCGACGAATTTTTATATAATCTTAGTACATAATGCATAAAGAGGCTGTCCATTTTATTAAATATGTTGCAGAAATATTTTATAGTTATTTTAATAATAAAATTGTTATTGATATTGGAGGTGGAGATATAAATGGTAACAATCGAATACACTTTAGTAATTGCGAATATTATTGCAATGATGTTACACCATCTGCAAATGTAAATATTGTATCGAGAACAAAAGATATCGAAATGCCAAATGATTATTTCGATACAATTATAAGTACCGAATGTTTTGAACATGACCCAGAATACATAGAGTCATTAACAAAAATTTATAAAATGTTAAAGCCAAATGGGTTATTTGTTTTTACTTGTGCATCTACTGGAAGACCAGAGCACGGCACGCGACAATTTAAACCACACCAATCTTTTGGAACAATACATGACATCATTGATATGCGAGATTATTATAAAAATTTAACTGAATGTGACATTGACAAAGTTTTGTCACTAAAAGAAAATTTTTCAATATTCAAAACATATTACAATACATTTTCAAAAGATTTGTATTTCGTCGGTATAAAAAAAGGAAATAATCTGTTTAACGATACTACTATAGATTACAAATCAGAATTTGTTGTCGAAACTACTAATAACATTTAGTTAAAAAAACTCAATAATTTTTGTTTACTCGTATCATGGTGGTTTATATGTTCTTGATGTATTGTTGAACTTTCATTATTTTTATAAATAAACATTGGATACTTGTATGTATATGTATTGAATATACTATATAAATAAGTATCCGCTGCAGCGGTTTCCGTATTTATTTTTTTTGGTATGTTAATATTATTTTTATTTATTACGTATGCACCGGTTGAGAATAAATTTCCTACATTTTTGGTGTATAATTTTCGCGGTGTTGTGTTTGAAATAATATAACACAATTGGATTATTTCCCAATCTTCAGGCGCCGCATCCATGATTTGTTTGACTGATTTTTTCCAGTAGGGTTTAAACTCAAGTGTCATATCATCTTCCATTATTAAAGCTGTTTTATATTTGGATTTTGAGAATTCTTCAATTGCTTTAATATGTGATAATGTACAAGCATATTCAGTATTTGAGATTGTGTTCATTGATAATCTTTCAAATCTCTGATTTATTATATCGTCAATGTTTGGCGCCTTGCCGTCAACTGCCGAGACGCGGACAATTTTTTTCCCTTTGAAAACTGGGTCTTCAAACATTTTTTCCATGCGTTGGCGCCTATCGAGTGACCGATCCAAATTGATCCAATAAATTACGTCGACTCCGTCTAAATATCGTTTTTTTTGTTTAAAACCTTCGTCTTTCTTTTTGTATGTATAAAATAAAAAAAATATCGAAATTATTACTAAAATGATTATTAAAATATACATTTTTTTAAAATAAACACAATATATATAATGCAGGACATTATATAAATTTACATAAAAAGAAAAAACACAAAAGAAAAAAGGAGGGGTTAAAGGGGAACGTAGTTCCCCTTACTTGAGTACGTATTTCGTCAGTCTCAACGTGAGTGCGGTCACATTGTTCAAATTCAACATGCGATCCGCCATCTCACCCTTGGCCTGCAAATCCGCATCCACAAACTTCACCATACCGGTATCTGTCTGCTGGATGTCCATGTCTTCCGACCGCTTTATGTATCCGCGCATAATACGGTACTCGCCCTTTTGCAAGCGCTCCCACAACTCTTTGTATGCCTTGTGCTTCTCCGCCGGCGTGGCGTCCGTTGCCTCTTCGATCTTCTTGCTGCCTTCTTGCAAAAGATTGGCCATCTCATTGGCGTCCGGTGCTTTGGTGAACTCCACTTTGCACAAAGTATCGCCGACCTCTGTCTTGATCTTGTGGGCAAGCTCGGTTTTATTCACCTTCTTGATCTCGGTGTAATGGTCCGCACTCCAGCACTGCTTTTTAAACAATTCGGTGCCCAAAGTCCAATCAGAGTCGACTTTGCGTTCAAACAGTTCTTGGTTGCGTACTCTGCCGGAGGATGCGTCCAAGACGACGAGTCGGGCGGGGCGGTCGAGTAACATGCCATTTTGGATTTTGGATGAATCGCAGCGGTCGTCCTTGCCGATCTTGACGAGGCAGTCGAAGGGGTCTTCGGGCTTCTTAATTTCCAAGAGGTTGTTGAATTCCTCTCTCCATTGGGGGACTTTGGCGCGCTTTCTTTTGTGTTCATTGTTGTCGTCGGCTTCTGCGGCGGGTTTGTTTTCTGTTTTCGCGGGTGTCGATGCGACGGCGGCGGCGACGGGTTCCTTTGTTTTTCTTGGTCTGGGCATTTTTAATTGGATTGGGTTTTTTTATGATTTCGGGGGCTAAACTTCCGCCGGAGACTTTTTGTGGGTTTAGTTCTTTAGCAATTTGTCTTAGTGCGTCTGTTGCGTCGTTTGCTGGATAAACATCAACCCTTTCTCCAGTGTCATTGTAATCATAAAAGTCATCAAGTAAACTGTTCCACTCGTAAATCTTGTCGTAATTATTTGAAAAAATATCGTTCAAGAAGTTTTCATAAGTGTAAGGGTTGAACGCCCATGCATTTGAAACTGCACTTGCTAATCTACCAAAAATACTCTGTTGCTGTACTCTTTTATACAACATTTTTCCCGAAAATACTAAGCTCTTATAGGAAACTAACATGACAAATGCTTTTGATTCATCCAACTGATTTCCCTGCACTATTGTTTGTAAGATAGATGAAATTGTTGTTATAAAACTTACTTCAAAACATGCCGACAACATGTTTGCAAAATAATAGTACATTCCTGATTCTGATTTGTTCAAATCGGTTTCATCAATTTTAGAAACTGGACTGCAGTTTTTGCTTGAGATTTCTTGTTTATAATTTTTGTAAATACTGTTGTGAACACCGATATCTTTAAATTCCAAAATAACTTTCTCCAGAACTGCGCACAACATTGGAAACGACTTGAACAAATCTTTCACAGATGTGTCCTCAACACCATACACTGTTTTCAAGACATGATCTTCAAAGTCGAAATACTCGTGCTTAAACTTTTCAAAGATTTCTTTATCTAGTGCTTGCGTTGAAACTGTTTTCCAGTATTCGACAAGATCATTATGTTTCGTGTCCAGTAATACTGGAAAAATTGTGTTGTCGATTTTTGAAATGTCGCCAATCGTCGGAACATTATTTTTTATTTTTTTGATAAAGTCGGTTCGCGTTGCAGCAGCACTAGCAGCAGAATTCGGGTAAATAAAATTATTGAGTGTGGATTGCACTCTTTCAACCAGGTCTACAAAAGTTGTTGTACCGATGTCGGTTGTAAACGGGGTACCCGTAATTTTTTCATAAAATTTGTTCAACTCTGTTTTGGCCGAGAGGTTAAATGCATTTAACTCTGTGTTAGCGATTGTCGTACTCGAATTTAGTTGGGTCAATATTTGTATTGCATCTGTACTAGTAATCAGTTCATGATTTTTTGCTTGCTCTATTTTGTCTTTAGAATTTGTGCCGAGAACTTTATCAACTTCTGCGAAAAGCGATTCATAATAATTCTTTAAATTAATAAAAAAATACTGATCTTCGTCTCCATCCTCCACAGAAGCGCCTTCCTTTTTTAAAAAAGAAAGATAATCATCGTATTTTTTATTTTGTTTAAAGTTGTTGATTCCATTGAAATCATTTGCATCTGGAAACTTGGGTAAACTAGTTTTTGTATTGATCTCCTGTATTTTTTTCAAGAGTGTTGATACATCATTATACACTTTCGAATATGTTGAATTTAATAATTCGTGTTTAATGGCTTCGCTTGAATTTGATTCAATAAAATTATATTTTATTGTTTCTTCAACTCCTGCTTTCAACAAATTCTGATACAAGTTCATGTCTGCACTAAAAGAAGTCTTGTAAAAATTATTTAAACAATTTACAAATTCAGTTGGATTTGCCAAAATCAGTAGCGAGTACTTCTCGCAGTTTATTTTTTCAATGACTTTGTTAAAATCATTAGCAGATCCTCCAAGTTCGCTTTTTAACTTTGCCGATACCGCTGCAAAAAACGCGTTGGTATTATTGGTAAACAATGCCGTTTTGTTTATAAAAACATTTTTTGACAGATTCCAAATTCCAACAATACCCATCGACTTCGGCGCAACTAACTTGTTTTCACAGTTATCCAAGAAAGTTTGTGTATCTTTAACGCCGAAATATGCTTTGGCTTGATCATTCTCTGATGGCGGCTGTTGCGGTTGCGGTTGCTGTTGCTGTTGCTGTTGCTGTTGCTGTTGCTGTTGCTGTTGCTGTTGCTGTTGCTGTTGCTGTTGCTGTTGCTGTTGCTGTTGCTGTTGCTGTTGCTGTTGCGACTGTTGCTGGCTATTTATATACGTTTGTAAACAAGTTTTATCATATAAATTCGGTAGCAAAAATTTTGCACACCCATAGGTATTTTTATTTTGTAAGAAGGTCTCCGCAGTAATGTTAAATTCTTTCAAAAACTCTATTTCGACCGCAGATTTAAAACTATCGAAGTCTGCGAAGACATTCGTGGTTGGAAACACACTTTGTGCCATTTTCCATACATGAACTAATTGCTTATCATCTAATGATCCACTCTCCGCAATATCATTGACTTGACAGCTAGTCAAAAAAGTACTAATTTCACCATCATCTTTTAAACTAAAATAAGCTTTGGCTAGATCCTCAACTGATAACTGTAAGCTTACTTGTGTCGGGTCGACGGGTTGTGGACCAGGTTGTATCAGAGGGTTAGTAGCGTTAGAGACAGCAACGTTAGAGACAGCAGGTGCAGCTATTTTTGCGGCTTTCAGTTCACTTAACTTAGTCTCAAGTTTTGTCGATATGCTAGCAAGCGATTTGTCATTTGCGTCCAGTGCAACCGAATAATTTTTTTCAACACATGTTTTAAAGTCATCGAATTTTTCCATAATTTCAATCTTGGATTTTGTTTTGTCTAAGTAATCTTTACACTGACTAAACCATTTTCTATTAAAAACAGTTTTTTCTGAGTTGATTTGATCAAAGAGTGTTGCAATGCTACCGCAAAATTTGTTCCATTTGACTATCAACTGATTCTCATCTTTTTCTCCAGTAATTTCTTTGAGTGTTTTAAGCACTTTTTTTTTCTTTTCATCGATTTCTGCCTTTGAAATAATCTTTTTTCTTTCGTAAACTTTCGGAAACTTTTTTAGATGCTTTTCGATTTCGTCGATTAGCTGAGGGGTTTTAAAATTTGTTGTAAACGTCTGGGTGTTGTCCAATTCACAAATTACGCCAAGTATTTCTTTAAGTTCCTCATTTATTTTAACAACAACTGCGGTTAGTTTATTCGAATCGAAGTTTGGTTTAGCCAATTCGTCGGAGACCACTTGTTTTATTGCGGACTTATCAGTTGAACCGATATCTTGTAGTTTATCTGTAAAATCAGCTGCTTTAATAACATTTGCTGACTCAAGGTTTTCTAACATTTTTAAAAAATCTTCCTTCCCGCCTCTTCCGTAAACCTCGTTTAAAAAGGTTTCTAATTTTTTGGGAATAATGTATTTAAATTTTGTTTGTCCTTTCACATCAGTAGAACCCGTTAAATCATTTACAGTTTTTTTATGTTGTTCAAACAAGTCTCTCAAATTCGAAAGCAGTGTCTTTTTGTCATCTTTGTTAAATACAAAACTGTTGTTTAAACGCTCCAAATCTTTTTTAATTTTTGCAAAATAATTGGTTTCTATACATTCTTCAAACCTGGAGTAACCGTTGAGAATCGTTTCGTCATCTGCGTTTTCGTCCAAATACTTTTCGCACTGTAATTTCCAAAGTACTTTGCTGGTATGTATTCGTTCGTGGATTTCGTTCAAAAGACCTTTGAACTCGCTGCAGAACTCGGGCCATGATTTGAAGTTGGCAGCTGCAGCACTCTTGTTCTCATCATCAAGTTTTTTTATTTCAGTATTATCATTTTTCACTGCCGCATAATTGTCTGACGTAATTTTCTTAATATTTAAAAAGTTTTCATTTATTTTATTTACTTGATCCTGCAATAACAATCCATAAGCCTTTGTAAAATGTGTGTTTGAAATAGTTTTTACTACGTTCTCCGCTTTTAAGTTATATTTTTTTTGTTCAGAAACTGGTTTGTAAAATTTATTGATGTACTCTTCCAAATTTTTTATATCTCCGTTGTCATTATTTTCAAATTTTGTTTTTACAGCGTATTTTACTGAATCAAGAGTGTTCAAAATATCTGAATACTGGGTTTTCAAAACATCGGTTAAAAAATCATTCGAAGCTTTTGCAAAATCGAGTCTAAATATTTTTTCATTGTCTGGCATACGGGTTTTAAATTTGTTATATTTTTCTAAAAAGCTGTTACTATTGTTATGAAAATCAACTCTTAACTTTTTAATTGTCGACTCCATTTCTTTCTCATCTTTATAAAACTGTTCCAAAACGTTAGAAATTTTTGCATCAATTTTTGTATTTGTGTTATCGGCATCGTCAAATGTCAAAACATCTTTATAACTATTTAACAAATCTGTTTTTCTTTCATTAACTGCACTTGTATGGGCATTATTAAGACTTTCAAGTCTTTCATATAATGTCTTCGTACTATCATCAATCAAATTTTTATCGTCTTTTTTTAAAGCATCAATATATTCCTGCAAGAACACATCACAATGAGTACGTTTGTTTTGTAACTCTTGTATATTAAGTAAATTTATCTCATTGTATGTCAATTTATAAAAATTTTTACAATGGTTATCATCTGCAACCGGACCAAACTTTAGTTCTATTTCTGCAAGTAAATTTATAAGCTTTTCACTATTTTCGAAGACTTTTTCATCCGCAGCCGGTGTCAGAGCAGCTGGATCCGGTGCCGTCACTTTAAACACGGATTTTCCAATTTCTTGAATTTTTTTATTAACAAGTTCTTCTTTTTTCTTACTAATTGTTATTGTTACATTTTTACTCAGAATTTTTGCAAAGATATATCTACTATCATTCGATTTAATTTCCAGATCACTGCGAATTCTTTCTTGAATTTTATTAATTTTGTATTCGTCTGTTACTTTCGCATCATCAGTTGCATCATTAAATCCACAAATTTTCTTCAAATCCTCAAAAATGAGTTTGACAAAATTATAAAATTTCATTGATGGTGTCTCATCAGTAGACCACCACTTACTTGCATGATCATAAAACTTGATATAAGTATACAAACGTTTTGCTTTAAACACCGAGCTGAAAAATCGGGCAGCTTTCTCTAATTTACCAGACCCTTCATATGGTTTGGTACACTGATCCTTTGGATCCTTGTCAAGTTTCACTTTGAGCTGTAATAAAAACACAACAATACTCCACTCACTTTCTGGGATTTTTCTTTTAAAGTCTTGTAAATCTTGGTTCGTATTTTCCTCATAATATCTTGCTAATAATTCTGTATAATAATCGAATGATTCAGCAGTACTCATAATAAATAACTATACTATATCATGAGTAAAAAAAAAGAACACCCCTAAACTAATTTCTTAATGCATTTCGAGTCGACTTCGAATGTAGGTTTCTTCTCTTCTTGTGGGACGATGCGCAACAAACATTTCGCCTTCTTGCCGTACAAGGGTTTGGTGCATCCGCTTTCTTTCTTTTTCTTCTTCTGGGTTTTTTTCACCTCGTTCTTGACGCATCTGGACCGGAAATTCTCATACGTATTGCGCACTTCCTCGTAGGTCAGATTCGACTTTTTGTTCAACATGGTGTTGATAAGCTCGTGGAGATTAAAAATGTATTTGGAAAAGGTTTCGCGGTTTTTCATGTCGGACATCCGCAAGGGCAATTTCTTAAAGTTCTCTTTCAAGTTGGCGCGACATTTGCCGCAGGGGAGGACGTTCCGCAAGCTCAAAATGTGGTTCCGATAATTGACTTTGTCTGTGTATGTAGGGTGCACGGGATAATTAAAACTCATCGTGTGTAGGAAGTGCCAAGCGGCGGGTCCCCACAGATTGACGACCATCCCGTCGTTGCTGTTGAAATCGTCGAGTGAAAAGACGGTTAGATCTTTTTTTTTCAACGTCTTGGTCATATTTTTGTATATATACAATAAGCGGCCTAAATTAGTATTTTTCGAGATAATTTTTTTTGTAAACCAATATATAAAAATGGCAAACATTTACGAATTATTAACAGAGAAAATAAAACCTTACTCAAAAACAATTTTGATTGTTCTCCTTTTAGGCATATTTGTCGCGGGAGCATACTTTGGCTACACCAAGTGGAGCAAACCGAAAAAGGAAAGCGTGCCTGCGGGGATTTACCAGCCGGTGGGCAACCGCGACGCGACAATCTACTTTTTCGCCGCAGATTGGTGCCCCCACTGCAAAAAGGCAAAGCCGGAGTGGTCCAAGTTTGTGAGCAGACACGACGGTCGCACGGTGGGCGGGTTCAAGATCACATGTGTGCACGTGGACTGCACGAACGCGGAATTACCCGAGGCGGCGCACATGATTAGCAAGTTTAATATCACGACATATCCCACGGTGAAGATGATCAAGGATAACCAGACATTCGAATTCGACTCGAAAATCACAGATCAGAATCTAGAGGAGTTTGTGAATTTGACGACGGCTGCGCCTTTGCAGTAATAAGGCATTCTGTTGCATCGGCCATACCTTTCACAATAAGTGCTTCTCTCTCGGCCGCGCTGTTTGCTAAACTGAGAATTGTGGAGTAGTCGACAAAGCCGGTATTCACTTCAATTTCAAGTATTTCTCTATTCGCGCTGTCGCCACTCGTATCAATTTGTATTTTGTTCACAATCATGCTTAAAATATACGACAAATACTCGAAGATCCCTTGAACGCTGTGAACATTACTATTGGACGCAGTATACTTGTTTCTTATTCCAAGAATGGATCCGGACGATGACCCACATTTTGCCAAAGGATAGTTCATAAGAAACCCTCCATCGGTGTAGAAGTTGCCTTTGTATTCAACCGGTTGAAAGAGGATGGGCAACGAGGAGGAAGCGCGCACGGCTTCCAAGACGGGCATATCTGGGTGCGAAAGATGTGAGAATTCGACGAGTTCAAAGTTGGAAAGGCTGACAGCATAGATAAAGACACTTTTGCCAAATGTTTCGTGAAATTGGCGCAACGTAATGTCTAGTTCAAGATCTTTACCCTTGAAGAGAGGACCCAAGAAGTCGTGAAACATTTCTTTGCCGAAAATGCCCTTGTTTGTATAATAGTCGTACACATTGAACAAATTAAATTTCCAGACGTTTTGCCAGGGTCGTTTGATGATAAAATCGTCCAAATCTTCCCAACTATATTGTAGGGCCAAAATGACGGCGAGAATGGCACCGGCAGAGGTTCCGTAGAAGGCCTCGACAGAATCGTAGGACCAGACGCCGGATAAATTTGCTTGTTTTAGTGCACCATATGCATTAAATATGGTGGGGCCGCCCCCGTTAATGACGATATTTTGCATGGTTTTAAATTTGTATATATATGTGCGATTTAAACGTTTATATAATAACTTTGCAGTTATTATATTAAAATAAAAAGCAATGTCGATATTTCTCTTTGATGAAGAAGAGCATAATGGGAAAATAAACATTGATGAATTGTACGAGCGCCAGCAGAAAAAGGATTTAAGACAAGTGTCGATTTTTAAAAAGATTTTGAACCGGATTCACAATAAGATCCGGATCACGGCGAGAAGTCGGACGGGCGACAAACATATTTGGTTCACCGTACCCGAATATATTTTCGGCGAGTCGGTTTACCAACAGTCGGATTGTATCGCATATTTAGTGGACCAGTTGGAAGATAACAAATTTTATATTCGGTACATGCACCCGAACTCGCTGTTCATTTCTTGGGCGCACTTTGTGCCCTCGTATGTAAGGAGTGAAATAAAGAAGAAGATGGGGCTTGTTGTAGACGAAGCGGGCAATGTGATTGAAAAGTTGGAGGGCGGGCAGGGTGACAATTTGAATGAGCGTTTGATGGCGACAACGGCGGCCAAGGCGTCAGCGGCCGATGAGAAGAAGACGAAGGTATTTACGCCGATTTCGAATTACAAGCCTACTGGAAATTTCGTGTACGACCGAGAGTTCTTCGAAAAACTCGAGAAGAAAATTTCCGACGAGTAGGTCTTCGGCTCTTTTGTCGGGCTCCTCCGGTCTGCCCCGGGGTCTCTTGAACATTTTCAAACGCGGCTTTCATGTCGGCGTTGAATTTCTTGACGATGGATTGTATTTCGTCGGGTTTTGCTGCGTCGAATGCGGTTTCGAATGCGGCGTGCAAGCTGCGTATTTTGTCGGTCATTTCGACACTTTTGTCGAGCTTTTCTTGCATGGATACAAAAACCGGATCGCTGATTTTTTCCATCACAAGTTGTTTGAACTCTTTGTCTTTAACCAGTTCGGTAAGGAGTTGGACAATACCGGTTTTGGTTTCGTTTGCAGAGGTTAAACCGGGAACAAGCGAAGCGACTGGCGCACCAGCTTCTGCCGTTCCAGTCGGCGCACCAAGAGTTGCCGTACCTGTAGGAACGACCGTAGACACACTTTGTATCCCATTTTGTAAAGCATTTTGTGCAACTGTTTGCAAATTATTTTGCAGCCCAGATAAAGCATTTTGCGCAATACCTTGCGAACTATTATTTAAACCACTTTGTATTAAACTTTGCATATACAAAGTGATCATAAAATAATTTGTCAGTTGCGTTTAAATTTCTACTAAACACATATTCGTTAATTATAAAAAAAATATGGACATCGAGATACAAACCGAAAAACGCCAACAAACAGCATCCAAAACCCAAAAAAAGAAGATCCAGCTCACAAACACCGAAAAACTCAAAATATGGGAAATCTTAGACAATGAAAACGAAACAACGCCATCCGATATGAACTGCGTCTACGAATCCAACCCCGATTTATGCACCACCTGCAATAGCGTGTTGATGATCATGGACGACGGATTCCCAACATGTTTAAACCAACAGTGCGGCAAAATATGCAAAGACGTTTTGGATTTCAGTCCCGAATGGCGGTTCTACGGCGCCGACGACAAAAACGCGAACGACCCCACGAGGTGTGGCAATCCCATAAACCCCTTATTACAAGAATCGTCGCTTGGATGTCGAGTGCTGTATACCGGCAAGTCGTCTTACGAGATGCGCAAGATCGGAAAATGGACCGAGTGGCAGTCGATCCCACATAAGGAAAAGTCTCTATATAACGAGTTTACATACATAAGCACCATGGCACACAATTCGGGTATCCCCAAAATCTTCATCGACGACGCGCTCACGATTCACAAGGATATTTCCGAACAAAAGATGTTTAGGGGATGCAATCGCGATGGGATCAAGGCGGCATCGATCTACATATCGTGTAGATTAAACGGGTGCCCGCGAACCCCCCACGAAATTGCGGAAATATTCAATTTGGACAACGCAAGCGCAACCCACGGATGTAGTTTGGCGCTCGATATTATGAACAATGTGAACAGAAACAATGGGTTGATAGAGTCGACTGGGTTGTGCGCGACCATGCCGAGCGCATTTATTGATCGCTATTGCAGCAAGCTTAACATCAATCGTGAACACACTATGCTGTGCAAGTTTATTGCGACCAAGGTGGAGCGGATCAATCTGATACCCGACAACACGCCCAATTCGATCGCGGCTGGGATTATCTATTTTGTGTGCCAACTGTTCAGTATTAGCCAAAGCAAACATGACATTGCGATTATTTGCAAAGTGAGCGAAGTGACAATCAGCAAGTGTTTTAAAAAATTGGATTCGATCAAGGCAAATTTGGTACCACCGTCGCTTTTATTACCGAAATAAAAGTTCCGATTAAAAATATAGGATGGCAACCGCAGAAGAAGTTCCGCAAATTATATTTATTGTGCCTTACCGGGACCGACCTGAACATTTGGAAAAGTTCAGAGAACATATGAAAACGGTGATGGAAGATTATGCACCGGCATCTTACAAATACATGTTTGTACACCAGGTAGACACGCGCGCTTTCAATCGCGGGGCGATGAAGAATCTGGGGTTTATTATTGCTTCAAAGTTGTATCCGAAAGATTACCAGAATATCACATTTGTATTCAATGATATTGATAATATGCCGGCGCGCAAAAACATGATTGAGTATAGGACGACACCGAATGTAATTAAACACTTTTATGGATATCGATATGCACTTGGGGGAATCGTATCGGTTTTAGGAAAAGATTTTCAAAGGATCGGCGGGTTTCCGAATTTCTGGGGGTGGGGATACGAAGACAACATGTTGCAGAAGCGTGCAAAAAACGCTGGAATAATGATCGATCGGAGTGTGTTTTTTGACATTAATGACGAGACAAATATATTGCATTTTTTTCACGGATCCGAACGTTTAATGAATAAATATGATTTTGCACAATATAACAGAAATACGAAGAATGGTTTGTATACAATATATCATCTTGAATATAATATCGATGCGTCGAGTGATTTTGTAAATATAACGAATTTTAAAACACCCTATGAAGAAATTAAAGAAAAAAGTTTTGTTCATGATTTAAAAAATGGGAATCAACCTTTAGTTAAAAATAAAATGCCAATGCGCTTCTTCTAAGGGGAACGTAGTTCCCCTTCACAAGGCTCGCAGCCACTGCGTGACTGCTTTGTAACCCCTCCTTTTTATTTTTAAAATGAAAGGTCTTTCATTCTTTTCACGAGTTTTGAAATTTCTCTCTAAAAAGGAGGGGTTTTAGGGGAACGTAGTTCTCCTAATTGAAGTAAGGCTTTCCATCTTTGTAGAAGCCAACCTCTTTTGTGATGTCGCCGTTTTCGTCCTCTTCGTAAATCACACTATTGGTTTTATTTTGAATGTAGTAAGACTTGCCATTGATTTCAACTTGGTAAACTTCTTCCTCTTCGCCTTCCTCTTCCTCTTCTTCTACTTGCATTTTAGAGTTATCAGTTGACTTTGCTTCCTCTTCCTCCTCCTCTTCCTCTTCTTCGGCTTCTTCCTCCTCCTCTTCTTCGGCTTCTTCTTCGGCTTCCTCTTCTTCCTCCTCCTCTTCGGCTTCCTCTTCGGCTTCCGCTTCCTCTTCCTCCTCCTCCTCTTCCGCTTCCTCTTCCTCCTCCTCTTCCGCTTCCTCCTCCTCCTCTTTAGCTTCCTCTTTAGCTTCTTCTTCGACTTCTTCTTCCGCTTCCTCTTCTTTGGCCTCTTCTTCCTCTTCCGCTTCCTCTTCCTCTTCCGCTTCTACTTGCATTTCAGAGTTAACAGTTGACTTTGCTTCAGCTTCTTCGTCAGTTTGCATTTGATTATCATCAGTAGTTTGTCCTTTTTCACTTTCGGATCCTTCAGCTTCATCTTTCTTACTTTCGGATTGTTCATATTCTTCTTCCTCAGCTTCTTCCTCAGCTTCTTCCTCAGCTTCTTCCTCAGCTTCTTCCTCAGCTTCTTCCTCAGCTTCTTCGCCTTCGGCTGGTTCCTCGTTCTGAATTTTATTCTTATCAAGTGATAATAACTCCTCTTCTGCGCCTGCATGCATTTGAATCTCGTTTACTTGAGAACCTTCTTCGGAATCTTCTTCGGAAAGCACATGGACAACCGGTTCTTTGGAAACCGACAACAACTCGTTCTCAACCTGCATTTGGTTGCTGACATCATCATCATCATCAATTGTAATAGTACTATGGTCATAAAGCGCTTCTTCTTTGATGTAGACAGAAGTTGGCGACGATCTTTGCGCTTTCAAGATCTTTTTGTTTAGTTTTGCATTAACAGACTCTAAATATTTTACACTATATTCGAGTCTATTTACTTTTTTCAAAAGTCTTTTTTTGGATTTTTTGAGCTCCTTAAAAATCGGAAGTTTTTTAAGGAGTTTGGTGGTGGCGGCGTCTGACATTTCTTTAATTTTTTTCCAAGATATTTTTATGACGCGGTATAATATATATAACAATGTCAAACGCGGATTTGGAGAATATTAAAATTGAAGATGCTGCGAAAGAGGATGCGCCCGTTAAGGCCGAAGTCATGGACCGAGGCACAAAGGCTTGTATGACTTGCACCAAAACGGCAACAACTATGTGCAAAATTTGTATCGGATGCTGGAAGTGCACGCTGAACTGTTGCGAAGGTGTTATGGACCTAAATATCCGTTGCTGCACATGCGCAAAGGAGTGTTTAGAGAGAATCGACTGTGATGAGACCCCTTAAAGGAAACCTACGGTAAGGCACCGGAGGTGCCGACGGTGGAACGCCGAAGGCGTTCATTCCTTTTGATCCTTCCCTCTTTGGTCCTTTCTTCCCTCGATAAAGGAGGGGTCAAAGGGGAGTGAACGCCAAAGGCGTTCCACCATCGGCACCTTCGGTGCCTTATCCGCAGGTTCTCCTTAGGAGGGATCATAAGGGAATGAACACCTTCGGAGCGTCTCTTGACGCGACGCACCTTTGAGGTGTTCCACCATCGGCACACATAGTGTGCCTTATCCTAAGGTTCCCTTAGCCACTGCGCCGGAAACAAGTATCGTGTATTTTTATTTGCCGAGTCGGGACCAAACCAGTTGGCCGGATAACAAACAATTTTATAAGGATTGCTATTGAAATACGCGCCCCACCAACTAAAACTGCTATTTGCAATAATATTGTGGTCACACAAACTCATCAACAACATTTGCTCCCAGTCATTCTCAATATCTGCCCGGACGAACTCTATCCAAGGAAATGTGCGCGAAAGCACAGCGACCGACACATCTACGGTTGCTTGATCTTCCCTTTCATTGAAATAAACCACGCGCACTTGGTGTGTGTCGACACACTTTCCGACAATATGTTTTAGTGCTTTTATGTAATAAGTAACCGGCATCACGGGGTGGTGATTCTGCAGTTGCACATAGTCGCCCAAACGAAAGTGCATCGAGACCGTGACATCTGCGTCTTTGAAAACAGATGTCTTCGCGCGGACCTCCTCTTGTTTTTCTTTGAGTTTAATGAGAGCGACAATTTGGTCGAAATGTTTTTCGAAATATAAATAGGACTGAAAGTAGCCAAAAAGGTGACAAGGCGTTTTAACAATCGATATCGGTCGATACTCAAATCCTTGTTCTACCAATCGTGGCGTCGAGTACATATTAAATGCATTTGTTGTAAAGGGTCGCAGATACTCTAAAAACGAGTGCCAATACGTGGGGCGATGTTTGCCAACCGTAAGTATCTCCGAGTATTGAAACACAAAAGAAACATTCGCATCGATAGCGGCTGCAATGGTGGCGAAAATTTGGAACAACTGGTTTCCGAGACCACCCATCAAATAACAAGAAACAAAAGACATTATTGTTGTTTTTTAATAAATATATACAATAATGTCTTTATGCGGTAATTCCAAAGGTTGAAAGCATAATATTCGACTTGCTCGGCCCCGAGACCTTCTCACTTTGTCGCTTTACCTTGTAGGAACCGCTGTTGCTGCTTTTGTTGCCCCCAATACTCAAGATCGTTTCATCGGTCTCTTCGTGCAGCTCGGGCAACGTGCGGGTAAGCGGCTTTTCGATGGTAAGAAGCATATGTTCGGTTTTCAACAATTTGCGATACTCTTGTATTGTCAAACTGCCATAAAACTTGTCGAGCGTATAGTAAGGATTCGGCGCGGGCTTGATATTTTTCGAGTAGTTGTATATTTTGCCATAGATTTGATTCAAAAGATGGTAGCGCTCAAACTTGGTGGAGTCGTCGAGATTCTCTTTCAGTAAGAAAGCGGCGGCGCACTCGGGGCGACAAAAGGAGCCATACGCGAAAATGCCATTCTCCGACTCGTACTTGGGAATATAGCAAGTGGGGTTGTCATAATCGCAAGTGCACCAGAAGCAAGCGGACTTTTTATCGGCGACATTATTCTTGTACAAATTGATTTTAAGTTTTTTCAACTTGGTATTAATGTCCTTGATCGAAACGTCGTCATCTGCGGGTTGCTTTGCGCCGACGTCTTCGGTGGCAGCCTGTTTGTCGCGACAAACTTTGCAAATATTTTCGGAAACATAAGCGCTATTATTGACGCTCTGGTTTGTATCATATGTACAAAAGTTGTCTTGGTGAGCTGCATTGTATGTCATAATGTTGGGCACGACGGGATTGTAGGAGATGTTGGCCATCGAATTGATTTTCGCGTTGTACTCAAGGAGGTCTTTGGACGAGCATTTGAGATGGAGGATAATGTTGTCGAGCGGGACCTCTTGGACGGTTGTCTCGGCGGGCTTTACGACAAGTTTGCCGCCCTTGGGTTTGCGGCCTTTTTTCTTATCGTCGGCAACAGTTTCGACAACTTCGATTTTAATATTGGGGGTAACATTGATAACTTTGCTTTGTCTTGATTTCTTTTTTTCTTCCATGGTTTGGTAATAAGCCATAATACACAGTTTTGTTTAAGTTTGTTCTAAATATCAATTGTGTGTTTCGCCGGCTGTTTCAAAGTTTTTTTAAATTGGAGTTTTGGAATTCGTTTGCGACTCCTTTCTTTCTTGTCTTTTGAAAAAAAGCTATTGAATAGTACATCATCGATGACGGTTGCCTTCATGAATGTAGGGTCAATCATGGTTTGTACAACTTGGTGAAAATAGAGTCCGAGGGGGATATATTCGCCACGGATGTTTGAATCGGAAAGAGAACCGCCCGACTGACCTTCGCCCAAAATTTTGGAAATGTCGTAACCGGCGTGGATAACGTCATTGTCTGAAACGCCTCCGCCTTTATAGTCGTCATCACCAACCGATTTTGTATATATTTCGAAAGCATTCATGGGTAATATTGATTATGTATATATAGTATTTGAGATATTATGTATACAGTGATTTCCACGCGTTATTCTTCGGTTTCATTCCCACTAGTATGAAAGACGCGGCGCAGATCGGTAGTTTTTTTGGTTTCCCGTTTGTCTTTGATGTATCGGATGATTTGTTGGACTCGGTCCTTTTCGGGAATGATTTCAGCTAAACATTTTTCCAAATAGGTAAATGTGAGCGACTGTGTTTCATTCTTTTCGCAAAACGTGATGATGCTGTCGCCAGTATTGATTTTTTTGTTTTGTAAACCGTTGGTTTTCATATAATCACAAATGGTTGTTGAAAGTTTGTCGCGCTCGGCGCGTAAGGTTTTGATTTCGGAATTGGATTCGCGGATTTTATTGTCGAGCAAAGCCCATTTTCGCATATTTTGTTGAAACTCGGATGACATCCCTATAAAGGAAACCGACGGTTTCCTTTAAATCCTTCCCTTTTTCTTATTTTTTTGAAAACCATTTAGTTAGAAAACCCATTCATTCATTTGCCACCACGCTGTTGACGTCTGTTCTTGTCGGATCGGCGTCTCTTGTCAGACCTGCGTCTCTTGTCGGATCGGCGTCTCTTCTCGGTTCGGCCACCGCGTTGGTTGCGACGGCGCTTCTGAGATCTACGTTGGTTCTTTTCCATTTCCATATCTCCATCGCCTCCTTGCATTACAGCAGGAGCAGCAGGTGAAGGGGGAGCAGCAATGTGTTGAGAACCACCCGCTGATCCGTAAACTGCTTTTCCAAATTCGCCAGTTGAGTTAAATTGATTAGATGCCATGTTTTTGTATATACTACACAGATACAAAAAGTTTATCCTCAATCGTTTTTAGCTTCTTGTGAATATTCAGCAGAAAAAATAAACTTCCTAAAACTGCAAAAAAAACGAGACCACAGTATACCAAAATCAACAACATGTAAAAGTAAACTTCGTTAAAAATAAACGACCCCAGCGGTTTAAAAATTTCATTCCGAATGTTGTCATTGTGAATTAAATCATTGATTGTATCTTTAATTGTACGCATTTGCCTACCTTTGGTATACAAACACACGTTAAACAAGATTGCTAAACGCAAACGCGCGGTTAATCCAAATTGTTTTATATCGGGTTAAACACTATACAAAAAAAATGGGAGAAATATACGATACAAATATGCAGTTTGAGTTTGATAAAATTACATTGACAACACCATCAATGATTTCGGGCGGAGTCCATTTTAGCAAAATATTGATTAACCGTAACCAATTGTATATACAAACGCCCAAATGCAAAACCAAGTTGGGAATTGTCAAGTCGGGCAAAAAGTTCCACGCAGATCTGGTGTTTACGAATGAAGACGAGGAGTTCATTCAGTGGGTCGAATCACTCGAGCAAGCCGTTCGTAAACATATTTTCACAAATCGTGAAAGATGGTTCGACATGGATTTAGACGAAGATGACATCGAAAGCTATTTCACGCCCACTATCAAGTTATTCAAATCCGGAAAGCAATATATCATGCGGGTCAACATCAGCCAGCGCATCGGGAGTACACCTCTGAAAATCTACGATGAAAACGAACTCGATGTAGAGATGGATACAATCAACGAAAACACGTCGTTGATAAGTATTTTAGAAGTGCAGGGTGTGCGATGTTCAACAAAAAGTTTTCAAATTGATATTGAGCTGAAGCAAATCATGGTGATAAAGCCAGTCAATCTTTTTGAAAAATGTATTATTAAGAAACACAAGCCAATTGCGAAAGCGCCGGTACCTACGGCGACTCAGGTGGAAAAAGATTTAGCAAAAACTGGGGTCACGCAACCAGAAAATGTGGCGACTCCAGTTGTAAATCTTGAAGAACCGAACGAAGATGACATAATTGATGATAGCAGTGTCAGTAGTAGTAGTAGTAGTGACGACGAAGAAGGAGAAGAAGAAGGCGGTGACTTTGAAAAAAACGAGGCCTTGGCGAAGCAAGAAGAGATTCAAGATTCCGAATCTGAAATGGATCCCGAAGAACCCAAAGACGACGACATTTTAGAAATAAATTTAGACGTCGAAGAAATCAAGGACCAAGATACAGTCCACTTGAAAGAAAAAACCGAGGTTTACTATCAAATGTACAGAGAGGCGCGCCAGAAGGCCAAACTTGCCAAATCTTTAGCACTTTCATCTTATTTAGAAGCCCGCCGAATCAAAAACTTGTATATGTTGGACGACATCGACGATAGCGACGAAAGTGATTTAGAAGAGAAATAATTTTATCAATCCGTAGTATATAATTACAATTCGATGTTTGATGAAATGTTAAAAAGTATTCAAAGTGGATTTTCCAGAATCGCTACTCCCCAAAGACTATTTGTTTTAATTATCTTCCTGGTATTGGCTTGGTTGCTTCTGTCCTACTCCGATGCAAAGTCATTTAGTGTAGATTCGATGGAAACTGGAACCGACAGTGCTCCTGCCGCGCCTGCTGCTCCTGCCGCCGATGTTTCGATGCCGAGCGACAGTAATGCTAAGGCGATTGCTAATCCCAACGAATTGTTGCCCACCGATGCCAACAGCCAGTGGGCCGCTTTAAATCCTGTCAACATGAACCAAGGTAGTATTTTGAATGGTGATATGTTACAGGCTGGCTACCACATTGGTTTAGACACCATTGGCCAGACCTTGAAGAACCCTAATCTCCAGTTGAGAAGTGACCCCATTATTCCCAAGCAGGATGTGGGTCCTTGGAATCAGAGCACTTATGAGCCCGATTACGGACGAGTGCCTCTTGAGATTGGATATGGCCCTGCTAACCACTAAAGGGAACCAAAGAGAACCTAAGGTTCCCTTTTAATCCCTCCTCTAAAAAGGAGGGACTTTCAAAGTAGGCTTTAATCAAGCATAGCAGGAAGTAGTTTCTGCGAGCTTTAATCCTTTCCTCTAAAAAGGAGGGATCATAAGGGAACGTAGTTCCCTTGTTGTTAGTATTCGTAAATAATATTCTTGATAATTTTTATGAATATGTTTTTTGCATTCCTTATCTTTGTATTGATGTTAATTTTGTATAGCCAAATCATGTTTCAGTTAAAAAAAGGCGACGACCTCGAAATTTACGAAACTGATTTCACAACAAACAAGGATTTGAACGACAGTGCCAATTTGAAACAGCCATTTGTATTTTCATTTAGCAACTTCGATAACAATTTGAAGACAGTGCCTTTTGCGGAGGAGTATGGCAGTTTCGATGTTTGTATCAAAGACACCACCGACTATTATGCCGATAAACCGCCTCAAAGTATTGTTCTTACGCTCAATGCAGCTTCGACACTGACTCGAACAGACCCGGATTCTAAATATTACAGCGACTCCAACTCTTTTTTCATCGAAGAAACCGGTGTTCAAAAGTATTACCAGCAGTTCGACAAGTATTTGAAACCCCATTTCTCTGTTTTTAGCAGGTACGATATGGTCTTTGGGTCAGCCGGTGTCTCAACGCCGCTTTTGTATCACACTAACGAACGGAGATATTTGTATGTTACCGGCAACAAAATGATACAAGTGAAGATGACGCCGTGGCGCAGTACCAAATATCTTATTGTAAACAAGAATTACAAGGACTACGAGTTCAGTTCACCGCTGAATGTGTGGAAGCCCCAAGAGTCCTACACGGGAGGATATCAAAAGATGAAGTTTTTGGAGTTTACTGTGCAACCTGGAAGCATTTTGTATGTTCCGCCATTTTGGCACTATAGTATAAAATTTAAAGAAGAAAATCAATTTGTGCATGTATTCAATTACGGTTCGTTAATGAATGTGGTGTCAAATACATTTAATTTAGGAAATCATTATTATGAAAAATTTGTAAATAACCGAGTTTTGGCAAAGTCGACGGAAGTGTCTGCGACATCAGGAGAGCCAACACTCGAGGCAAAGCCTCATAGGGTAGAGGCAAAGCCTCATTCTGACGCGGATCTTGTAAAAGATGGTCTTTGAAGAGGCGTGGCCAAATCCTCGAGTGAAAGTGGCGTCGTGTCTGAGAAAGCTTCGAGTTCTGGAAAATACAAACTGCCGTCGGGGAGAGTGTATTCCATCGGGGAGCTTACGTCGCGCATAATGGCGGTGCGTTCGGCTGTGAAATATGGCGAATCCATTGTCATTCGGTGAACATCCATTATAGAATCGCCCGCTTCGCTAGCCCAAGAATGTCGAGAATGAGGGGTGTCCCAAACATTGAACGTGCGTTCTTCGCCCTGTGAAGTTTGTCTCGCAGCGCTGTACATGACTCCAAATCGGGTTCCCATAGTTTTGTATACGATTACCAAGTCATCGCACAAGTTCTTGAACAAAGGGTCCTGCATCAAATCGTGAATCCGCATATATTCTTTCATTTCTTTTGTAAACTCGGCGATCCGGGTTTTCAAATCTTCGTTTTCTTGTCCAGTTCTCGCGAGATACAAAAACTCTTGTGTTTTTTGGCGGTAGTACATGTTCATCAAGTTTGCGGTATTTTGTGGACTAGTGGCGAAGGATTCTTCGAATTCACTTTCTAAAAAAATGTTGACGCCCGTGATGCGAATTGTAACTGCCGCTGGGTCGGCGGCCACAATTTGAAACGTCTTTTTTGTATCTCCCGAAAGATTTCCAATCAACAGTTCGACAACCCATTGGTTTGTTTTCCAATCGTAAATTTCGCCGTTATTTATCGTGATCTTGACATCGCGGAAACATTTGAACAAAGTCGCATGGAGAATCTCACCATAGGCGAGTCCGGACTGTTCGATCTTATCTACAAAGTAGTAGGTGCTCTTTGGCGCCTCACTGAGGTTCGAAAAGATGTGGGGATTGTGTTCCCGGCCGAACCCGACAAAAAAGTTGGTGGCGGATGTATCGACAAATTTTGCAAATTCGGTAGGGCGGGTTTCGCCGGTGGTGGCGTCGCCGTCGCTCATGAAAATGTTGGTGCGGTCTGGATGTGGGGGTAAGTCGATTAGGGATTTGAGAGCCAGCTCGATGTTGGTTTCGTTTTCCGCGTAGAATTTGTGAACGAGTTTAATTAGGTCTTGGAGATTGTCATCGAAAACAACCACATTTTCAAATATTCTTTCAACTTTGTCGTTAAACGTGTAGAGACCAACCGTAACGTTGCCGTCGAGGCAATTTTTTGCAATGTAACGCAAAATATTGTTGGTGACGTGCTTGATCTGATCAATTTTTGTGTTTCCGTCGCTGCATTTTTCGTCCATAGACCCTGATTGGTCGATCATGAGGTTGATTTGTAGGGGATGTGGAATCATGGAAGTTTTGCAAACTTGCATCTCGAAGGTGCCGAATTTGGTCCCCTCCTTGACTACCACAGGAATAACTTCATCGTGAAAATGGATTGATGATGAAGATAACATTCTTTTATTTTATGATAAGGGGAACTACGTATTCAGCCCTTTAAAGGCGCCATTGGCGCCGACTGTCGGACGCTATAAGGTGCGTCGCATCTTCCCTTTGGGAGCTCCGAAGCGTCCTTTAACCCATCCTTTTGTCTTTCTGTTTATTCAGGTACAACCTCTTCAGCGGGCTCTTCGGCTTGTTCAACAACGGCCTCTTCAACGGCCTCGGCAGTAGGCTCTTCAGCGGGCTGTTCGGCTTGTTCAACGACCGGCTCTTCAGCTTGTTCAACAACGGGCTCTTCAGCGGGCTGTTCGGCTTGTTCAACGACCGGCTCTTCGGCAGCGGGCTCTTCAGCTTGTTCAACAACGGGCTCTTCAGCGGCCTCGGCAGCAGGCTCTTCAGCTTGTTCAACAACGGGTTCCACAACAGGCTCAACAACGGGTTCCACAACAGGCTCCACAACGGGTTCCACAACAGGCTCCACAACGGGTTCCACAATGGGCTCAACTACGGACTCAACGACTGGATCAACGACAGGCTCAACTACGGGCTCAACTACGGGCTCAACGACGGGCTCAACGACTGGATCAACTACGGGCGTAACAACGGGTTCCACGACGGGCTCAACGACAACTGGTAAATTTACAACTGGAGGTGGAGGCACAGGTGGCTGCACTTGGCGTCTTCTCGAAAATAAATTGAAACTAAACATTGTATATACAACTAAATACATATAATTTTTACATTTTGTACTTACTTACACCAGTAAAAAAAGAAAGCATACAAATATCAACAAAAAAAGGAAGGAGGGATCAAAAGGCGTAAGCCGCTTCGCGGCTGAATACCATGGGTTCCCTTTACCAGAAGGAGCCGCCAGCAAGCCCAGCGTTCGCAGGCATCGGTCCGAAGTCATTACTAAAGTCATTTGCAGCAGAACCATGGGTCATCGATCTCATTGACTCGTAACCCTGCCCCGAACTGCGATTCGTTGTTGTGACCGCGGGTGGTGGAGGAAACATCCCATTTTGCATGGTGGGTGTATCTAACATGTCAGCCTGGCTCGGTACGTGGCTATTATTCATGGCCTTCATATTCTCCTTCTTCTTCTCTTTACCCGGGCCGTTCCACAGTTCCATAGCGCGGTCCACCAAGATATTCACCTTGATCCCAAGCTTGGTCTGCAGGCTCAGAACAATCACCAAAAACGCTAAAATGACAGTAGTCAAATTGAACCCCTCATATTTGTATCCACTGTATGTAGGCAAATAGGTGATGATTCTGTGAATCAAAACGATCCCAATAAACATCACGACAATTTGAATAAATATTTCTGCTAAAAGTTCGAGGGATGACTTCTCAATGTCGGCTTCGGGAATAAACTTTTGTATAGTTTTGTTGAGCAAGACGACGGGCAAAATGGCCGACAACGAATATTGAACAACATTTAAAATTTCTGCTTTGCTCTCTTCGGTGGTTGAAAACACATGGTTGAAAAAAGAATGTTGATTGCCGATTGTTTTGGCTTCGTGAATAATGTTTTCCATATTGTTTGTTTTATATAATATACAAAATAAAATTAAAGAACCCGCTCTCGTTAAGGTATATAATACAATGACGGCGATGCACCAAGAACAACAATATTTGAATCTGCTTCGAGAAATTTTGGACAACGGCACGTGGGAAGACGGCCGGAACGGGAGAACCAAAAGTATATTCGGCCATTCGATGCGATTCTCTTTGAGAAACGGGACTATCCCAATTTTAACCACCAAAAAGACGGCTTGGAAGTCCTGTCTAAAAGAGCTTTTGTGGTTTATCCGAGGAGAGACCGACAACCAGCTTTTGCAAGAGCAGGGTGTCCACATTTGGGACGGCAATACCACACGCGAATTCTTGAACTCGAGAGGCCTACACCATTATAGAGAAGGTCTGATCGGCCCTGGATATGGGTTTCAGTGGCGACATTTCAATGCAGAATATAATGCGGAGACAGGATCTTGTGAACCCAGCGACACCGGTGTCGACCAGCTGCAGCAAATAATCGAGGCTTTGAAAGACCCTGCACAAAGAACGAGTCGCCGACTTATCATGACCGCGTGGAATCCGCTTCGCTTGAACGAGATGGCGCTACCTCCTTGTCATATTTTGTGTCAATTCAATGTGCATGATGGCAACAAATTGTCGTGCTCCATGTACCAGAGGAGTTGTGATGTGCCACTGGGGTCGCCTTTCAACATTGCGAGTTACAGCTTCTTGACACATTTGCTTGCTAAACACTGTGGATTAGAAGCGCACGAGTTTGTATACTTTATGGGCAACTGCCATATTTACGAAGATCACATCGAGGCGATGAAAATACAAATCGAAAGAATTCCATTTGAATTTCCCAAGGTGGATATTAAAACTATTCGCGAAAACATAAACGAGTATGAAATTGGCGATTTTGATATTCAGGGTTACCAAAGCGGCGAACCCATCAAGATGAAAATGGTTGCATAATAAAGGAAACCTACGGTTTCCTTTTGATCCTTCCCTTTTTGTCTTTAAACTAAAGGAAACCTACGTTTACACCAGACGCGGAGCGTCGAGAGGAAGGATTAAAAGGAAACCTTAGGTTTCCTTTCGTAGGTTTCCTTTAGTGTGCGTCGTCGCCGTCTTCCGACAGATCAAATACAATATTGTCTTTGTTTGTAGATGTTCCCATATCGGATAATACCTGGATTCTCTCTTCGTACAAGGTCTTGTTTACCTCCATTGTGTAGGACTGAAGTTTAAGAACAATGTCCTTTAAATTCTCAACCTCACCGGCAAGCATCACAAACTTTGCGTTGATTTCATCGGCAAGAGAATTGATAGCAGACTCGGTCTCGTCAGACGTAGACGACGAGGATGCCGCTGAACCCGAAGTTTGACTCTGGGTCTCCTTCATGAATATTTCTAAAGTTGTTAAACGTTTGTCGACAAGGGAAATCACCTGGGGCAAAGTTAAACCGGCCTTTGGAACACCAGCAGAAGCGGCGGCAACTTGAGCTGGGGCAGGGACTTCTTGTAAACTAGCGCCTCCGGCGCGTCTTTTTCGGGCAGCTGCATTGGCTTGACTCATTTTATATTTGACTAAATGAAATATAAAATGTAAATTTAACGCAATAATACATAAAAAATATTATATTATAAACAATTATATGTCAACCGGCGACGACCAAAGTATATTGAACAAAATAAATGCAATGAAAAGCGATTATTATGCAGCAAATACAAAAAATATATTGTTCAAAAACAAGCAAAAGTTCGATTGCGCGCAACAAATTCTGCAAAATATAGATCTTGAAGCACTGTTTCGAACCATTATTCGGGTAGTTAACCAAAATAAAATTCACTTTGACTACAATGTTTTCAAGACTGTTATGAATCCGTCGATTTACATGGATTTGATCTACTACATTTTCAAAGTAAATGACAAAATTCTTGAAATATCCAACTCGTATGATGTGTATATCGATATGAAGGGGCTCACCATGACTGCGGTCGAACGATACAAAGACTTTGTCTCACTTTTATCGGAACAAGGAAAAGTTAATGGCAAAAACTTTTTAGAAAAACTCAATCACGTTTACATCGTGAACCCACCTTTTATGATTTCAAATATTGGTAAAATTTTGCTGCCCCTCATGGACAAAATTGTGAAAGACAAAATAGTTATCCAATAGCCATTGTTGCTATGATCGAGCTTTTCATTATTGGTCTGTAACTTGCTAAACTGTTTTTTTTCTAATTTTTGACAGCAGCATCTCTCTTTAGCTTTTTGTTTCAGACGGTAAATCGCGTTTTAATAACTTTTGTTTGTCGGAAACTTCGAGTGAATTAATATCATGGTTTTTTCTTGTCGAATCAATATATTTTTGCAATTGGGCCTCCATCTTTTTCTGCTTTTTGATTTCAGCATACTTTGCCGTTTTGCGAACAATCGACTTTGCTTTGCGAATAACCGATCTCGTTTTACTACTTCGCCGAAGCGAACTTTTTTGTGAAACACTACTGTCAATAAGGGGGCTAAAGTGTTTTTTGTTTTTTAGCAATACGTAAAATGTTGGATCGACACCTGGATTGCAAGCAGTCAATCTGTATTTGTCGCCGAACAACACCATTTTCTTACCCTCAATAAATTCGCAAACAACGATATTAACCTTGTATATGATACAAATCGCATAAATGTCGCTCATGTTTCCCCAAACGCCCGCTTTACACATATTGGTTGCATGACTTGTGCGATTAAACTCATATATTTCGCTCATATCTTTGTCGTTGTCTGCTCTATCAAATCCAGCACCCATTTTTTGCAATTTGTATTCAATGCTGTTTTCTTCAAAGTCTTTTTCAAAATCAAAGACTTTGTAAAAGTCGCAAACTTTTTTTCGAATTTCGAGATGGCGTATTGGTTTGCCAAATAATAAAATACTTGTGCTCGTAAACAAAGAGTTGCTATCGTCTTTTACATTTATTTCTCTAAACCGTTCTTTAAATTCGCTTGTATCCAATTCCATGTTTTCTATCGATCTTTATATATATACAAAACAAATGGAAGCTTCCACATCTCAAATACCTCTTGATATCGAGACACCAGTGACATCTGCCGTGGTCGAAGAAAAACCACCGGTCAGCATCTTGCAAGACCAAGATTTCCAACAAAAAGCGGGCGTCACCATCACGGTTTTGCTTGAATTGTATCGCGTCATGATTGCATCCTTTTTGATCCTCTTTGTACCCCAAAAATGCGAAGACCACGTTTGCACCATTTCTGAAAACGCTCAGACCGGATCGGACCATTTGTATAATGCCGGCATTTCATTCAATTGTATCACATTGATTGCCTTTTTAGGAATGTATTTCGCCGAAATTAAACGCGAAGGAAAGTTGATTGCCTATTTAGATACAAATCCAAAGTGCAAGACGGACAATGAATCAGTTGGACTTGTCTTGGAAAAGTTGCCCGTTCAAAGAAAAACCACGATTTTGTTTTACGACAATTTGTATCAAAAGACTGGATACTTTGCACTCGTTTGTTTTATTGTCAATAGTGTGTTGTCCGGGGTTGTTGTATACAAATACTATTTAGACGACAAGACCACGTCGACCTTTATAACGTCGGTTCTTTTTATGATTACCAAGATGGGGGATGTTTATTCGACCGTCAATACGGAACGAAACATCTTTTACAGTGCCTACTTGAAAGGAAAGATACAATACAATGATTTGGACGCGGACAAAAAGTAAGTCCCGATTACAATTTTGTATACAATTATGTTATAGATGACAAAGGAAACCAAACTTGCTGCGCGCAAAACCCAAAAGACAAAACCAAAAAGAGAAATTCAAAAAAAAATAAAAGAAATGGCAGCAAAAACACAATACGATGAACTTTTTATTAAACTCTCGAAATCTGTACATGATACAGAGTATGCCCACGTTATAGAAGACAAAATTTTTTGGTTGTTTGTATCCGATGTTGCTAACGGCAAATTGAAACCAGACGAAACAATAGAAATTGCCAAGAAAATCAACGATGTTATTATTGAAGGTCGCAAAGACGCTGGGCGCTGGTTTGCCTAAGGAAACAAAGAGAACCTACGGATAAGGCGAAGCCGATGGCTTATCCCTTTAGATCCCTCCCTTTTATTTTTCTTTAAAATTGTACAACTTAATAAAATAATCTAAAATAAAAGGGAGGGATTTAAAGGGATAAGCCATAGGCTTCGCCTTATCCGTAGGTTCTCTTTAGATCCTTAATTATTGATAAAAAAAATATATAAACAATACAAAGCTTAATATAACAAAATAAAAATCATGGACAACAAATCATTTATTGTAAAAACTTTTAATGACCATTTTTTCGAATTTTTCGAGGATGTATTGAAAATTTTGCCTGAAAATATACAAATCAAAACCGCACTCCGTTCATTCCGCACTGTTTCCGACTTGAACAAATCGATTATTGTTAAATGCTGGCACAAGTTTGTATACGCAAAATACAGCGACGTCATTGATGCAGGTGATATTTCGTTTTTCTTTGAGAAGGATTATACAAACGACTTGAGCCACTTGAATAATTCGAATAAAATCATGGAAATTATCGACAGCATTCGCCAACCGGTCAAGGACGCATGTGAGAATCCAGTTAATAAACAATATGTGGTGACATATATACAAAATTTGTCAAAACTATCGGTCGTCTACAGCGAGTAACCTTCGTTGTGTCTTATTCATTTGGCGCCTGCTATACGAGTGTCTTTTTTTGGTGTTTTTTCCACTACCGCCCTTGGTTTTTTTGCCACTTTCTAGCCAATTTTGAAGCGTTGAAGATACCCACACATACGCATTGTACCCAATATTTATTGGAGTACGTATAAAATTGTTTGGATCGTAAATTTGCTTATAATCAGCAACTTTTATCTTGTCATCTATTTGTCGTATTCCTGCCGGATCACTTTCCCTATTTTGGTTTTGGGTAAAAAATTGCTTTTGCTGGTCTGGATCACTTGGTAAGCCTTTAAAGATAAAATTTTGTCTAAACATAAACTCTAACTTCGATTTTTGCGCGACTTCTTCTTCATTTGGTAAATCAGATGTTTCATCTACAATTGGTAATGTTGTATAACTATCTAATATTGGTGCATCTGGTTTCGGTTGGTCACCGTCTTTATAAAATATATGATTATACCATTGTGCCATTTTTTATATAAAATGTATATATTTTTTATATATATTTTACGTTACAACAAAAAAGCATTCACATATTTTTTTAAATCTGCGTGGTATATATTTGCATTGTCATATGCGACAACTTCATTATGTTTGGTGCACTTGGCCTTCAGCGTATCGTAGTCATCATAGTTGGTTAAACCGTTTACATAATGGACCGCATAACTGATCGTATGGTTGTCCACAAGGATCTTAATAAACTTGTATAGTTCGGAAGCGCAGCAGAAAGTCTTTTCGTAGCGCAAAAGGCCCTTCTTGCCTCTTGATCCATAGACATAGAGCAACTCGTCGTCGTGGTCAAACACAATAAAAATATTGGAGTCTAAATCTCCGTCGCGGTCGTACTCGGTTATGTTCAAGACCATTTGGTCGCCGTAGTAAGTGGTTCCTGTTGCTTCGTCGTAATAACTCATCTTTTTTTTATGATTTAAATTATAAAGAAACCTGTTTTTATATTGTTTTAAGGGGAACTACGTTCCCCTTTAACCCCTCCTCTTTTTAGAAGTTTTGTTACTCACACCTACAGAAAAAAATAAGAAAAAACTCTCATTTAAATGGAGGGGTTCGAGGGCGTAGGCCAGCGAAGCTGGCTGAATACTACGTTCCCCTGCTTAGTAGTTATCCCGAATCGCCTTTCCGCTAAGGAACCGCGGAATTCCTCGTTCGGACAACTCTTGGTACTTGATTGTCAACATTTTGCCGACATGTTTCGCTGCATTCTTGAACAAATCGGTGCGATGTTCGTGCGATCCAACCGGTCTGCAGTCAAACTCGTCACCCGCCTTTGTTGCACATACCCAGATTACGGTGCCTACATCTCGCCCCTTGGCTTCTTTGTATCCAACGATTACAAACTCGTCTTCTTCAAAATCCTTGTACTTTTGCAAATCGTGGCTGCGGTTGTTTACATAAATCCCGGTTTTGTTTCGCAACATAATGCCTTCATATCCTTCCTCTGTATACTCGGTGAATTTTGCGCGAAATCCTGCGATGTCGGTCACTTCGTCAGTCTTGACAATTTCAAACGAGGGTGGATACAAGTGCGCATTCTCCAAAATAAATGCGCGTCTCTTTGTATAGGGTTCTTGCATCACAACGTCGTAAATGTGGAAGTGAACATCGCGCAGCCTTCCTAAATCGGCTTCTAAAACATGGGTCTTTTTAATTGCGCCGCACAATTCCTCGAAAGGATACAAATTTGTATACAATTCGCCATCTAGAATTACGGAGGGGTGTTTTTCAAAAAATTGCGCCAAATTGTTGACAATGTGGCCCATGGTGATGAAGAATCCGCCGGTGCGACTTTGGGTGACAATTTCGCCAGTGGGTGTCTTGTATATCAAACATCGCAATCCGTCGAGTTTGGGCTGCACAAAGCAGGGGTACACAATTTTTGTATTCTTTTTGGGGTCATAAGTGTGGGCCAACATGGGGAAAACCTTGGCAGACGACGGACCGGGGTCTTCGAGCGTTTCGGAATATCTTTCCTTTTCTTTCTTATTCAACCATTTTTTGCGAATTTCGCTACAACATTGTTGTAGAGGAGTAGTTTCGTTTTTTTTGCCAATATTTTTACCCTCTGTGTAATCGGTGCTGGTGACTTGGAGTTTGCCGCCGACTTGGCCGTACTCGACAGAATATCTAGCACGAATTCCGTCGGTATAAACGGTGGCGGTCCATTGTTTTGTTTTTCCGGAAATATCTTTTCCGTAAAGGGTTGGGAGAATTTCGTGAACTTTGTACATTTTATTTATGAAAAAGAGAACCTACAAAGAGAACCTACGGTTCCCTTTAAATCCCTCCCTTTTATTTTCGATTACTTTTTTAAGTTATAAAATTTTAAAGAAAAATAAAAGGGAGGGATTTAAAGGGAACCGTAGGTTCTCTTTGTAGGTTCTCTTTGTTCCCTTTAGCAATAAAAGTGTTTTTTGCGAATTAGTATTTAAAGTCGTTTTATTTTGTTTTACATATTTATAAAAAAAAATGAGTTCATCAACTTCAACTACTACCCCTCAAGCAACCAATAATACTGCAGTAGCAGCGCCTTCTGGATCAACTGTATTTGGCTTTGAACCCCCCAAAGAGTCTTATCGACTTCCAGACGCAACCACTTTACAAAATGTCAGCAAGATTGCAATTTCTGAAGATAAGCCCGTAATGCTCGATTACTGGACTGCTTCTATTGAGAAGAAGGCTCTTATTGGGGTTCGAGAGAATAATGAGAAGCTTCTCGTAAAGAGTGAGGAGGAGTACACCAGTCCTATTCAAAAGATTTTTAAGGTTGGCAATGATTTTATCATCATGACCGAGAATTCGATCTATATTGTTGACAACAAGATCCCTACGAAGCGAATCGCTTAAGGGAACCGCTGCGCTTATCCCCTTTGACCCCTCCTTTTAAAGAGAACCCACGGTTCCCTTTTCATAAATTAAATGGAACATTCTCAGGAAAGCTCGGATTCTGAAGAAACCACAGATTCGGAAGAAGATTCGGACGACGATGATTATGACGACATTATTGCACACGACGAAGTCCAGACACAAAAAGACAACACTTATTATTTAACCATACCATTCAAAAATCCGAACAAAGATGAGTTCAGCAATGGATTTTTGTATGATGTAGCAATCACGTCTCGTGGTTTTTTCAAACATCCGTTTGATAAAGTCACCAAATATATCCGCAATTATAGCCCAAATTATATTCCCGAAACATCTGGTCTCGAAATTGTGCAAACAAAATATTATCAAAAAAATGGGTATGACATCTCAAATATTTTAATAAAGACATTTTGGTTAAAAATTGTACAAAGGCGTTGGCGAAATATTTTAAAACATCGCAAATCAACCGCCCAATATTATCATCAAATCAAAAATCGTGAATATAATTGTCGAGCACATGTGCGCGTACCCGGACTACGCGGTTGCCTATTCGGCCTTAATACGCTTGATGTCCGAAAAATAGCTCGATGAAACCGTTATTTTCCGTTTACGCTGTTTGGTTTCTTTTTCTTCAACCATCTTATCGGGCCCGCGCATATATATGTTTGCAAACTCATCTTTGAGGATTGTTTTCACAAACTCGTAGACAAAACGCAGCACTTCCTCCGAACAGTTCCCCACAATTAAACAACCTCCTGTGCGAAATATCATGAAACTCACCTTGGTGTACTTTTTCGAGACAATGAGCTCCTCCACCGTCATGTTGCGGTCTTCCGGCAAGATGACGCCTCGCTGTTTTTCCATGTCAAATCCATTCTTGTTGCAAAAATAAAACTTGCATTTTACCCCCGGATAACTGCACGAATCGAATGTCGTGTCGATCCGGTATTTTTCACTGCGCAATATTGTATGAAGCATATCTCTATTAATATTATAATTACACTCGAAATTTGAATTAATCAACACATTTTCACTTGGAATATCTTTAAACCCGATCGTAGTTTCGAAATACGGTTGTAGCGTTCTTAGAATAAACCCCTTGACACTGTCGAATAAGTCTGTATTCAGAACACCGGGTATTTCGAGTTTACCGGTGTTGAATATTTTCACATGGATTTCATGGAATGAGTTCTGGTTATTTCGGAAGCGGAAGGTAAGTGCGATACAATTGAACATGGCGCCGCCCTTTTCTTTTCCTCGGTAGTTCATAACATTTTTGGTGGAAATACCAATTGTTACTTTACGTTCGTCTTTGAATTTAATGGTTTTTGCTATAGGATTGTCAATTTGTTTGATGATGTGTTCTGTGTAATAATATGTTTTGCGCAAGCGCTCTTGGTTGGCTTCGGATTCTGCTTTCGTTGCCGCTGCAACCTTCATTTGTTTTTTAATAACCCCCTCGAGTGGTTTCCAGTACTCGACCACGGGTATATTCCAAAAAAGACGCGACACATCAATGTCTTTTTGATCGAGATATAGGAGTTTTGTTTTGGTTGATATATACAAGTCGTTAAATTCGGGGGGTTCAGACGGAATGCCTGCATCATCGCCTGTAGCATCTTCGGTTGGCGTCTCGCCATTGATGAATTTAAGCCATTCATCGTCGAGTTGACTCATTTTATTTATGATTAGGGGAACTGCGTTCCCCTATAACCCCTCCCTTTTGTTTTTCTTTAAGATTTCACAACTTAAGGGAGGGATAAGGACGCAAAGCGTCCGACTGTCGGCACCAAGGGTGCCTTCTAAAGGGAGTGAACACCGGAGGTGTTCCTCCGGAGCATCGCAAGATGCGATGCACCTTTAAGGAGGCCGCATCTGTAGTAGGTTTTCTTTATATTGTATATAGAAATGCGATCCACGAAAAAAAAACAATCCCTCGGACTCCAAGACAAAGGGTCGACACGGAAATGGAGAAAAATAAGGCTCCGTGTTTTAATTCGCGACAATTACACTTGTCAATTTTGTGGAGGATATGCAACATCGGTCGACCATATTAAGCGACGCAGATATGGTGGCAAAGATACGATGAAAAATCTAAGAGCGTTGTGCGAACACTGCAACAAAACCAGGTATTAACTTTTTATTTTGCATTTTTTTCACAAATTTGTAGGTTTTCTTTATAGTATTTTGCAATATAAAAGGGAGGGATTTACAAATTTGGGCATTTTTAATGCCCAAACAGCAGTACCATTATCATTTATAACTGCCGACTTTGTCGGCGTTTTAAATGTTAAATGGTATAAAGGGAACCGTAGGTTCTCTTTATAGTATGTCGCAAGATTTTATCCCGTGGACCGAAAAATACCGTCCCAATAATTTCGACGATATTGTTCTCGACCCTATCAATAAAACCTTATTTTTCAATATGCTAAAAAAAAAGAATTTTCCCAACATCTTGTTATATGGACCACCCGGTACTGGCAAAACTACCACCATTATCAACTTGATTAATGAGTATCAGAAAATAAAAAAAAATAAGAGTCTCGTCATCCACCTGAACGCATCCGACGAAAGAGGAATCGACATTATCCGCAACCAGATTTACCAGTTTGTGAAAACCAAAAACTTGTTTGAAGTCGGCTTCAAGTTTGTCGTGCTGGATGAGGTCGACTACATGACCAAAAACGCACAGCAGGCACTCAAATACTTGTTGCAAACGTGTGGGAATAATGTCAAGTTTTTCCTAATTTGCAACTATATAAGTAAGATTGAGTTGTCGCTACAGCACGAGTTTGTATGCATCCGGTTCAATCAACTCCCCAAGTCCAAGATTTGCCAATTTATTAAAGACATTTGTGACAAGGAAAATTTGAAAATCACCGATAACAATATCGACACAATACAAAACTTGCACAAATCAGATATTCGCAGTATGATTAATTTTATACAGCTCAACCAAAATGTGATTGTTCAACAGAGCAACATTATCGACAACAATATTTGGAAACGCTTGTACGAAATGTTTCAAGTTGCGCAAAAATCGGATGCGTCGACAAAAGTATATTTCAACGAAATCAAAAAATTTATTCATATGTTGAGCATCCACTACAATATTGATAAAAAGCAAATTATTAAGGACTACTACAACTACTTGATTTTGAACCATCCGATCACACCCGAAATCATCGACAAAATGGAGATTGTCATCCACAATTATGACTGCAAAATCGACGTGTTGGTCAATTATTTTATCCTCGATACTATAAATAGTTAAAATTACAATATAAAATGTGTTTTTTATATTATACATAAAATAAAAGATGTTTATGCAAAAAGACTGCGGATATTTAGAACTAATTCTCGGCCCCATGTTTTCGGGCAAAACAACGCGGCTCATACAGCATTACAAGGCATACAAATTTATCGGTAAGAAAATCGTGGTGATTAATTATTCGCTAGATACACGATACAGCGAGACTATGCTTTCTTCGCACGATCGTATCGAGATCCCGTGTATATTCACAAGCTCACTTTCTGCCGACAAGTCTTTGTGGATGGATGCCGACGTGGTTTTGATTAACGAAGGGCAGTTCTTCGGTGACTTGCTCGAGACTGTTATTGAAATGGTTGATGTATACAAAAAGCAGGTTCACATTTGCGGTCTTGATGGCGATTTCAGGCGACAACGATTTGGGACCTTGCTCGATTTGGTCCCCTACTCGGACAAAGTGGAAAAACTGACGGCATTTTGCGGAATGTGCAAGAACGGAAGTTTGGCGATTTTTTCCCACCGTGTCAGTAACGAATCGGCGCAAGTAGTAATCGGAAGTGACAACTATGTGCCTTTGTGTCGATCTTGTTTGCTCAAAAGCACGACGCACACAACTAGCAGCGTTTAAGAGCGATTTTTATGCAACTCTGCCTTTGAATCGTACTCCACTTACCTCTGCGTCGTTGGCATATTCTCCAACAAATGTGTTGTCGTTGGCTTTGCTGTAAAACATGCCACGACCGTGGAATTTACCCATCTTGAATTCGCCCTTGTAGAAAGAACCGGTGCCGAAATGGTATTCGCCAAATCCGTCGTGTTCACTATTCTTAAATGTGCCGATGTAGTATGGAATACTTGGCTCGTGGGTTTGTTCAAACACCTGGATACCAAAACCTTCGATTCTTCCGTCGACGAATTTTCCATGTACGGTTGATCTCCCTAACTCGCTATCGTCGTTATAATACTCTTTGCAACCCTTGCCGTGTGGCTGGTTGTTTCTCCATTCTCCCATGTATCTGCCGATATTATGGTCTAATGAATACCAAGTGTGTTTGTCGCGAGGCTCGTCGCGAGGCTCGTCGCGAGGCTCATCACGAGGCGTCTCTGCAACCGCTGCGACTTCTGATGGTGTATTTTCAAATTCCGACATAATAAAGAGAACCTACGGTTCCCTTTAAATCCCTCCCTTTTTAATTATATTTTTTAGGATTTAATTTCCTCCCTTTTTAATTATATTTTTTAGGATTTAATTTCCTCCCTTTTTAATTATATTTTTAGGATTGATGATTCTTTCGACGGTTTGAATAATCAATCAATTATTTTTTATTTTTGTTTACACGCCTCTTTGTTTTTCTTTTTTTCTTTTTTGAACCTCCTACTCTAGATTTTTTGTTGGACTCAATAGTCTCGGCTTCGTCGTGTATTCTTTTCATATCCGAAAGTGTGTCTGCCGCTTCAAATTCAGATTCTTGAAGTGCATTATTGTCAATTTCACTATTTTTCAATTCGACAAGTGTTTGTGCCGCGTCAGAATGAGGACCTTTCAAATACTTCTTCCGATTCTTTCGTTTCTGTGTCTTTGGATCCATTATATTGTATTACCAGAAATTTTATCGAAGTTTACAGGGGGCGCAAAAAGGGGTTATTCGACGGCGCACCTATGCCCAATTGCGCATCTTGTGCTTTCCGGATTTCTTCCATTTGATTTGTCATCGCCGTATCGCCATCTTTGATTTTGTTGTTTCCATTTTCGGGGGGCGGCGTATTTATCATTTGTCGGCCGTTGTATGTAGAGTTCAAAGAGATGCCCATCGACGTCTTGTTATCCAAGAAGGAACCGCCTAAACTAAATCCCGACGGTTCGCCGTTGAAGTTGGTCGCCAGCATTTTGTCGTTCACAATGCTTGGTTCATAGTGTTTGATGATCTCTTCGCCGTAAATGACTTTGTAATTATTAGCCGTCATAAGTACCGCCGGAACACTATGGATATTTGGTGGCATCAAGATTTTGTCGCCGTTTTCCATGATGATAAACATTTGGTTTGTATTGGGGTCGCGGCCTCGTTTGTCGACACAAACAAAAGTCAGCTCGTTTGTTAAATTAGCTCTCACCAAGAACTGCAAGACCTTTTGACTATGTGGGCAGAAATTGCTGTAATAAAATATATTTTGTTTGCCTGACATCGGATAAATAAAATATATAATTATTTATTTAAATAAAATTAAAACGCAAAGATTTTGTTTGTTTATTGTGGTCCAAGTGGGATTATAACATTTTCGCTGTCCAAAAACTTTTCCACCTCGCCGTCTGTGATGAAAAAATTCTTATTCAATTTTTTCTGGGGTAAAAACACCTCGTAGTGCAACTTTTCCACAAAATATTTGTCGCGCGACTGCTCCGTCAATGTGGCCGTCTTCTTCACATGTACTTGCCAATACAATTTGCGGATTCGCTTCTTGACAAACTTAAAATGCTCGTGGAAATGGTTAAAGTGCTTCGTGTACATGGGAAAGTACTGAAGAAACTCGGCCACCTTGCCGGTTTTGCGCAACATCAGGTAGTGGAAATGCAAGTTGGGATTGTTGCCACGTAGCAACTTCAGCTCCAAATACTTGGGATTGTAAAATGTGGTTCGCAAACCGGTCTCCAAGTCGGTAACCATCACACCCGGACTCGCAGGCGAGTTCAATCGGCTCGACACCACGTCTCGAATATGTGTCTCCAATCCCTTAACTTCTTCGAAGGTTAATCGCCCCAAACTTAATGCAAATTTTGCCTCAATCGGTTCTTCCGCGATTTTCACACGACTTACGTCCAATGTTCTTGGAAACCGAATTCCCTGCTTGACAAAGTTTTCGTAGTCAGGGTGCGACAACGGGTTCAAGTATTCATAATGCAGCCCAACAATCTTGTAAGTCGAAACCAAGTAGAGTTGCGGTTTCTCCACTCTAGTTACTATATGGTTGTAAGGATGTTGAAGTACGAACGAGTAGCAGTACGATTTATCAAACTCGATGGACGCAATATTGAGCGCGTCTTCAAACATTTCGCGGAAAGTTTTTTCGACTCCGTCTTGGTCGACACCCTGATACTTATTTTTGAAAAAATAATTGCGACCTCCGAGCTTCTTTTTTGTCGCGATTTCCCACTTATTGCCATCCCAAAATAAATTGATCATGGTTCCCTCGACAATCTCGGTTAAAAAGAAGGTGCCGCCCGTTTTGCGAATTTCGGGTAACGACTTTGCCGGAGCCACACACAACAGTCGTTTATCCGCCGACAAGATGGCACTTCGATAAATGCGGTTCTCCAAGTCGTCGTCCGGAATACTTTTCAAAGTGTAGATGGTGTAGTTCTGTTTCTCGTGGTTTAATTCATTAACATTGACAAAATCTGGCAGTGCATCGGGGGTTATCATTTTTTTTGTTGTCGCTATACACCGTGTTGGAAAAACTTTAAGCTATTTTGAAACAAAAGAAAATAACAATATAGATTATACAATATATATGGTAGAAACGGAAATAAAATTAAAATTAGGAGATATAATTCAAATCAAATCACCCACCAATGCAAAATACAATTTGAAGTACTACCTGATTGAATATATTAATGAAGAAACTATAAAACTAATCGATATTGATAAGGGCGATCGCGAAATGCTCGAACTGAATGAATCGAAATTTATCGATACAACCATCGCCGAAATTGTATTGTTATCGAGAACGAAAGAGGAGGGGTACGCCAAACAACACAAGCTATTGCCAAACACAGACATCAAGTTGGATTTAAATGAGGGTGGTGGTGTGGTTTTGGGGAAAATTACGAATTTAGAAGAAGATATGATCGAAGTGAAAACCACCGACGACAAGACTATTTATATTGACTTTGGATACAAAGGTGCGCCCGACGCATTCAAGGAAATTTCGGTTATCGACGATCTTACTGTACAAAAAAGTGTTGAGTTGAAAGCAGAGAATGAGAAAGAAAAGGAAGAAGAGAAGGAGGAAGAAAAGGACGACGAGGAAGAAAAAGAAGAAGATACAAAATCAAAAGATGCCTCGATGAAATTTACGGAAGACGGTCTCGTAATCATAACAATGCCCGATAACCCCGCCATCGACGACAACCAAGTGATCAATTTATCCGAATTTATCGAAGAACTTCCCGAGGATACAACAACAATAACTGCAGACCCGATACAAGACATGTTGGACAAAATGTTACAGAACAAAACGCAGTCAGTCAACCGCCTCATATCTAGATTCAAAGAGCTCCGCACTAAATTCTCCACATTTGACAAAAATGGAAACATTGTTGGATTTCGCGACTTTAACGAAACATACAAACCACTTGCCGAACGCCTGGATAATTTAGAGACCTCGGTTCAATGGATCTTTCCAGTGGTTACTCGCGACAAATCGACAGCATTGAAGCATGCGGATGTGAAGGTTGATTTGGAAGCCGTCACCGAAGCAGACCACGAATTCACCCGATTCGCGAAAGGTGATAGCATTGCTATCCAAAGCGTCCTTATTATGCCCAAACCATTTATTGAGTTTTCTCGTGTCAATCTTCCATCGACCGGCATTCTGACCAAGTCAGAACTGAGCCATCAATGGATGTTTAAAATCAAAGGGCTCAATGACGACACAATCATCACTCGACACCGCTTAGAAAATATCAATGAGGATTTCAAGTACGAAAACGGTGCTTTCCAAAAAGGTGTTACCACGTTTGACATTTCGCCAACTCTGAAAGCCGACTACAAATCCTTACTACAAGCAGTTATTCCCATCGGTACCGACGAAAACTATGTTGGATACAATCTACAACGCATGATTGCCTGTTATGAGCCATTTTTCATCTACATGGATACCGTTACTTGTGACAGCCCCTTTTACAAAGAATTGCGCAAACAGATCCAAGAAAACATCAAAACCTATGTGAACGAATATAAACAGGGCAAGCGCGACATGTTGTTAGCCGATGTTTCCTCTCTCGAACTTGTGAACAGCATTGTCTTTGAAAATATTAAGCCCGAGTTACTTAAACGTCTCAAGGCGGAATACAAATTCCTCAAAGAAGACAGCCAAGCCAAAGACGCTTTGTATATGACCAGCAGCGAACAGCTTGCCAAAATACGATCAATCGATGGGGGTCGATTTTATATGAGCGTTATGTCCTATTTGACGGCCTATTTGTATACCCCCGAGCTCGCGAGTATAGTCAAAGTGGATGACGAACCGTTTATGAATTCATCCAAGTCGTGCGCGAAGCGCATCATTGCCAAGAAATATACATCCATCGATGCACTTCAAAAAGACAACGGCAGGGCCGAGGTTTATTTTGACAAAGAATACGATGAAACGCCCTACGATGTCTTGAAAAAACACGCAGAGGCGCAAAAGAATATGCCAAACGACGAGTTCTTGGATTATCTCACTCTTGTTTTTAAAAATGAATACAAAATGAAAGACGACGAACTCGCCCAGGCAACCGCGAAGACTGTCATTATGAAAAAGAAACCAGTCGAGGATGGTAACTACGCAAAGTTGGTCATTTACCCAAAACTCAAATCCACATTTGACGAATCTGAACTCACCAATGACGAGAAAAAGAGTGTCGAAATTGAGGCCGATGTAAAGAAGCGTGTCTCCTACTTTGTGCGAAAGAACGACAATTGGGTTAGAGATACAACAGTATCTGACGAAGACGTAGACTTTTTCGAAAAAGATAACGAATTTTGTGAAATCATAGAAAGCGCCAGCGATCGGATGAAGAAAATCGCCAAGAAAAGTCTCTATGAAACCACCATTATCGACATGAATATGCAGGATTTTGAGGAAGATCTCGCAAAAATCTTTCAAACAAATGAAAAGAAAATCTCGAAAATATACAAACTCCAAAAATACAAGAAGGAACTGTATTCCGTGCGTGCATATAAAATCGGCGCAAAACTCGTGGAAAAGGAAATTGTATCATCGCCTTACGAAAAACTGCGAGATACTATTCTTATTTGCGAAGATTTGGATATGCGACGTCACTATATCCTCAAGTTTAAACAGTTATATTGTAGAGAAGCTGTCATCAACGGTGTTTTGGAAGAATCGATTCACTGGTATTATTGCAAAAAGACAAATGCAAAGTTATTGCCAACTTTTGAATACAAACTCGCACAAAGTTTTGAACAAAATATTGACGAAGTGGTTGCTTCACGCGGCGTGCGCTGCGATGGATGGATTGTGGATAAATACAGTGGATACAAAATCGCACAAGAATTATTATTGACAACAACTCCTTCGTTGTCAGCATCGCGACAAAATTTGACCCGCACATCTTCGTTCAAAATTCCAACTCGTGGAACTGATCAGTATACAATTTTTGTCGTTACCAAAGCATTGTGCGACAAATTGAATGTCCAGTTTTACCCCCTCTGCGAAAAAATCATCGCGCACACCTTGCGACTTGTAATGGATAATGTCACTGACATTAAGTACCATGCAAACAAGTTGAACCACAAGACGCCGATACAAGTGTGGAAAATGCGCAACATTATTTTGTTTACGGCGGCCGTAACCTTTGTATACTTGCAGACAAATATAACGATGGATATTTATCCAGAGAATGAATGCAAATTCAGTTTGGAGGGCTTTCCACTCGAAGAGTCGGACAACCAATCGGGTCTCAAGTTTATGAGTTGTTTATTGAACGAGTTGAAATCCAATTTTGGCGAACCGTGGGTTAATATTCGCAAACACAGCGTTGAGCGGTTTCTGAAAGAATTGCTTGTCGTTGTCAAGAAGCATCTTTTGCCAAGTATGAAGATACAAAAAATGCTGGAAAATAAACGGATTGTCGCGAACATTGTATCCACCTATGTAGAGAAAAAGAGTTGGCAATTATTCCAACCACCGCGAGAAAAGATTGTCGCCGCCAGCGGCGGTGCAGTACCACCGGTTCTCAAATCCGAAATCTTGGAATCGATTACCAGTGCAAATAAGGCACAACACAAATATTTGGGGATTTTGTATAAAAAGATTATCGAGAATTCGTATTTGTATATACAAGACAAGTCTGAAAACAATCTCGACTTTGTGAAAGAGTATGGCCAAATATACAAAGAAATCAAGCAGTTGGCGGTGCCCCCGTTCCTTAACTCGTCGGCGCGTTCACTCGAGATTGTATCGAGTTCGGAAATTAGTGAGAACAATATTTATTCGGCCTACATTCATTATTGCAATTTGAAACGCGACAAACCGATTCCCGACGATTTGCAAACCATTTGCCAAGAAAAGTTGATGGGTATCGATACAATGAATCTGGAACAGAGCATCAATGCCTTGGAAGACAATGGGAAAAAACAGACCGCCATCACATTAGCACAACTTATGAGCATTGTCGCGAATCGAAATATTGTACACTTGTATGAGGATGAGCAGCCGCTATCCTTTGTGGACATTGAGCCTTCAAATAACCAAGACTTGATTATTTCCCACATTTTGAACGCGCTCTTGAATAAGGACAAAGTAGATGAACTTGAGAATTATATGAAACTGTTGAACAAAAAGATGTTGGAAAATGTGAAGGAATACTTGAATTTGTATGGACGAGATATTTCCAAGAGTATGAAAACCAAGTTGTCGACTCATCTCGAGAAGATCAATGAAACAAAAGGCCACGAAATATTTATTAAAAATTCCATATACAAAATCATGTCGACAAAACCCGCCGATGAGAATGTATCGACATTGTTCGAAGACATCCGTAACGATCCGATCATTAAGGATATTGTTTTCTTGACAAGCCAACTTCCAACGATTACCGATTTGAGTTGCAGCAATCTATATAAATATTGTTATTTATCCATGTTTTCGCAAATAGTGAGCGAAAGCAAAGACGACAAATATGCGCGATACAAAGTCGAGGATTTGTTCGACGGGAATGAAGTGGATATTATCGACGATCGCTACGATTTTTACAGCGCAGTTTGCTCAACCATTCGTACAATTTTGGAGAAGGATATACAAGAAGTCGAGTTTATGAATCAGACGCCTTATATTCGCCAACCATACGACAAGAGTTTCGACACAAGTTTCGAGTCTGATATTGTCGAGACGGATGACTCGGATATTATCGATTATGACGACAAATGGCTCGATCAGTAGATGCACACCACCAACAGAATTAGTTCTCTGCGTGTGAAAAAATATATATTTCGAATTGTATATATACAATATGATTGATTTAAGAAATAATAGATTAATTATATCAATTTGTGTTTTTTTAGTTCTTATATTTGCGATTCATTGGACAAAACCGAGACTTATGTATAATGAACAAGGCGGATTTCGCCAATTTGGCATTGGATACAAGCAAAAAACGGTGATTCCAATCTGGATTGCGGCTATTGTTTTAGCAATTTTGTCGTACTTGCTCATCTATTATCTAGGGGAATAGGAGAATAGGAGAACCTAAGGTTCCCCTAAGACCCCTCCTCTTTTTTTAAACAGAGATTAAATAGTCTATCTAGCAAAGTTACAAAAAGAAAAGGAGATATTAGTGTAGCAAAGTTACAAAAAAAAAGAGGAGGGGTTAAAGGGGAACCTTCGGTTCACCTTAGAGGCTCTTCGAGCAAACTGAGAACATCAGACGGTTCACAAAGTACGAGACGAGATATGTCAATGATCCTCCGACTAAATACACATAAAACATCATGCCCTTGTTCTTTTGTAAGCCGTTCACGACTCCGGCGCCGATGCCGACAACGAAAAGGAAAAACGACAAAATAGCAAGGTAGTAAAAATACAAGCAATATTCTCCCGAAAGGGGACCAAACAGAGTGTTCATAAAGTCAGACATGTCTTTTTTTTTTATATTAAGGAGAGAGAAAATAAAAGTATACAAACAATTGTATACTTGTATTGTATAAAAAATATGGATATTGATAAATCTGTGTGGGATATTATCGACTGTTATTTTCAGCAACAAAGTTTAGTAAGACACCATATCGAATCATACAATCATTTTTTCAAGGAAGATATTTTCAAGATTTTGCGAGAAAAGAATCCGGTCACGATTGTTTCTAAATACAATACAAAATCCAAATGCACCATTTTTGTCGGCGGCAAAACCGGACAGCTCGTTTATTTCGAAAAGCCGGATTTGTATCCAAACGAAGCACGCGTCTCCAACAAAACGTATGAAGTCCAAGTATTTTGCGATGTCGAAGTTGAACTTACCAATCTTCTCGAGAAAAACGACGTCCCCATCGACTACGAGCGCCCTTTGCCGGAAGATGAAGAAGACGACATGGTCGACAAGTTCAAAAACCCCAAGATGGACAAAGCCTTTTTAGAAAATGTTCGCCAGTTTCACGGCGGCAAAGAACATATCGAAGCGGACGGTAGCAGCATCGAGGAACCCCATGGTCGCAAACTCACCGTCAACGAAAAGCGCGACATGAATGTGCGTTTCAACGAGTCTTTGCAAACCGGCGACCAAATATACAAGTTTGTATTGAAACGTATGTTGTTGGGCAAATTTCCCATCATGGTTCAGTCTGAATTTTGCGCATTGGCAGGAATGCCTAGCGAAATGCGTTTCAATATGGGCGAATGCAAGAATGACCTCGGCGGCTACTTCATTATTGGCGGCAAGGAAAAGACGGTGCCTATCAAGCGGATGCGCTGCAAAAATGCTTTGTATATGCGCGACAATAATACTTGTATCGAAATCAACAGTGTTTCCGAGAATTGTTCAAAGCCCGCTTCTACGATTAGTCTTCAACGCTGCGATACAACCAAAACAATTTCAGTGACAATGCCGAATGTTTCGAAACCCATTCCACTATTTATCGTATTTCGTGCTCTCGGTTGCATTTCAGACAAGGAGATTATACAAAGTTGTTTATTTGATCTCGTAAAACACGACGATATTTTGGACGAATTCATGGCAAGTGTATACGAAGGCGCTAAAATCATGTCGCAGTCGGATGCCGTCTCCTATATTGCCGAATTGACGCAAGAAAAGTCGGTGCCCTATGCGCTAATGTTGTTGTCCGACTATTTGTTCCCCCATATTGGAGAGACAAATTATTATCAAAAGTCGTTGTTTCTCGGACACATGACCAAATGCCTTTTGTATGGGGTCAAGTTGGACGAAGAGCCGCGTGTTTGTCTTATCGGCGATTGTGTCAGCAACCTATTTTCCAAATATATTGATGAACAGTGGACCTATCTATACAAAACACTGCACACGATTTTGTATAATGAACAGACCATGTATGAAGATCGTTTGGACTTATTGATACAACACAATTACAAAGAGGTGGTTTCCAAGTTTCGCGGAATCGATGTCGACTTTCAAGAGTTGTTGACAGACTCGTTGGATCGGAGCTCGTTTGTATCAACACTCGCACAGCTAAGAAAGATTGATGCGGATTGTTTCGCATATGGGTTGGTAGATTTTGTGGATGGAGAACAGCTCTCCATGTCTACGCACATAGTTGCATCCCATATTTCAAGAGAACCGATGATACAATGGTTGAAAGAACAAAAACAAGTAAATCTGTTGGACAATTGCACTTTCCAAATGCTGGCATTTTTGACCAAGATTTTTGTCAACGGATATTGGGTTGGGGGTACAGAAAATCCACTCGGGTTTGTAAACAAATTTAAATTCCATCGCCGCAATGGGTTGATTCCTCCCTTCGCCAGTGTCTATTTCAACATTCCGCAAAACACCATTTATATTTATACCGACGCAGGGCGACTTTGTCGCCCCCTTTTCTACTGTGACGAATCAATGTCCTACATCCATGTAGAGGACGAGTTGGCAAAAAACAAATACAATTGGCACGATTTGATCACTGGATTCAATAAGAGGAAGACTGAAGCGTATGGATTCCACGTCCTCGGCGATTTGTATGAGGTGTCTGTCGAGCAATCCGCAGATCCCACCAAGTTTAAGCGGTTCCGCGAGAAAAAAGCACTCCTCGAATATGTAGACATCAATGAAGAACGATCGGCGGTAATTGCCACCGAACCTATGGCCAAACTTTCGAGTAAATACACGCACTGCGAAATTCATCAGTCGCTTTTGTTGGGTATTTTGTCTAACTTGAGTGCCTATCCTCACCACAACCACCCTGATCAGATTTTGTCGTCCGGCCAGTTTATAAAACGCGCAGCCTCTTTGTATCATACAAACTATACTATGCGTCTTGATGCATCGGTCACCGCGTTGAACAATTGCCAAAAACCATTGGTCAAGTCGCGATACAACGATTATTTGGGGGTCGACGAGAATGTGTTTGGCGAGAATGTGATTGTGGCAGTGGCTTCTTATGTTGGCGAATACTCGGTTATTATAAACGAGGGCTCTGTTGAGCGCGGTTTGTTCCGAACCACCAAGTTTGAAACTTTTGAACAACAAGAACAGGGCGAAGTATGCAAATTGGCGTCTTCCGTCGATACAAGCAAGCTTGACCGTTTTGGAGTTATCCGGGAGGGTTCCGAAATTCAGGCTGAGCAACCGGTTGTGCTTGTGGGAATGACCAAAAAGAATTGCTCACTTGTATCGACAGGCAAAGACGGAATAATACAAAAGACTTTTGTCACCGAGGGCAAAGAAGGAACGCGGACTGCAAAAGTGTGCGTGCGTGGCGAAGCGATGCCGACCGTAGGCGACGTCATTTCGGCGCGTGGAGGAGTTAATTGCGGTATTGGTCTCATTGTATCGGAAGCCAATATGCCTTTTACCAAGGATGGACTGCGCCCCGACATAATTGTGAATCCACACTCGGTCTTTTCCACAGCAAACCAGTTGATCGAGATGATTGTGGGCAAGTCTTGTTTACAGTTTGGATTTCACGGCGACTGCACCGCTTTCAATACTAATGGAAACCAGATTGGCGAGTTTGCGAAATTGCTCGGAGAGTGCGGGATGCACACATCGGGCAATCATATTTTGTATGATGGCATGACTGGCGAACAAATCGAGTCGGAAATATTTGTGGGTCCAACTTATTACATGTATACAAAGCATGGTCCTGTGGAATTCCAAGGGACGACTGCAAAAGATGCCATAACGCGACAACCTGCTGCAAGCGCGGTTGAGTATGGTGACTGCGAGGTCAATTCGCTGGTTGCCCATGGCGCGGCATCGGTATTAAAAGAACTGTGGGACGACAATTATTATCTGGCGATTTGTAATGTTACAGGAGGAGTCGCGATATATAATCCCGACAAAAATGTGTTTTTGAGTCCTTTGGCAGATGGTCCTGTGCAATTTGTCGATTCGCTGGATGGCAAACACAAAAATATTGAACAGATTTCGCGATTTGGACGCAAGTTTAGTGTTGTTCGGGTGCCTTATGCCTTCAAGACATTTATGCAAGAGTTGTTGGCGATGGGTGTAAAAATGTCGGTGATTACCGACGACAATGTGGACCAAATTGAGAATATGAAATTTTCGAAAACAAAGATGCTGGATGAGATCGAATCGAAGATTGAGTTGCCCGAGATAAGTGAAGAAGAAGACGACGACGACGACTTGGAAGACTTGGACGAAGACGAAGATTTCGATGATAAGCCGACAAAGCTGAAGATACAAGAAGACACCAATATCAAGTATGATACAATGCCGACCGAGTATTCTGCCGCGAATAATGGATCTGTGTCCAATGCTTTTGATTTGGTTGCACAGTCTGATGAAGAACGACAAGCGATCGAGAGTGCAAATGCACCACATACGGTTTCCACAATGGAACTCAAGACATACAATGTCGGCGACAAAGTTCATTTCCGCGGAGATTTCAAGCCTTCGCGCGTGTGGACAATTCAGGAGTTTGATAAGGGATTTGCTATTTTAAAGACAGAAGACTTGAATGGACTCGACAATGAGTTAAAGGTTGCGCACCTGAACGACCTCGAGGCAGTAACTTTGAATACTGAGCAAATCGGTGGAGATGGAAATGCAATTCCAACACCCTATTTACAGACGGCGCCGCCGCAACCAGTCTTCAATATTGTTACGGGTGATAACAACACCATTGAAGCGACAAAGCCATCGGTAGAAGCAAGCACTTCTGCAAACATGTCTGCTGCTGCTGCGAACGACGCAATGGATGGTGGTAATGCAGGAAATAGCAGCGAAAATATTTTTAGTAAACCCCTGATTAAAAAAAAATCCACTGATGCAGGAGAAGAGAAAAACAGCGCCATATTGACTGGTGGCAGTGGACCCATCATTATCAAAAAGCTTTCATAAAATAAATATCTTCTAGTATATAAAAAAAATGAATTATTCAAACAGTGATTTAGTATCGATTTTCAATTCCAGACAAACATTGATTGACGTCATGGGCGATCAAGGATACGATGTATCGAGCTACAATAATTTCAATATTAACGAAGTGGAAGCCATGGCAAAGAATAATCAACTCGATATGCTCATGAAAAGTCCACGCAGGTCTGCTTATGTAAAATACATGTTGAGCAAAAGCGCGATCCGATTGCCAGCGATCGACGATCTGGTCGAGGAACTGTACGAAATCGAAGGGGTTTTGACAAAGACCGACACACTAGTAATTGTGGTAAACGACGAACCGAATGACTCGATGATAATCAAATTGCGATATTTGTTTGACAACCGGGGAATTTACGTTGTCGTGCACAACATTAAACGGCTACAGCGAAACATTTTGAAACATGGACTCGTGCCAAAACACAGCGTTGTGGAAGACATCGATGTCTTAAAAACGGATTACAATTTAAAGGATTTAACCCAGTTGCCGGAAATATCGAGGTTTGACCCCGTGGCTTTGCTGATCGAACTTCGGCCGGGACAAGTTTGCCGAATCGACCGCAAAAGTGTGACATCGTCCGAGTCAACATACTATAGATATTGTGTGTGAACATAGTATATATATAATATGGTTGAACCATTTAGCACAAATGACGTTTATTATGTGAATGCAACCGATACGAATAAACAGCCATTGCAGGCTGAGAAAGATTATAAAGAAGGGGTCGACAAACTGAGTACGCTGAAACAATCTTATCAATTAACCGAAAAACAAAACGCAGATTTGAACACCAGCCAAGATGCGTTGCTTTTGAATAATATAACTTTAGGAATTGGGATCTTGGGTATGATGTGGATCATGTACAAAAGTTAAAAAATATTGTTATAGTATATAAATTATGTATAATAATATTAAAAAATTCGTAAATCCGAAATATGCAACCTTATTTTTGTTTTGTGTCACGATTTTACTTGTTATCGTATTTATGAAAAGTCGGAAAGAACCGTTTTCACGTTCTGAACAACGTGAGATCGACAGAAAATTGGATAATAATACAACTGCAGTCAATAAGGCAATTCAAGACACCAATGTTATACAAAATCTTCGAGACAACAAAGCCGATAAAACAGAGTTGTCGTCGTACGCAAAAACAACCGATTTAACAAAAGGTCTTGGGTCAAAACTTAGCACGAGCGACTTTGGAACAACTCTTGCGAAAGACCCGACGATTACCGGCTTGCAAAACAATAAACTGGACAAAAGTGTTTACAACGAAGACTTGAAGTCATATGCAAAAACCACAGATCTTGCAAAGAAACTGAACACGAGCGACTTTGGAACAACTCTTGCGAATAACACCACGATTCAGAACTTGCAAAACAACAAACTGGACAAAAGTATTTATGAAAATGATATGAAAACTGTTCCTACAATGAACAGTCTTGACACAACTATTGGCGGAGTTGTTGATTCCAAAGTTTCTGAAAAAGTTGGTATTATTCAGGATGCAAAAACAGCTTATGACACCGCATATGGACTTTTCAACGAAAATGCTTCTGGAAAAACTATTGCTTTTAACAATAATGCTTCTGGAAAAACTACTGCTTTTAACGAGAATGCTTCTGGGAAAACCACCGATTTCAATTTAAATGCTGATTCAAAAACTGCTTCTTTCAACGTGAATTATAATAGTAAATATGGAAGTATCAATGCTCTAAAAACAGCAGCTGAAACTGCAAATACTGATGCTCAAGCTGCAAGGGATGCTGCGGTAGATGCACAATTTGAATCTAAGAAAATTTACGATGATGTTTTTGGAGAACAGACTGGTAAAGTGATCACGCAGTCCAATGTGTACCGAAGTGGCTTTAAATTTAACGAGCGCACTGGCTACTACGAGTCTGGGTCCGAGTCTTTTACCACCATCGAAGGACTCGTTTCGGATGACATTTTTACTAAAGAAAAAACAGTAATTGAAGACATCAATAACTTTAATACGAAATACTACGAATATTTGAGATGCAAAGCAGAATCGAGCAAATGTCCACAAGGAAAAACGGCGGCAGCCCTTAAAGAAAAGTTATTGGAACTGTCAGCAACTCTCCAAGGAAGTGTTGCAGATTTAAAGACCGCGTACAGTAATCTTGGTCAGGATACAGATAATACTCAGTCCCTTTTGGACAAAGCCGCACAAATCGACGACTTGCGCCAAGATTTAGACGCAAAAATGGCCAGAATTCTGGAGTCGAAAAATCCGCCAAACGAAATGACGCAACAATTGGACTCAACAGTTTATGCCGGAATTCTGTGGTCCGTTTTGGGAACATCACTTTTGTATTATATCTTTACCGAATAAAGGAGCATAAAAGCTTGGTTCAAAAATTTGATATAATACAATGGGATCCTATTTGGAAAATATTTTTACAGACAACATTGCCAAAACAGATGTCAAGACTATTTTTGAACTCGGTTCTAGAGATCTTGAAGACGCTATCCGACTTTTCAACCACTATGGGTGCAAAGTATTTGCATTCGAATGCAATCCCGACTGCATCAATGTGTGCAAAAATAAGCTAAGATCGCAAAGTACCGTAGTAAATGCAAATGTATTTTTGGTAGAGTCTGCGGTTTCGCTCGAGAACGCGGAGACAACATTTTATCCATTCGATTTGACAAAATACGACAATATGGGTGCATCGTCGATGTTCAAAATCGATTTTTCGAAAAGAGATTCGAGCGATCCCGACTACAACCGAGAAAATCCGCAAAAGGAAATTACTGTCAAAGGACAACGACTGGACTCTTTTATGGAAGAAAACGGCATAGCGGCGGTCGATCTTCTTTGTATAGACTTGCAAGGTTACGAAATAAACGCACTCAAAAGTTTAGGAGACAAGTTGCAAACTGTAAAATACATAATTACCGAGTGTTCGATACAAAGTACTTATGTGGGGGGCGCCACATTTGGCGATTTGAATACCTTTTTGAGCGACAATAATTTTTGTTATGTGGCGAGCAATCGGTTTGGAAACGAATTCCCCGACTTGTCTTTAAAAGGGTTTTCCGAGTTTGACGCTTTGTTTATAAACATATCTCTTATTTGAATATATATATATAAGGTAATGTCCTCCCTCTCATTTTTACCGACATTAAATTTAAAAAATTTGAAAGAAATCGATGACTACAAAAATGCTCACGACAAAGATTTTAGTCAAGTTTTTTTTAAAATGGATCCGAATAATATTAAATCGGAACGCGTCGGGGTCTTTATTAAAGATGCAAACAACCAAGATCGTGTCCAGCCTTTCAAAACATTGCCCGGTCTGCACACAGCCGAAACATGCAAACTTAATGCTGCCGCGACTGCAAAAAGTGCAATTAACTATCAGTCGCACGATGTTTTCAGCGCTGGAAATCCAGGACTAAAGTACACGGTTGTTGCGGGCGATTTTGCAGGAAATCCCAACTATTTTTTGTCTGCAGAACAAGTCAGTAGTGAAACTGCCGATCCAATCGCTCACAAAAGTAGTAACCCGAGTGGTACGGCATCGGTTGAAGTTTTTGGATACATTTCTGCCGAAAAACCAGGTAGATATCGCGTCGATTTAAAGGGTAAAACTCCTCCCAAAAATATGTTGTTGTGGATTGGCAATAATGCGCTCAAAACCTACCGCAAAGAAAACGCAATGTTTGTCGTTGAGAATAACGTTCTTACCAAGTCGGATGCAAAGGTGAATTTAGTGACCGGCGAGTACACACCATTTCGAATGCAGTATACTTTTTCCGAACCCGAAGTAAGTGTTGTAGATTTATTGTTCAACGACGACAATTATCCAATCCGGATATTTGCAACAAGCAAGACAGAAAATACTTTGTTTTATTACTCGTTAAAGCCGCAAACCTTCGCAAATTATTACGAGTGCAGTATATTTAAGGGCGACGAGCTTAAAAAATTTATCACCGAAGATAATACACGCGCGACAAATGGTACTGAACAGGTTATCAAAGTTTTTCACCAAAGTGTTCCCACGGGAACATCATTTATTGCATTAGACCTGGTTGGAAATTTGTGGGCATACGATTCGAACAATAATAAACTCGAAATCGTAATAGATATACAAGGTTGTGGTGACGAATGTACCGCAATCAATTTTGAGTTGAATTACGATGAAAGTATTGATATTGGAGTTCCGCCCGTAAAAAATAAGGTTTGGCAGAGTCGGCTTGCTCCTGGAACATTTATAAAACAAAAAATGACGAATCAAACTGAACAAGTTGGTGACAAAAGAATATCCAAAGATCGAATCACTGAAACAATTCCGTACGTTTCCGAAAATTATAAATTTATGTTTCTTCTTACAAGCACCGCATCTGGTGAAAAGGCACTCGTAATGGTTGCAAGTGTTGCGGATGACCGCACATTTTACACTACCGAGCCCGATATCAAAATGAACAAGTTGTTTTACGCCAGCACATTTTTGAGAAACAAGTATTTGAAAGAAGTGCCATCCGACTTGAAAACAACAGCGACGTCCACTAGTTATAGTGTATACAAAGAAATGTATCCGAATGCAGCCGACACAAGCACCGAAATTGACTGCAACACTGGTTGCGGGGCAACATGCGAGTACTATTACAAAGTAACCGACTCGAATAATGCGACAAAATGTTACACCCAGGGTGAGAAGACTCCCACATTTTTTCCACAACAGCCCGACTCGGCATTCAAAACTTCGGAACTATATATCAAAAATCCGGTTATTCATACAAGTGACTCTGCAAAGAATCGCGTTTATGCGAGCGCGGCCTATATTCCAAACGGTTTTGAACATTCGGCCGAACGCGGGTTTAGCGACTATCCCGTGGAACAAACTCCATTGTCCGCAGCTGATGTTCCCGGTCCCGAAGGGACCTCTTACGTGACCGAACTGCTCAATCAAGTGCACATGAGCACAAGTGGTCGTAAAAAAATATCTAATCCTATAGAAATGAAGCCGATGGTTGCAGGCAAAATTGAAAATTTTAATACGGTGAATGAAGATTCGATGATCAAGTTGGCCGATACGGAGAAATTGATGAACACTTATTTGTCTTACCAGAACCAAATTAACAGGAAAAAACTGGATATCAGCGGAAATGTCGACAGCGTGAACTCATTATATGGAACGATGTCTGATCCCGCAAATAATAAAAAATATGATTTTACAGGAGACACAATTTATTCTTTGGAGGAAGACCGAACGCTGAAAACTGCATTAATCAAAGATAATGCCATCTATTTAGCCGAACAAAACAACTTGAATTTAATCGGTACTATCACAATGGCGACACTTATTCTTGCTGCGATTTTTGTCTCAAAGTAAGGGAACCTAAGGATAAGGCGATAAGGTGCGGAGCTCCCTTCGGGTGCGACGCACCGGTGCCGACGGCTTATCCCTTACGAAGGCACCTTCGGTGCACTGTGGTCGGTGCCTGCGGTACCTCCCGATTCACCGTCGGACGCTATCGGAGCTCCCTTCGGGTTCCCTCCTCTTTTTTTGTTGGAGTCAACTTGGAACCAGACCGAACCTTGAACCGGCAAGAGTTTGCTTATTTCTTACCCTATAATATAAATAGAAATGGCTTTTGATGTACCAAATATTGTTAATTTACAACAAAATTTAATTAAAGATTTAGGCACCGACCCTGATTTGGTCACCGAAATGAATACTTTAAATACAAAATTGACTGATTTGAATGAAGCAGTTTCGAACAGCAATGCAAGTATTGTCCCCACATTAACCAAACAAGAACAAGTTGATGCGGTTTTACAACGCGAAAAGACCCGTTTGGAGGAGCGTAAAGCGGCGATTGACAGTGCAGACGCGGGACAACGGCGTTTAGTTGATCTTACCCGAAATGCCACTCAGCGAAATCGCGCCATAAACAATATGTACATGGTCGGAGTTGCTGCACTCATCGTTTATTTAGGAATACGGTTTACGGCTGGCATGATCCCGACACTCATCACTGATATTTTGATGATTCTTCTTGTATCGATCACGATACTTTCGCTAATTACCATGTATTATGACTATGACCGCCGCAACAACATGGATTTTGATATGATAGATTTAGGTGAACCCTCCAGGATGGTTGGTAAAACGGCTGGAGCCGGATCGGCCGGCACTGGATCCGCCGGTTCTGGCGCTGGAATCATCGAGTCGAGAATTGGAGGCGGATGTGTGAAGGATGCCTGCTGCCCCACTGGCACTACATACAATGAAAAATATGCAATTTGTGTTCCAAAAGAGCCGCCTTTTAGCGTAGTCAATGCTCAACAAAACAAGGACCCTGCTTTATTGGGATACTTTATGCCAGGTAATGAATGGAAATTGTTGTCTTCGTGCGAAGGGGGAACTTCATATGACCCCAAGGAACTTGCCTGTGTTGCTCCCAAGAGTGGATTCACAACCATGACATCGACGAGCGACAAGGCCAAACCAAACGAACCTTTCGAGTTTAGCGATTATAATTTGTACAAGTAAAATATAATATGGGCGATTACGAAGACCAGTTAGAAAAGGAAAATGAAAATTTAAACAAGGAAATCGACAAACTGCAAAATGACTTTAACCGATATGGTCGTCTCAACGAGTATTATGGTCAAGACGAAGTAATGCTCGTATTTGTGCAAAAAATCATGACAATTTTGTATGCAGTCATCTATTTTGGGTTTTTGTATTTCTTGGCGATTTCCGAAAGACATCTAGCGCTTAAAATATTTTTGTTGGCAGTTTTCGCGACCCTTCCGTTTGTGGTGCATCTAATCACTGCCTATTTGTATTCATACTACAAGGAAGTCGCAAATGCCTTTGGGAGAACCTAAAAGGGGAACGTAGTTCCCCTTAAAGGTCAACCGAGTTTACCAGATTCATTCGCGCGATCGACTTTTCCAGTTCCCGCTGTTTTTCCAACCCGCTGAACAAATAATCGGTTCGTGGACTTTCCTCATTTTTCTTGATTTGACCATAAATACTGTTGATATTGCTTATGGCCAACTCTACCGTCCGTTTGTTCGAGACAAGTTCCACATTTGTATCGTAATGCTCCGTGCAAAGCGACACTGCAAAGTACAACATGTATCGCCTCTTTTTGCAACATGCGTTTGTATACTGCAAGCAAAACAGTGTATACAAAGACTGCATGGTCCGTTCGATAAATGCATTTTTCAACTCTTTGGCATAGTAAAATAAAGTGTCCCAAATAATCCAAACCAAGTCGCGCGACAACTTGGGTTCAACATTAACGAAAGGTCTTCGCATACAAACGCAATGCGTCTTTCGCTTTTTGCAGATTGCCTCAAACTCAAGTATCCACTCAATCCAGTAACATGCAAAAACCGTGTTCTTCTTACTAATCGAAATATTGTATGCAAACTCATTCATAGGAATGAAAATCTCTTTCGGGTCTTCTTCCATAAAAATCGGCTTGATAAAATCGACACTGGGTGCTTTAAGACGATCGGTCATCTGCGTCATGTCAAACTCAGATTCTTTGTTGATTTTGATCACTTCGAAACTGTGTTTTTTCGCGGATAAACACAAGACACAAACAATTTCTGCAAATAGGTTGCGGATGGTTTGGTTGTTCCGCAGCTGCAGAGGCGTTGAGAAAAGCCCTTCATTCATGATGCTACGAAACACTTCGTAGCGCTTTTCGAGATAGCAAACTAATTTAGGATTACCCAGATGGATGTGTTTGGCGCAATAGTAGAGGATATTTTCCCACAATTCTAAGAAATGGCCGGCACAGACGAGTTCGGCTGCCCAGTTGCAAGCAGGTTCTACTTTCCCATTCAATAAGTTTGATACAAACTCGTTTTTCACATCTGCTTTTTTGTATTTCGAAAAACTGATTCCCTTAAAGTTGGTGGGTTGGCGAATATCGTTAATTTCTGAGGCGTCCATATATCGTATACAAACGTTTTTCGCTTTATTAAAATATATTGTCAAATTATATATAAAATCATTAAAAATGGACGTTTTAGCATTTATAATTTTAGGAGTAGTTCTCGTTGTGGTTATATACTACTTTATGTACAATAGCGGGTCAACCGTATTGTCGAATAAACTCGACCTTGCCATAGTCCAGCCTCCAGTACCGGTTGCCTCGCTCGGACTTAATCCCGGCTCTCCGCGATATTCGATCGAAATGTGGATGTATGTATACAACTTTAATGGTGCTTCCACTTATATTGTATCGAGAGCTTCCAAGTCTGCTACCGCCGGCAGTCCCGCTTCTAATGGAAATCCCGCAGTCGCCGCAAATCCTCTAAAGAATATTGGAATCAAGATTGACGGCGCTTCTCCCAAACTTACTTTGGAATACTCTGGACCCAACGCGTCCAATGTAATTGTAAAGAAGGAGCAACTCATCACCGACAACTTGCCTCTCCAAACTTGGGTGCACTTGATTGTGAGTGTCGACAACACCTTTGTGGATGTATACATGAATGGAAAACTTGTCAAGTCTTTCCAGGACCAGATCGAAACCCCGAGTGATACTGCGACCTTGGATTACGGAGTTGTAAACTGCTATTTAGCAAAGCTTGCCCGAACCACTTCGGCAACCGATCCCCAAAGTGCTTGGGACAAATACGCCGCCGGAAATGGCGAAAACCCACTTGCCAAATATTTAGCTAGTTTCGGGTTGTCGCTCACTCTCCAGAAAAACAACCAAGACTACAGTAAAGTCACCATTTTTTAATATGGTAATATAAATATAGAAACTATGATGAATGCAGACCCCCAAAAAGTAAATAACACCACAAATGAAACTCTCAGCAACATTGGCAACACAATCTCGAGCGGCATTACCGGCACTATCCAAAGTTTAAAAGACACTGTCGCTGATACAAAGAACTCCTTGGAACAGTCGATCGACGAATTTTCGTCCAAGTCGATGGTGGACGCCAGTTCCGAGTTTTTGGATTCCAATTCATTGATTGCCAAATTTGCCTTTATAATCCTTGTTTTATTTGGTTTCGTGTTTTTGTTCCGAATCGGAATGATGTTGATTTCGCTGATTTTGGCACCGACCGAGTCGCCCTATTTGATCCAAGGAATGATTCGCGGCGACAACGCTGTCACTATTTCTCAAAACACGCGCACGTCTTCTGCCATCATTAATTACTCAGAAAATCGACCAACTGGACTCGAGTTCACATATAGTGTTTGGTTAACAATTAGCAAACCGACCGCCGGCGAAGAAAACAAGGAGGCGCATGTATTCAACAAGGGCGCTGTCCAAGGAAACACCACATTAACAAACGCTCCCGGTTTGTATATCAAGTCGGGTATTACAAACACGCTGCGAATTAAGATGGATCGATTCACTGACCAGTCGGTTACCAGCATTGGTGATCAACAAGAAGTCATTGACATAAGTGGCGTTCCATTCAACAAGTGGGTGAATGTGATGATTCGTGCGGAGAACCGCATCTTGGATGTATATATTAACGGCGTACTGACTCAACACAAGGATTTGGGTTATGTTCCCAAGCAAAACTTTGGCGATGTGTTTGTATGCCAAAACGGGGGTTTCCATGGTTCGTTGTCCGATCTTCGCTATTACGCCAAGGCACTCAATGTCTTTGAAATCAACAGTATTGTTGGTTGGGGACCCACTTTATCGACAAGTTCTTCGGCATTTGAGGCAAAGAGCACCAAGGATTCTTACTATTTGTCGTCATTCTGGTATAAAGCGACTCAGTAAGCGGTAAAGCGGAACGCGGTAAGCAAAATAAGCGAAATATATATTATTTTTTGTATTGTAATATATATTCATGGGAGACACAACACCGCCGACAACTTGCACTACTCAGCAACAGAATAAACTAAATGGTCTTGTATTCAACATACCGGGAACAAGATACACGCCGGTTAATCCATACAGTTTTGGGTATACTCAACAACAACTGGATATGCGGCGTAAAGCGGAAATTCTACAATACAACAAAACGTCAAATGGAAAAGCAACCCAAAAACAAAAGTGGGCAACTTTAGTAAGAGGCTCTACTCAGCGCAAACAATATTCGTCATATTATATCCGGGCTTTGCAAGAAGGAAATTTGAGACCAGAAGAAATCTGCCCGAACGACATCAAGATCCCGACTTTGACGACAAAATCGGACGTGCCTGGTCCGCCCATGCTTTTGTATTACGACCCGACGGTACCGCTTTACAATTACAACTCGGTGCAGTTTGCATATGGTACGCAAAACACAGATAACCGAAATCAGCCATTTTGGGTCACGAACTATGACACTGATGTGGTCGACAACAATTCTCAAAAAATTTTTACTTTGAATATCCGTCCATCGATCGACAATGCGTTTTACACCTACACATTCACTACATCGATTGGTATCTTGGTGTCTGGATTCACCTACCAAAGTGGGTCTATCCTTCTAAGTATCCCTGTAGAAAATATCAGCCTCGTTGTCAAGTTTGGAGGACAACCCGTCACGCTTGCGTCCGCCCCTGTCATCACATATTCCCCCCATTTTGTAGAGGAAATTTCGGGCAATATTGTATCGCCCCCGACGTCCTTTGAAGGAAAGATATATATGGGCGAAATGACGTTTTCGAATATTCTTTTGAATACTCCGGCAAATGCAACCTATGAGTTTTATTTAAACTATGTACCCAGTTATCTAGCTGGGGACATCGATTCGGTGTCGGTGTCGATTATAACCAATTTTAAAAATGATTATGTCAAGAAGGAAGAGTCGCAGATAGTCTTTAGTAAACCGGCGTCGACAGACTCGATTGGGGTGTTTTCACTGAGAGGACAATACTAAGAGAAAAGGGTGTAAGAAGGAGTGTTTAACGAAGCAAAAGGCCCGACGGGCTGAATACGTAGTTCTCCTTATCAAAGATGGCTTCATCCTCTCGATTGATCAAGGTGTAAATTGCAGTTTCAAATGCCGCCAATATACTTGCAACTTCGGTGTCTTCCTCAAATTTATATTTATTGTGCTCACGCTCCGAGGGTATCACGCGGCAGTCGAAAAATGTATAGGGTTTAACCAAAAAGAGTTCACAAGAGACCCGAATTTTGTCTTGCGCATTTTCAATCTCTCGAATAAATTGACCGTATATCTTGCTTAAATTGTTCATCAGTTGGTTGTATCTATTTTCGATCAACAAAAATCGATCCACCGGTGTCTTCATAATTTCTCTTAACCATTTGAGCTCGTTGATGACACTTCGATCAATCTCGAACCGCTTACGCTTGTCTTCAAGCATTGTAAACTTGTTAATCGCATTTTCAAGTTCATATGGCGCGGTTCCCATTGCCAAGTCGCGAAGTTTGTCCGACTGCACAAACTGCTCTTTAATCTCGTATGCAAAGTACTTGATCGCATTTGAAATCTCGTCCTTCTCTGCCAAAGTTAGTTCGCGGTTCTTGTATCGCCCGCCGCGCACACGTTCAAGTCCATGTTTGTGCATATACATGTGCACATAGGCGTCAATCTGCCAATTCAACACATTGTATCGAACGTGGTCGAGCTTTACGATTGGATTGTTTCGCACAACATCTCGATAAAAATATGCGGTTATAGCTTTAATCTGATCGAGTGCAAGCAGCAACTTTCCGTCTTCCAATAAATATACATAAATATTACAAGTGTGTTCCTGTTGCATTTCTAATATTTATAATAGGGTTGTATATATTTAAATATTTTTGTATGTTTGTATTTATTTTGTGGGTGCAGGTAGCATGCATTGATCTCGCGAGGCAAAGACCTGGCCGGATAAACACTTGTCGTAGTCGTTTACCGAAATGCATCCGCGCTTACCCTCGTACTCGCCGACCAAGCACCATCCTGCCTTGCCGGCAGTAATGGGTTTTTGAATAGGGCTCGCCGACGGAGTCGGCTCGGCGGCCTGGGTTACGGTACTTTTAACATTTAAAGCATTGTCCAAACTACTGGTGGCGCGCTGGTCCACATTATGTCGGCTAGCATCTCTCAATATGTTTCCGACTGACTGCACCGAACCCTCCGCAATGTCGACACTGGTCTTTGCAACATCGCCTACAACATCGGCAGTTTTGTTAATAATGCTTCCGGTTGTATATCCAAAGATGGAGAGGATCTGTGCAAACAAAGGACCCAAAATATCGACAATTGTCTTGATAATGTCGCCGAGGACTGTTAACAAATTTATGCCTAAAAACGAGAGAGAAAGTAGGACCAGCAGAACGATAATGATGGTTTTGTTATCGATGCCGCCAGTTTGATTTGAATTAAAAAATGTATTGGAAGTTTGGATAGGAATTTGGTCCATTTTATATACAAAGTGTATATTATTTATTATCTCGACGATCCTCTGAAAGCGCCAGAATTGCCGGCTTGGATAACCAAGAACAAAATAAGTCCGACCCACGTTAAAGCACCGATTGAGCCGATGCCGGCAAAGCTCACTGAACCACCGCGCTGCTTTCGTGTTTTACTTTTTGCAAAACTCGGTTTTACAAATATGTGTTCGGTGCCGGGAGTGGGCACATAATTGTCTTTGAATCTTGGTTCGAAAACTTGGAGCAAAGTTTTGCCGCCCACTCGGAAACGAATGGGTTTTCCGTCGGCACCGAGGACAGGTACCTTTTCTTTCAAGTTGGCGTAATTCTCACCGCCCAAGTGCATATAGCGACGGATCTCGCGAGTTGTGAATGGATTACGCAAAGTTTCGGGTGTGTCGATGCCTAAATTTTTAAAAAAACTTGTGTTATTTTTCAAGTGGTTATGTATCGTTTTCATTTTTTTAATTAATTTGTATACAAATATACATATAAATTTTTGTGTTTTATGTTTGGAAAAGGAGCGAAAAGAAAAGGGCGAAAAGAAAAGGAGGAAGAAAGGAGCGAAAAGAAAAGGAAGAAAAAGAAAAGGAGGAAGGATCATAAGGGAATGAACACCGAAGGTGTTCCACCGTCGGCACACATAGTGTGCCTTATCCTTAGGTTCCCTTAATTTTGTTTCCAGTGTTTACCACAATCCAGACAACTAATAAAAATAGTGGACGGCTCGTCCGCCGAACGCGTCTGCAACTCGTAATATGTGCACCGCTTTGACTTGCACTTTTTGCAAGTAAACATCTCGGTCATGGCCTCAATATTATTCGAATACTTGTTGGCGTCCCGCTTCATCTTTTGCTCAATCATTTGTTTCCAATGTTCGGGGTTAAACTCTTGGTGCGTCATAAATGCAAACGTTTGTGGACTTAGGTCTTCATTGCACAGCATAGTTAGGAGCTCCGGGTTCTTTTTCAAATTGTTAAAAACGGTACGTAACCGATTCATGTAAAGGGTCGAAAACGCGGGGATGTCCCATTTCTTGATCACTTTGAGATTGGTCGCCTCTTTGATTGCAAAATTGTATACACCAATTTCTATATTTGTAAAAATCTTCGGATTCGCATTGTTTTTACCAAACCGCTCCACCAACTTTGCGCGGACTTTTTCTCGAAACTGTGTGGGATTTTTTACTTGACTTGCCGACATTTTTTTTTTATGAAGTCTTCCTCAGATAATTGCGAGCATTATATGTAATGGTTGTCGCACCTAAAAATACCAAAAATATTTTCTCATACTCGGAGAATGTGTAGCTATTGTTTGTTGAAAGATAAATCAGGTATGGTCCGTATACAAAAATGTCGACCAGCCGAACCCACTGCGTTTTTTGTGTCCCTGTTGCAAAGTACCAACCTGCATACAAAAAAACAATCAATAAAAGAGTCCACATATCTTGATTGTATGTGTGTATACACAAAATATAATAAAAAAAAGTTTTTAACGCCTTTTAACATTTCAAACGCCGTCCCGATGGGTCGGCGTCTTTTAATGTTAACAGGCAACTGTTACTTTATAACCGATAAATTACCTTTGTTATATTCAATAATTCTGCTTAGCAGAATTATGATATATAAATCGGCATTTCAAAGGTTAAAAAGTTTTTAAGATTATGTATATATATATGAAATCACCATTTGAACTTTATCAATTAAATAAATACGAATTTATTCATAAAGTATGTGCAATATGTTGGGATGCCATGTTTTTCCCGGAACACGGCGAAACCATGCTAAAATGTGTTCGACTCGATTGTATGCACACATTTCACAAGCATTGTATACAAGAGTTAATAATAAAGAGTGGTGTTAAAAAATGCCCCGAATGTAGAAGCGCGATTGAAAAAATCACCGACATAAATTCTTCGCTTGAACTTGCCATAAGAACCGACGCGTTTGAGCACGGAGAAGTCGACAATGATCTAAAAGAGAGGTTTGCGAACAGTCACTTGGTCATTGCGAACTATCCGTACCACAAAACGGTGTTTAAGCGATGGCGTCTTATAAAATTTCAAGATCCTCAAGTCGCCAATACTCCGACTGATTGTTTGGCAGGGGGCGACGAATAATCATCGGTATTTTCTTCTGTTCAAACTCGGCCAATGCTATCAAGTAGCCATCAATGATTTCTTGATTCACTTCCACAAACGGTGTGGCACCTGCATTAATCTGCTTCGCACGTTCGCCTAATATTTTTGCCTTTTCGTATTTGGTGATAAAGGGGACGGTTCGGTGTCGCGGATCATTGATGACGCCGTTTTCGTCACGCAATACTACACACATTTCCTCAACTTCGTGAAAATTTTGCACAATGAGTTCTGGATGGTGCTCTGTAATAACATTGCGCTTCAGTGTCTCGGTCAATTTTTGCAAATGGTTTTTGTCGGGCTCTTCGTCTTCAGACTCGTCATCGCTAAAACTTATAACGTCGCCGGCAGATACCGGATTCCCCTCTTCGTCTAAATTCATTTCGTTATTGTCTTCTTCGGAATCATCATTATCATCATCGGGTTGCGCAAAGACGTCGTCATCGTCTAAATCACTGTTGATGTCGTCATCGTCGTCGTCTTGATCAGCTTCGTCATCACTGTCTTTTTTTTTTATTTTTTTTGGTTTTTGCTCTGAACTCTCAGACCCAGTTTCCGAAAAGTCGGTTTCGTCATCACCATCGCTTTCTACAAATTTGTCTGCCATTTACTATTATTGTTTATATTTTTTTTATGACTAAGCTAAGGGAACCTACGGATAAGGCACCTAAAAGGTGCCGATGGTGGAACACCTTAAAGGTGCGTCGCGCCGAGAGACGCTCCGAAGGTGTTCACTCCCTTATGATCCCTCCCTTAAGAGAACCTACGGTTCCCTTATAATCCCTCCCTTTTGGAACTTTAGGTTTCTTTTATTTACAAAGGAAGAGGAAGGACTCAAAGAAAAAGGAAAGAGGAGGGGTTAAAGGGGAACCTTAGGTTCCCCTTATTTGTTATCGTCAGTTTTCCATGTTATGTCGCACTGGGTACAAATATACAAGTATTTCATATTGTCGTCGTCGTATCGGAGATATATAACATCGCCGTCACTTTTGCAGTCAGCATTCGGACATTTCATGTTGGTCTTTCGGGGCAACGTAGGATCATATTTTGTATAACGATTGACAACGTGATTACAAGTTTGTTCAGCACCCTTAAACTTGGTTTTCAAAACGGTTACGCCACCGCCAGTTAGCTGCTGGTCCTTAAAGCCGCAAAAGCGACAATAGTAAATAAGCTCGTTTGAATTTGCCTCGTCAATCGAGATATAATACATATTTTGACATTGTGTACAGAACTTCATTTTATTCTATTGTATATAAATATATTTATGATAAGGGGAACCAAAGGTTTCCGCCAGCTTCGCTAGCTTCGCGTCCTTTAAAGGCGCCGTTGGCGCCGACTGTCGCTAGCTTACGCCCTTTAAAGGCGCCGTTGGCGCCGACTGTCGCTAGCTTACGCCCTTTAAAGGCGCCGTTGGCGCCGACTGTCGGACGCTTCGCGTCCTTTAACCCCTCCTATAACTGAAATTGTCATTTAGTGTCCTATTAAAACGGCTCGCTGCAATCCAGCATAAGAGGAAGGATTTAAAGGACGCAAAGGCTCGGGCTCGCCCGAGGCTAGCCCTTGGATAAGCCATCGGCTTCGCCTTATCCTTAGGTTTCCTTTATTAGACTTGCGGCGGGATTTTCGAAATTTCACTCTCATTTGTCGGGCAGCCAACCTTTTTATTCTTAAACTCGAAACAAGTTCCCGACTTGTCTTTGTATTGAATGGTGTCTACATTTTCGGGAGTGGGGTACACATAGATTTTGCGCTTCTCTGGATTAAAAATGTATACAAAGAAAAATCCGATTGCTAAACTTACAAGAAAAACGGGGACGTTAATAAACTTTAAAATGCTCATTTAATTTATCGTTACAAAATAAAAATTTACAAAAAAAAAAATAGGTGAGGGATTCACAAGTGGGTCGCAGAAGCACCACCGCATTAAAGTTCATTCGCATTAATTTCCGCCGGCATATCGTCGCTCTCCTCGATCGGCACGCGCTCATGTCGTATTTTTCCACCAAGCCAGCCTTCCGTGCTTGCCTTTCCGAACTTTTTATCCAAATACTTGTGCACATCTTTTACGGACGGAGACCCAAAACCATAAGATTCCCGATACCAAGCCAAGAAAAGAGGATTCAACTCTGACTTGCGAATCTTGCCACGCGGATCTTCTTCAATCTTATCGCGGATAAATTCCGCAATAAAATCTTGGCTCTCCTGGTACCGCTTGCTCGCCTGAATCACCACGTCGCACTCTTCCACCTTGCCGCCCGTCTCGAATGCTTTTTTGACCAACATTGCCATAAAGGTAAACTTCCAATACTTGAATTTATCCTGAATCGTCGTGTCGATCAAAAACTGGTTCGGTTTCGTTGGATCCGGATTCTCGGTAAAGTGCGACTCGAACGGTACCTCGCGAATACGTCGCCATGTGCCAAAATCCTGGGTCTTTACGTCCATTCGAACATTGGTACACAACACGAGCTTGAACTGCGGATAATAAATCATCGTCTTTGCCGAGTAAGGTGCGCGACACTGGATCGGATCCAAACCACTTGTCAACTGTTTCAACGGTCCTTCTAAAATAGCGTCTTTCGTCGAAGGCTCCATAATCACCGCATAACGAACACCCTTAAGTTCTGCCAACTCCGCCGACGTCCCGCCAACTTTGGCGCGATCTTGGGTGATGGCAGAAAGCGGCACCACACCCTTGTATTCGCCCAACATCTCGTCAATCAACGTCGTAAGCACCGACTTGCCGTTTCGACCTTCGCCAATATACATGTGGAACGTCTGTTTGTCGGGCGTGCCCAATAAAATCGACGCCAAGTGGCTCCACATATACTCACATAGCTGCGGTTTCGGAAACAGTTTTCGCATAAAGTCGTTAATTTCGTCCATTGTTTTCCCATCCCGAGTCGGATTCAGCTGCATATAATCCAACTTGGTGCACTTGCTCACATAGTCTTCCGGATAACCCACGCGAAACACCTTTTCCTTAAAATCCACCACACCATTGTCAAAACAGAGCAAATAGGGATTCGTATCGAGTTTTTCCATAAACTGCGGGTCGTAAAACAAATCTTTTGCCTCGGTCATGATATTTTTCTTGTTGACTGTCGACACCAAACACATGGTAATGTCGATAATTTTTCCCAATTTCTTCTTCAACGATTTGATCAATGGGTTTTGCTCATTCTCCAAATGCAATGCCGCGATATTTTGCTCGATGCTCCTCAGCTTCGCCTCGTACACGTCTCGCACATCGGTCGAGATGGATTTTCGCAACGTGGTCCCCGAGTCGATTTCCGTCCATCGGTGCTTGTGAAAACGGTACCAAATGTTGTTTTTAATGCTCACGCACACATAATCGTGCTTAAACATTTGATTGAGGACGCATGCAATCTCGAAATCGCCACTGCGACGGTCATCATAGCCTTCGCCCATCGAAGTATTTAACGACTTTTCCACATAATAATCGATGCTATTCGTAAGGACTTCATTGTATTTTGTAGGTACTTCATGTTTTGACCAATGCATAATAGACCGGCGTGTCACAATGGCGCCACCGCCAGCCGTGGGTTTTTTGTCAAATTTTTGCCATTGGCTGTACAAATCGCTTATATCTCCAAACCGAAACTGCGAAGACTGCGCACTGAATGCAATCCAAGTGATGAACAAATATTGGTTAGTGGCCGAGAGCGCCATTCCAACACGCAACCATTTCTCGTAACTCCCCGGCCCATAATACTTTTCCGGCAGTGTCATCGTATACTTGTGCGTTTCGACCAATTCATATTCGGATTTTTCCGCAAAAAGTTGCAGCATGGTTTCGACAAGCGCGTCGAGTTCTGCGTGAGTTTTTACGCGAAATATTGCATCCATCAGGTTGGCTCCCATCCCGAATGCAGTCATCGCCGATGACGTTGTAGAAATGTTGGCATATGTGCGTTTTCGCTGACCATTGTCGACACCCCCATTTTCAATTAATCTTGTGAAATTCGAGTTCATAGGAAACGAGGGAAATCCCAGATATCTCGCCGACAAATATCTGATATTCTCGACAACATTGAAATCCGCCAATTTTACCGACGTTGTCATCGGTTCGTTGTCCGCCGGATCAAACACATTTTCGTAAATATATTTTAGTTTATAGGCTTGGTGATCCGGCTTCCGACTGCCATACAATTGCCACCCCGAGCTCCCGCTGCTTACTGCATTGTCAACCACATCGTCCCACGTATTTTTAATCGGCAAATCTCGCCACATGTTTCCAATCTTTTCCAGGATTTGCGTGCGCAAATACATTTGGACCGCTACACTGGCCTTAATTCCTATAATAATATGGACACCGTCTTTTGTAATCGAAGAATCGCCATCATTCACACGATTTACCTGGTCTTTTTCCATTACAAAAATGTAGAAGGGCTTTTCGTCAAAATGGTATACCTCCTTTAGTTTATCTAAATATAAGGCAACTAAATCGTCTACATGTTCCTTTGTGTGAATCCGATCGGTCACTGCATAATCATACTTTAAATCGAGATCGATGAGGATTGGGCCGTCTTTATCGCGCTGTTTCTCTGTTAAATGTTCGGAATTTCCATCTACTAAACAAAATTTCGAATAGAGTGTCAAGAACTCGTCATATTTATCGTCAGGAATGTTGAATTTTCCACCATATACTTTTTCCACATCGTTCGGTTTACTTGGGATCCGACTGTTAGTTTTGGGTGCTTCTTTGGGCGATTCCTTTGGCACTGAGTATGCTTTCAAAAAGTCATGATATTTTTTTGCATTTACGGCGGCCGACATTCTAGTTTCGAAATATATTATTGGCTTTTATATTTTTTTTATGAACACGACGCCGAAGCGTTCGCTTTTTTAAACCAACTCGATTACGTTGTGTTAATTTTTTTTTAATTATTTTAAATTTTCTAAGAGCTTTGTATAGGAAAAAAAAATATGAATGTCAAGCGATTATTAAACACTGAATTTGGACAAATTTTAATTTCTATTTTGCTTGGACTTGGTCTCGCCACCATGTTTAGACAAGTATGTGAAGGTAAAAAATGTTTGGTTTTCAACGGCCCAGTGATCAATGAAATCGACCACAAAATTTACAAGTTTGGCGAGACTTGCCACCAATTTGATATGAATGCCGTGCCTTGCAATGTCACCAAGAAAATTATCAAAATTAGCGATCCAGATAATAAGGAAGCCGCCGCGTTTTAGGCGGTTATGTTTACTGTTTGATAATGTATATGGATCGAAACGATATTACACGCATTTCCGATTTACCCGATTCTGGTGGTTCCAGAGATCCTGGATCCAGGGGTATGTACAATCAACCCAACAATCAATATCAGCCGTTAAATGTTCATCAAAACCCGTATGGAATTCCCGAACCAACTGATACAAAGCTGCCCGTCATGCGTGGTGGTGGTGACTTTGGTGGTGGATCCGGCGGATTTAGCGGCGATGCGATGCAGCGGGCACCTCCACCCATGATGAATCGCGGTTTCCCTCAAGACACCGAGTCTTACCAAAACGACGAACAAGTGGTTCCGAATCACATTCCTGCGCAGAAACTCACTACCGACTATTTGCGCGAGTATGAAGACCGGATGTCCAAAATGAACTTGGACCACCAAAAAGAACAGCACCGCAAAGATCTGGTGGTTTCCGTATACGACGAGTTGCAAACACCCATTTTAATCGGGGTTTTGTTTTTCTTGTTCCAAGTGCCCATTATCAATGCTTTCATGTTCAAATATTTGAACTTTTTAAAAATTTATAGTGACGACGGCAATCTTAACTTGTATGGTATTTTGTTCAAAAGCATCTTGTTCGGTCTTGTTTACTTTGGGTTTATCCGGTTGACTACCTACATTTAACCCGAGTAATAAACAGTTTCCATAAAGTTCATTATGTAATCGCGGATATTGATCGTTTTGTTTAGGTAAACGCCGACTTCTCCCTTTCGGGTAGACAATGGTACTGCAGTTCGGGCATTTACCCGAAGGGAGTCCGATGGTGTAATTGATTCGTCGTAATCTACAGGTTCATACTTTACTGCAGTTGGCTCATAAGACTCTTGAGGTAATGTTGTTGTTGCCGGATTTACAATAACCTTTACACATTTGGGTATTTTGTATAACAACGTTGCAGCATTATTGTCATTTGTAGATGTCGCAGAACTCGGCGTTTGACACGGCTCGCTTGGTGTAGATGTCCAAAAGTGTAAATTAATAACGATTTGGGTATTTTGTGATCTTTGTATTGAACTGATTACAATATACAAAACCAATACAGCAACCAATATTTTTAATTGTCGGATTTTCATTTTTATTTTTTTTATGACATTATTTGTATACAAATGTCCGATTTAAGCGATGATGAACTTAAAAATCTTATTATAAATATTCCAGAAAAAGCTCAAACGCCCGAATTTAAAGCGGTTGTTGATAATATGAAAAATGAAGAAGCATCTACAATTTCGAACCAAGCAACCACAGTTGCTTCTCAACAAGATGCTTCGACTGAACAAATAAATCCACCGCAACAAGAAGGCAAATCACCACCTGCAGAAATACCGCAACAAGAAGGCCAATCGCCACCAGTACAAACATCGCAACAAGAGACCCAACCACAAGAGAATTTGGCCGAATCACAAAAAGTCGGGGGTACGCGCAAAAAACGCCGAAACCGGCGCAGACAAACCAACAAGAAGAAACGACGACGACAGTCAAAGAAACCGAAGCAAAAAAGAATATAAAAAGAAAAAAGAACCAATATTATACAAAAATGAGTGAACAAAATCTTCGATCCATCGTTGTCGACTTTATTACGGACTTGACCAAGGTTTTCCCCGAGTATGCATTCTTGTGGGACCGTTGGTCAACCGCCGACGACAATGAGTATGAACGCCTCCATCAACACTTTTTGGCAGTTTTTCCCGAAAGATTTTTTGATATCATGAATTCCAACTCCGAGATATTTAGCGAATCTTCTACCGCGAATACAATGTTTCTCCCTGACGTCGATTTCAAAGTTTTGTTCAACTGCGAAGGTGTCAGCGAAAACACAAAGACCTCCATGTGGAAATATTTACAATTATTATTATTCACTGTTCTCGGATCCATGAAAGATAGCTCCAACTTTGGTGATGCCATGAATATGTTCGAGTCCATGGACGAAAACGATTTGCAAAGTAAAATGCAGGAAACGATGGCTGGTCTGGGAGAATTTTTCGAGCAGGCACAAAATCAAGCAGCGGCTGCTGCAGAAGAGCATCCAGAAGAAGAAGAAGAAGACACAACCTCGGGTCAGCAAAAGTCAAAGCCATTCAAGCTCCCAAAGCCCGAAGTTTTGATGGAACATATGAAGACTTTAATGGACGGCAAGCTAGGAAAATTGGCAAAAGAATTGACTGAAGAGTTTACCGAGGATTTGAAGGATATGTTCGACGAAAGCGATCAAAACAAGTCCGTCAAGGACATTATGGCTCAAATCATGAAGGACCCCAAAAAGATCATGTCGATTATGAAAAAGATCACCGACCGGCTGCAAAAGAAAATGAAGAGTGGCGATATTTCGCAAGAAGAGCTCATGAAAGAAGTATCCGGCATTGCCGAGAAGTTTAAGGAAATGGGTGGCGGCGAAGATATTATGAAACACTTTGCGAGCGGTCCTTTTGCAAAAATGTTTAAAAATATGGCAGGAAACGCAGCTGCCGCCGGCACGCCTTTGTCGAAACATTCGGCAATGAAAGAGAGGTTGCGCAAGAAAATGGAAGAGAAGCAGCTTCGCATCGCTCAAGCGCAGCAAGTACAAATGCAGGCTCAGCAAGTGCAACCACAACCCATCATTGTGAAAATTGGTGACGAAATACAGGAAAAGTCCGGATTAAGACCGCCTGCACCTATGCAATCTGCAAGTGCTTTGTCCGAGGAAGAACTTGTGAAACTTTTTGGAAATGGTACGGGTGGCAATAAGAAAAAGAACAAGAAAAGGGCATAAAAGTATTTCGTACAGCTGTTTCATAATAATGTTCGACATCGTTATCCCACTCGGTCCCAACGACGCTGAAAATATCGAAAAACAAATATCTTGCACGAAAAAAAACGTAGTCGGGTTTCGAAACATTTATATTGTAAAGGCACCTTCGGTGCAGACCGTCGGACGCAAAGCGTCCTTAACTCCACTCCAAATACAAATTGATGGTTGCATCGTCATCGACGAATCTATTTTTCCCTTTGCCGACCAAATTGCAGTCTATCATAACAAGAACAACCGAAATGGTTGGTACCTCCAACAGCTTATTAAATTGTACGCAGGGTTCGTTATTCCGGGCATTCTCGACCGTTATTTGGTCATCGATGCCGATACATTTTTCTTGAATCCAACCATTTTCATCAATTCCGAGAATCAATGTCTCTACAACTTTAGTAGAGAACATCACACCCACTATTTCGACCACATGCTAAGACTTCATCCCGACTTTACGCGCGTCTATGAACTCTCGGGAATTTGTCACCACATGATGTTTGAGACCCGGATTCTTGAAGAAATGATGGAGAAAGTTATTAAAAAAAACACTAGCAATGACCCTTTCTGGGTGATTTTTCTTGAAAAGGTGGAGCCATGGTTGCGACATGGGTACGGATCGGGTGCGTCCGAATACGAACTCTATTTCAATTATGTTTGCAAATTTCATATGGACAAAATCGAAATCCGCGAACTTCAGTGGGAAAATGTTAAATGTCTAGATCTCGAGAAGTACGCCGGTTTAGATTACATTTCAAATCATCATTTCATGCGATCATAAAAAAAAATGACAATCTATTTGAGAGACAATGCTTGGTTCCGAGCCGAAGGTGTGATCAAACTCGGCATCGCGTCGTCTCCCAAAGATCGCGAAAATGGCGGTTACGTAACCGGCGAAGTGATTCGAGGTGAATATATCATGATCCTTGAAATCCCACGTGATCGGATGCGACTCATCGAGAATTTACTTCATCATGAGTTTAAAGATTTTCACGACTACCGTGGCGGAGGCACCGAATTTTACAAAAGATGCATCATTGATCGCATTGAACCCCTTTTAGATTCTTTGGGTATTGAATATAAAAGGTTAACAAAAGCGGAAATCGAAACACTCCATCGGTGTGAACACATTCCTAAAAAGGTAAAGGAAAAAGTGAAAGCAATTATTAAGTCCACGGATTTTCCTGCATTTATACAACGGTTGAAGCAAGCGAAGCCGGCGACCCTTCAACCATCTGCCCACCAACAAGAGGTTTTGAACCGTATACAAGAATATTACAGCCGAAATAATATTGGCAAAATCATTTGGGCATGTGGGCTCGGCAAAGCCTTGCTTAGTATCCTCATTGTAAAAAAACTTGGTGCTACCAAAATTTTGTTTGGCGTCCCAAGCATCCACTTGCAGAAACAAATCACAGAAGAAATTGTGCGGGTGTTTCCGAATGCCCAAATTACATATACTGGAGGCGGAGGTTCACAAAGCGTGCGATTGCAAAGCGAGCGAAGCGAGCAACTGCGTTGCAACAGTGGTGTGCATTGCATGCAAGGCAATCCAGAGTTTGTCGTTACCACCTACCACTCTTGTCACTTACTCCTCGATACAAAATTCGACTTCAAAATAGGAGATGAAGCACACCATTTGGTAGGAATTGACAAAGAAGGTTTCCGCCAATTCCACAAAATACACGCAAACAAAACTTTGTTTATGACTGCCACTGAAAAACTCGCCGACGACGGTTACTCGATGGATGACCAAACTGTTTTTGGACACACAATCGATACAAAATCCGTGCGCTGGGCCATCGAAAACAAACGCATCACCGATTACAATATTCTTGTTTTAAAAAACACCGAAGAACAAATCGACACTATTATCCGCAAATTTGGCACAGCCGGTTGCAACAAAGATTTGTTCGTCTCTGCTTACATGTGTCTAAAATCATTCGAAAAATACAAAAGTCTTTCACACATGTTGTTGTATACAAATACCACCGAAGACGCCGAGCTTGCCAAACAATATATTTCGCAAATTTTGGACACCGGCATCTTGCCAATTCGTAAAGAAGATGTATACAACAACGCTTTGTATAGTAATCCAAAAATCGACACGGTGTGTGAACTCGCCGCTTTCAAATCAAAACCCTTTGGAATCATTTCTTGCGTTTTCCTTTTCGGCGAGGGATTCAATGAACCCAAGTTGAACGGTGTTTGTATCTCATGCAATATGCAAAGTGAAATACGTATTGTCCAATATTTGCTGCGTCCAAATCGCATCGATCGCGATAATCCCCAAAAAATCGCGTTTGTCGTGATTCCCTACATCGACTACGACGACTGGGAAAATGAAAACCGTTCTTACCAAAAAGTGCGGACCATTGTATCACAATTGCGGAATGTAGACAAGAATGTTGAACAAAAGATTTGTCAGGGGATTCTAGGGCAAAGTGAGACCGAGCCGAAACCGAATGGAGGTGGCAACGTTGGTTCGCAGATTGACAACAATATTTTGTACGAAGGAGATCCAGAAGAACTCAAATTGAGACTTAGATACAGCAAAACACTTGATTCAAAATTGTCCGAGTTTCAAGATGAGTTTAATTATATTCGAGCAGTTAACAAGTCTTTGGGATTAAAGTCGAAAATGGAGTACAGCAAATCGCGAAATCCGATACACGATCCGGAGAAATACTTTTTGTCCAAAGGTGTCTGGACAAATTGGTATGATTTTTTGGGTGTTGATACAAGTGGTTTTATTCAATACAAACCCGAATGGAAACAGTTTTGTATTGAAAAGTCGGTTAGATCCGTAGAGGACTACTTTGAATTATGTAATTTGTATGATGTCTTACCTAGAGAACCGGGAGACTTTTATAAAGATTTTTCAAATCTTCCCACTGAACTGGGATTTTATAATTTAAGAAGACTTTAAAATTATATTTTTACGGTTTATTTAATTAAAAATTCTAATTTTTGTTGAAAAACGTCTCGATAATCGGGGTGTAAATTTTCAATTTGATATAGTCCAATCGCATCGATGAAAAAATTGAAGATGTCTTCGAACGGTTCGTTCTCCATGTTATCGAGTAGTTGTTGAAACACAGTGTCCTGCAAAAGTGCTTTGACAATCGTCTCAATGGTTGTATCGAGGTTGTTGTCGTTTTCTTCCAATCCTTCGATTAGAGCCGATGGTTTTGTCGTGTCATTGTATTTGCGAATATCCAAGTTGGCATTGCATGCCAGTTCTAAGATTGACCACTTTACGAAATATACAAGTTTAGCTTCCATGTTTGTTTTTTGACGATGAAAACATTTAGGAGTTTTTTGCGTTTTTTTGAAAAAGGGTGTAAAAATGAATTTTTTCAAAAAGAGGTCGGCGATTTTCATCTTCCATTTTTCAAAAAAGGTTTATCAATACAAAAACTTTAGGAGTTTTTTGCGTTTTTTTGAAAAGGGGTGTAAAAATGAATTTTTTCAAAAAGAGGTCGGCGATTTTCATCTTCCATTTTTCAAAAAAGGTTTATCAATACAAAAACTTTAGGCATTTCTTGCGTTTTTTTGAAAAAGGGTGTAAAAATGAATTTTTTCAAAAAGAGGTGGACAATTTTCATCTTCCAATTTTCAAAAAAGGTTTATCAATACAAAAACTTTAGGCATTTCTTGCGTTTTTTTGGAAAAGGGTGTAAAAATGAATTTTTTCAAAAAGAGGTCGGCGATTTTCATCTTCCAGTTTTCAAAAAAGGTTTATCAATACAAAAACTTTAGGCATTTCTTGCGTTTTTTCCAAAAGGGGTGTAAAAATGAATTTTTTCAAAAATAGGTCGGCAATTTTCATCTTCGAGTTTTTGAAAAACATTTAGGAATTTTCATTTAATCATTATGTAGGTGATACAAAATACACAATTTTTGTATCAACAGTTGTAGATAAGTGACCGATAATACTCCAACTCTAACCACTTGTTACCAATAAATTTGGTCTCGTCATATACAGGCAACTCGAAATCCCACCAAGAATCAATGAGGTGAATTGGTAATTCATTGTTTGTATAGTGCAGCAAGGCCTCGATAAAAGGACTCTTTAGAACAATCGGCACACACTTGACGTAAAAACATTCCCACAAACGATGCGTATCGACTCCGTTCCCCTCGGGGCAAACACACCATCGATAGTTGGACAGCCGCTGCACATGCTCGCGTCCTGTTACCATCGGCAACCATTTTATACCCCGCGATACCAGGGCATCGACACACGGTCGGCGTTTCTCTACATTTGTGTAGACTTGAAAATTCAAATAAATGTCGTCGGACGTTTTTTTAAAAGGTAGACCCACGAAATTTTGCAAGTCGCCGTGCTCCCACTGACTGTTTGCTAATCCGATGGGTAAGAAATGCATTTTGGGATGGACAAAACACAGATTCTGCCCCCACCAGCGGATCAGAAGCGGCGATGCCAATATTTGTATCACATGCGTGTTTGTATCAACCAAGTTTGTATCTGAGTTGTGAGTAATGAGAGTGAACGGATTTTGAAAGTAGTGCAACTTATTTGCAAATTGTTGTAACCGATGTGTATACAAAAATAGTATTCTCGGATTATCAAACTTTCCGCAAATATCGCTGAGCACTTGGTGTTTCTCGATTTGCTCGAATATTATCGGATTAGATAGAAGGTCTTCTGGTTCACCCAGATACAATTCTGCCGCATTTTGTATACTCTCACCGTTTATCATTTATTAAAGAAACTTTACAATAACCTTTTATATACTTGTTGTTGTATTTTTGTCGTTTATCTTACTGATTTTATTTTGTATCAACAAAGTAAAATAAATAAATAAATATGTTTACAATTGTGTTGGTTTGTCTCGGAAACTTTCAAGAATATATTTTAACCAACATTGCGCAACTTGTAAAGTTGGGGCACAACAATACAAATATTTATGTATTGACCAATGACAACTTGATGCCCGAGTTTGAACCATTTGCTGATATGGTGACATTGGTTTCGGTGGAGTCACTGGATGACCCATTTGATTTCAACAATCGATCTCAACTTGAACGACAATTTCGGAATGGGTTTTGGCATCACACTTCTGCACGATTGTTTGTATTGCACGCCTTTATGCAAAAGTTCGGTGTCACGAATGTGATTCACATTGAGAATGACGTGCTTTTATATTACAACTGTGACGATACAATCGGGCATACTTTGTATAATGCCCAGCATTTGTATTTACCCTTCGACACATTTGAACGAAACATTGCCAGCATCGTCTACATTCCTGACGGCGCCATTTTTGGAGAAATTTTGAGTCACTACGATTTTGCTAAAAATGATATGTACAATTTTAGTGAAATCCGGAAGAAAACCGGTCTTATTCGTAATTTTCCAATTTTTGTATCCGAGGGCGATGAAATAGACGAAAGGGCATTTGTATGTACCGGCTACGACAAATTTGGTGGATACATATTTGATGCGGCAGCCATGGGGCAGTATGTAGGAGGCGTCGACCCGCGAAACACTCCGGGAGACACCCGCGGATTTGTAAACGAAACTTGTGTAATAAAGTATTCAGACGAGGGAGAAATCGTTTGGACAACCGACGACGCTTCACAACTTCGAAAACCTTTTCTCAAAATCAAGGGCAGCAATACAAAAGTGCCGATTTTCAATTTGCATATTCATTCGAAAAATTTGCACTTGTATCTATAACCCCGAGTTACGACTTGATTGCAGAATTTCGCAACACCTCGAGGGCGTGTTCCTTATTATAAAAGTCACCGACTTTTACAAATTTGTCCTTCTCGCCGTCTTTATAGTGTCGCAAAAAGTATTTGATACAATTTAAATCGTGTTCATTAATGTCCGAAATGTTGTCTAAATATTTAGACTTGGGGTCAGCTTTCTCGACGAGAACCGCAATAATTTTGTCGTCAATGCCGTTTTCATCCTCGGTATAAACACCGCCAATGATTTTGCACATCACCTTAGCGCCAGGGTGGATCGCATAATCGCATACAATAATAATATCAAGCGGATCGCCATCTCCCGATAATGTGTTGGGTACATATCCATAATTGTAGGGATAAATATTCGAGTTATGTAAGACGCGGTCGAGAACCAAACACTGATTTTCCTTATCAAACTCGTATTTCAAGTTGGATCCTTTGCTAATTTCGATAAAGGCGGTGCAGTCCATATTTGTATTTAATTGTTGTCGAACAAACAGTTTATATTGTTTTTTTTTCACAAATTTGTATTCAACCGTGTATACAAAAAGGTCATAAACAAATATACTACCATGGCCGCTTCTTCTTCTACTAAGGATACCTCGGCTTTAATCAATAGCTCTTCTTTTGAGTTTTTTGTTCGGTTAACAAAGGAAAACCATTTTAATGTCTATGGTTCGCATTGTGACGGCGATGATGATAAAAAGATTTACCAGACTTTGAGTACCGCGGAAGAAGTTGCCGATCTAATTCACCAGCACATCTCCACGGCGTGTCAATTCTTTATTGTTCAAAATGACGACAAAATTTTTGGCGGGAAATCCACTTTTGATGTTGTCTTCCACCAAACATTCAGTTGCTTAGACGAAGTTGGCAACTTGGGTACAACGCTTACAACTTGTATTGATTCTTTAAGAAATTATTAAAATTAATAAATTTAAAAAAACATTCTATATTTTTTTCGGCGCAAAATAGTTGGACACCAAAATTGAAATAGTACCGAGAACCTTTTTCCAGTTGAGCGTTTCGTTGTCAAACAGCATACCATAAATGTAGGACATCACAACGCCAAAATAGGACAACGGAGCGTAGATATCGGGATCCAGTCGGTACGAGGAAAAGAAGCGCAACACGTAGCCGACCGATCCGATAATACCGTTGATCAGCATCGAGAGCCCAACCCGTGTTTTGTCTTCCACTACATATTCTTGATGATTGTATACAACATATGCGGTCATAATCACTGCGCCTAAAAAGTATGAAATAAACAAATGATTCCAGTTATTGGTTGTTTTCACGCGGCGCACAAGGAAGTACAGGAATGCCTCGGTAAGTGCTGCCATTAAAATCATGCCTACTCCGTAATAAAAGTCGACACCCGTCGCAGCATCCCTGGCTTTGTCTTGACCAAGAATAAAAAGTGCGAGACCAATAAATATAAACAAGTAGGAGTTGTGCCAAACCACGCCGGCTAGTAACAAAATCATAAGCGGATAACTGTTGAAAATAGCGAAAGAGACTCCGGAGTCAAGATTGCGGAATCCCTCGTAAGAAAAGTAGATGTGCGACAAATTCACAAGACCGAGCGTCAGCGAGTCAAGCGACCCGATGGATGACTTGATAAATGACCAATCGACAAAGGCGGCAGCAATCACCACGTAAGTAATAAGTCGCGTCCACAATTGCAAAATATTCGAGATGCCAATCTTCTTAACAAAAATTGGATAAAGACTCAACAACGATTCCGATACAAGTTTTGCCAAAATTTCCAAAAGCATTTATACAATTTGTACAGATATTATATATATATGGAGTGGATTATTGTTGGACTAATTGTTGTATCGAGTTCGATGGTTGTATGCTTAGGTGGAGTTTATTATCGTTTATTTTTTTATCTGCCCGTGCCCGATACATCGCCAAAAAAATCACTGTTACCAGCAGCAGCAGTTGATTCAGAGCCCGAAGTAGTTTTCGACTCGATATATAGACAAAAAATATGATTTATAGACAAGATGCGTGTTTTTGTATATAAAAATTCCCTATGAACAAGAAAACCATTGTAAGTTTTGATATTGGAATTAAGAATTTGGCGTACTGTGTATTCCAGTTGCAGGGTTCTTCGGATATACAAATTGGTGACTGGGGAATCATTAATTTGTCGGATACGACAAATGCACCCCGTGTAACAACCGATTTGTGCAATTGTTCGAAAGCCAAATCCGCAGGAATTTGTGGAAAGAAAGCCACCTACATGCTTGGCGACAAATTGTATTGCAACGTGCATGCAAAAACTATGCCACTACCGACCAAAGAAACGTCGCCGGCTGCCATTCGAAAGATGAAGGTGGACGAACTCACACGATTGTGTGCGATGCGATATATACAAATTGACGACAAAGACAAAAAACCGGCAATTGTTGAAAAGGTCCTGGCACACTTTGAAAAGTGTGTGCTCCAAGAGATCAAGAAACCGAAAAAGGTGAATGCCAACCAAATCCACTTGGTCGATATTGGCAAACGAATCAAGACGAATTTCGACGCCAAATTTATTGAAACCCCGACCAATGTAATTTTGGAGAATCAGATTTCGCCCATCGCAGGCCGAATGAACACGATTCAGGGCATGGTTGCGCAGTATTTCATCATGCGAACCGACACCATACAAATTGATTTCATTTCGTCGGGGGGCAAACTGAAAGGTTTGGCGGCGCCAGAAAACACAAATTACAGTGATCACAAAAAGGACGGTATCCGCTTTTGTAACATGTTTATGGACGCAAATCCGTCTCTTGCCGCCTACAAATCGGTATTGGAAAATACGCCCAAGAAGGATGATTTAGCAGATTGTTTTTTACAAGGCATCTACTTTTTGAAAAAGCAAAATATAATTAACTATTCGGATGATTTAAAAATAAAGTTTGTGTCATAATAATATTACATACAAACATGGAATCTTTTGACTTGGACATTAACAATCTTGAACCGATCGCACTCGATATTGACATGGGGGCTACCAATAAAACTTTTATCGGCGGTGCCGAATTATTGATGAACACAAGTAAAAAATCAGCCAACCAAAGTTCAAATATTAGTTTAGGCGATTTGGATTCACTCGAGACCGAGTTGAACAGTTATTCGTCGTCATCGTCGTCGTCTTCTGCAGCACCTTCGGCTGTGCCGACGCAGTCACAGTCTACAAAGGTATTAACTGGTCTCACATCCTTTTTTGGTTTCGGTGGCGACAAACAAGATGAGTCGTCAGGCGGATCTGCTTCTTCTTTAGGCCAGGCCACGAAAGAAACCAACTCTGGTACCACCAAGTCGTGGGACGGCTTTACGAAAGTTAACGATATTCCAGAAATGCCCACCCAAATCCCAAGCCGAATGACCGATCGCGAAAAGTTACGAAAGAAAAAGCTGATGATTAAACGGTTAGAAGAGTGGCGAGCCAAAGGTCTTGTTAGTAATAACACAATGTTCAATAACGACACCCCTTACGAGGAGATTGAGGACGAGTACGAGACGGCGCTCGAAGACAAGAAGAAGGGCGAAAGCAAGAAGCTTTACGGATGGTGGTTCATGACTTTTGTGAATACCATCGAGTATGCAAACGCCGCTTTCAATCCATTCGATATCAACCTCGATGGATGGGGGGAGCAGGTCAACGACGATATCGACAGTTATGATGAAATTTTTGGCGAACTTTATGACAAGTACAAGGGCGGAAAGTTGAGCCCCGAAATCGCGCTCTTGATGCGCCTTGGCTTCAGTGCGGCTGTGGTGAATTTTACCAACAAGGCATTATCGACGGCCACGCCCGGATTTAACGACGTGATTCGCCAGAGTCCGGATTTGATGAAAATGTTTACCAATGCTACGGTGAACTCGATGGCTCAGCAGAGTCCCGGATTTGCCTTTGCTAACAATTTGGTGAACCCCGAGCCAGACCATAAGATGGGCGTGCCTCCTAAACCGGTGGATCCCAGAGCGGCGCCGGCTCCTCAGAGACCAGGGATGGTTTTCACAGAGCAGCAGTCGAGCAGACCTGATATTAATGCGGGACGAGGCGTCATGTTTAACGAAGCCGGCGTTGATTTGAACAACAAGTTTGAGAACCCAAATACGTATGGCGGAAGACCTCCGCGCAATGAGATGTCGGGACCCAAGAACACAAACATTGACTCGATTTTGAGCGGACTCAAGCCCAAGACGGTAAATATTCAAGAGAATCGCGACAATGATTCGATGGTGAGTGTCTCTTCATTAAAAGACTTGAACGGGGATGTACCGAGGTCGTCGAACCGGCGCAGAAAGGGCTCGGATAAAAATGTGGTTTCCTTAGACATTTAGGCAGATTACTTCCACCGAAAGTCTAGAAAATAATTTTTAATTGTAATAAATAATAAACATTAACTTTATTATTTAGTAGTTTAGATGCAGCTGTTGTTCGAAATCACGCTCAGTGATTGGACACCGACAAATCCAAATCCCGCATACAAGTATGTGAAACTTTGGCTCATGGAAGGTAAAATTGTCATGACCCAGTTTGTAAGGCAAAATACTTTTAAGAAAAGGCTTCCTGACCGCATTCTCAGCAACTATTTGTTCACACCGTTGGAGCTCGGCATGTTAAAACAGCAACTCGATACAATCAAAAAGTTCACGCGAACATTTGTGGTCAGTCTTCCATCACTCGGTCTCGAGTATGAGCTCGAAAAAAGTGTTCGTTCGTTCGAGACATTTCTCCAAAAATATAAATCAGAAACTGGCCAAATCTTTACTCGCGTTTACACAAATGTGGTGACACAATTAAAAGGGGAAATCGAGAATTATCAGAGAGAGCTGGCGCAGCTACAACGCAACTACAATGTGTATAAAGCGGAATTCAACGAGTTTGTGATGGAGCATTATAACGAGAGTTTACAAGCCCGGTATAATGATCTTTTGTTAAGGAACAAAGAGCTGGAAGACATGTTTGAAAAAGAGAGGTTCGAAAAAGAGCAGTTTATTGCGTATTGCAATAATTTGAACGAGAAAATAATGGTTTTGACTGATGAGTAATTTAAGGATGTTTTCTGCTTCTTTTTTGCTTTTTCCCTCGGGTCTTTCGATTTCTTCTTCGTTTTGTTTTCTTTCCGCCTAATAGATGTGGTGTGTACTTTCGAAATATATCTGCAGTATCTAAAAAGGCTTCAGCAGTACTATCTACTTCGTCATTAAGGAATTGTTTATTGTACAAGGGGTCTTGCTGGTTTCTGTCTCTATCAGTATCTAAACATTTTTGAAATCTCACATTCTTTAACCAATCTTCCGGGATAGAATCTTCTCCTGGTAAATCACCCTCCTCTGTGCAAAGTTTTTCCGCTTTTGTGATTGTTTCCCCGATATTGCAATATTTGTTTAAACTCTGGTGAAAAAAATCATGTCGCCAATTATGAATTAAACTTCCATAAAAGCCATCAAATTTCGTTAAGTTTGATGTGCTTCCTGGTAAATGAGCAGCAAAAGGACGCATATCATTCTTTAGTATAAAGTTTACCATTGTTTTAGGACCTAAGGAACCAAATATAAGAATCGGTTTATGATAACATGTAACTGAAGTTAGATCATAGGTTTGAGGTATACCGAGGTATGTGTCTACTTTATCACTATATTTTTCATAACCAAACGTCCACGGAAATTTTGTATTAGTAGTACTAACTTTGTAAAATATTCTGTCACCAAGATCACTCTTTATTTGGTTCATTGTTTTTGTTTCAGTTTCACGTTTTTTTTGTAACAGTTCTACTTCTGTAATTAAATTAGATTCACTAAAATTTAAATCAAAAAAGTCTTTTACAATTTGATTTTGACGTTTTTCGGGTAATTTGTTAAAATAAGTGAACCCGCCAATTGTGAAGTCAAAATAAGTATAAAAACCTTTAGGCGGTTCTTCCATATTTATAAAGAATCGATAGCATTCGTTTGACGGATCAACAGACCACCTTGTCTGTTGAATTCCCATAGCTTTTTGCATTTGGTCAAAATCTATTTTTTCCTCGGCAAAGTAACGCAAGTAAAACAAACATTGCAGTATATCCCAAAAATTGTCAGCTCCTTTATGGGTTTCACAGAAACTGTCAAAACCTCTCCAATCATTTGAACGTATCAACGGTTCAGCTATTCCAATAAGACTGTTTTCCGAAATCCCTAATTTATTTACTAATGGAAAAAGAATTTTTTTCAAATTTTTATTTTTAGAAACATATCTGGTTTCGATATATTGTGTTAAGTCAATATCGTCCAAAGGAATTTCGCGAGTTTCTCTTTTTCCCTCTGATGCAGGGTTGGGTTCGTCAGGTTTTCCTCTTTTTTTTCCTAAATCAGGAGAAGTATCCATTATATATAACACGAGGAAAATTAAAAAAAATGAATAAATTTTTTTAATTTTATTTTGCTTTGGTTTGCAATAATTTGAACAAAAAATTATGGTTTTGACTGATGAGTAATTTAAGGATGTTTTCTGCTTCTTTTTTGCTTTTTCCCTCGGGTCTTTCGATTTCTTCGTTTTGTTTTCTTTCCACCTAAAAGATAGTTTTTTCTTTGGTACTTTTTAAATATATCACCACTATCTAAAAAACTTTCAGCGGTATATTTTGCTACCGTCGAGAAATACTTATTGTCTGGGTCGTCGATGTATGGTTTCTCAGTGTCTAAACATTTTTGAAATTTCTCATTATTTAACCAATCTTCAGGCGTAGCATCTTCTCCAGGAAAATCATCATCTCTAACTATCTCATCAAATTCTGTGCAAATATCTTTCGTTTTTTTGATTGTATTCTTTACACTGCACATCTTGTTAGTAAGCTGGTGTGCAAAATCATGTATCCAATTATTAATTAAATCTCCATGAATTGTATCAAATTCCGTTAAGTTTGATGGGCTTCCAGGTAAATGAGCAGCAAATGGACGCATATTGTGTTTTATAACAAAATTAACCATCGTCTTTGGTCCTAAAGAACCAAATATAAGAATCGGTTTATGAAAACATGTAACCGAAGTTACATCATATGTTTGAGGTATACCAAGATATGGATCGTCAGAATCTTCAGTTTTGTAAAATATTCTATTATTAACAGCACTCTTTATTTCGCTCATTATTTTATTTCTAATTTGTGTATTCGTATAATACAGTTTGTAAGAAAACCCTCCACGAAGAACTGCTCCTGCAAATTTATCTTGTTCTTTTTCTGGCAATTTGTTAAAATAAGTGAACCCAATTATATTTTGAGCAAATCTAATATTTTGATTATTCTTTTTATATTCTTCATTTAACTCTGCATAGCATTCGTTTGCCGGATCAAAAGACCATCTTGCTTGTTGAATTCCCATAGCTTTTTGCATTTGGTCAAAATCTATTTTTTCCACAGCAAAGTAATTCAAGTAAAACAAACATTGCAATATATCCCAAAAATTATCGACACCTTTATGGGTTTCACAGAAACTGTCAAAACCTCTCCAATCATTCGTACGTATCAATGGTTCAATTATTTCAATAAATTTGTCTGGCAAATCTCCGCTTTCCAAGGGAGCAAGAATTCTTTTCAAATTTTTGTTTTTAGAAACATATCTGGTTTCAATATATTTTGTTAAGTTAACGTCTTCGTAAGAAATTCGTTCTCTTTTTATTTCAGATGCAGGTTCGGGTTCGTCAGGTTTTCCTCTTTTTTTTCCTAAATCAGGAGAAGTATCCATTATATATAACACGAAGGAAAATTAAAAAAACTGATTAAATTTTTTTAATTTTATTTACTTCGGTTTGCATATGGTTTTGACAGATGACGACTAAACCGCGTTTGAAAAATTTATTTAAGGTTATTTTCTGATTCTTTTTTGCTTTTTTCATAGAGTCTTATGATTTCTTTTTTTATTATCCAAGTTCTGCCGGTGTCTCGTTTCAAAATATGAACTGGTATTTTATTTCCACTTGCGTCTGTCAATTTAATTTTACTCATATCATATTTCTTTAATGGTAAACTCATTTTTTGTAATTTATTATAATGTATTGTTTTAATATTTGTTCGTCTTTAATATATATATATGTCAAAAACCAGTCACAGATACCGAACCACACAACGAGCCAAATCGCCTCCGCGAATGTCTTATACGAGAAAAGCAAACGGAGAATACGTTTACAAACCATTAAACAAAACGCAGCGAGAAAAATCTTTGAGACATATTCGAAAACATCTCGAAAAAAGAGCACGAGTCCCGAAAGAAGACACAGACTTATTGGTGAACTTTCGAAATAATGCGCACATGCCGCCTCCTCCCAGCGAAGCCCCGCCTCCATTAGAGGTCGGCGTAGCAAACGCCCTTTTGGACTTGAAACGCGGCAAATATGACGGCAAAAAATCCCGCAAAAGTAAATAAATACAATATTTTTTTTTAATGTTAATAATTAAAAAAAAAATAATAATTATTCAGGAACAACAATATTTTTCAAAGTATCGTGACTAATGGGCGCCTCGACCAAAACATCGGGAATACTTTCGCCAAAATAAATTTTCGAAATGGACCCGAGAGCCTTCACTTGCTCATATCTCAAAAACTCTTCCGTCAACAAAATCTGGTTGCCTTCGGCCTGCTTCTGGCTCTCGTAAAATTTCGTGTCTGCGATAGACATCTGGCGTCTATTCTCAATCTCTTGAATCGTAAACTCGGACTGTTTTTTCTCGATGGCTTGTTCATTTTCGACCGCGGCAACTTTGGCCAACTGGCGAGCCAAGATGGTGGCCTGCTCTTCGCGCGTCTCGGCTTGCTTCTTTTCCACCAACTGTTTGTTTGTGGCAATCTGCAAATTCGTGGCTTCGGCTTCAACTTGCTCGAATTTCTGAAGAATGTGTGCAGGAACAGCGGGTTTGGTAACGCGAACGCTGATGATTTCGATGCCGGGTGCCCATTTCAGCAAATCGACGCGCAACTGTTCAGCCAAATGATCATCAAGTGTATCGAATTTGGTGATATATACTTCTTGCAATGTGTTTTTGCTGCAAAACTGATTGACTTCGTGGTGAATTTTGTCGTAAATCCAGGTCTTGTCATAGTTGACAGTGTAGTTGCGGACGGTTTCGAGCAAATGCTTGCGGGACAACCGGTTGACAACTTCGATTTTGCCAAAGTTGATCAAAACCCCACTGGCAGTGCCGCAAGGTACGTTTTCGACACTATCAGTTTGAACAGTGTGCACAACTTCTGCAAAAGTTGTTACGAACGGTAGTTTAAAATGAATGCCCGGTTTCGTAGTTTCTTCCATGAGTGCACCATTCTTGTAATAAACGCCCTCGCGGCCTTCATGAATTTGGTGAACAGTGATTGTCGCGATAAAAGCCACCGTAGCTAAATAAATTAATGCAGATGCCATTTTTTTGGGGGGGAGGGGGGGTAATGTATTCTATAATTTTTTTTTGATAGTTTAGACAGAGAAAACAAAATAAGGAACCATATATGACACAATAATTAGTAAAAATATGTTTGCATTTGTGCTAAGACTACTTAATAAAGTTGCCAAGACTGCAGTTCCAATAATCATTTGAGCATCAGCCAACAAAATTGTCGCTCCAAGTTCGTTTGCATAATCTTTGAAAGCATCCAACACTTTGCTGACGCCGCGCGGGAAAGCGTAAAATAGTTTTGCAAACAGCAAATCGTGCATAAGTTGGACGAGTACAGCGACAACTAAAAATAGTAAAATATTCCAACTCCAATTGAAGTATGTGTAAACCAATCGCGCGAGCGTTATTCCAATAACCAAACTGAGAACGTCGGCGACAAATGCCCCAATATGAAATTTGCGATACCACGCGACAAGCGTTTTGGATTTTATGTGCCCCAACTCCAAAAGCAAAATAACGAAAAGATCAATAATCATTGCCGAATTCAAGATTGGCAAATAGTCCGACGTATTCGTAAACTTTGATATGTCTCTAAATAGCATGATTATATATATATATATATTGCGGTTTGGAAAATTTTACGATTCCGTCATAAAATTTTTCCAAACGCAGCTCTAACACATTTCTTTAAAATCATGAATTCTTCTTGTAAAAAATGCACCGAAACATTTATGTGCGACAAATGTTTGATTTTGTCTTTGTCATGTGAAATACAAAATCAATCGAAAAACATAAAAGAGTTTAGGTGTGAGCGGTGTTTTTGTAATGTGGAATTGCCTTGCGATTTTTTGGGATTATGTGGCGATTGTGTTATTGAACAAAACAAACAGAATTTTTTGACAGGTAGCACACTGACCGAGAAAATGGTTATCAAATTGACACTAGACTATTACACTGGAAAGTGTTCAAAGTTAATTCATTGTGACGCCGAAAGCAGCTCGCACAAAATTCAAAAAGAACTGGAAACCATGGTTTGCACTTTTGCTCCGCAACCTTCTTTTATTCGGTATAAATAATTTACTGAGATCGGCGCGATTTTCTGCGACGTTGCTGTCTTTTTTTAGTGTTTTGTTTTCGGGATCGTCTTTTTCCACCTTTGTAAGGACGCAAATCTGTTGTCATGTGACTTTTTTTCTCTTCAAACATCTTCATTAGTTCGTCAATAGCAGGGTAACTGTTTTGCATTTTCGCTTGTGAAATTACCATAATAGCGGCTTGTTGGTCAGGCTTGAGATAATGGAAACCTTTGTCACCGATAATTGGCGTAGTTTTGATGTTGTCTGGCGATATTTTCAGAATATCCTCGGCTGTCATGTTTTCAATATCAGAAGGCACTGTATACTCGCGGCTCTTGAACATGTTTTTAATGGAATCCATTTGTATTTATATATATAAACAATCAAAAAATAATTTTCTAAATGTTGTCGGAACAAGATATCGCGCACATACGCGCCCATTGGGCAAAAGTAAAGGAACACGAAGACAATACGGACCTTGTGTTAAAGAAACGCGAAACACTTTTTAAAAAAATCATCGCGTTCGAATCGAAACATGATGGGTTCAATTGTTTTTCCGCAACAAGCGAAGAGATAGAACTGTATTTGAGAAGGAAGAAACAGTCGTTTGAAGTATTCTATAAGGATTTTATCGTATACAAAGACTTACTCGAGTTCCAAAAAGAAATTACAGAAGATATGATGACGCGATATTGCCGGTTTTTAGACGACCGCGATTTGAGGATGGATGATGATGCATATGACGACGATTTATATATGCTTGTAAACGGCAAGCCGCGTTCATAAATCAAAAAAAATGTTGTATCTCCTTCTTATTTGTTGTTTGGTGTGTGTAACACTTCAGCGACCTTTGTGTAATTTGTATTATCTAAGTGATGTAGAAAAACGAATGTTTCAAAATTCTAGCCCCAAAAACTCGGTTGTCCAAGACAATTTGATAAAACACTTTTCGCGAATATCGGGTCAATCGGTTGGCCAGATCAAGTCTTGTTTGTCTCTGAAGCGCAATAAATTTACAACAAAAAATATATAAAAATTGTATGCTTTCTTTACTTTAAAAATGGCAAGAAACGGTAAAAAATGGAATATTAACGAAATTTTATCTTTACAACGAGAGTTTCAATTATTACAAATGAGTATTGATGATATAGCAAAAAAACACAAAAGAACACCCAAAGCAATCATGTACAAACTTCATCATGAAGGTTTCGCAAGGTTTGATTCGCTATTCAAACCATCCGACGGCTTAAAACAAGGCGTTGCTTTGCCAGACGACTTAAAACAAGGAGTTGCTTTGCATTCCCCAGGTCTCGGCCTGCGGCCAAATGTATTGTTCGAATCTGGTTTTCCATCCTTCGGCAAAACCATCGTTTCGTTTCTTTTACAAAAATTCTGGATTCCATTCGTTGAGTCCTTGCAAAAACTCTAAAACAAATGGGTCTTGGATTTTGTTGGAGATAAATGCATGACCAAAGTCTATAATCCACACATGCCCACTGTACTCAATAAAATTGTATCCCGTAATATCCGGATAATAGATATTATGATTATACAAAATGGTTAAAATCTCCCGAATTTTTGTAAACACATGTTCGGGAACATCTGTACTCCGTGCTCCATAAAAGTCGGACACACACATTTGTGGAATTCTCTGCATCTTCATCAGCCCCGTCTTTATGTCATAGGAATAAGGACGGGGCACGTGGAAACCGTACGTTTCCGATAATCCGTATACATACTTGTGCAAAAGCCACTCTTTATGTGAGACCGTTTTCGTATAAATGTAGTTACTCGTCATAATAAAATTACGTAGAAAAAAAAATGTTGACAAATACTTATGATAATCGCACCAACAATGATTGTTGGTTCGATTTTGATATACCGCTCGAAAAGTTGCACGCCGACCTTTCGAAAAAGAAAAATGCCACCTACGATTTCCACTATTTTGTTGAGCACAATTCGCACGAAGAGTTGGCTCACTGCTATTCAATGATGCTTGCCTCGAAGAAGTGCAGTAACACACCAGTCGACTTTGCGAGTCGACTTACCGAAGAACAGCTTGCCGAGTTGGTCGAGTTCTTGCTAGATCCGCAAGAATTGGTTGTGATCGAGTCGATGCATATTCTTCGCACTATGGGTATTCAACTTGATAAACAAACATGGATCGACATGTATGAGTTCTCGATGTGGCATCCGAATGCAATTGTTTGCCATGTGTGTAGAAAGATCGATTGGAAACTTACACGCCAATATTTTCACGATACCGGTATACTTGAGTGTTGTTCATGTCATAAAAATAAACGATTGCATCCGGGCGTGGGCGAACTTGATATTGACTTTGATACTTTTGATTTGCGTTTTTATAAAAATTAATATAAAAAATAGATTAATATATAAATTAAAAAAAATGTTTAGCACGATATTTAAAGGACTTCAAACATTATTTGTAAACACGTTGCTATCATTATTTTGGACATATAGTTATTACAGCGTTGTTGTCGAGGATCGGTTAAAGGCGATTGGAATCAATTTTAAAATTTTAAAACCGCGACTAAAAGCGGAGCCCGCGCTTGATCAGTGGACTTGCACTGCGACGATTGTGAATGGCGACAAACTAATTGAGCACTACATTTATAGCAATGAGGATGTTCCGCTGGACAACGACGCGGATGCCTTATATTTACAAAAGTTAACAAGCGGGCAAAGGATTGCAAGAGTTCGGTCATCTTTATCACCACCAAGTATTGAACCAACCAATACGCGCTTCCTGAATATAATGTATTTTCATCATGATATGAGCGACCCGATCAAACTGACGCTAGACCCTGCGTATATACAAACCGGCAATGAAATTTTCAGCAAAACCTTTGTACTTAGACTGCTCAATTATCAGTACAGTCGCGACAAATATGAGTTTGATGATCAGTACTTGTTGCATATTATGGATGACAAAATCAAGAGTTTTACTATAAAGTCGAACCAATACTTGGTTTTTGTTGAGGGCGGATACACAATAAGGGGAACTGATAGTTCCCCTTTAACCCCTCCTTTTCCCTCTTAATGTTTTCTTTTTATCATATCCAGAAGAAAGAAGAAGAAAGATTATAAGGGAATGAATACCTTCGGAGCCTTATCCGTAGGTTCTCCTTCATAATTATATTAGCACAAAATTAATATAAAATATAATTATTAGTCAACATTACATAGAAAAAAAATGGCCACGCTACATCCTTTGTCAAATAAATGGTCTTTGTACTATCATTTACAAACCGACAATAGTTGGACGCCAGAAAGTTACAAGGTCATTATGCGCGACATTGATCAGGCTGAGCAGATTACCGCATTGAACCGCGCCATTCCCGAATACTTGTTGTATAACTGTATGTTCTTCTGCATGAAATCGGGAATATGCCCTACATGGGAGGATGTAAAAAACCGCGACGGAGGGTGTTTTTCCTACAGGGTCCCCAACAATGAGATTGCGGTTGCTTGGCGTTCTCTGATGTGTGCGATGGCCGGGTCAACTTTGACAAAGGGTACAAAGTACGAGTCGCATGTGAATGGCATCACCGTGTCGCCGAAAAAGCGGTTTTCGGTCATCAAGGTTTGGATGGATACTTGCAATTTTCAGGACCCCGATATTATCCGCGATATTCCGAGTCTTCCTAAAGACGGCTGTCTTTTCAAAAAACATGCACCTGAGTTTTAAAATTATTTACGAGAGGCCTTCTGTGCTGCTTTGGCATCACTTAGCTGTTTTTGAAGAACAACAATTTCAGCATCACTGTCGGTCTTTATTTTCTCGTAACGCGCCTTCACGTCGGGTTTTAATCTAATTTTGGTATTTGCAAGAACCCCTGCCACCAAATCGCGCAACTGTTGTTTGAGGTTCAACTTTTGACCAATGATAACGGGGTCGGTGGGGGTTTTGTACTTGTCGAGTTTCAGCTGATTATTGATAGTTGTGATTTTTTGTTCGGGAGATGCAGTTGCATTACCCTCAATTACATAGGGATGTAATAAGTAAACCGTTAATATTAATACAGCAACAATTATGATAGCAATGCCTTTTTTTTCAAATTTCATATTATTCTATATAATTTATAATAATATTAAAAAAACTTTTTTTTATTTCTTCTTTTTGTCATCGAATCCCTCGATGCTTTCGACGAATTCGTGAACAAAATACCAAACGACGGCGAAAACGATGCCGTGAACCAACGCAGCAACTCTTCGGGAAGCACCGGTAGGCAACCAAATCAAAACTCCTGGACTGAGGATGGCGAAAAGAATCGCCATAATGACATATCTTACAATTTGCATTTTTTTTTATATATTGTGAACCGACAAAAAAATCTCGGAACTCAAATGGGTCAAAAGGGAAGGATCAAAAGGAAACCGTAGGTTTCCTTTAATTTGGCGGCAAAGGAGCCAAGCACAACTTGATCTCCCCAAGCGACGCCACATCATACTTTACAATCAGCGGCAAATCATTTCCTAAATACATTTCCAAGTGGCTGCACAAAGGTGTACACTTGATGAAATTGTTGAGACTCTTGACTGAAAACTCGCCCTGCACAATGACCGAAGGATCCGGCTTCACAATAAAGTCCATATGACTATCCGACTCGGACCGTTTAAACTTGGTCTTTGCAAATGTTCCCACACAAGAGAAGATCAAGTCATCTCCAACCGACTTGATTTCAACGCGATCGGTCAACGCATTCAAGTCCCTCACAATCTTTTGAAAATCGGCCGTGGGCAAATTGATAATCGTTGAGTACTCCACATCTGGTATGACCAACTCCTCCGGATCGGGCTCAATGAGCCGCAACTTGTAGTCGTAGGTCTGCCCCACATTCTTGTTGTCGAATTCCATGCCAAGGTACGACACAATTCCGTCCTGGTAATCCTCCTTGTCAATATACATGGTGAGCGTGTCGTCATTCGACAGTGTTGATATCAATTTGAAGAAATGCATCGTGTTGGTACAAACCACAATTTTATCGGGTACACACTTGTATAACTCAAACTTGTTCGAGTGCAAGATTACGCTTACCAACATGGTGTGGGTTTTATCAAAGTTGATAATCTTCATGCTGTCCTTGGTGAATGTAATGGTGGCATCAGTCAAAATATCCTTGAGCGCGGTGGTCAAGTTTCGAATCGGCTGGATCTGGACTGTTTTGATTGTTAACACGTGGTTGTTCTCGTTCATGATGATTGTTTACTAAATATATATAGTTCGTGTGTTTAAATATTTTTTTTGTAAAATAAGATTGTATATATACTAGAGTATGACCGATGCATTTACAATTAAAAATTACTCGATCCTCACATCATTCAATGGTAAGCAAATTTATTTGAAATTGATGGACACCGTGACACACATGGTGTACGAAACCAGCGTGGATAACTCGGAACTTCGGTTGTCTCTAACTTTAGACGATGTATACAAAATAGTGACCGCCTGTTTCGGAGAGGACGATGGATACAAAGTTGGCATCACTGTGCGCGCGGGGCTTATGAAAATTAAGTTTCACGCAATTATTGGTGGGTTTCTCAAAATCGATTTTGACGTCATGATTAAGGAAAAACTCATGACCAATGACGCGCAGCTCACGCTTTTTGTGAACCAGTTGGAGCAAAGACACGAGATGGCTGTTGACGCGTTAACAAACCGATGTGACGAACTGGTTTCGACCATTAAGAAACTTGAAGAAACCGTTTCTGCAATTTCTTGCGCAGAGATCGAGATGCGTGTAAATACCTTTGTCGCTCTTTCGACAACAACATTGTCGATACAAGGCGACGTACATTTGAAGGCAGACAAAATCAAAATGTTGTTTAAATTGCAGAAACTCCATTTGACTGCGTTTTCTCTTGTAGACTTGTCAACTATTTCAAACAGCTCGGTCAATCATTTGTATATGGATGCAGGTGGAAACACAAAATTTGTATCTTTAAGGGGGATTGAAGGAATGCCAAAGCTGGAGACTTTAGTTATTGCGAATGCTCCTTCTTTGCGCGATTTGTCGTGTTTATACAAAATTGCGATCAAATCCATAAAGATTGTTGGACCTTGCGCATTTAACATGAATGAGTTGAAGACTTTTTGTATTGAACGCAATGTCGATTTGAAACAGACTGAAATGTTAATGTGAAGCAGCGAATAAATCATAAAAAAATGGAGTCTGTAAGTACACAAGATGTTGTCGTCAAAGAGACGAAAAGCAAACATCCAAAAGACATGGACGATCACGAAATAGCCGAGTATATTAAACAAAAAGGCACAGACGACGAGTGCAAATTCGTTTACGATCCTTCAAACCCTTGTTTTCCTAGATTTTCCTACGGCACTTTCACGAACTGCGCCATTCCTCGCATTTCCATGTGTTTTACAAAAGAAAATACAAAGATAATAAGAGAAGCCGGATTCACAAATGTAGATTTTAGTTCGTGTCTGTTTCAAAATGTTGTTTTTTACCAGTGCTTCTTTGATAACTGCAATTTTTCCAACACAGTCATCATGGATTTGACGTTCGAACTCTGTGTAATCAAGAATACCGACGTTAGTTACAAAAATGTCGTTGTGAAATAAGTTCAAAAAAAAATGGTACTCACGCGGGCAATGAAAAAACAGATCGATTTCATCGAGGAGCCGAATCGAAGCCTTCTCATACTCGGATTATTTCCCTTATATATAACCGCCGCGTCCATCGCACTGACGATCATAACCTTGTTTGGATTGCGTACATTTTGTATAGTCTTGTTTTCATTACTGGGCACCATTGGTCTTCCAGTTGTTATAAATTGTAATAAAATATAAAAAAAAATTGTTTCAAAGTTTTTTTATATTTCAAAGTTTTTTATATTTTGTTTTACTCTTTCTTCTCCTTGAAATCCTTCCCCTTATAGTCCTTCCCCTTGTAGTCCTTCCAAGATATTTTTACGGGTTCGACAAAAACGGGAGCTTCGGCAGCATGCTCTTTGTCCAAGTTGTCGCCCCGGCGACGTGCACTGTCGACATAAATGTCTCGCAAAATGGTGCCGACTTTGACCGACGCATCATATTGGTCAATGATCCCATCCTCAATCTGTTTCAGAATAAAAATGAACTTGACCATAAGCTCCATGTTTAGCTCATCCTTCAACACTTTGTTGAAAATATCGGTATAATTATTGAACAAAAAGGGGGCCGAGGTTTGGCACAAATGGTTGTACTTTTCCTCCTCCACCATGCGCATATGGAAATGGGTCTTTTTGATCTCGCACAACTTTCCAATATCCACCAAAATGCTCTCGCTGTGTTTGAGCTCGCGAATGCGCTCGGTGTTGTTCACATAGTCGTCGCTTTCCATAAGGGCCTTCATGTTGAGTCCTTGCACAAATGAATTCTTTTGCATGTTTTTACTATATATTTGTAATTAAAAAAAGATTTTTTATGTAGTTTACAACGATGAACATTTATCCGTCAAAGTTATATATATATACAAATGAGTGATCAATTAAATATTTTAATCAATGATAATTTAAGCAGGGACGGATTGTATGTCGTTGTTTTCTGCGGCCTTACCATATTTGTGATACAACATATTGCCAGGGTACTCCATGTTACAAAGAACTGGGATCGAATGCGGTGCCGACCGGAAGTGATGGGGTCTGCGTGGATGTATGGTAAAGATGTCAACGATAATATGGAGTACTGTTTGGAAAATGCAGGTAAACAAATTGTCCACAATGATTTTGTGAGTCCGATACAAAAACGGGTGGAAGATATAAATGCAAAATTCCAACAAAAAATCAAAGAGACGGATTCAAGTTACAATGCGATCGACGAACGGGTAAACAATGCCGATTTGTATAAGAACAAACAGAACACAAATTTAGCGATCGCAATACAAAACAATATTTTAGCAGTAAAGGAAGGGATGCAAAAGATCATTGCTTCGTTAATCATACAAAAACACATGACCAATGGAATCCTGAAAATGACCAATACCAACAAGATGTTCAATGACAGCTTGCGCGATGGCATGAATAAAACCAAGTAAAAAAATGTTTTATTAAATCACTCAGTATATATACAAAAGACAAATATGTCGATCAGCTATTGGGCAATGAACGAAGTGTATATTTTGATTGCTCTCACGATATTTGTATTATTCATCATATCTATTCAATATTTGTATCAAGATTTTCAAATCACAATTGCAAGACAGTTGAACGATTGCACAAACCCGATTGCGATTTACTTTGACAAGGATGTTCGCAACAAATGTTTGACACAAAAATTGGCAAACAACAAGGGTGTGAAAAAAATACAGCAGCTCGACAGACAGATGCAGTCTGACGCTCGAATCCTTGAGGACAAATTTGGAGAACTCGACAACCGCGCAAACAACTCGTTGACAAATTTCGAAGAGACACAAAAACGCCTCGACGAAAACGAGGCACCCGCATTGTTGGCAGCGAAACAAAAGTTCATGGACTTGTCGGGTGTGATTTCGAATGTGAAAAATCAATACAAAGAAAACAGAACCAATTTGTCAAATTTAGTGGAAGACTATGAAAAGACATTTAACAAAAATGTGGAATTTGTCGCGGAGGTGGGAAATAGTTTAGTAAACAAATTGTATTCCAACATCTATACAAAAAAGTTTGAAGCCAAGCGGAAGGCCATGGTTGACAATTACAACTCGATCAAGGCCTACTTGGCGAAAATGGTGGAAATGAAACAAGTCGACCCGAAAGTCGGGACTTTGCGCGATTTGACGAAAGACGAGATCAATGGCAAGCGATAGATAAAATATCTATACAATCATTATAAGAAATGAATCTAAGCATTGTCGGATTATTTTTAGTGATGTTGATCTTCCTCATGATGGGACACAATGGTGTTGTGGGATATTCCGCCCCATCGTCTACATTGTCCGAGTACCCCTATGAAGGCTTCGAGGCGATTCAAAACGCATTTGAGAAGCGTTATGCCGAGCCTTTTGAGCCCAAGTCTGACGACAAAAAGTATGCCGAGGCCTTCGAGGCGTCCGAGTCCCCACCTTTAAAGGTAACTGGATTTGGCGGTCTCATGAGTGGCGCATACGGCAACGAGAAAATCATCGGTTTCATGTACAACAATGATGCAAACACCACTTGCAAGTCTTTTGGATACACGAATTCCAAGGGTAATATTTGTATGAGTGATTCGGATATCAAATTGTTGACGACTCGCGGAGGCAATGCTTTAGGCGCTCCTGACCAGGTTGGTAACTAAGAGATTATTTCTGCGTAATAAATACAGGTGAGCTTTATATTACCAAGAGTTTTTAATCTGGGGTTAAACCGTATTGCGGTAAGGATTTTTTTTTTAAATTTGTGCCAAGAATTATTATTATTATTATTATTATACATATACATGAAAATACGTATAACAAAAAAAAGAGTCAAAACAAGAAAAAGAGATAAAAAAAGAAGAGGAGGCGGGGGCAACTTTTCAAGCAGTGCTGCGACAATTTTATTTACTTTTCTCACAGTCGCGGCAGCGACAACGCACCGCGGCGCAGGAAAACATTACTATATGACCGCATGTGCCGGAAATACTTGTAGATCTCCACAAGCAGAATATATGTTAAAAAGTTTGGTCGATGATCCAGGTTTGGTATCGTCGTTCGGTGTGAATGTGCGTGCTCCAGGATCTTCCATGGCACCGCTAACTAAACAAATAACAACAGATTTATGTGAGGATGATGAAACATGTATCGAAAGTGTAAATAATCATAAATCGAAACCCTTCGATTATGCCCTTGTGAAACATATTTTAGAAGATCCGAATAATACTTTACAAATTTTACCGATGGACGACAAAACTGCTGATAGTATTTTTGATATACTTGAAAATTATGATTTCGATAAATCAGAACTTTCGAGAATACATGTAGGTGCAGATTGTGATTCAAATGGTGAATGCCAAGTCAAAAGTGCAAAAGCGCCTGATCCGTTTTTCGACAAAGGCACCTGGAGAGAACCCGCGTCATATGCAAATACATCATCCACGTTAAGTGATTTCATTGAAAACCGCGTTCTCCACAAAACGCCAGCGCGCGCAAAATATTGGGTTCCTTCAAGTACAAAAAAAAACAAAATTGTAAAAAAATTTAGAAATTATGGAAGATGATAAGTCCGATTCATGTACTATTTGTAAGCTTTGCTTAACGGGAGCGAGCGTCGCTTAACTTAACCAAAACACTTTCTACGTTTATACTCCCATTTTGGAACCGCAAATGGTTTCGTAAATAGTTTTTATCGACGAAACTCATAGCGAACACTTTTTTTAAATGTTTTATAATATTTGAACAATCTATCTCGTCATCGGTTCTGTCATTGTATGTTTCAGGATGTTCTACAAAATCAAGAACGTTATAAAGATTGAAACTGCCGTTTACAAATATTTGTATATCATCTTCATGCAACCAAACGATACTTGGCGTAGATTCGATATTGTATCGTTTAAAAATGCTCGAACCAGATTCCAAACTAACTTCCCCGATTTGGATATCAATGTTGCCTATGGCTCCAGGAACCTTTTTCCAAATAGGCGCAAAATCATTGCAGTGACTACACTTATTTGAGTAGAATTTAATTAACCACTTGGACTGGTTTGTGTCCACTTTTTCGTCGAAATTCTCATCAGTTAATATTTCGATCTTCGGGCAACCAACCTTGCACAACGGCTCGTCTAAATGTACAAGGATTTTCTCTACAACCGTGTTGGGGAAAAAGTTGTAAACAAATGAGGCAGTTTCATCAACGCCGTTTGTTTTGATAGAATGTTCGATCAATTTCATGACGATAAATTTTATCTCGTCGTTAAAATGAGAAGATCCAAGTTTTTTAATAATTTTTGTATATAATTTTGCAAATTTTTTTACTTTAAGTGAGGGCACACAACTCATTTACTATATATATATATTATACAGGCACTTTGCCATGTGAACTGCCGAAATCGAGTATCTGTAGGTTTCCTTTACAAGATGCAACAGAAACAAAGGGAAGGATTAAAAGGAAACCGTAGGTTTCCTTTACAAGATGCAACAGAAACAAAGGGAAGGATTAAAAGGAAACCGTAGGTTTCCTTTACAAGATGCAACAGAAACAAAGGGAAGGATTAAAAGGAAACCGTAGGTTTCCTTTACATGTACATACTATACAAAACGCTCGGATTCACACACTCATTGGAACGAACAAGAGTATCAACATCCAGTTTGGTCAGTGTATATGGAAAAGTCACCTTGAGACCCATATCCTTCTCAAAGAGCGAAGTCTGATCCGGCTTGATGAGCCTGTACAAGTTCAACTTTGTGTGAATAATCTCTAAAGTTCGTTTCAAATTTCGCACACCTTCTTCGCCCTTGGCCTGATTTGAGATGATGTGTCCTAAAACTTCATCTGAAATAACAATATCGTCCGGGCCAAACCCAACTTGTTCGCGGATTTTCGGCAACATGTAGTTGCGCGCAATCGTGATCTTTTCCTTCGTCTCGTAACCCTTGGTCACGATGCGGTACATGCGGTCCTTCAAAATCGGATTCACCAACTTTTCATCATTATAACTAAATATGAACAAACACTTGCTTAAATCCAAATCGATTTCTGAGAAATACTTGTCGTGGAACTGGCTATTTTGCGTCGTATCCGTCAGGTGTGTCAAAATTCCAATAATCTCTTGACCACGCGCCGTGTCGCTCACTTTGTCCAACTCGTCAAAGTAAATCACCGGATTCATGCACTTGCTCTCAATCAAGATTTGCACAATCTTGCCCCAAGTGCTCCCTTCATATGTGTAGGAATGGCCCTCCAAAAAACTGCTGTCGCCACATCCACCAAGGGCGATAAAGGCAAACTCGCGACCCAAAATCTTGCTGATGCCCTCCTTCACCAACGACGTCTTGCCAGTTCCGGCGGGGCCGTGAATCGCGATAGCAGTTCCCATCGAACTCGGATTCGAAATCCATTGGCCGACCATTTGCATAATCTGCATTTTCGCGTCATTGAGTCCAAACACGCACGTGTCGAGCTGTTTCTTCGCATTCATCACGTACTCGCTGCACTTGTCAATTCCGTCGTTGATATTGATTGTCAAATTCTTGTATACACAAAAGGGGATGCGCATAAAATTGTCGACCCAGTTCTTGAGTTTAAAATACTCGTTGTCCCCTGGCTCCATCATGCTCAACTGATCGAGACGCTGGATGGCGATGGCCTTGAATTTGGGCGGAATGTTGGACTGCAATAAAGACAAGCGGTACGGTTTCTCGACATACATGAACTTGTTAATCTCTTTCAAGTCGTTCATAATTTTCAACTGTTCCTTGTTGGACAACTTTCGCTTAAAGTATCCAATCTCGTCGACGGTTTCTTGTGCGTCGGCGTAACTCAACAACTCTTCGTATGCTTCTGCATTCTTTGTTCGCGCATTCTTGATCAACTTCTTGATGGTTCTGTCGCACTGCTTGATTCCTTTCTTCACAATCTCGTTACTCGGTTTCAAACGCAACTTCTCCAACAAAACTTTCTTAAGCTCGATGATTTCCTTGTATTTTTCCTCGATATTTACGGCCTCCGATGAGGAAGTGTCCTTTTGTTTGGCCTTTTCTTTTTTGGCACGCAAAACTTTGGACTGTGCAGAGGCAGTTGAGGCTGCGACGGAAACCAGGGACTGACACGAAGTTGTCGCGGGCAAACCAATTGGGGCTTCATAATTCTCTTTCATAAAGGTCTTTTCGTCATCGGTGCCGTATTCATCGTTCGAAACATTGCCGTTGTTGGATGATGAACGCCCACGGTTCTTCATTCCGTTTGCACCACCACCAACCGACAAGATGATTTTGAAACCTTTTTCGTCGCTCTGAATGTTCTGGTTATTTTGTTCTTCTCCCTCTTCGTCTTCATCTTCATCCATGTCTTCATAGACTTCATCCTCATCGTCATCGTCATCATCGATATCTTCGTATACAGTTGATTCGTCGTCATCAATGTCCGCGTAATCATCGTAGTTGTCTTCTTCTTCTTGATTCTCAGAATCATCCTCATCATCATCATGATCTTCATCCGATGAGGACTCCGGTACACAATAAGACTTTTTGTACTTTTTGTGGTGTTTTTTCTTTTTGTCTTTTTGCTTTTGTTTCTTTTTTTTGGCCTCTGCTGCTGCTGCGGCCTCCTTCTTCTTTTTCTTGCGCTTCTCGTCTTCCTTTACTTTTTTAGACATGTACCGCGACGGAAACAACTTTTGCAAAGTTTTGTGCAAATCCTCCATGTCATCTTCGGTACTGTTTTCAAAGTTCTTCGACGAGTTCTTTTTTCTCTTGTTCGACTTGGGCGTTTCAATCTCGCTGCTCGTGCAACTATCAATAAAACTCGAGGTGGGAGTGTACTCGCTGTCACTTTCGCTGGAGTCATAGCTGCTTGAGTCGGAATCCGACGAATCTGAATCGGGTTTGTTCTTTTTTTGGTTTTTCTTCTTGTCGGCAACGTACTTGGGCATTTTTTTTTCTAACTTCTGGTTCTGGTTTGTTTTATGATTTGCTGAAAAAATCATAAAAAAACCTTGACTAAGTATATATAGCAACAAAAAAAATGTTTCAATATAAAAATCCATCGCGAATTATTGGAATCCAGTTTGGGATATCCTCCCCCGAAGAAATTCGAAAAGCTGGTGTTGTCGAGGTTGTTTCAAAAGATACATACATTAATAACAAGGAAGTGCCAGGTGGTCTCTTCGACCCTCGAATGGGCGTTTTAGGACCTGGTGCAATTTGTCCAACCGATGGTCTATCTTACATTCAGACTCCGGGATACTTTGGCTATATTGAAATGGCGCGACCGATTTTCTTTATTCAACATATCAAAGAAATCATGAAAATTTTAAAATGCGTGTGTTTTAAATGCAGCAAACTCTTAATCAGCAAAGAACAACATGCCCAAGTGTGCGAAATGAGTTCGTATCAACGGTGGGATTATGTTTACCCCCTCTGTCAAAAAGTGAAGCGTTGCGGCGAACAAACCGAGAGCGGGTGCGGTTGTAAACAGCCCGACAAAATCAAGTTGGATGGAATGTCAACCATCAATGCGGTTTGGGAAAATTTAGTAAACGAAGGTGCCGCAACAGCAGAAAGCAAAGATGCCAAGTCCAACTATGTGATGAAACTCACTGCAGAAATTGTGCTAAAAATATTTAAGCGAATTTCCGACGAAGATGTCGAGTTTATGGGTTTCAGTGCGACTTGGTCGAGACCCGATTGGATGATTTGTCAAGTGCTGCCGGTTGCACCGCCCGCCGTCCGCCCTTCCGTCAAAATGGACGCAAATCAGCGCAGCGAGGATGACTTGACACATATTTACGGGCACATTATCAAGACCAATCGCGATTTGATGGAGCGCATCAATGCCAACGCATCCCCACATATTATCGATAACTTGACTTCCGTGTTGCAATATTTTGTTGCCATGATTGTCAACAACAAAGTCAAGGGTGCTGTGCCGATGGCCCAACGAACAGGGCGCCCCTTGCAGTGCATCACCGGTCGACTTAATTACAAACATGGCCGCATTCGTGGCAATTTGATGGGCAAACGCGTCGATTTTAGTGCTCGATCTGTCATTACTGGCGATCCAAATTTATCTGCGCGCCAACTCGGCGTCCCCCTGCGTGTGGCCATGTGTTTGACAAAACCGGTGGTTGTAAATGATCGCAACCGCAATTTTCTCACAAAACTTGTGCAAAATGGTCCCGAAACGTATCCCGGCGCCAAGATTTTGGAAAAGAAGGACGGATCCAATGTCTCGCTCCGTTACGTTGACCGCTCCTCCATTCGTTTGGAAAATGGCGACAAGGTCCACCGCCACATGATGGACGGAGACGCGGTTTTGTTCAATCGCCAGCCCAGTTTGCACCGTATGAGTATGATGTGCCACATTGTCAAAGTCATGAAACGCGGCGACACTTTTCGTATGAATGTTTGCGACACCAAACCATACAATGCAGATTTCGATGGTGACGAAATGAATATGCACATGCCCCAGAGCGAGTTGTCCGAAATCGAGTTGCGCAATTTGGCGGCGATCCCTTATCAAATCATCAGTCCCTCGAGCAATGCGCCCATTATCGGCATTTTCCAAGACTCCATGTTGGGGTCGTACCAGTTTACGCGCAAGGGCGTCGAGTTTACGCCTCGCCAGGCGATGAATATTTTGATGGGTTACTCGAATGTGGATATGAAGGAACTCCGAAATAAGAAGAAAATCACCAATTTCGACATTTTGTCGCAAATCACGCCGCCCATTTCTTTGAAATACAAGACGAAACTGTTTGACGACGCAGAGGACCCCAACGTTTCCAATAATGTGCTCGAGATCCACAATGGCAAATATATTCGTGGGCAGGCCGACAAGGGTGTCTTCGCCTCTGGCACCAAGGGCATTTTGAACCGCATTTGCAACGATTTTGGCAATATGGCGTGCTCCAATTACATCGACGACTTGCAGCAAATAATTACCGAGTACATGAAGACGAGCGCATACAGTGTGGGTGTAAGTGATTTGGTTTCAGACCGCAAAACCACCGAGAGTGTGTTGCAAGTGATTTCTACAAAAATGAACGAAGTTGCTGAGCTCACCGACAAAGTCCATTTGGGAATCCTCGAGAACAATTCGGGCAAAACGAACGCACAAGAGTTTGAAGTTCAAGTGGGCAATATTTTGAACGATGCCACCAGTCAAACCGGCAAAATCGGCGTAAAAAGTCTCGATGAGAGTAATCGCTTTGTGAAAATTGTGAAATCCGGATCGAAGGGTTCCATGTTGAATATTTCTCAAATGATTTCGTGTTTGGGTCAACAAAGTGTCGACGGCAAGCGCGTGCCTTATGGGTTTGACAACCGGACGCTGCCCCATTTCAAGAAATTCGACGACTCGCCCGAAGCCCGCGGTTTTGTCAAGAATTCCTATATTTCTGGATTGACTGCGCCAGAACTGTTTTTTCACGCCATGGGCGGGCGTATGGGTTTGATTGACACTGCGGTGAAATCTGTGACGTGGGAAACTCCAATTGTCATCATTGATGAATCTGGAAAACCGCTTTACACTGAGATCGGACGTTGGATCGACGGAAAACTTGACACGAATGCTGACGCCGTGCAACACTTTGACGAGAAAAACATGGAGTTGTTGAACGTTAACAATATTTATGTGCCGACTACTGATGAGCATGGTACTGTTTCTTGGGAAGAAATCACTGCGGTTACGCGTCATGACCCTGGAACTACTTTGTACGAGATCAAAACGTTGGGTGGTCGTTCAGTAACTGTCACCGAGAGCAAGTCGTTGTTGATTTGGAACGAGGAACGTAAAGGTTTTTTCGAAATGCTTACTCCAGAAATCCGCGTTGGCGACTGCGTTCCAGTTACTGCAGAGTTGTGTGAACCACCGATCCTGATTGAAAAGTCAGCAGATGATGCTCTTGAAATTGCTACTAACTTTCACAAAGGCGAAGATTTGAATCCAGAAATTATTTTATATTCGCGCGACTTTATCGGGCGATTTATTCAAATGATTGAGACTTTGGGAATGTCAGACAGATCTTATGATGCACGCAACGAACAAAATGCTAATATTTTGGCAATGTTGTATAATCGCATCGGATTCCATGTATCATTCGATAAACACATTATTACAAGTTGTGAATACAAAAGTAATGTTTACAAGAATAATGTTGTTTTGGATCCAATTGTTGAGATTGTACCCATCGGTGTCGAAAAACACCCGAAAATGTACGATCTCACGATTCCAACCACTTTGAATTTCGGATTAGCAAATGGTCTTCAAGTGCGCGACACGTCTCAAACAGGATATATTCAGCGTAGGCTGGTTAAGGGACTTGAGGATTTGAAGGTCGAATACGACGGAACGGTTCGCAACAACATGGGGAAGATCATCCAGTTTACTTATGGTGAAGACGGGGTCGACACCACGCGTGTAGAAAATCAAAACATCAACTTGGTAAATATGTCCATCGAGGATATTTACATGTATTACGACCTGATCGGTTTGAACGACGGTGAAAACAAAGATATGCTGAACATTTATACAAAGGAAACTATCAAGCGGTTTAAGGCACAGCGAGAGAAAACCAAGGCCAAGTGCAAAGCCTGCGTGGATGATCTCATCAAGTTCCGCGACGAATTGGTTGCAAATGTTTTTAAATTTAAAAACGAAGATGCTATCAAGGCGCCCGTGGCCTTTCAGTATATAATTCAAAACATCCAGGGCCAAATGAACTTGACCGCAAACAACGCTGTCGATATTACGCCTCTCGAATTTATCGAAACGATTGAGAAAACGATGCTGCGGCTCAAGAGCACATTTAAAGTAACGCGGCTTTTCGAGATTATGTATTTTTACAGTTTGTCGCCGAAAGAGTTATTGATCAAAAAGCGGTTCAACACGCGCGCCGTTGCCCTTCTTATGGAACATATTGTGCTCGCCTACAAGAAATCGATCGTGCATCCGGGTGAAATGGTGGGTGTAATTGCCGGGCAGTCCATTGGCGAACCTACTACACAGCTGACTTTGAATTCCTTTGTTTACGAAACTGAGATTTTAGTTCGAAACGGTGCAGGTGAAATTAAATGTGTTCAAATCGGTGATTTTACAACTTCAGGTATTAAAACTTCTCGCAAATTGGACTACATGGAAGATAAAGACACTACTTATGCAGAATTGTCTGAATTCTATGAAGTACCTTCTGCAACAGAAGATGGGCAAACTGTTTGGCGCAAAATCGAGGCAGTAACCAAGCATCCTGTTGTAAATGAGGATGGAACCAATACAATGTTGAAAATCACTACAAAGGGTTGCAGAGAGTTGATTGCCACCAAAGCAAAGTCTTTTTTGAAACTGGTTGATGGAAAAATCATTGGGGTCGAGGGTAAAGACTTGGCGGTTGGTGATTACTTGCCTGTTTCGAAACTTATTTTGTCGATTCAACAACAAACGATTGAAACAAGTGAAACAATTCCCAACACAGTGAATGGTATTCTTACCATGGAACCAAGAGACGGACGCTGCATCGACTTGGAATTCGACAAGATTGTTTCAATCGAAGAAGTTCAAAATACAACTGCATATGCGTACGATCTTACAGTTGAAGACACTCGCAATTTTGATTGTGCGAATGGGTTGTGTGTTCGCGACACTTTTCATTTAGCTGGCGTTGCAACCAAGTCGAACGTCACGCGCGGCGTGCCGCGCATTGAGGAAATCCTGCGTCTAACCCGGAATCCCGACAAACCATCCGCGACAGTCTTTTTAAAACCCGCTGACCAGCATGACAAAGATAAAGCGGCCAACTATTGCAACATGATTCAGCACACCAAGTTGGTGGATGTTGTCAAATCCGTCGAGATTTGTTTCGATCCGAACGATTATAATTCCAAGATCGAGGCTGATCAAGTGGTGCTTCAAGAATTTTACGAGTTTGAAAAGCTGGTCGAAGAGTGCAACGACGGCGCTGCGGCAGCAGAAGACACGGTTCAAAAGTCAAAGTGGATTATACGAATGGAAATCGACGCCGAGTCGTTACTTGACAAAAATATCACAATGGATGACATTCATTTCGCCATCTCGAACAGCCACAAGGCCGAGGTGTCATGCGTCTTTTCCGACATGAATTCCAACAACCTTTTGTTCCGAATCCGCTTGAATTCGTCGGTATTTAAGAAAAAGAAGGGGGCGGCCGAGTCGCTCGACCAATCCGACGAGATTTATTTGCTGAAAAATTTCCAGGACAACTTGCTCAACAATATTGTGTTGCGAGGTGTCAGCAACATCACGAACGTAAACCCGCGAATGTTGAAAGACATGACTGTGAAGGAAGACAGCAAATATGTCCGCAAAGACATGTGGATTTTGGATACAGTCGGGTCCAATCTGCTCGATATTTTCGCGCTGGATTTCATCGATTACACGCGCACATATAGCAACGATATTCGAGAAATGTACGACGTCCTTGGAATAGAAGCCGCTCGACAAAATATTCTCAACGAGTTTAATGAAGTTATGGAGGCGAGTGATGCCTATGTGAATTATCACCACTTGAGTATTTTGTGCGACCGCATGACGGTGAAGGCGGAGATGGTGCCGATGTTCCGATCTGGAATTATGAATGACGACATTGGACCCATTTCCAAGAGTACGTACGAGATGCACACAGAAATCTTCTTGGATGCGAGTCGACACGGCGACTTTGACCAGATGCGCGGAGTTTCTGCAAATGTCATGTGCGGTCAGGCCGGTTTCTATGGTACGAATGCGTTTAGTTTGCTGTTGGATATGAAGGCGATCCTCCAGTTAGAGGAAGCGCAGCTTAAAGAGGAAGAACAAAACAGGGGCATCAATTTTATAGCAAATGGCGATGATATGGATACCGACGCGAATCTTGCGAAAATCGATATTGAAAATAATATAAAAAATATCGAATGTGTTGATACTGGCAGTGTAAATGATGGTTACGACTTATTCTAAGGGAACCAAGGTTCCCTTATGATCCCTCCTTTTATGTAGAGAATTTAAAATAATTTTAAGAAAAAATATTATTTAGCATTTTATGCAGATTTCATTTTGTTGCAAAAAACAATTCACAAAAAGCAATAAAAAGGGAAGGATTATAAGGAATAAGCCGTCGGCACCGGTGCATCGCTAGACGCTCCGCACCTTATCGCCTTATCCGTAGGTTTCCTTAATCCTTAATGGATTGTTTAATTTGTTTAGAACCGGTTGACACCGAACCGGGCATCACTGCGTTGCCATGCAAATGTTCGCACTCGATCTATCACACAGTTTGTATCAACACATTTGTAAACTCGGGGCCGAATAAAAACTTTTGTCCGCATTGTCGCACACCTTATCCACTTGCACCCGAACTTCAAGAGCCAGAACAGCCGCATGAAATACGATTGCGTATTTATATATACATTGTTCACATCCTGTCAAACACTTTGCTCAATATAATCAATATTTCGTTATCTGGTGAGCACGAAGGTACGTTATCCAATGTGTTATTAGTTTTTTATTTTTCCAAAGTCGTCTTGAATGCATTTTCTGTAATCTTGGCCAAAACAGAAATTGAAAAAATAGAGACAGCATTATTTTTCAGTTACGCCATGCAAACCATCATTTTTATCATGTTGGTTTGTCTACTTGCAACCGTAAGAACTGACTTTTATGCAATTGTTACCGTGGTAAACAATATTATCTTTGGGTTCACAGACATTGGCGTTCGAATTATTGCCGCGATGTCATAAAAAAAAGAAAAAAAATGAATTTTTTCAACCGATTTTTGAAAAGTGATCCGACCTACATAAATGTAAAGGACACTGACCGCATTATTCACTTGTATTTGGTGGCTGCAAATGTTATATCAAAATCGCACATAAAAATAAAATTCGAAAAATTCCGTCTCATGGAAAACAAAGAGCATTTTTACAAAGCCCAGCGAAAATTTCACGTTTTGTATCGTTTCATTCAAAAAGTGAAGATGAATAAGTTCACAACAGTCTACGATGTAGATTGCGATTTGCGGCTGGCGCCGCTTGAGCCCCACACTCGAATCGAACTCGTGGAGAACCAGTGTTTATACAAATTCAATATATACGATTTGATCCATGTTATAACTACTGCTTTGTATCAACAGTACTCGATGATTTCGAATCCGCAGTTCCCCAAAAACCCGTATACAAATTTGAACTTTTCCAAACACAATTTGTATAACATTTACATCCAGTGTTTGACCAAACACATTTGCATTCCTGATATTTTTCGCAAATTCTTTGTCGAAGAGTTCGACCTTGACTCTTTTATCGAAAAACACAAAATGTTTTTGCTCGAATCTGCGATCGATAATTATTTCTCCCCGGATTTGTATGTATCATCTGATATTTTTACCACAATCAACCAGATGTTTTTCCCATGGTGTATTTCGATAAATATCGAGTTCCCGCGCGACAAGCTGTATTCCATCTTTCGCCCATACTTGCGGCGCTTCGCACGAAACCAATATTTGAAAAAACAGAATGAAATCGACGACTTGACCTATTTGTTACAATGTTTTGAACTATACAATCCATTATTTGGTACCAAGTATCTTATCAACGCCACAGGTGAATACGGATTCGATGACCGCCACCTGCCTTTCCAAGAATTGAAAAATGGTGTTTTCAAACACATTCGCGGGTCGGCAATCTTTCACAAGTGCAGGTTAAATAGAAAGAAATACGACGATTTTGATTGTATTTCTTTGCGACCGCTTAGTAATGTCACGTATATCTACATATATTACAATGAAGATCCAAGCGATACTTACGAAATTAGGAGTCGGCCTTTTTCGCAGGAATTATATGAGGACGACAGTGAAGAAGACTATGACTTTTGAAAACAATATAAATATTTTGTATCCTTAAATGAATATTAATTAATTATTATAAACATGTTTAACTTTGAAATTATTTACAGAAATTCGATTCCACCTGTACACACCTATCAATTTATAAATGTTTTGCCTTGTAATCCAAAAGAAGCCGGATTTACTATCGACAACGAGCGATACAAATTGGATATTTCCACCGAAAATGTAAAATGGTATGCGGGAACCACGAAAGAATATTGCGTTTCGAAAACCATCAACGAGAGCAAGATGTTTTTAAAGCACATGTGGTATTTGTACAAGCACGAAGGTAAGTTCGGGAGATACAATATCGAGAAACAGTTGTTTGAACCGTTCGAGGATACAACCGCTGAACAAATGGTGCACGAGTTTTACTATAATACCATGTCTGCCGCGGGTTACACAATCATGTAAGTGGTGTAATATAACCAGAATAAAGAACACAATTCGCCACATTTCCAAGAACATGAATAAACAAATGCCAAATAATACCGACCCATGAATTTGTTTTATAACAATGATTTCCAATGGGGTAAGATAACACGGCGAAAAACATTAAAACAAAATACGCGACAACATTATCCGATCCGATGGCGCAATAGCTTTGATAGATCAAGGAAGAAGCCACCCAAGTCATATCTAGATTTCTTCTCCATCCGTAAGTAGGGTGCGTCCAATAAAGGATTGACGTAAACCAGACACCAAATGGAACAAAGCATAGATGGTAGTGCCCTCTTGACACAGCATATAATCCAGAGAAAAACGAAAGCCACGCCGCGGCCCATATAAGATTTGCATGGCTTCTCGGTACTACAAGGCCATTCTGTAATTGTACATAGCGATAACAACAAACGTGTAATTAAATGATATCTTATAGTAAGTATCACAAGTTGTGTTATTCTCTTGCCTGCTTTTCTAATTTGAAATTTTCATCTGTATCGTTAAAAGATGAAAATTTGACTCCCTTTCGCATCGCGCTAAAAATATTTTATGAGCATATCCGAATACTAAATTGTCAACATTTGATTAATCAAAACATTTTTCGGAATTCCGCGTGACGATGGCACCGAGTCGACAAAGAAATATTTGTCCGCATCAACGCCAAGTTTGATCATCTTCTCTTCATTTGGATTCCTATTTGTTGAAAACAATACAACCGGTATTTTGTATGCTTTCGCAAAAACCGATACATCCAGAGTCGTCATGAAATATCCCTCACTTTTAATCAACTCTTCGAGTTCGTCGTCGTATATCTTTGTATCGATCAACTCAGCTTTACCTTGTCGCTTTAACGAGGAAATAATACTTGACTTGTCGCCACCTTTAAACTCAACTTGATACGCTTTCCACAACATACTTTTCACACTTGAGAGTGGATATACAACCTTCTTTAATTCGTACAACATGTATACAAGTGGTCCAAAACTGCACTCGGCCGTTGCCCTGAATTCGAGTCGCGTTGTGCCCACCAACATGGGTAAGTCGCGGCTTTCGGTTACAGGAACCATTGTCAAACACTCGTTATCTTTCGATTCCACCATGTCACTGAAATAATTATCGGAGAACAGCAGAGACTCCAATACAATATATTCATTTGTATTCAAAGTAAGTTCGGGAAGAACATCATCCACGGATGACAACTTTTGTATCAACTCACTCTTGATAATCTCTTCCGCAACCTTCTTGCTATACAAACTGCGATTGTCTTCGTCGGTAATCAAATTTCGTTTGGGTAGCATGATTTGTCGACCCTTTCGAAATATATTGTCGCTCGAAATTGTATTCAAAACCTTCTTTGAAATCTTTGAGAATACAACAACTGGCTCTGCGATTTTTTTCACCAACTTTGACAACAACTCTTTTTTGTTTGGTTTTGAAAAGATACCCAAGATTCGTTGTTGATTTTCCCTCTTTTGTATCAACAATAGAATTAAAGAACGATACAAAGTGTAAAAATTGTTTTCGAGTAAAACGTGGTGAAGCAAATCTTTATTGTCTTTGTCGTTATCGTCGTCGGAAAATCCGATTTCTTTCTCATCCTCATTGTCGTCTTCTTCTTCCTCCGCAGTGTCTTGATTCATTCGATCAAACAGATTATTCAAAGTTGTATTGATCATTCCGTGCGTCGATCCTACAGTTTGTTCTTGTATACTACCCGACTGCATCAATCTCGCAATACTGTCGTTGTATATATTTAAGTTTTCAATATAATCGATACAATCCAGTCCGTATACACGAACAACCAGCATATTGCCATCTTTTGTTATAGATGATGGAAACCCCGCAAAAACCCCCATTTCAAGAAATTCTTCAACCGCGCGGATGGCATCTTCTTTACTAAACGCATGACTTGTTACTAGTTCAACAATTGTATCGTCTATTCCACGAGTCTTCACCAAATCACTCAAAAATGTGTGGAATTTATCAAGTTTCTCATAATTGTGGACGCGTTTGTATCGCATATCACTTCCATAAACTGCTTGAACAAACTTGTTTTGTAATCTGAGTGAATTCAACAATGCGGTTGAGTAGACGTAGTTTATGCGAATCGCGCGAGCGTCTGCGAATGTTTTGAACTGATAGTTACAATATTTTGCGAACAGTGGATTCAATACAATTTTCAAAATTGTTTCAATCTCACTAACTGTCTTTGTATCATTATCGGGTTGTTCAATTGTTGCGCGCAAAATGCCGGCTTCATCCACCGTCACCGACAAATTGTATACCATATTGTAAATATGAATTTGCTTTTCCTCCGTCATTTGCGAGAGTTCCGCGATTTTCTCTTTCCCAAGAACTGGGATTCGTTTTCCGAATCTTGTTAGTGATACTCCATACAAACGATATACACTTTCGGCACCAATTCCGCGATTGTATTGAACAAAGGGGAACTCGGCATCGCAATGAATATCTCTAAAAATTTTGTTCAAAGCTTGGGGGCTCTTTGTATCAAACTCGATTGTGAACTTTTGAATTCCCTTTGTCGCGACAAAATCACTCATTCTGTTGTTGTAAATTGCATACAAATGGTCCATTGTTTCTTCTTCTGCATCTGCTTCTTCGAGTCCCTGACTTTTTGTCGCATCGTGATTCCAAGGAAAGTACATTCGCGATACAAGGTTTGTATCAAACCCACGATTCTTCGCAAACTCCAACACATCTTTTGCTACACAAATGTAGATATTGTTATCCTCAACATCATTGCCCAATAAGATTTTGTCGTTATAGACAAGATTTGTATCTAAATCGAAGTCCATGTGGAACGGGTTGGCTGAAAATAAAAAGCGGTTATTCTGGGGTTTCATTCCTAAACTGGTTTTGATCGACAGTGTGCACTCGGCGTCAAAAAGAGGCATTGAGTTGATACAAGTTTTGACGTTGATACCATCGAGATCAATATTCTTGATAAACTGACCAAGCAAAAAGGGGTCGCCCTTCGGCATGGCTTCCAAAATATTAAATGTGTGTTTTTTGTAGCAAAACATATAGAGGTCGCCGAATTCACATTGTATCTCTTTCATGATTTTGTATTTTACTTGGCTTACAGAATCGTCGTTGTGGATTGTCGCTTGTGATACAATTGTGTTGTCGCTGTCAACCCACTCGAACTCTTCATCGGTAAATACACTAAAGTCATATATGTTGTCTCCATTAAAAATAATAACCTTTTCTGGTTTGTTGTCGCTATTGAGTAACCACACTTTGTATGGGTTCATATCCTTCTATTTAATATATACAAGGATAAGAATCAATGAATTTTACGCTTCGTCTACGACAGGGGCGGACGGAAACGTCACATGCGACAGTCTTTCCGACTCGATAACCACCACCGGCGGCGAAGGCCACTCTGCAAATGGAATTGCCTTTGTTGTCGAGCGTTCAAGGCTCAAAAGCTGCTGCAGGGCTTGGATTCGACGTTCAAGTGGGTCCATACGTGCTGGGAGTTTGCGTGTCAATTGTTTGAATCGCCACTCGAACTGCAGCGCCGCTGGCCAATCGGGAAATCCCTCTACATGACACACGCGTTCCCATTGTTGGCCGCTTGTCGCGTGGGCGCCGCCTTTAATCTCCCCATTGTGCTGTCGGAGTCTATGCTCCAAATTAACAGTTGCACCTACATAGGTTTTTTGTCCACTTGCGGATGGAGAATACAATAAATATACGAAAAAACTCATATAATTTACAGTACTTGTTCTTTTATACCTTTTCTGTCTACAAAAATAAAGGAAAAGGGAGTGATTCATAACTTGTGAAAAGGGAAGGATTAAAAGGAAAAGGGAAGGATTAAACGGAAAAGGGAAGGATTAAAAGGAAAAGGGAAGGATTAAAAGGAAAAGGGAGGGATTAAAAGGGAACCGTAGGTTCTCTTTATAAGTCAAACGCGGGATTATCTCGAATCGTCATACCACAATACTTCTGCGGCTCCTTCTTATAGTCTCGGGGAGTATGGATTCCCGCCGCTTTCGCCTGCTCCAACAAGAATTTAAAGTTCTCCCAAAACTCGCTCTTGTGTCCAATCGACTTGGTTGCAATGTGACTTAGTTCATGAATCGCGACAAATGTTAGCGTATGCTCGTCAATCATCGTGTTTCCGCCCTTCTCAGTATTCAAGCAAAATGCCAATTTCTCGCCCTTGTTCTCACTATAGGCAGTGAACTCGCTTGTAGGCAGTGTCTCCATAACCTTTTGGGGATTAAAACCGTCCACAAGACGCTTTACATTATCCTGGTCAGGAAATTTGTCTCCAAGGTATTTTACCAGTTTTCGGCACTTGTCTGTAACCTTTGCTAATAAATCCGCCGATTCTTTTACCTTGCTGGTTTCTCGAACACAATATTTGTTTCCGTCTACCGTCGATACAACGCACTTGAGCTGAAAATCGCTTGTTTCAAAATACATGTATATGCAAACCCCCACAATTAAAAATATAATCAAGTATACAAATATTTCTTGTTGGTTCATTTACTAAAGCTTTTGTATATACATATATATGAATATATAAAAAATAAAATACTCCATGAATTTTAGTGAGTTAACCGCCGAGTCTTGTTTCGTCCATATTTGCAGTACTGTTTCTGTGAAAATCCGCGGGGTCTCTTGCAATTAATACTTTTCTTGTACTTTGTGGACCACCTCCTCTTCTTTTTTTTGCTTTCCATCTCTCTATACAACTTCGCGAGAAAAATCTCCAAAATATGCCCAGAAATCATAGTCAACATACCAATCGAGTTGCAGTTCGTTAAACACAATCATCAACTTTGTCGCTGACCAACGTTCCAATACTTTCTTCACAATCGGACAATAAGTATTATCAATCGCCCGATTTCCTTGACTATCTTGTATATTGGGGTCTGCTCCTGCCAACAACAATTGTTTCACGGTGTTCAAGGTTCTGGGACCCCTTTGAAAAATTACCGCAGTGATTAAAGGCGTATACCCAAGTATGTTTTGTTCATTTATGCGAGCTCCATATTGAATAAGTAGTTCCATAATATCTGATTGATGACTTCTAGTCGCTGCGAACAGTGGAGTTGACCCGTTTTTATTTTTTAAATTCGGATCCGCACCATTTTGAAGCAACAATCGAACAAACAATATATCATTGTATTCTACAACCACATGCAATGCAGATAATCCCAAAGCACATTTGTGATTAATATCGGCTCCAGCATTGATAAGTTGCTGAAATACTGCCGGGTTTCTATGTTCAGTCGTTGCAGCTATAATCAGAGGAGTGCATTTATCATAGGCGGCATTTTGAAGTTCATAATGTGGACTGGCTCCGATTGACAAAAGATAGTTTACCACATCTAGGTGACCATACTGTACCGCCGTTACGAGTGCATCAAAATCAAAACAATCTTTTTCAAAAATGTCTGCGCCATGTTTTATCAATAATTTCACAATTTCGAGGTGTCCGCCACTGCATGCTTTGTGCAAGGGTTGTCTTTGCATATCAGCGCGGTCAAAAACAGACGCACCTTTTGCAAGCAACATCTCGACGATTTCGTAGTAACCCTGCTCGGATGCATATGTGATGGGACTTGCACTTTCGGCATCCTTGACGTTTATGTCGTCGAGTTTTTCGGAGTCCTGTATATATGACTTGGCAAGTTCGATTTGTTGTGTCTTTAAAAGATGTACCAACATTTTTTTGGGTCGTTGTAAAAAACTGTAATATTTTTTTTAGTTATATGTGTGAAATAAAAATGCAATGATTTTTTTTATGAACAAATAATAATCCGTTTTTTCTCGTCGTCCAGTTCAACTTTCTCGCTTTCGAAAGTAACACCACATTCGTCATGACACACCTCATATTCGCCGCATTCATCCTCGTACTCAAGTAGATTTTCAACAGTTTCATGCCCAAAACCGTCTTCTTCAAATATTATTTGTTTTTTATAATGATAAACCATAATAAAGCTTTCGACAACATTATATACAAATGTATGCCATATTTCGTAACTTGCGACAGATTCGTTGTCAGCAATAAATTTTTTCAAGATGGCGCAAAGTTCGGATAGTTTCATTTTTTTGTTATTTTATGACGAACCAGAATATTCTTTGAGATCTGACCAAAAGTCGCAGTCCACACACCAATCAACCTTGAGTTCGTTTAGTACAATCATCTGCTTGGTAATCAACCAACGTTCAAATACTTCCTTTACGGCCGGAGACTTGGTAATTTGAATCGCAGATTTTCCTTCAAAATCTTCGACAGTTGGATCGGCTCCCGCCAACAATAGCTGAACCACTGTTATCCATGCTGCTTTATCCTTTTGATAAACAACCGTATTAAGTAAAGCCGTGCGTCCAACATTGTTTTTTTCGTTTACGCGCGCACCATATTGAATAAGTAAGTCCACAATATCTGGATGATAATTTACAACCGCCGTGATAAGCGCCGTTGATCCAATTTTGTTTTTTAAATTCGGATCTGCACCATTTTCAAGCAACAGTTCCACAATCGATTTTTTATTCCACACAACGGCGAGTTGCAAAGCTGTTAATCCCGAGGCCGATTTGTGATTAATGTCAACCCTGTCAACATTGATCAGTAGTTTTACAATTTCGAGATTCGCATATGTTGTCGATACTGCAACCATAAGAGGAGTAAATCCGCCATGTATTTTATTTGTATGTGTAATTTCATAATTGGCATCTGCTCCAATGGTCAATAGATAATCCACCAACTCTGCGTGACCATAACGTGTTGCCATTACAAGTGCATCGAACCCATCGAAATCTCTTGCCAAAACGTCTGCGCCATGTTTTATCAATAATTTCACAATGTCAATATGTCCATCAATGCACGCGTTGTGCAAAGGAGTGGTTCCGACGTCCGTTGTATCGAGAGCAGATGCACCATTTGCAAGCAACAACTCGACAATTTCGTAATAACCGAACTCGGACGCATATATAATGGCGCTTGTGTTTTTATCATCTTTTGCGTTTATATCGACGTCGCCAAAATTAATATGCCATTTGGCAAGTTTGATTTGGTGTCTAGATACAAGTTGTGCCAACATTTTTTTGGGTTGTTTTAAAAAACTGTAGTATTTTTTTAGTTATATGTGTGAAATAAAAATGCAATGATTTTTTTTATGAATCTAACAAATAATAATCATTTTTCGCTTGTCGTTCAATTCAACGCTATCGCTTGTTCTAAGCGCACCGTACTCCACATGACACACCTCGTAATCGGCATATTCTTCTTCATACTCCAGTAGGCATGCAACGCTGTCACAATCCCCAGTGTTCGCCTCAAATACAATCTGTTTTTTATCGTCGTTTAAAACAATCGAGCTTTCGTTAACAGCACCATTGTCGGCATGCACGATTTTGTAGTTTGTGACAGAATCGTCGTCAGCAATATAATCTTTCAAGATGGCACAAAGTTCGGATAGTTTCATTTTTTTGTTATTTTATGACGAACCTGCATATTCTCGCAGATCTGACCAAAAGTCGCAGTCTACACACCAGTCGACCTTGAGTTCGTTGAGTACAATCATCGGCTTGGTAATCAACCATTGTTCAAATACTTCCTTCATGGACGGAGAACTCACGAAATCAATCGCCTTATTGTCCGCGCCATCTTCAATATTTATATCTGCTCCCGCCAATAACAATTGTTTCACAGATGTTATACAATTGTTATCCGTCGCATACATGAGTGCCGTGCGCCCCCAATTGGTCTGTTCATCAACGTTTGCACCATATTCAAGAAGTATTTCGATTATACTCGAATTATTTTCTCTCGCCGCTGTTATTAAAGCCGTGGTTCCATTCTCGTTTTTGATATTTAGATCCGCTCCGCTCGACACCAGCAAATGCACCGTAGACTCGTGACCCCATGCGGTTGCTAATATCAAGGCCGTATCGCCCGCACCCGACTGCAAATTTATGTCACATGCCGCCGTTATTAGTAGCAACACAATTTCGAAAAACCCGTGTCGCGCTGCGACGGTAAGAGGCCCCCAACCACTGTACAAACTATGTGTAATTTCGATTTTGTATCGTGGGTCCGCACCAAGAAACAACAGATGGCGTACAATATCGGCGTAGCCTTCTTGTGTTGCTTTCATCAAGGGATTAAATCCGTATACATCTATGTCCGTAATGTCTGCGCCGTGTTTAATCAAGAGGATCACGATACTAAGATTTCCGCCAAAACAGGCCGAGTGCAGAGGGCGTGTTCCGTATCGATTGCAATCGCGTGCATTTGCACCCCTCGCCAATAACATTTCGACGATTTCGTAGTTACCAACACAGGATGCGTGCATGATTGCGGTATTTCCGCATTTGTCCTTCTCGTTGATGTCGGCGGTGCCATTCTCGATCACCTGTTTGGCTAGTTTGACTTGATGGGTGCAAATCAGATTGGAAAGCATTTTTTTGTTTTGTTTTATGAATTTTTGCTCATAAAACAAAGGTTCAAAAATAAAATGGAAAATTTTGTCGTGTTCTTTTGTTTCATACTCTTTGTGTTTGTATTCAAGTTGATGAGCGACACATACAAAAGTGTTCGCTATGCTCAACAGTTTCACCGCGTCGATGATTACGCAGACCGGTCTGAAATTTTACATTAAGGGAACGTAATCAGTTTTCGCAAGGTCTTCTCCGAAGGTGGGTTTGCCGATACAATCGAAACCACCATCCCATGCCTTACCAAATATTTGCGAATACATTCGTTGATTTGTCCTCGTGTAACGGGGGCAATCAATTGCTTGAATTTGTCCTTGTATGTAGGCGCCGCCAAATTGCCATACAACTCTTTCTTGCCATTGTATTTCGCAATCACTTCCGCATCTTCGCTCTTCATTATTTGAATGGCCTCGATAAATGTTTTGGCAGCACGCACCTCTTCGTCCGCAACGCCCTTTTCCAGCAAGTCGCGAATCAATTGAATAATTAAAGGAAATACGCCGGGCTTGCTCCCATTCTTCAAAAACTTGCTCGAATCACACTCTGCAAACAGTTTCAAGTCACCCATGTGCTCGAAAAAGTCGGTATATGCATACGAACTATACGTTAGCCCATTTTCCTCACGCAACACGGTGAACAACCGGTTATTCATTTTGTCGCCATCTCCCACAATTGTCTTCAAGAGCTTGACAGCATATTTGTCGGGACTTGACAGTGGGCACGTGCGGAACCCGATACACAACTGAGTTGCACCCGTTTCGCGCTTTTCGATTTTAAAAACAATATCCGACTGCGGCTGTGAGAACAAGTTACATGGGGGTCTCGGTTCGATGGGCGACATCGCCTTCACAAAATCGGTTTTCTCCACCATTCTGCAAACATCGGCGAAACTGTGGGCGCAACAAATGCTTAAAATCATGTTCGATGGGATATAATACTTTTTGTACATCTCGAGCACTTTTTCATACTGCAAAATGTTTTTACCCACGTGGTATTTCAATTCGTCGACACTATTCGCATAGGGCGATCCAGCATAAATCTGCTGATCCGCATTCGTTAGGGCAAGCAGCTCATAATCCTCCTCGTCCTTAATCGCCTCCTCTTTCACCACGGCTCTTTCTTTTAAATACTCCTTCTTTTCGAATTTAGAGTTGAGAACCATGTCGGCCGCCGTGTTGATACATAATTGCAAATTGTCTTTGTTCGTGGTTACATAATAACAAGTGTAGCGCCGGTCTGTAAAGGCATTTAGAATCGATCCGGTCTGATCAACGAAAATTTTGTTAATATCTGCCGACGTCTTCAGATTGTCCGTGCCCTTGAAACACATGTGCTCGATAAAATGTGCCGAACCGCGCGAATCCTCGGGCTCGTGGATGCTGCCCACGTCGCAAAATACTTGTATTGACGCAATGTTTGAATGTTTGTTTGTATTGTCGTGCACGACTCTGAATCCGTTTTTGTACATTTTTCTTTCCATTTTTTTTCAATAAATTTTATATATAACAACATTATATAAAAAATGCCACCAAAAAAACAAGCAAATGTCCAAACTCCTACTACTTTTGCAGATTTTAAAGAAGAATCAAATACTTCAATCCAATTTAGTTACCCAAGAGTAGACAACATCAAATTTATGGCAGATAATAGTTTTTTTATTCCAAACAGCAGCACCGCCCCGAGTTTTTCGCTGACCGATGGCAAAAATAACCAATATATTAGTGGGACTGCTGTGAAAGGCTATATTGCGAGCAATGGCATAAAGTCAAATCCGGAACTTGTGCTCGAACACCAGTCTATGACAGGCACTCCATTTTATGTTGTCATTCCTTTGACTCGTGACCAGAACACAAAGTCCACCGTGAGTAGATTAAAAGCCGGATCGAGTGTCAGTATCGATCTAAACAGTGATATTCCATTGAAGAATACGGTTTACCATTATCTTGACTCAAGTACGCACATGTTTGTATTCGATAAACCTATCACTATTGGAGCAAATCAGTTTACAAATAATGTCCCGACTTTGTCGACGGTCAAATCTTTTTCCAATTCATCAACCCAAGCGTATAAAATCAAGTCGAACACGAAGATCGAAGACGAGGTTGTGTGTGGCAGCATCGAACCGGAAACCGCCGCCACTTCGAAGACGATGGAAGACAAGAAAAACACAACAATTGTTTACGCATTTGGCATGTTTTTGTTATGCATTGTACTTATTATTATTTCAATGCAATTGTTGTTGACTATGAATGCAGACAGCAAGTTTTGGTTTGCAGTTGCGTGCTTTCCGATTTTTATTATACTTGTCGCATTGCTGATCACGTATGCAAACAAACCAAACTATGCAACTATATTTGGCTCGTTAACTGCAACTATTGTTATAGTTGGTAGTATGGCATTATTTCCGAACTTTTTCAAAATTAGTAAACCTAGTGCCGAGGTATCTACTACTGGTACTGCCCATGTTCCTGGTCAATTAAGCGGATTGTTTAATAGAGCTTTGGTTGTCAAGTCGTCGTAAACCTTTAAGGATGGGTCTCAATACTAACTAGAAAAGCTTTGTTAAGAGGAAGGATTAAAAGGAAACCTTAGGTTTCCTTTAGATAAGCGATGCATTGTGAATATCCGTCGACACCGGCTTGAACTGGCTCATCGTGTAGCTAATCAAACTACTCTTGCCAACTGGCGCCATTTTATCCACAATCTCCTCCTCCAAGGATGTAGGATGCGCAGGATTCATCTCCGCGAGTTCGGCGTCCTTCTTGGCCTGTGAGGGCGTGTACTGAACCATAGGAACTCGATTGTTCACACGAGCACTTCTGCGAACAATTTCATAAGCGACAAACAAAAAGACGACTCCTAAAATGGGGTTGTAATTCATGAATACATAGAGTGTAACCAAGAGGATTCCAACCATTCCGAGCGAAGTGTCCAAGTAGGATGCGAGCATCTCTGGGGGGTAAATATCCATCACCAGATAAATAACGAAAATAATCAACATGCCGATTTCCATTTTTGATAGCGATTCGTAGTACATTTTTTATATATACCGTTCATAAATAAATATGAAGGCCAAAAAACCTTTCTTCCAAAGGCCTTCACCAAGGTCTTCCGAGACCCCGGTGTCCGATGAAATGCCTAAAACTTTATCCACTTACCTCGGTCCTAAAGGTTACACAATCTTCAAATCCGAACTTAGCGAATCTCAGCTCAAATTTGTCAAGGACTCGTTGACCATTCGACCTTGCACTCCCGGCATGGTCACTCCCGCTACTGCCACTTTCCCCGCGTACCGCGAGTCTACGCAAAAAATATATGTTCCGCGTTATTTCGGTAGCACCCATTTCGGTCCCGCCAAAGAATCCAAAATCTCCGAGGGCGACGACATTGACGTGCCCTTTGCGGGCACTTTGCGCGATTATCAAGAAGATGTCGTCCGGGCATATCGGGCGTCAGAAAGCGGTGGCCTCATCACACTCGGCTGCGGCCAGGGCAAAACCGTCATTGGTCTCAATATTGTATCCGTTATGAAGAAGAAGGCGCTCATTATTGTCCACAAAGAGTTTTTGCTCAATCAGTGGATCGAGCGCATCCAGCAATATTTGCCGAGTGCCCGCGTCGGCCGGATCCAGGGTCCCGTCGTCGACATTGAAAACAAAGATATTGTCATCGGTATGTTGCAAAGTCTGTCGATGAAGGATTATCCCGACTCCACTTTCTCGTCATTCGGTATGCTCTTGATCGACGAGGTCCACCATATCGGGTCCGAGGTCTTCTCTTGCTCCTTGTTCAAAATTGTGACGAAATATACGCTCGGTCTCTCGGCCACTATGGACCGCAAAGACGGCACGACATTTGTTTTCAAAATGTTCTTGGGCGACATCATTTACCGGATGGTGTCGAAAAAACAGCGGTTCGTCCAGGTGCGACAAATTGTCTACGAGTCCAATGACCGCGACTTTGAGACCGTCGAGTACGACTTTCGTGGCAACCCGGCGTTCAGTACCATGATTTCAAAGTTGTGCGACTATACGCCCCGGTCCGATTTCATTTTGCGCGTCGTTCGCGACATGTTTGTCGAAAACCCCGATCAACAAATCATGTTGATTGCACATAACCGATCCGTTCTAACCTATATGCACGATGCCATTCGCGATGCCGGGTTCGCGACGGTTGGGTACTATTTAGGTGGTATGAAAGAATCCGAATTGAAAAAAACCGAAAGCAAACAAGTTGTTATAGCCACATATAGCATGGCTGCAGAAGCGCTTGATATAAAAACTTTATCCACACTGTTTATGATCACGCCCAAGACCGATATAGAGCAAACCGTTGGTAGAATACTTCGGTCCGACCATGAACATCCATTAATAGTAGATATAGTCGATACTCATGATCTGTTCCAGAAACAGTGGGCAAAACGAAAAACGTTTTATAGAAAGGAGAAATATGCGATAATAAAAACCACATCTACAAAGTATACAACTGATTTGTCAAAATGGGATAAAGTTTTTACGCCTATTTTTGAAAAAGCCGATGCAACCACCAATAATAAAAGAACAGTCGCTTGTGCGAAAGCAGTGCATGAAGACGACGACGACGACGAAAAAGAAGAACCCATTGTTAAAAGAAATTGTACCATAGATTTATCGATGTTTGCTTAAATAAAAATAAAATTTTTCCATTTCTGACATACAATCTTCATAAAATTTTATTAAAAAAAAGATGGAACCTAACTACTACGAAGACAAACGAGAACTTAATTTTAATGATAGCCAAATCAAATATTTGCCAGAATTAATCAATTTCACGAATTTACATAGTTTGTGTTGTTCCAATAACGATTTAATATTCTTACCGACTTTGCCACCACGTCTTGAGATATTGGTGTGTGACAGTAATAACTTAATATCGTTACCGGTTTTACCAGAAAATCTTAAAAACTTGTATTGCTTTTCAAATATTTTATTAAATTTGCCGACTTTGCCAGAAAATTTATCAACACTCGACTGTAAAAATAACTACATCGAAAATTTGCCGAGTCTACCAGTAAACTTGAATATATTGGATTGTTCCAATAACCGTCTTATGTCGTTGCCGTCTTTGCCCGAAAGTCTGATTTTTTTACAGTGTAACGAAAATTGTTTAACGTCTTTACCTCGTTTGCCAGAGAGTTTAAAACTCTTGCATTGTGAAGAGAATGCTTTAACGCATTTTCCCGATTTGCCTGATAATTTAGTAAACTTGAGCTGTGAGCGCAATCGTATTACTTGTTTACATCATTGGCCTCAAAATCTTTCGATGGCATTTTTTAACTATAATCCGTTGGTAATGCTGCCCGACTTGCTTCCAGTAAATCTTACTCACCTTCATTTCTTCCAAACGCCGCTATTCGAAGTTATAAAGAGCTGCGAGATTGATATTGTTAAAAAAAAGTTGCACACTCTACATAAATTTCGTGATAGATTCCATGCTTTAAAATTTAAGCGACCGCTGAGGAAGCTTTTGTGGGAAAAAGTAAGAGGCCCCAAGCTGGAAAAGACGTATCATCCTAAAAACTTGGAAGATTTGCTCAAAGACGTCGACGACGATGATGAAGAGAAGTTTCATAAAATTATTGATAATTGGATTGGTGATTAATTTTAATAAAACTTCATAAATAAATTTTACAAATTTTTATTAAAAAAAGATGAAACCAAGCGACAAAAACAAACGAAAACTTGTGTTGACTAACCGGCAACTAAAATTTTTGCCCGAGTTAATCAATTTCACGAATTTACTTACTTTAAATTGTAGCAATAACAATTTAACATTCTTACCTGCATTGCCAATTAATTTAACAATATTGGAATGTAAATATAATAAGTTAACTGAGTTGCCGGCTTTGCCAAAAAGTCTCCAGACGTTGATGTGTGGTTATAATGATTTAATATCTTTACCTGCTTTACCAGAAAATCTTCAAACGTTATATTGCGTTTCAAATCTTTTATTAAACTTGCCAATTTTACCAGAAAAATTATTAACACTTGATTGTGAGATGAATCGCTTAACATCGCTGCCAGCTTTGCCAATAGGTCTTGTAACATTATCGTGTGGTATGAATTATTTAATATCCTTACCGGTTTTACCAGAAAAACTCCAAACGCTGTGTTGCGCGTCAAATAGATTAGAGTTTTTGCCAGATTTGCCAGAAAATTTACAAAAACTTGTTTGTCATCATAATTATATGAATTTTTTACCGAGTTTACCTGTAAACTTGAAGTTTTTTAGTTGTACTGATAATCAATTAAAATTTTTGCCGACTTTGCCAGAAAATCTGAAATATTTAGAATGTTGCCAAAATTCTTTAACTTGTTTACCCAGTTTGCCCGAAAGCCTGCGAGATTTAGATTGTAGCGAAAATTCTTTAACTTGTTTACCTCCTTTACCGGAAAGTCTGAAAGATTTAAATTGTGCCGAGAATCAATTAATATCGTTGCCGACTTTGCCGGAAAGTCTTGCAAAATTAAATTGTGGAGATAATTATTTAACTTATTTACCGTGTTTGCCAAATAATCTGATTCGCCTACAATTCTTTGATACGCCGATATTTGAACTTATAGACAGCAACGATATTATTATAATTAAAAAAAAATTACAAATACTAAACAAATTTCGTGATAGATTCTATGCTTTAAAGTTCAAACGACCGCTGAGGAAGCTGTTGTGGGAAAAAGTAAGAGGTCCTACACTCGAAAAGACATATCATCCGAAAAACTTGGAAGATTTGCTCAAAGACGTCGAGGACGATGACGAAGATACGTTTCATAAAATTATTGATAAATGGATTGGTAATTAAATTTTAATAAAACTTCATAATTTTTATAAATTTTATTTAAAAAAGATGCAACCAAACGACGAAGACACACAAAAACTTTTTTTGAGTTTTAGGCAACTAAAATTTTTGCCAGAGTTAATCAATTTCACGAAATTACTTAGTTTACAATGTAGCAATAATCAATTAACATTCTTACCTGCTTTACCGGTTAATTTAACATTTTTGGACTGCAGTTATAATCAGTTAAGTGAGTTACCAACTTTGCCAAGAAGTCTTGAAATATTGTGTTGTTGTGGTAATAAGTTAGAATCCTTACCTGCTTTACCAGAAAATCTTCAAGCGTTATATTGCAAATCAAATTTTTTATTAAACTTGCCGGTTTTACCAGAAAATTTAGAATCACTTCGCTGTGACAATAATGACTTAATATCGTTGCCAGCTTTGCCAAGAAGTATTTACTCATTATGGTGTGATAATAATGATTTGGTATCTTTACCAGTTTTACCAGAAGAACTTCAAACCCTACACTGCAGTGCAAACAAGTTAGAATTCTTACCGGCTTTGCCAGAAAATTTATCAACTCTTGATTGTAGTCGTAATTATATAGAAAATTTGCCAAGTATACCCGTAAACTTAAAGTGGTTAAATTGTTATCGTAATAAATTAACATCGTTGCCAACTTTGCCTGAAAATTTGATTAGTCTGATTTGTTTCACAAATTGTTTCATTTCTTTACCTCTTTTGCCAGATAATCTGGCTGACCTGGTTTTCTTTCAAACGCCGTTATTCGATCTTATTATAAACAGCAACGATATTAATATTGTTAAAAAAAAGTTGCACACTCTACATAAATTTCGCGAGAGATTCCATGCTTTAAAATGCAGACGACCACTCCGAAAGCTTTTGTGGGAAAAAGTAAGAGGCCCCAAGCTGGAAAAGATGTATCATCCGAAAAACTTGGAAGATTTGCTGAAAGATGTCGACGACGATGACGAAGATACGTTTCATGAAGTTCTTGATAATTGGATTGGTAATTAAATTTTAATAAAACTTCATAATTTTTATAAATTTTATTAAAAAAAGATGGAACCATACTATGAGGACAAACAAGAACTTGTGATTTATCCTTACTGATTATTCTTGTTAGGATTTAAATATTCAAATCTATCCAAAAAATATTTATACAATAATTTCATTTCAGCACAATCTGCTTTTCTTTCATTAATAAGAACCCGAAGTATGCAATCGATATGTGAAATAAATATTTCATTATTAAGACTTTTTAACCACAATAATGTTTCTATTTTATTGTCAGTCAGTATGCCTTGTAGAAAAAAAACAGTTGTTTCCATATAGTCATTGCACACTTCTCTGTAATTATTATAAAACCATTTTGCATTTTCTAAATTAGATTCACAACTTTTATGAAACCCAAAACCAATTGTGTGATCACTTACTTTGTTTAATTTTAAAAATTCTTCTATTGATTCGGGATTTCCAGTACGACATAATTCTCTAAAAATGTATGCGGTTGATCCAGTATCTTCAACAAATGGTGGATATTCAATAAACGGTTCAAGTCCGAGAAATTTTTCAGGATTTGTTTCAGACATTTTTTATTTTAATATTAATAATGGCGGGGTCTTTAAGTTAAGTTTTCAAAAATGAATAATAAAGTGGACGAAAATATAAAAAAAGAAAACGCAACTGAAAAGGCGCGTTCTTGTATAATGATTAAAAAATCCATAAAGAACCATGCTTTTTTTGAAGAAAAAAAAACAACACGATCGATGTAAAAAAAATTAAGTATCTTGCCTAATATTTTTACAACAACAAAAATGCAGTCGCCAAACAATACAATTGCCACTTTTACAATTGGATGATCTTCGCGAACTGGACGATCTTCATGTTCTTGGTTATGTTCTTCAAAAAAGTTGTTTACACGATGGTTTACATTTTCACGGGTATTTTCTTCTATGTCTTCTTTTTTAATACAAATTGCGCAGCGGAAATTTTTTGCAGATGGAAAACTTTTTTTACAATTATTGCATCCTGTAGTTGTCGCATGTAAGCACGTCATCTTTCCAATAAAAAATGAAGCCATTTCTCCATCATTCAATACGTGGATAATTTCGAGACGGACTCGAGAGTCGATTTTCACCAAATGTTCAAAAATGTGGACGAAGGTGCGACAACTCTCACACAGTGTTTGACAACTTGAGAAATTATAATACCGGTGCACATTTATTATAGTTTACAATACAAAGATGTAGTACAACAATTTTTCATAAAATAAATAATAATATTGCAACAACAGAATGAATACTTCCTCCAACCAACCCGTGACGATGCATAAGCTGAACACTTGCGCGTTGATTAACAGTGCTTCGTACCAGTTTACGGTCTCCTTATCAAAAGAGACCAACAAGTTTACGATTTCTGGCAACCTTTGGTACGGCGATGATAATGAAAGAATCCGCGAAGTTGTAGATTCCGCGGAAGAAGTCTTTGCTTTTATTCGCAAGTACATCTCCACCTGGTGCCATTACTCCATCATTCGATACTTTGATGATGATTTTAACAACTCGTTACTCGATTTTCACCAAGTCTTCAAGCACGTGGACAAACCAGGTCATTGTTGCACAACGCTCACGATGTCCTTTGACTACTTGAGAAATAAAATATATGATTAGTACCATTTTTTTACTTTTATTTTTAAGTTAAGAAATATATGACGAAATAAATAAATCAGGATTTTTAACAAATTTTTTGAAAAGATATGTGGCATAAAAATTGCCAGACACCCACTCGTACGCCTTCGGTTTCGGCAGGCCGAGTTGCATCAGTCGGCGGACTTCTTGTTTCTTCTTTGCAGAGACGACAAACGACACGGTGGGCGGAGGCAAGTTATTCAGAAGAGCGTGTAAAAATTCTTCGGAACAACCAGTTGTTGACATAATATACGACATTGCTGTGTCGATATTTGCTGAGTTAGTGTAGGGCATTTTTTATAAATAAAAATATGATGATGTTCAGAGTCTTTTTCTCTTTGAATATTTTTTTCGTCTGTTAGCACGTTTGCTTCCGCCTCTTTTTGATCCTTTTGATACTTTTGATACAGTTTTATTTGACGTCTTATATGCCTCTCGTTCTGACCGCGGTAAAGGCTCATCAACTAAAGGCCCAGGTAAAGGCTCATTAAGTGTTTTCTCCAAGTTCCTATCATACTGTATCATCAAATCCCCCTTAGCCTTCCATGTTATGGATTCTATTAACTGTGACAAAACCGATCTTGCCTTTTTGTTTTCGCAATCACTCGCTAAATTTAGAAGCATGTTTGATATCGACTGCAAAGAGTGATTTTCCAATTCTTCTTCTGTCAAATCATCGCGGTCGACACCTTCGGGCTCCCTTCGGGTAAATGTCCGATGGCACAACAATCTTATTATAATGCTCTTGATCTCCTTTTCATCAACTGCTAAATCTGGATTACTAAAAAATTCCTTTAAAGTTTTTTTTATCAGTGCTTCATTATTCTTTTTTTCATTATCATAGTTAGTGCTCTTGTAGCCGAGCGAATTATACCACGACTCTCCTTTTGTTAATATTTTTAGTTGTGCCAAGCCAAACAGTTTGGTACATATGTAGATAAATGATTCATCTTTTAAAGTAATTTTTTTAAAACCCGACATCCTTGCAAATTCTTCAATTTTTTTCAATGTTTCGCTTCCTTTAATTCCACACCTATCGAGTTTGCCAATATGCAATACTCCAGGGCCTTCTTTATCCATCATCATTGTCGCACAACCCTTGTCGGAGTCCCCTTTCGTTATTATAGTGACTGTTTGATTCAATTTAGATCTATCATCATGCTTAATTATAAATTGGTCTTCGGGGAAAACTTGCTTGAGAGTTGTAATTATAAATTCTTTTTCGGGAATAGAATTATCCATTATATATATATCTCGATAATTTCTAGTCTTATTTACGGAGTCTTTTTCTTTTTAAAGATTTTTTTCGTCTGTTAGCACGTTTGCTTCCGCCCATTTTTGATACAGTTTTATTTGACGTCTTATATGCCTTTTTTTTTGACTGCGCTAAAGGCTCATCAACTAAAGGCTCAGATAAAGGCTCATCAAGTATTTTTTCCAAGTTCTTATCATAGTGTATCCTCAAATTCCTCAAATAACCCATTTTTGCGCAAATTACCAACCCGCGCAACACACTCGCTGCATCTTCGTTTTTGCAATCGCTCGCTAAATTTAGAATCATATTGGATATCGACTGCAAAGAGTGATTTTCTAAATCTTCTTCTGTCAAATCATCGCGTTGTAACAAACTTATTATACTGCTTTTCATATCTTTTTCTGTACTTGTTAAATCTGGATTATTAAATATTTCTTTTAAAGTTTTTTTTATCAGTGCTTCATTATTCTTTTTTTCATTATCATAGTTAGTGCTCTTGTAGCCGAGCGAATTATACCACGACTCTCCTTTTGTTAATATTTTTAGAATTGCCAAGTCAATTAGTTGTTTACATACAAAGATGGTCGACATGTCAGATAAAGTAATTTTTTTAAACCCCGACATCCTTGCAAATTCTTCAATTTTTTTCAATGTTTCGCTTCCTTTAATTCCGCACTTATCGAGATTGGCAACGTACAATTCTCCGGGACCTTCTCCATCTATCGTGATTGCCGCACAGCTCTTGTCTGGTTCCCCTTTCGTTTTTATAGTGGCCATTTGATTCAATTTAGATCTATCATCATGCTTAATTATAAATTGGTCTTCGGGGAAAACTTGCTTGAGAATGGAAATATCCATTTATATATACATAGACAAGAAAAGATTGAAAATTTGATGATAAGACTAATTACTATCTTCTGATATTTTATAAATGGATAAAAAAGAATTGAGAAAACTTGCTATAAAAAAATTGAACACTAAAGAAGTACAAACAATAAGAAAACAAGTATGTAGGCAATTTATCGGCAAAGAACAAAAAAAGTGTATGGATTCTTTTGATAAAAGTTTCATAAAGTCATTTATGAAATCTGCTCAATAAATTATTCGGCGGGATTTTTCTTATCCTCATTATCCTCCAGGTCTGGATTGCACCCTTTGCAGTCAGTCGCTGCGCTCCTGCATCTATCGCATCCCCACCGGTCACACTTCGAACACGGCCATCCATCCGATCCGCGATTGACTTCTCGATTGCAACCGAAGCACCGACCGTAACAGCCGCACTGGTTGTCCGAGTTCCTGCTCGCACATGGATACTGAGCAATCGCAACAAACCGTCTCTACGCAAGCACTGCAACCTTGTCTTTAGATAACAACTCGCCAGTATTTGATAAACTGATGCAAATAAAAAGGGGGATTTGATCTTAACCAGTTAAAGAAACATCTATAACATAATGTTTCGATTTCTTTGTAATTTTTTTAGATTTAACCGTAAAAGTAAGGCCTCTTGGTAGAATGATTTCAGCTTCCGAATTGTTCCATGTGTTTATATCGATAAAAGGTATATTTGGTTGTATATTCAATTCGCAAACTGCACCAGTGCTTCCTGCAAATTTTTTGGCAATATGTAAATTTTTTGAAGTGGAAATAAAACCTAAATTGATTCCCTCGTAAACGTTTGATTCACCTCTGTATACAGTTAGTATTTTATCTGTTTTACTTGATTTTGCGAACAAATTATCTAAATTTTTAATATGGGCTTGAATGCTTTCTAATTTATCCGGGTCACACTCATTTTTACGCAAATATGTATTGATATAATAAAATCCACTGTCTTGATAAAATTTTACAGTGTTGTATTCTTCTGGTGTTATGTCCATTGTTTAAATTTTTTTGATAAGGTTGCATCAACAGACAAAATCTTTAAGCGGAAACACACTTTCATAAATAATTATTTCCCCCCACCAACAAAAAATGGATGTCACTCACCAAACTAAACTCACCAAAGCCGAATGGGAATCGGTCGAAATCCCCGTCTCGGACGACGAAAAACGCATCCTCGAACTCATCATCGACGGCTACTCCAACGTGAACATCAAGCACAACAACAACAAATCGCTCTTCACCTGCATCAAAATCGAAAAGTCCGAAATCATTGAGACATTTTTTTATACCAAGTTTTTCCGACCGCTTGTCGCCGAAATCACCAAACTCCCTGTTGCGAAAGCCATCGCCGACTTTGACAAATCCATCAAGGACGTCAATCTGAAAAAGCTGAAAACCGCCGACACGATCCGCATCGAAAACGTGAGCTCCAATGTCGACCAAAACATCATCGAGTTCGTTTTCCTCCGATTCATCAAAGAAATGTTGTCGCTCTTTTATGTGAAAAAAAACAGTTACTACGCCTTTTACTTGTATACGCTCATCCAGCTGCGCAACATCAGTGTCAAAAATATCAACAAACATGTGTTGGACTTTGTTGATATTTGTATATCCACGGTGAATGCCGAAACCGTCTTATCGAACATTATTCGAAATGCCTACGAGTTCATCGAGAAGAACAAAAACATTTTTCAATATGGCGACATTACCCTCTACGATCACCAAAAACGGCTTTTCAGCCTCTTTCGAAACTTGCATACCAGTGGAAATAATCGGTCGAATCTGGTCTTGTATATCGCCCCTACAGGAACTGGCAAAACTTTGTCGCCCATCGGTCTTGTTCAAAATCATCGCGTGATTTTCGTGTGCGCTGCGCGCCACGTGGGTATGGCCCTTGCCAAGTCGGCAATATCGGCCCACAAATGCGTGGCGTTCGCGTTCGGCTGCGAAACGGCCAGCGACATTCGGCTGCACTATTATGCCGCGGCGGTCTACAAAATTAACAAGCGCTCTGGCGGAATCGGCAAAGTGGACAACAGTGTCGGCACCAAAGTGGAACTCATGATTTGCGATGCCAAGTCATATTTGATCGCAATGTATTACATGCTCTCGTTCAACCATTGCAGGCGAATCATTACCTATTGGGACGAGCCGACCATCGGGATGGACACCGAGTCGCACCCATTGCACGAAATAACCCACAAGAATTGGTCGCAAAACAAGATTCCGAACATGGTTTTGTCGTCTGCTACGCTGCCGAAAGAGGAACTCCTGATGCCTGTCATCATGGATTTTCGCAACAAGTTTTTGAACACGGCGGTGACGACAATTGAGAGTTACGATTTCAACAAGTCGATTTCGATTCTGAACAAGGGTGGATATTGTATGTGTCCGCACATTATGTTTGAGAAGTACGACGAAATGCTTCGGTGTGTAGACTACTGCAGCCAAAACAAGACTTTGTTGCGATATTTTGACTTGAATGAGATTCTAAATTTTATTGAGCACTTGAACACGATGCATTTGATCCCGGAGCAATACGCGGCGGAAACGTATTTCGAGGGTGATATTGGGAAAATCAAGATGAACAGTTTGAAGACCTATTATTTGGATTTGTTGTCGAAATTGTCGGAGACCTCGTGGAATTCTGTGTCTGGGTATGTGCGAACTGTGATGAAACGCAAGTTTGAAGATGGTGGCGCGTTGAAAAAGACGTCGAGTCTTAACTCTAGCTCTGCTTCAAGCAGCGCGGGAAAACCTCTGAGACGAACCGCCAGCGTGGCGGCGGAGCCGACCTATGTGGATAAGGCCAAGGCAGCATCGGCGGCCTCCGGCGGCATTTTGCTCACAACCGTTGACGCACATACGCTCACGGATGGACCGACCATCTATTTGACTGAAAATATCCAGACAATTGGCAACTTTTATATCCAACAATCGAGCATCCCCAAGGCGGTTTTCGACAGTATTTTCCTAAAGCTGACAGAGAACAATGTGATTTTGGCGGAGATTGCCAAGTTGGAAGCGGCCCTTGAAGACGAACTTGGTGGTAAAGAATTGAAGGATCGAAACAACAAGGATGTAGACGACCAGTTGGCGTCAGTTCGCAATCGGATTGACAAACAGATTGAGGAACTAAAGCAGGGGATCAAGGTGATTTCGCTGGATCCGGCATATATTCCCAACACGGTTTTGCACCAGAATGTGTGGGCACCGAAAGTGGTGGAAAACGCGTTTATACCGACGATTGATACACACACGGCGAGGCGAATTATGGAATTGGAGATTGACGACCGGCTTAAAATCTTGTTGCTCCTTGGGATCGGATCCTTTGAAAACACGGAGAATTCGAATTATACCGAGATTGTGAAAGAGTTGGCGTTCCAGAAACGGCTCTTTATGATTATTGCATCGTCAGACTACATTTACGGCACCAACTATCAATTTTGTCACGAGGTGGTGGGCAAAGATTTGGTGAACATGTCGCAGCAAAAGACGGTCCAAGCGTTGGGGCGTGTGGGGCGAAACAATATTCAGCAAGAATATACGGTCAGGTTTCGAGATGACAGTATAATCTACAATTTGTTCAAGGAGCAAGAGCACAATATTGAGGCGATAAATATGTGTCGGTTGTTGGTTACGGACAACGATGATGATGACGACGAAGAGGCGCCGGCGGATGAAGAAGAAGCCGATGACGTAGATGCTGAGGAGGTAGAAGACGTATAATTAAAAATTTAACTTTAACTAAAAAATAAATATTTTTAGAATTTTCTTAAACCTGAATTGTTCAAATAAAAAAGAAAAAGGAAGAGGAGTAATTTCTCCGATTGACAAGTATTTCGCAGTCCATTTTTTTGTTATTATTTACGGAGTGTTTTTCGCTTTAAATATTTTTTTCGTCTTTTAGCGTGCGTGCTGCCGCCATTTTTTGATGCTTTTGATATAATTCTTGATGTCTTTATTGAATCTCGTTTGTACAGTCGATCTGACCTTCTTGGAGGCTTATAAAGTGTTTTTGTTAAGTTCTTATTATACTCTATCATTGGATTCTCAGAATCTTTGTTTATGAATGTAATTAACTGCGACAACAACAATTCTGGTTCTTCTTCATTTTGACGGTTTTGGCAATCACTCGCTAAATTTAAAAGCATGTTGGATATCGACTGCAAAGTGTGATTTTCCAAATCTTCTTCTGTCAAATCATCGTTTTTTAACAAACTTATTATACTGCTCTTGACATACGTTTCGTTACTTCCTAAATTGGGATCACTAAATATTTCCTTTAAAGTTTTTTTTATCACCGCTTCGTTATTCTTTTTTTCATTATCATAGTTTTCGCTCTTGTACCCAAGTGAATTATACCACGACTCTCCTTTTGTTAATATTTTTAATTTTGCCAAGTCGACTGAATAGCCACATATTGTGATTCTCGAAGCGTCATATAAATTAATTTTTTTAAACCCTGCCAGCATTGCAAATTCTTCAATTTTTTTTAATGTTTCGCTTCCAGAAATTCCGCACTTATCGAGATGGGAAATGTACATTTCTCCGGGGCATTTTTTATTTATCGTAACTAGCGCACATCTCTCATCATCTGACCCCATTTTCGTTTTTATTTCAAGGTAATCAGTAAAACTAGAACTATCATCATACTCAACTATAAATTGGTCTTCTGGGAAAACCTGATTGAGAATAGACCTATACATTATATATATACACCAACTAAAATGTCTAACCAAAAAAAATAAAAAAGGAGTGGTTCGAAGGCGTAAGCCGCGACAAGGAGCCTCCCTACGCTCCGATAGCGGCTGAATACCTTTGGTTCCCCTGTTTAGTGGGTATTTACGAAAAACTCGCGACTGGACTCGAGCGTTTTGTAGTCACGATCAATCTTGGTGGGAAGATCGAATGGAACAGCCAGTGTACTGATGTCCTCACGATACTTGATGTAACCGACAGCCTCACTAAATACATTGGGGATAGCGTACTCGAGGACAATACTGTTGAGACGCTCAACTTGCGCAGTAATACCGGTGGCGATATGTTGGGCATACTGCATGTAAATACTTCGCATGATAATTTTAAGAGTGTCTGGATTTTGAGGAAGGACGGTGAACTGGCGGTTGGACTTTTCGTAGACACCGGCGCGAATGGCATTTTGAATAATTTGCATGTTACCGGCGGAGAAAAACACTTTGCTCAACATGTTGTCTTCCCATTCGCCGGCGATGGCGCCACGGTATTCGATGGCCTTATTTTTAACGGCGACCTTTTCAGCGAGTTGGAACTGGATGGCGGGGTCGGGTTGATCCATTAAATTGACGCGGCCATTGTATCTTGCTAAATCTAAAATTTTATTGTTGTAGGCATTGATAACTGTTGTGGCTTCTTTAGACATTATTTTATAAAGATTAACTATATAATAATAATAAATGGATTTTAGTAATTTTTATACAATTGTTGTAGTAATTGCGGTGATTGTCTTGATTGCTGCGCTTGGATTTTTAGGATGGACCATGTCGCAACAAAAGACCATCGACGAATTTCCCAAACTTCGCGCGTCTTGCCCAGATTTTTGGAAAGTAGAATCCGGAGATGCGGGCAAAGTATATTGTGTAAAGCCTAGCACAGGAAGTCCCAATAGCGGAACAGAAGGCGTCTTGACCGGTGCAAAGGGTGTTGATGGCGATAAGTTTGATACAAATGATGCCGGATGGGCAGCGGCTGGAAATGCCGTTTGTGGAAAGCAAAAGTGGGCGAATAGTCAAGGAATCAACTGGGATACAGTGACGAATGCCAACTTCTGTTAGGAGAACCTACGGATAAGGCACCGAAGGTGCCGATGGTGGAACACCTCCGGTGTTCACTCCCCTATAACCCCTCCCTTTTTATTTTGCGAGGATATAAAATATTATTTTCAAAATAATATTTTATAAAAAAAAGAGAGATTAAAAGGGAGGGGTCAAAGGGGAGTGAACACCGGAGGTGTTCCACCATCGGCACCTTCGGTGCCTTATCCGTAGGTTCTCCTTAAAGGGAGGGGTTAAAGGGGAGTGAACACCGGAGGTGTTCCACCATCGGCACCTTCGGTGCCTTATCCGTAGTTCCCCTTAGAATTGGTTCAGAACCGGGAGAAAAACAATCATCGAGGATACAATTGTCGCTAAAGAAACAAATGTTGCCTCGGAAACACCATGCTTTTGACTTACAAAATTCTTAAGTCTATCGACTTTGTCCTCGACTGGTTCCATTAAATAAATGTCTTTAAAGGGTGCAATCGCAGACTTGAGTTTAGTTACCATGTCCGCCCCGTCGTCAAATAGTTGGGTTACAAACAAGTTATAATCATATTTGTTGCCGGAATGCGAGTTGAATAATTGACTCGTGACATCTGTAAGATCGCCTTTATTAAGGAAAAAGTACCCAACCGTGTTTTCAAAGGCTCGGCCAATGATCGGGAACATATACAAAACAAGGAGTAAAGGAACTATGATGACACCAACAGAAAACAAATTTGACAAAATTATGTCACCTGCTTCAAGCGATTGTCCGATCGATGATTTGATAACAACGGTGATACAACTTGAGATCGTCAATACAAGTAAAGTTACAATAGAGCCTCGCCATAAGAAGTCTTCTGATTTGAAATAAATGTAGTATACAAAAATTATTATAAATAAAAACACGAGTAGCCCAGTGTATATACCTATAACTTCGGATGTGTTCATTATTTTTATACTATTCGGTTAGATCATATTTTTACAGCTTTTGCACAATTAAATCGCCGACTCCGTCGGCTTTTACGAAACGCAGGCACTGCGTGCCTTGGGTCATTGACAAAGCCGACGGTTACCAAGCACTTTTCAAGTGCAACGGTTTGAAGGAGAAACCCGATAATTTTCGTTCCCTTTACAAAATGTATATGTTAACAAAAAATATATACATTTTATTCGGATGTCTGATATTCCAAAATTGGTTGAACCCAACGTTCGATATTTCATTGATAATTCATTAAAAAGCGTCCACGAATACAAAATGAACACCTACTCATTTTTTTTAAATTTTACAGCGGTTGCATTATTTGTACTAGTATTTGGTGGCATTTTGTATTATCGATACAAATCCAAGCCTACACCCTACGAGATACAACAAAAGATGAAGAGAGAACAAGAGATTGTTATGTCCAAGATTCGAATGTACCAAGACGACAGAAAGAGGAGTAATTTCTCCGACATGACAAAAATGCCGTTTGTGGATACTGATTACTATTTGAGAAAGTAAAGGAAACAAAGTCTGGCTTTGTAGTATACAAAATGAGTAAACAACAAGATCCGCAAGAAAAGTTTGAAAACATTGTAAACAACGGTAAATCCATTATCGGCGCGCAGTTTTTTGTCGACGTGCCACTCTCCGGTGAAATCAATCTATCGATTTTGAAGGACCGAGGAGTCGACGAAATCCATTTCGCGGATGGTGAAATAACAAGAATATACAACGTGCCCAGAGGAATCAAGACTCTTGTGATCAATAACAATCGCCTCGAATCGCTGCCCACTGCCGAACTAAAGGATTTAGTCAATTTGGAGGCTGACAATAACCGAATTACAAAGGCCGATTTAAAGGATATGGTGAGCTTGCACTCGCTGTCGCTAAAGAGCAACAAACTTGCATCGATCGTACATTTTCCCAAGTCATTGCACACACTCAGTCTCGAGCAAAACCAGTTGAAAGAACTCAATTTAGCCGGATGCGAGTCGTGTGTGCGAGTCAACACTTTGAACAATTTGTCGCTGCGCAAGATATACAACGCCCCAGTTTCCAATCACAACTTTGAACTCACTAAGGACGAACACACCCAGTTGTCGAGCAACAACAAACATGCGGACGAAAAGACCATGATCGCCGATGTAAAGCACGCAGTCGATACGTATTATGCTTTGAAAAACAAGTACGAACAGGAAAAACAGGCAACTATCAAGGAAATTATGGTAAATAAATCAAAAACCCGCAACCAAAAGATCCGCCAAGTTCGACACACACAATACAAATGTGTGAATTGCAAGCAAGTGGGTGGCACAAAATTCTGGAAAGACGAGGACAACAATTTGCGAGCGGTTTGCGGAAACGCGACAATGCCGTGCAATCTGAATATTTCCATCTTGTCGAGTCTTACAATCTCGCCGCAAGAAATGCGGGCTGAAGCCGAGCAGACCGACAAGTCCAAACAAGAAATTATTCAATTGAAAATGGACACATTGTTCGGATACATTGACAGCGAAACCTCGGTCAAGCGTTTCAATGAAAATATCAAGATTATTAACGACAACGCAACTGTTGTATTTGAGCCATTTATCGAAAACCCAGAGAAGAAAAAGATTTTAAGCAAAAAGATGCAGGACATTTACGGCGAACTGGCCATGATTCGCAAGTTGCGTCACGAGTACAGCATGACCAATAACAAAGAGCTATTGCGTGACATTGTATCACACCATAAAAATGTGAAAACGAACTTGGATAATATTCGGTCATTGAAGTATCCAATCACCGAAATGGTTGATGAAGACGAACATCGTCATGTGTTAAAACAGTTTCCTTACAGTTTTGACGAATACTTGAATCCAAATCTCGAGTTGTTGAAAGTAAACAAGTTTACGATCTGAAGCGGATAAAACCAGGATTGCCGTCGTGTTGTGAAAACCAGAAGCCAAATGTTTTGTCGTTGTCGTGTTCTTCCAATATTGTAAATCCAATACAATACTGGATTCCAATATGGTTGAAATGAAAAACATCCGACCACTCGAATGGCTCATAACTTGTATCGAGCTTTACCAACATGTGGTAATAACTTAGCGTTTTGTCGCCGTGAATGTGCTCGCAATAATGGACGACGCAATAATAACATTGATCCTTTTGGGACCAAACTGGGGGCGTCGATCCGCGGATTTTTTGCAACAACATATGCTCTACGGGGATGGACTTGGTAATTTTGAGCGTATCGCCCTCTACATGGCCGATTTCGAAGGGGGCCCAGCGGTAAATAAAAGACTCCAAGGCAGCTCCGCTGCCGACTGTGCGAAGTTCCAAGGCAGCGGAGCTGCCGACTGCACCCAGTGGTATCCAGTTTTTCTCACAATTTGTATCAGTAGGTGGTTCCAACACTTGACCATTCTCAAACATGGCCATTGACGCAGAGTAGTCGCCCACCATGATTCGTATTTTTTGCAAAATATGGTAGGATTTATTTGTCGCTACATACTTGAGTTTATCTCCCGAGTAATACAAACGAACGTCTTCAAGACCTGTGATGGATTTGTCGTATTCAGGAAGTCCAATCATCCCTTCCCATACAAACTCGTGTGACTTGATGGTTTCCAAATCATCTGCCAAAAAGCATCGCAGATTCTTTGTTTCCAAATGGCCACTTGGATGATTGATATGGTAGCGCCCGTAGTCATCAAGTTTGTAGTTAACATATCGCACATTCAAAATATGCTGGCCTTCGGGCACCTTTATGTAAGAAATTGACGACGGATAAAACCCGGGTTCTTCTGGGAATTTGTATCGAAAGGTTGGTCGGTTAAAACCAAGACATCTAGAGAAAAGGTGGGACGGAATGCGCACAATGCTGTCGTCGTGGTCGGCCTTGAACCATACAATACTCCAACTCGCATTGACTTCTAACCAAGCCCAGAAATTGACTTCCCAAGTGATGTGTCGGAACCGGTGCATAAAGATGGTGAAATGCTCTAGATACAAATCAAAAAGTTCTATGAAGGATTGCCCGTCGCCGATCATAAAACCGCCACAAAACCGCCAATTGATGTGGTCCACAATGTTTTCGATTCCTTGGCCGCGTTCCCAACACCCCGGATTTGCAATAAATCGCGGAGCCCATTTGCAAGTTGTTAGGAACTGCATGTAGTTACTCGTAGCGGTCTTTTGTTTGAAAATGTGTGACAAATTGAAATCGATCCAGGCAAAGTGGTTTGTATCGAAGGGATTCTCATTGACTGCATTCACGACAAATTCTACTTTCATATTCATGAGACAAAGAAACAAGAAGGAGTCTTTGACCATATTTCGCGAGGCTGGTAAATTGTTTTTGTATAGACTACACACTTTGTAAGTCCACGATTTGGAATAATCGACGTCGCGCAAAACAACATTGTTGAACGATTGCCACTCTTTTTGATAAACCTCTTTGATTTCTTTGTCGACATACAAAACGATGGGGACGCCGGTTTTTGCAATGTGTGTGAAATTGTCCATACGCCACTGATGTGTTTTGTGAGGTTCTTTGCAATTGATATTTACAAAACAAGAAACATAGGTGAGTGTTGGTTTCGATTTATCGAACAAATTCATGGGTAATTAAATAAATTGTATCATCGCTTGTCTAAATATTTTTTTGTTAAAATCAAAAAAATATTTTGTATATATAGTATGCCAGCGAAAGACTCAGAAAGTGCACGCCTTGAAAAGGCCGAGATGGAGATACAAAAGTTATTGCGAATAAACAGCGAACTGACCGCGCGATGCGAATTTTTACAACAGAATTTTAATGGGGATTATAATGAACTTATGATTGAATATAACGCACTCAATCGGGCATTCGAAACTTTAAAAAAACATAAACAATGTGTATAATCCAAGTATTTTGTATATTTTTATTTAAAAATTTAAAAAAAAATATAAAACAACATTACAAAGAGTGTAAACTAAAAAAATAAAAAGGAGGGATTATAAGGAAGGGAAGAAAAAGGAGGGATTATAAGGGAACGTAGTTCCCTTAAGAGCTGCACATCTCGCACTCTTCGTTCTTCTTCGGTTCGATCGTAAACTGTTGCGCCCGGTGCTTCGCGCGTCTTCGCAAGTAGTAGATGCCCGTCTTCAATCCCTTCGACCACGCGTAAAAGTGCATTGACGTCAGCGAATTGTAGTTGGGGTCTTCTTGCCACAAATTCAAACTCTGACTCTGGCAGATAAACGCGCCTCGGTCTGCGGCCATGTCGATCACATGTCGCATCGGAATCTCCCAAACGGTTTTGTATTTAAGCTTCAAGTGGTCCGAAATGTTTGCAATATGTTGCACACTGCCTTGGTTCGCAATAATGTTATTTTTCAAGTCTGTATTCCAAACACCCAGGTCAATCAGTTCACGCATCAAATACTTGTTGGTCAATACAAACTCACCCGCCATCGTTCTGCGACTGTAAATATTGCTCGTAAATGGCTCGAAACACTCATTGAATCCAAGGATTTGCGAAGTGGATGCAGTGGGCATGGGCGCCAGCAACAAGGAGTTGCGCAGTCCGGATTGCATAATCTTTGTCTTCAGTGCAGCCCAGTTCCATTCGGAGGAGGGAGTAACATTCCACATGTCGAACTGCAGGATCCCCTGGGATGCGGGCGAGCCAGCAAAGGTCTCGTATGGCACTTGGGTTACGGCCAGATCGGCGGATTTTGTTAACGCGCCAAAGTAAATTGTCTCGAAAATCCGCTTGTTCACCTCTTTTGCTTCGTCGCTATGGAATGGAATATCCAAAAGCATAAATACGTCGGCTAACCCCTGGACACCAATGCCGATGGGTCTGTGACGCAGATTCGAGACGCGGGTCTTTTCTGTGGGGTAAAAGTTTATATCGATCACTTTATTCAAATTATCGGTTATGACTCCGGCAACTTCGCACAGCTTGTTGTAGTTGAAAAACGCTTTTCCATCCGCATCCTTTTCGACAAATGTGGGGAGACCGATTGACGCAAGGTTGCAAACCGCCGTCTCCTCGGGTGTAGAGACCTCTATAATTTCACTGCATAAATTCGAGCTCTTGATGACACCAATATTTTTCTGGTTTGACTTGTTATTTGCAGTATCCTTGTAACAAAGATAAGGTGTGCCGGTCTCCATCTGCGCATCGAGGACTTTGAACCAAAGTTCGCGCGCTGAAACCTTGCAGCGTCCTTTGCCCTCGGTTTCATATTTTGTATACAAAGCCTCAAATTCTGCTCCATAAACGTCGGAAAGTCCAGGGCACTCGTCGGGACACATGAGCGTCCACTGCTCATTGCTTTTCACCCGATTCATAAACAAGTCGGGGATCCAAAGTGCGTAAAAGAGGTCTCGCGCCTTCAGCTCTTCGTCGCCATGGTTCTTGCGCATTTCCAAAAACTTTTCAATATCGGCGTGCCATGGTTCCATATAAATCGCAAAAGATCCGTTCCTCTTGCCGCCGCCATTCTTGACCAAACCATTGTGTGTAAAGAAGTTGTGGTGGTCTTCGTGGTCAACCTCAATGTCAATCACGCGGCCCGAGTAGTCCTCCGTCTTCTTGTTACTTTTTACAATACTATACAAATACCCGTCATGCTCGAAATACTTGAAACGCTTGCTCGGCTTCATATTCAAAAACATGTCACATATGACGGGCTTCTTCGGGATCGACAAAATAATCATGCGCTTCTTGTTGGTTCGACTGCAGCGATTCTTGATATAGCCAGTGGTCATGACACCGAGTCTTAATAACATATAGCGCACAGACTCGATCAAATTGAATGAGGTGTTTTCCAACTTTACACGATTATCCGCAGTGTTTGCACAGGTCTCGAGAATTCCGCGAACCAATGCGATAGTCTTGTTCTTGGGCAAATGCAACATATTGGGAAGAACCATTTTCTCGCCGTTCTCGTTGCGCACCATTTCTTGTGTGAACTTGAACATATTTGTACGTGTGAATACAACCGAAACATAACTGGCGCGATCGGTGCAAATCGCGCGAATACCCAGTTTGCTCAAGTATGCATCCACAAACTCGAATGTGGCCCGATTCATGTGGGTACGGCACACTGCAGACTTGAAAAACTCGATATCACTGCCCACAAGGATACCATACATGCGGCAGTCGTCCTCCGTAAAGTGCTCACAGTCTTGCTCCCACTTTGGAATGGGAAAGCCGACAAAGTCATTTTCGCGCACGAGTTTGGCCTCTACAAATTCGGGGGCCACAAGCCCCTTAGACAGCTCGCCCAAAATGTTATTGAACCGTGTTTGAACAAATCGCTCGTTGCGAACAACCCAGAGGGGGTGCATATCAGTGACGAGCAAGGGATACTGCGTGTGTTTAATGTCGATTTTGTGGAAGTCGCCGCGGTACTCGGGGTAATCCAATACTTTGCGGATGGGGTAAAATTGGCCGTCGTCGGTGATCACTTCATCGCCAACCACAATGTTTTTAATTCGGAGAGGGCCTCGCTTCGAGTATACAATCGACTCGGGATCCAAACATTGGTCCACGTATTTGGCGGTGTTATTAAAGACGCGCAACATGGGTACGATACCATTGCTGGTGCCGTTGGTCCCGCGGATCTGACTGTCGGTTGCTCGAATATTGTGAATATGCAGTCCGATGCCGCCTGCCCACTTGCTAATGAGTGCGCAATCCTTCAATGTATTGTAGATGCCATCGATGCTATCATTTTCCATGGAAAGCAAAAAACAATTTTCAGCAATAATACCACCAACGCTGTATGAATGGTCATTTTCTACTCCGAATGTATATACATGGTCACATTTAATATCTGACAAATATTTTTCATTCAATCTCATAAACGTTACACCATCAATTATTTTGACTTGGACCCATTTTTTTTTATCTTTATCCATGGATGATAAACGGTCATCTTTATAAAATTTTTTAAGCAAGCCTGCAAGTATCGCGTGTGGAATTTGCATTCTTCCGGTTGCATTACAATTTACTTTATGCAAAAGTGATAATGTAACTGGAATTCCAACTGAACGTGCTAAATGAAAAATGCTTTTCATCAACGGAGGATTTGTAAGTTGCACTTGAATACGTCCTTCCATTGTTAAACATCCATCAGTTGACGCTAAACCTGCTAAAAAATAGCGAATCTGTTCATAACCAAGTTTATTAAAAAACGGTGGCAACTGTTTTCCAGAAAATTTACTTCCAAATATATATTTGAATATTTTTGCAATAATTGTATTGAACACTGTCATTTGGACCATTCCATTTTTATCAGTATATACAAAAACCTCATTAATTCCGAGTTTTGATGGAAAAGCTCGTTTTACAAAATCAATAAGTGCCTCATTTGTATGATATGATACTATTGAAATTGATCGCGGTCCTAAAATTCCCTGTGAATTTTTTCCATGTGTTACACATCCATCTCCGTACCACATTCCAATTAATTCCATAAATTCAGTATCAAACGTCCAATATCTATTAAATGGTTGGGTTTTTTTTTTACAAATACAGTCACCAGTTTTTTTATGTAAAACGTATTCATAAGTTGTGTACACTTTGTTATCATCACTGTAGACATATTTATATTTTACATTATGTCCGTCACCATCGATATTGTCCAACACATCTTTCAAATCCAACACATAATTCTCAGATGTTGTTTTTTTGTTTGGCAATGAAATCCAGTCACCAATACGTAAATACTCAACTGCGTTAAATGTTGGTTTCTGGCCCCATTTTTCTTGTTCAATTGATAAAGACCATAGTCTATGATTTCCTGTTACTGTTAATGTTGGTGTTCCGGCGACTTTAATGTTAAATAGTTTACGGTCACCCAATAAATTTTTGTGTAACTGAACAACTTTTTGAACATTTCCAGTGTGTGTAACAACTTCATCACCAATTTGTACACTTTCAATCGGAACCACACCACGTAAAGTGTGAACTTCAGTTCCTTCTATGAAACACGAAGAAAGCTGTGGTCTTGGTGTGCCGGCGTTAAACAGTGTGGGCGTCGCATGGGTAAAATACTTTTGCGACATGAGGTCGTAGGTTCGCAAGGCACTCTCGACATCGTTCCCGTGGATTCCGAGAGAAACGCGCATCCACATATGTTGGGGTCTCTCGACAACCTTCCCATTAATTCGCATCAAATACGTCTTCTCGAGGGTTTTGAAACCAAAGTAGTCAAAGACATAGTCGCGCTTAAAGTCGAGTTTATCTATAATTTTTTCATAGTTGTTTGAAACGGTCTCCATCAATTGTTGCGATACAAGCGGCGAATGTTTGCCATGTTTATCGAAGTAATTGAAGAGCTGGCACACGACGTTTTTAAAGTCGGGATCGGTATTTTTGTGGTGATTTGAAATGGTGATGTGACTTGCCAAAGTGCCATAGTCGTAGTGGATAGAGGACATCGAGGCACATTGTTCGGCGGTGAGTTCATCGATTTTAGTGGTGGAAATATTGTCGTATAACTGATCGATGACCTTCATGGCGAGCTGCGTATAATTCAGCTTGATACCCGCCTCTTGACCAATGGTCTTGATTCTTCGCAAAATCTTGTCGAAAGATACAATCTCAACCTGGCCGTCTCGTTTCGTCACGTGCATTTCAAAAGACATAATAATAATGAATATTTATTAATTATTATTTAATTTTTTAAGTTCTTTTAGGGGAACTCGTCGTTCCCCTATAACCCCATACTTCCTTGTTTGTTACACTTTAAATTTGATTCAATAAATAATTTTGCATATAAAAGGAGGGATTAAAAGGGAGGGATTAAAAGGGAACCGTAGGTTCCCTTTCTTAGGAGTGTTCCAGTTCTTCGCGGATTGCCGCATCAATCAGACACGATTTCTTTTTATCAGCCGCGGGCACCCGTTTCTTCGGCAGCCGGTGCTCGAACCCTTCAACCCGCTCTCTCTCGATAATATCCCAAATCTCCTTGACTTTCGGCACCATCATATCAAACCAGTGGCGATTTCGCTTCACCAATACACACGAATATGCTTCACAATACCAATATATTCGTTTGAATAATATGTACGTTTCTTTAAGCGCGGTTTTCTGCGAATCGATCCACAAATTTACATCCGCTTTCGAGAGTCGAACATTGAATGGCATGTATACATAATGTGGAGTGCCATCGACAAAATCGCGGTTCACAAAATAGAGGATAACCCCGTTATACAAATATTGGTTCTTGTTTTTGTAGAACAAGTCTTCTTCAGTTTCGTCGTATTCTTTGAACTGGGTTTCCAAAAAATCGCATTCGTTCAGGTTGCAAACTTCCATCTGGATTTGCATTTGGACCCAATAATCCATTTTGGGAATGCCCGTAATTTCTCTCGATACAACATTTTTGATTTCGAGCATGCGACCGTAAGCGGGCGAGTCGTCACTTATAACAATACCATCGGGCGACGCACCAATGAATGAATATCGAGGGTGTTGTATGCAACCAAACTCTCCGACTTTGACCTTGTTTCTCTTTTCGTACAACATGACAGTGAGCGGCTCGTACTTGACACCCCAGTGCAAGGGCGAATCTGTGTTCACATGGGTTGTCGTAGAAGCGTCAACAACTGCTTCCGGAATAGGTTTGCACTTTTCGCAAATCAAACTATTTTTGTTTGCCTCCGAGCCGATCGCTTTCCAAATATTGCTGGCAGTTATCAAATTGTGTCGAAATGCATACCACTCGGCGGTTCTTTGTGCCGGCTGTTTAATATTTTGAAGATATTGTATCTGCGTCTTGATCAAATCTTTGTCCACAACTGCGTCGTAAGTATTTGCGCGCGGATTCTTGTAACATCTGCGAGGGATTTGGTGGATTGTGTAGTAATTTTTCACAAAACAGTGGACTCTTCGCCGAAACTTTCGGAATATTTTGTCGTATAAATCTAGATTAAATTCTACAATACCGCTGCATATAAAGTCATCCAAAAATTCTTGTGTAATCGTATCAATCATAGTTTTGTAAAAATCCGGCTGGCACTGTTGTATGCCGTGTTTTTGTAAATATTCGTCTACATAGTCGTGAATTTCAATTTCAAGGTCCAGGATTTCTTCTTCGCTAAATCCGAACATTTTTTATATATACAAAGAGATAAAATTATGATTCATTGTCAACGTGATCGACAACCTGCCGTTTGGGGGTCAGCGATTTTAGTGTCGAAACCTTCTTTTCGAGATTCCTTATAGTGAAAGATCTCGACAATGCATTAAAGGAAAGACCGCTGATGGAATTGATAACGCCCATCTGTTTGTCGTATTCAACGTCCTTTACTTTCGAGAGTTTGTCTTTGGTCAAACACTCGCTGAAAAACATTTTGAGAACCTTGATATCTTTTACTGGAAGAGCATTTTCTCTCCCATATTTTTCGGCATATGCGTGCAACTTTTGTATCTTCAGTCGCTTGTCAAGCTTATTCCACGACTCGGTATTCATATTTTTCTTTTCGGTTTCCAAGAGTTCATCGATTTGTACCATCGAATTCGTGGATGTTTGTTCCGAAAGCGTCTGTGCATTCAAGAAGGTTTTGTATTTGTACATGATTTTGTCGTCATTCTTTGACTGCTGTTGTTGCGGTTCTTCTGGTTTTACAATTTGTGGAAACATGGATATACAAAAGTCTTTTTTATATTCTTATCGAAAAATATGTTTATATACTTTTTGTTTTGTATTGTATTGTAAGATTCATGGAAACAAAAATTGTTGTTTGTGATTTATCAAAGCCAATCAGAACTTCTTCTTCTTCTACGACAAAGGCTTCGTCTGAAAAGAAAGAAAAAACTATTCGAAAAGAGACGAACAAATGGCGCTTTGACAATAAATATTTAGAACTCGATAAACAACACGAGTGTTTACGAACGATTGGCGACAAACAGCCACTCACCGAAGAAGTATGCAAAGAAATGCGACGACAAATACAAAATAAAATATCGAGTTACAAGATGCAAGATATACAAAAGGACAAATACGATGAAGAAAAGTTTGTCGACTTTTACTTTGTTGTATCATTATTGCTCGAAAAAGAACTGAAATGTTTTTATTGCAAAGAGTCCGTGTATCTATTTTACAACTTTGTGCGGGAAAATAAACAGTGGACACTAGAACGCATCAATAATGATCAAGGGCACAACAAAGACAATGTGGAGATTGCCTGTTTGCATTGCAACTTGCGCAGGCGGACCATGTATTATGAAAGATATGTTTTTACCAAACAGCTGAATATTGTGAAACTAGAATAAGGGAACAAACTGTGTTCCGCACATTTTTTTCAGACGTTTCCATGCCCATCGTAACATAATAACAACTTATGGTGTCATTTTCCGACCATATGAGGGACAAACTTTTTTTCAGAAAAAAACAGGGGCGCACTCGGATTCCATGGTAATTCACTTAATAAAAATATTTTATTACACTAAAAGTAGAGTTAATGCTTTGTTTATTGTTTGAACAATAAATCAGTGAAAACTCATATAAAACTCTGCTTATTTATCATATAAATGCCTCGAGTAAAACTTGCTGATAAATTTGTGGCAGAACGCGAAGAGATTTGTAAGAAACTTATTGATATTGTTGGAACAGAATTTTATCTGTGTGATCTGGATGCGGATACTGAGAAAATACAAGCTATACTTGCCTTGAAAAACGAGATTCCGAAATTTTTTGCTGTAAGTGCGATGACTGCATATAGACCTACTGTTGACACAAAACGCGACCATCTAATCATTGTTCGCGGAATTCTTAAAATGCAAGGATATATATTTGAAGGGATGGAAACCTTTAAAAAAATGGATACCGGCCTATTCAAAAAAACAGTAAAATACAAAATATTTAGGAATATTTCATAATATTTGATTATACGTTTAAAGGAGAATAATTATATTTAGGTATATTATATAATTATTCTCCGATGGAATCTTTGACCCTTCAGCCTACCAAAAATGTCCTCAATGGTATTACACTCAAAGAAAAGTGTGACGTAAGTGCACTTAGAAAACTTATTCATAGCTCTTTACTCAAACCAACCCTGTCCAAATGGAAACAACACAACTACACCAGTGAAAAACAACAATTGACAAAATATTTGTCTCTAATAGGTGGTAATACTGCTACTGTTCAGTACAATAAAGTTGATAAACAGTGTTGGGGTAGGTCAAACCCAAATGACATGGTTTCGTTATTTACACTCAGGAAAGAAATTCGCCACACAATTTCTGGCATGTATTATACCGATATTGATATCGAAAATTGTCATCCGACCATTCTATACCAGGTTTGTAAAAAATTTAATATTGAATGCACTCTATTAGAATCGTATGTGTTAAATCGAAAACATTACTTGGATACTATTGTGTCACATTATACAGTTAGTCTCGATTCAGCAAAATTACTTTTTATCATTATTTTGTATGGCGGTGGTTACAATAAATGGTGTAGCGAAGTTGATATTAACAAGCCCGCACTTGATTTTATAAATGATTTTATAAGTGAGTTCAAAAAAATTGCTTTCAAAATTACAGAGCATAATCCTTTAATTAGAGACTACGTGATTCAAAGAAAAGAAAAACAAGGTAAAACTAATTACTCGCTTCAAGGGACCACATTGTCAATATATCTCCAAGAACTTGAGGTCAGAATATTGGAACAAATATATTTATACTTGGTTGAACATCATTATATTGAAAATAAAAATGCGGTTCTCTGTGCAGATGGCATTATGATTGATACGCCAAAATACAACGATTTGTTATTGACAGAATTTTCGAATTTGATTGTTACCAGGATGGGATTTAATTTGAAATTTACAGTCAAGGCAATGGACAAAATATATACATTACATGAAATTAATGACGCGTTAATATTTGATTTGCACACACAAGAATTCACCACTGGTATGTTGAGTGATTATTTTCGTGTGTTGTTCGATTGTTTTGCATATTACGACTCTAAAATATACTTTTACAACGGTGTATATTGGCAAGAAGATGTCGAACGAATGAAAATATATAACTTTATTGACGATAAAATGTACCGATATGTTTTGAATTATTACTGCAAAACCCGCGAATTAATTGTGAAAAATTTGAACACATTGATCCAAGAAGATGAGAAAGAGAAGTTGAAAAAACAACTCGAACAGTTAGAGAAGTTACATAGAAATATTCCTTTACTAAGACAAAATAAATATAGAAAAAATTTGACCGAAGACATTTGTAATAAGTTGTACGACGAAACGATTGTATTTGACAAGAGCCCGAATTTATTTGCGTTTACAAATCATATATTCAACTTGGCTTTGGGCGAAGTTATCAGACCAGATAAATATGACTACATTTCCAACACGTGCGGCTATGAGTTTGATCCAAAGTTTGACAAAGCAAATATTGAAGAATTCGACAAAATACTCGATACTATATTTCCGAATCCCGACAACAAGAATTACTATTTGTGTGCTTTATCAACCGGTTTAACCGGACACCAAGTTGAAAATTTGTTCATTGCAACCGGTGAAGGTGGTAATGGCAAAGGTGTTATCAATAATATTATGTTGCGTACTTGTGGAAAATATGGATTTAAGTTGTCAAGTCTTGTGTTATTAAGCGAAATTAAAAGCGGAGCGAATCCAGAGATTGCGAGTCTTGATAATAAGCGATTTGCTTTAACAACTGAACCTACTGACAAGAAAAAAATCAATAGCTCTACACTCAAAGAGCTTACTGGTGATAAAGTTATAAATGCACGATTTGCATACTCAAATAAATGCGAGGTGCATTTGAGCTTGTCCTTGTTTATGGAATGTAATAGCTTGCCGAAACTGGACGAGGTCAATGATGCTATAGAGAGAAGAATACGGGCGGTTCCGTTTATAAGTTCGTTCAAATCTCAAGAAGATTACGATAAACTCGAAGATAAAACAAACGCTTATGTTGGCAATCCAATATTTAAAACAGACGAGTTCGAAAATAAACACAAGCTCTCATTGTTTTATCTGTTGGTTCCAAAATGTAAGGAGTTTATTCGGTCCGGACTTCGTTTGCCAGCAGCACCTGCGCAATGCAAGGCCATTACGGTTGATTATTTAACAAAAAGTGACAACATTTATGAGTGGGTGCAAGAGAGGTATGAACGTGGTTTTGATTCTGACTTTGTTTATGTGAAAGACATGTTTGAGATATTTAGAGCAAGCGAGTATTTTGAAAACTTAAATAAATCAGATAAGAGAGATATGACTCTCAAGTCATTTATTGAAAAAGTGAGATACAATATATTCTTGAAAAAACATTTTAAGGAAAGAGATGACTACATTGGCCATGTTAAAATAAATAAACCAGCAATTTCTGGGTTTAAAATTAAAAACCCAACGAATGTCGCAGATTTCTCTTAATGTCGCAGATTCTGCCCTTAATTTGAAACATTTTTAATTTTTATTTTTATAAATTTAAATTTATAAAAAGTTTGTATTTTAGGGCAGAATCTGCGATATTGTGTGAAATCTGCGATATAACTAAATCCCCCCTCCCATTGAAAAAAAAGAAACCACCAAATGTTCCATATTTTGCTTTTAGTTTGGAACATTTTATACCGGCGAAGAATTCGTCCGCTCCGCTGTCACTTGTTGAACGGCACAACAAGGACAATGTGGAGATTGCCTGTTTGTATTGCAACTTGCGCAGGCGAACCATGTATCATGAAAGATATGTTTTTACCAAACAGCTGAATATTGTGAAACTAGAATAAAAAGAAAATAAAAAGTTGTATCGAATACAAAATAAACAAAAATGACTACTACACTACGAACCCAATTTCCCGAAAACAACTTGATGAGTTCTAAACTCGATTATTTCATAGGTATCCGAAAAATCCCCAATATTGTATTTCACGGGTCCGCCGGATGCGGCAAGCGAACCATTGTCGGCGACTTTATCAATCGAATCTACCATTTTGATCGCACCCGCATTAAAAACTATGTCATGTTTGTAAACTGCGCTCACGGAAAGGGCATCAAGTTTATTCGCGACGAGCTCAAACAGTTTGCCAAGACCAATATACAATGCAACGAAAACAACTTGTTCAAAAGTATTGTCATGTATAATGCAGACGAATTAACCATCGATGCCCAGTCTGCCCTGCGACGTTGTATCGAACTATTCAGCCACACCACACGCTTCTTTATCGTTGTCGAAAACAAACACAAACTGCTCAAACCCATTTTGTCGCGTTTTTGCGAAATCTATATCCCAGATAAAAGCGAAACAGACGTACCCGTTTATCGAAGTTTGCATACAATCAATATTGACAATATATATGGTTTGCGCGATTTGAAGCGCGAAGCGCGGCTGCGTGTTTTGATGCCCGAATTTCAAGATATGATGGAGAATGGTTTCAACGTTGAAAAACACGACTATAAGTGGTTTATGCAATTATCGAATCGTTTGTATGAAGCGGGAATTTCGTGTTTAGATGTTCTCCAATTCTTTGAAGAAGACGCCGCAACTTTAGCAAAAGATCTGTTTCGCGTCCAATTCGTTTTCCACAAAATAAAGTCCGAATTCCGTTGTGAAAAAATGCTAATGATGTACTTATTCGACTACATGTTTTTACGTTCGGATCGAAGTTTGAAAAATGTATCGTTTTTATAAAAACCAAATGGACGATTTTGTACTTTCGAATTTGAACGAGTCGCGCAACGAGTGGTGCAGTCGACTTGTATCTATTTTATCCCCACGAATTATTGAGGGCATTCGGTCCATATTTAACGAGTCGTGGAAAGTCAGTATTGAAAACAAAGAGCTCGACAAGTACTTGATGACCTTTCAGAATTTCTTGTGTCGTGTCCCCAAATGGAACAGCAACATTATTGACGAAGAGAGGCAGCGCATCATTGAAAAGTCGGGCTGTAACTATTTAGAAGATTTGATCACTTGTGTCCACATTATCCAACTCAAGGTCTTGACCTGTGTTCGCGTCGGCACTCGCCAAAAGAAAATCGACATTTCTATCCCGAAGCTCAATGATTTCTTGCATAAGGTCTACATCAATGTAGCGAGCAAAGTATACAAAAATGCATACTTGTTTGATAAAAACGCGTCGCCACTTGTGCAGCAGAAACACAATCGAGAGTTCGAGGTCATTACAGAGGAATGCATTTTGAAGACGATCCGCGACAGCATTCCCACGGAGGCGATTGTGCGCGCTTATTTGGACGAATCGGTAGAGCAAGAAGAGGAGGAAATCATTGTGGAAGATGTTGAGATCAAACATAATAATAGTGAAGTAAAGAAGGATGACAAGGAAAAAGAAGAGGAAGAAGTCCAGGTAATTCCCGAACCAGTGAAACCACCCGAAGTGGTCCCCGCGATTTCGAATATTGACGACAAACCGATTGTGAACCGATTGACGTTTGATGACATGGATCACGTGTTGACCGATGACGGACGCGAAGAAAAGATAAGTGCGCCCAAAACCATTGAGCGACTTGAGGAAATCAGTATGACGCGCAATATACAGCGAAAACTCGACGAGGCCGATGATGATGACGACGACGACGATAAGCTCAAAATTAGCGAAGATGTATCGATTGACCTTGGTTTCACCGACCTCAACCCTTTCGAAAAGAACACGGATAGTGATATAATTACGCTGGATGATATCGAAGAACTTTAAGGGAACCGGAGGTTCCCTTTAATGTAATTGCGAAACAGTATAAAAACAATACGCTTACAAAATATAATAAAAAAATGTCATCTGCTGACCAGATCGAAGTAACCAATGAATTCTTAATCAATATAAAAAATAGTATCGAACGAATGACAAAAAATAATCAAATCGAAGTGCTCAAGATATTAAAAAGTCACAAAAATGTAAAGCTCAATGAAAATAAGAGTGGCGTTCTTGTGAACATTTCATTCTGTTCGAAAGAACTTTTGTCTGAACTCAACAATTATGTCAAGTATGTGAACGATCAGGAGCGGGTGATCAATAATGTTGAATCGCAGAAGCAGGAATTTAAAAATACATTTTTCTTTGAGTAAGGTGCTTCATAAAAAAAATGAATGCGCCAGCTTTTATGAGTCGTGCCCTCTTTGGGCAAAGAAATCTTTTTGAAAATGGGGGTTCTCTTTCTTTGTTGTCTCAATTCATGATGATTCCTGCAAACGAAGATTTAATTGCCGAACCCAAGGAGCTTGAAGAAACTCCTCTTATGGTTATAGAGGAGTTAACCGTAAAGGCGGAGCCGACTGTAAAGGCAGAGCCGACTGTAAAGGCAGAGCCGACCGTAAAGGCAGAGCCGACCGTAAAGGCAGAGCCGACCATAAAAACCCGATATAGACCTAAGCTGAAAGATTCCATCTTTTGGTGCATATATACTGCAATTACGGATGAAAGCAACGACACCAGTCAATCTGCAACCAACTTGATGATGAATGAAAAAAAAGCAATCTCCGATTTTTTCAATAAGAGTCCTAACTTATTGAAAAATTCAAACCACAAGGTCACTCTAGCGAAAATCAACGAAATACAGTGCAACCTCATGACAAAACCGTTTATGGATACAATCGAGAGTTTCATTCCCTGCGCCATTTATTACAAACGCCCCATCTACGTCTTTTACGAAGAAATCCACGCCTACTTTCGCTTCACCGACAAGACCTTTGTCTCCGACACAGACGAAGCAGACGAGTCGATTTTGATTTACGCACATGGCGGCCGATTTTCCCTAGAAACATGTCGAGAAACTACCGCGCATTTTGTTAGGAACGAGCTGGACAAATTGTATTATATCCACGACTGCGAAAAGATGCTGCTGGGGGCGTCCAACTATACTCTCGACGAATTAAAGCGCATACACAAGATTATTTTTTCGGATGATTCGGATGAAGGTCTGAAAAAACCAGATTACTATGCAAAAATCGCCATGAAATGTTACGCTACTTGTCACGAACGGATTCGATAATCATAAATTTATATTCACAAAGTATATATATATACACATACATACAAAAATGAGTGCATCCCCTGATTTTAAAAATGAATTAAAAGAAATGTTACACCACTATTTAGGGCATTTATCGAGTGCGGAAAATAAAAGAAATTTTCAAAATGAAGAGTTCGAGGTAAGGTTTACCCCTTATAAACAACCCTTTTTCACCAAAACCGACTACGACAATGTGATTTCGCGCTTGATGGCCAGCGATTATTCGTGCAAAAACCCCGCCGGCATTAATATGTTACGAATGCAAACCGAAATCCCCAACCGTTCCAGCGGCGCCATCGTGATGTCCAACATACGCACCGAAATTTGTGGATCAGACATCATTCAGGACTACTGCAAACTCAAAGACAATTTCAATAAACTCGCCGAACTGCCTGAGAATTTTAATAAAATCAAGTTCACCATGAAATCCTCCGCAAAGCGCATTGACGACAAGACCGAAATAAAAAAAATCACCAATGCCGACTTTAATTTTAATGTATCATTCAATCTCGAAACCGACTACAAGCTCAACTCGAGCGCCACCGCAAGTATTGTCAAGGACTGGAACAGTTCCAAAAAGACATTTCGCCTGATTAACCGCATCCGATTTGAACACAAAACCTCGCCGATTGCCGTCGATCTTAGCATTATACGCAACTCGTACAAGTCGAACGGTGTGATGATCCCCGTCTACCATATCCAAGACTCGGGGGTTTTTCAAAATCAGGATTTCTGCGAGGTTGAACTGGAAATTATCAACGAAAGAGTCGGACCCGGTAAAGACTTTGATCATGTCGATAAGCTGGTCAACGAATTGCAACTCGCCATTAAAACCGTTCTTTGCGGTCTTCATACCACCAAATATCCGATCCCTTACAATGTCCAAGAGTCCGTCTACGCCGCGTACTCGAAACTCGTTTTTGGAGAAGCCCCACGCCATTCAACCGGGAACCGCGAGTTCATCGGACCCAACTCGTGCACTCTTCAGATCAAAAACATTGTAGAGACCGACAATACGAACGAGCCGAACATTCGCCAAAACTATTGTGTGACAGAGAAGGCTGACGGCGAACGCAAACTTTTGTATATCAATAAGGAGGGGAAAATATATTTGATCGATACAAATATGCGCGTCCAATTCACGGGTTGTCTAGTTGATCCGAACCTTTGTGGCGAAACCGTGCTGGACGGCGAACATATCAAATTTGACAGGAACAAGCAGTATAGAAATATGTTTATGGCTTTTGATATTTACTTTTTGAAAAAAGAGTCGGTGCGCGACAAAGACTTTATGAAGTCGGATGGCGGCGAACTTGAGGTGAGCGATATTCAAAAGTACCGATTCTTAATGCTCAGTCTGATTGTTGAGGAAATCAATAAGACATTGCGATCTTTTATCAAGGACGCTAGGGCGGATCTCGAAGTGGCCACGAAGACCTTTTACTTTGCCGGCGACATTTTCAAACGATGTTCCGAACTCTTGACCAAAATGAATGACCACCTTTTTCCTTACGAAACCGATGGAATTATTTTCACGCCGATCAATACTGGCGTCGGCGGCACCAAAAGTGGCCAAACATGCCGACTCGAAAAATTCACTTGGCCTTTGTCGCTCAAATGGAAACCGCCCGAATTCAACACCATCGATTTCTTAGTGACAACAAAGAACGACAATCATGTGCAAAATGCGTTTGAACAAGGTGCCTCCGCATCCATTCGCAAGTATTATACACTCGTTTTAATGTGTGGTTTCAATAAAAAGTCGAAAATGATTTACAATCCACTCCAAGACGTATTCGACGACAAAATCCCGTCGAACGATTGTTTCGCAAACGATACAGACACCTATGTTCCCAAACCATTTTTGCCAAGTTTGCCCTACGATCCCAACGCCTGTTTCACCAACATTTATGTAGACACGGTTTCCGAGTGCATGACCACAGAATCTGGCGAAGTATTCGAGAAAAATATGATTGTTGAGTTCAGATACGATCCTGAACGGGAAGACGGGTGGCGCTGGATTCCCCTGCGCGTCCGCCACGACAAAACCTACGAGTTCCGGAATGGCAACAAGAATTACGGCAACTCGTACTATGTCGCCAACGAAAACTGGAAATCGATTCACTTTCCCATTACCAAAGAGATGTTGTGTGGCTCAAACATCCCCTCACTCTCCCATTCCGACGAGGTTTATTACAATAATACCGGATCCGAAAAAACGTCGCACACGCGAGGACTGCGCGGTTTCCACAATTTGTATGTAAAGAAGCGGTTGATCACTGGAGTTGCCAAAGAGGGCGATACGCTAATCGATTATGCGGTTGGCAAAGGCGGCGATATCCCCAAATGGAAACAGTGCCGGCTGAAATTCGTGTTTGGCATTGACTATGCGATAGACAATATTGTAAACCAGTACGATGGTGTCTGTGCCCGCTACTTGAATGAGCGAAAACAAACCCCCGTACTTTTTGATGCACTCTTTGTTTCTGGAAACAGCGGTCTCAACATTCGAAATGGCGAAGCATTTACCAATACTAAAGAACGAGCCGTAGCCAATGCCGTTTTTGGAAACACAAAGCTCAACTCGGAGCTGGGCAAGGCCGTCACTAAAAATCATGGCATCGGCAAGTCCGGATTCAATGTCAGTTCGTGCCAGTTTGCGCTCCACTATTTTTTCGAAAACCACTCTGTTCTTCACAACTTTTTGCGCAATGTGTCCGAGTGCACCAAGGTCGACGGGTTTTTCATTGGCACCTGCTTTGACGGCGCGACCGTCTTTGACAAACTCAAGCATCTTGAAAACTATTCGGTCCATGTAGACGACGATTTAGTGTTTGATGTGCAAAAAAAGTATAGTCAAACCGGATTTGTTAGCGACGAAACCAGCGTGGGTTATGCCATCAACGTGTATCAAGAGTCGATCAACAAGTATGCCACTGAGTTTTTGGTGAATTTCAACTATTTGGTACGACTGATGGAGAACTATGGTTTCAAACTCTTGACCAATGAAGAGGCGAAACATTACGGATTTCCCTCAGGAAGTGGTCTTTTCTCGGAGCTGTATGCGCAAATGAAGATGGAAGGGAATCCGATCGAAATGTCCGAAAAGGAGAAGGAGATTTCTTTCTTGAACCGGTATTTTATTTTTAGAAAGACCCATGATGTAAATGCCGAAAAAATCGCCAAGAAACGGGATTATGCCGAGGTCAAAGAAGAAGAAAAAGAGGAAGAAGAAAAAGAAGAAGGAACAAAGCACAAGGATAAAAAACCTAAAACATTTATAAAACGTTTGCCCAATAAAGTTGTTTTGAAAAATTAAAATTAAATTGCGAAAATATTTTATTTATTTAAAAGTTTAAATTTAGAAATCAGCGAAACAGTATTGGATTTTACAAAGCAGGCAACTGCGAGCCTTATATAAGGAAGCGAAGTATGGGATTATAAGGGAACGACGAGTTCCCTTACAAGTGTTTCTGCAATTCTTGTCATTGCAAGATAAGGATCGACGTTGGCTGCGGGTCGGCGGTCTTCAATGTAACCAAATCCATCGCGTTTACACTTGTTGGAAATCCGCATCGAAGTGTTTCGCGTTCCGATCCCGTATGAAAATTTGTCAATGGGAGCAGTCTCGCATTCTCCAGTTAATCGACGTTCGTTTCCTTTTCCATACACATCAATGTGTTCGCGATGGGTTGCTGCGAATTTTTCCATGAGCGCATCAAACCCACCTTCGCTTCGTGTTTCCTTCGTGCTAAAGTTGATGTGGCAACCCGATCCTGAACGCTCTTCGTACGGTTTGGGATCATAACATACTTGATATTGATGCTGTGCAGCAATCTTTTCCAACAAAAAGCGGGCTAGCATCAACTCGTCGGCAGCAAGAATCCCCAAACAAGGACCCAATTGAAATTCCCATTGATTTGCCGCCACTTCCGCGTTTGTTCCGTAAAAGTTCAAGTTGGCCACGAGACAAGCTTCCATGTGTTTTTCAACAATAAACTGTTGAGTTGGATTCACCTCGATGCCGCAGTAATGGGGACCGACTTGCAAAAAGCGTCTATGTTCGCCGACTTGTTTTAAATAGTACTCTTGCTCGGGTCCAAACCAAATTTCCAAGTCTTTCACATCAGCCTTCTCGAATATTTCTTTTGCTCTGGCGCGGGTATTCGAAGGTAAAGGCTCGTTGGTTACAGCATCATAGGTTTCGCACAGAACGATGTAAGACACAATGGCCGGTCTCAAGGGATTATTCGTGAAGAAAACCGGCCTCAAAATGATTTCGGTATTTCCCGATTCGGACGCTTGACCGGTCGACGACCCGTCAGTTGAAAAATCATCAAAAACAAGAACATTGTTTGTAATGATTTGGACACGGTTTTTGGTGCGAAAATTTCCCGCACCGTCAATAAAAATATAATCTGCCACGACTCTGCTGCACTGATCCATTGTAAATTTCATAAATATAATATTTTTATGATTGTGATCAATGTTGTTTACAAAGTACGCAAAGTACAGCTCCCGGCGGTTTTGCCCCGTTTGCAAAAAGAATGGTAAACCCGAGTCCGAATTTTTGTCGCACAACACAAGAGATGAAAATGAAAATGTGATTTGTCCGGTTTTGCTGAGTATGGTGTGCAATTACTGCAAAGAACCTGGACACATTGTTGCGAATTGTCCGAATAAACGACCTGTAACACCTCGTTCGAATATGTTTTCTTCATCTTCTTCTTCGCTTAGCACAAGCTCACCGAGTAGCAATGCAAACGTTAATCGCAACGAAAGCAATCGTTTTTTGTCGTTGAGTGTTGTTGAGAGAGAAGAAGAAACTTTGCCAAAACCAAGTGTCGACGACTTTCCCGCCTTGCGAAGTTCATCGCCACGTACAGCCCCGGTTGTCAACTCTTACTCAAATATGGCGTCCACTGCGAAAGTTAAAGACCCTGAAAACGAAACTACCAAGAAAAAACATTATTCGCCAACTTGCGAAGAGATTGAAACAAGACTTCGCAACCTTATTTTGTCGCTTGAATACGAAAAAGAACACGCGAATCGGTTTAGCGGCGGCACCATTTATCTCACACGAGAACAACTGCGACAAAAACTTAATGGCGGTTTCGATATAGACACGGATAAAGTTTACTTGATTGATGAATACGATGAACAATATCCAGATGGTGACAATGATGGCGACGATGACAATGCAAATGATGATTATGACGATTATGACGATTAAATCCTTCCCTTAATCAAGTTAAGAATAAAAAGATGATATTGTATATTAAAAGGGAAGGAGGGGTAAGGACGCAAGGCGTCCAACGGTCGGCACTTTCAGTGCCTTCAAAGGGGAACTACGTTCCCCTTAAAGGAATATAAACGTTTCTTAATTAATGCATATAAGTAAGTAAGTTAAATGATGATTTATATTTTATTACCAAAAATGACAGGAAATTTTTTAAACAAATTGAAAGTTGCATACTATACCGAGCAGCGTCCTATGCCATATATGTCATATTCATTTAATCACTATTTGACAGAAATCAAGGACCAAATTGCCGAAATGGGCGACGACTGGAACATTTACAAAAAGTTCACCAACCCATACGAATTTATCCATACCAACTCGCACAAGACAAGTGTTTGTAAATACAAACCCATCTCGCGCGCCTACTTCAAAATGATCGAAATCATGAATATGTTTAATTTCCAAGTCTTGCAAACGAATGCCCCCATCCAAATGTTCGCACTCGCCGAAGGACCTGGCGGGTTCATCGAGGCTGTCTCCAATTATCGCGGAAGCAATGGTCTTGATAAATACTACGGAATGACTATCGAGGACCCCAGCGACAACGAAGTCCCCGGCTGGAAAAAGACCGCGCACTTTTTGAAAACCCATCCAAACGTTTTTCTTGAAAAAGGTGCAGACGGAACCGGCGATATTCTCAATGTCGACAATTTCCGACACGTGGTCTCCAAATACCGCGGTAAGGTCGATTTTGTCACGGGTGACGGCGGATTCGACTTTTCCACCGATTTCAACAACCAAGAACTGAATGTCACCAATCTGTTATTTGCTCAAATCGCATACGCCGTTTGTATCCAGCGACTCGGTGGATGTTTCGTGCTCAAGTGTTTCGACTGCTTCCACAAAGCAACCGCCGAACTGATTTTCTTGTTATCAACCATGTATGAAAAGGTGCATATCGTCAAGCCCAATACAAGTCGGTACGCCAATTCCGAGAGGTATCTGGTGTGTGTCAACTTTTTGTGTGCCGATCCCGAAATCACCCGTGTTTTTGAAGAATTGTTGACTCAAGTGTGCAGTTCTGCCCCCGATCGGTTTGTCAAGAGTTTTTTCAACAATACACGGATACCCATGATGTTTTACAACAAGCTCGAAGAAAGTAACTCGATTATTTGTCAAATCCAACTCGACAATATATACAATACCATTGCGCTTATTAAAAATAATTTTAAAACAGACAAAATTAATTACTACATGAAAACCAACTTGCAAAAATGCATCCAGTGGTGTTTCAAAAATAGAGTCGATCATAATTCAAATACTATTTATACCGGGCACGACAAAAATATTTTTAAAGCTGTTCTTCCGCCGCCTCCTGGTCTTGGTCCGCGTCACGCATTTACAATCGAGGAAGAATGAATAATGGTGATGGAAGACCCAATGTCTACGGTGGACCCAATGTCTACGGCGTGAAATACGATGGCAAAAATAAAATCGGTGATCTCGAATGGATGATTGCGCAACCCGATTTTAAAAACGCCATCTTTCTTTACTGTGACAGTGACGACGTCTTTTTCTCGCGCGACTTGTACGGTCTGCGACAGCATAAACGTCGGGCGTTTCCAATTCCCGTGTGTTCCGAAACGAATGGCTGCTTCTCCGGCCTGAGTATCTATAATAAACTCATGATCAACATGGCATTTAACCATTTGCGCGACTTTATAAAAGACAATAGCGATTTCGATACTGTCTTTTATTCATTTGACACTGGCGACATTCGTGTCTTGCACGAACACCCGTTTGTTTGCCCATCTGTAATTTCCTATATTATGACCAAGATTCGAGAAATATCCGATAAACCTGTTCAATGGTTGAAGACCAGATCCACTAAAATCGGGTAATGGTCCGAGTCATAGGTACCACAATATTCTGGGTAAGGATGCGGTATCGTCACTTTTTGCACAAGATCCATCAAATTGGGTGTCATCAGTACGTGATCAATCATCGACATTTCGTTATCCGTGGCGACGCAGTCGCCATTGGGATCCCACCAGTCCGTATATCTTTGTGCACGATCCACTTCGGCCGCCACCGAGTTTAATTCGTATGCAAGCGCATAGTCTCCCGCGTTTCCTTTTAAAATGTCCAAAACAATGGATGTCGGCTGACTTCCGTTTGCATCCTCTACTTCCGCGTCATAATCGTTCATATCACCTGCCACAATGAGTCCAATACTGTCGTTAGCCACCACTTGCCTTGTTATCGGATCGATCCCGCCCAACAGCTGCACTATCAGCGTTTGCAGAACGGATGCTTGGGCTTCGCGCGATGCACACCTTGACGGTTCGGTTGGGATGGCGAGCAAGTGTGCCCCCACAAAATAGATGGTCATATTATTGATTTTGTAGGTTGTGTAATAGTGTTTGCTCACACCCGAGGAGCCAGGTGAGCCTGTATAATTGCAGTGCGAACCCGCGACTGGGTACGCATGTGTCGCCGAGGTCCGCTGCAACGACAAACTCGGCGAGTATTTGGTCAGAATTCCGACATTTTGCCCGGTCGAAGTATCCGTTCCAAAGAGTAAGTAGGGCGTATATGCGCCCCCCAATAATGCGTTGAGCTGTTCAAGTTCGTAGCATCCCTCCACCTCGCACAAGTTCATAATGTCCGGATTAAATGTCCGGATTACATTCGCCACTTTTTGCAAATGGGTGGTGGCGTCGTTTACATTCGGCCAAGAACAACTCGTGCCTGGACATCCATTGTATGTCTTCAAGAACAACCATTCAACGTTGTATTGCATGATCCGTAGTGTCGACACACCTTTGTATGATTGTGAACCACTTACCGTGTAACATTGCGTGTCGTTTGTATTCGATGCGATTGCAAATGTTGCGACAAAAAATAATAATGCTATGAACCACATATGCTTATAACATTATCTTACATCAAATTCTTGATAAGATCCGCCTTCTTCATCTTGTTGACTTGGTCGGCGGGCATCCCCTTGCCGATTAACAAGGCTTTCAGTGCGCTCGGGGTGAGTTTCTTAAAGTCCTCTTTGGAAATATCGGCAGGACCGACTTTGTTTATAATGATGGGATCCGATGGTTCAAGCGACTTTAACTCCGGCTCTTCTTCGGGCTCCTCTTCGGGGTCTTCGTCGATGTCATTGATTTCATAATTTTCGGGGATTTTCAAGTCGACGCTTACAATTTTGACTCCTTTGTTTTCTTCGTCATTGTCTTCGTTGTCGCTTTCTGCGCCATCTTCGCTGTCAATATCTTCACTTCCGTCTTCCGATACCTCGTCGTCGTCGTCGTCCGACAGCTCAATCTTGATTCGATTATCGGCTGGGCTATGAATATGTTGGTGAAGCGACTGCATATGTGTTTGTACTGGTTGTTGCTGTTGTTGCTCATTTTGTATCATCGAGTATATTTCATTCCTCAACTTCATGTGCTGCGTGTATACATCTTGTACAATCTCTAAACATGTTGCATTCTTTTGCTCCACATCCACAATCCTCTTTTTAAAATAATATACCAATAATCCTACCAATATAATTAAAACTGCTAAACTAAATAATAATATCGACTCAAATAAAACTCCCATTGTTTTTTTTTATTATAACATGGCAAATAAATATAATCTATTGGAACGCACTAAAGGGAACTACGTTCCCTTTTGATCCCTCCTTTTTTCGTATCCTTCTCTTTTTTAATTATTCCTTTTTTCGTATCCTCCTCTTTTTTGGTGAGCACCATACAAACATAATTTTTGTCGTGATGATACAAAATTTTATTTTTGTATGGTGTATACAAATAATGATGTCGCTGATTACCGCCGAAATCCCCGACAACCAGAAAAATACAAACTACTCACTTTTTATTCTCGATCCATTGTCCGTCATTATCAAACTAGCCATTTTTAGCAATAAAGCCGTGGGTACTAAATTCCGCATCCAAGACAATGTAATTTATATCCAAGAACCCGGCTATTTTCAGTCCATCTGCCGACTCTATTACAATGTCAACAAAACTGAAATACAATACTTGTATAATCCCATCCATTATGCATGTTTGCATTTTCTTCATCCGCGCTTCACAGACAAGACACCAAGCATTCGGAAACTCTTTTCGTCCGCCGTGCGTGGCCTCCAAAATTTGAAGGAAACATACAAATCATGCCATCTCGTGGTTTTATGTATCAACTACTACATCAGTATTATCGAAAATCATTTGGACGAACACATGATCGACGGGTTGTTCAAAAAAGATGCAATGACCGCTTTCTACGACGACTCGACAATACAAATGTTGAATAGTTTGTGGACACCCGATCGCATCAAAATTGTGCTCGATATTATCGACTTTTTGTGCAAAGACTACTCGGCAAGCAACAATGTGCAGTCTCTCGAAATTTTCATCAACAATATTGATGGGGAAATTCGGAAAACCTTGGGTTAAGTTAAGGGAACCAAGGTTCCCTTATGATCCCTCCTAAGGAGAACCTACGGATAAGGCGCCAAAGGCGCCGATGGTGGAACACCGGAGGTGTTCACTCCCCTTTAACCCCTCCCTTTTTTTATAACATCTTATTTTCAAAATAATATTTTATATCCTCACAAAATAAAAAGGGAGGGGTTAAAGGGGAGTGAACACCTCCGGTGTTCCACCATCGGCGCCTTTGGCGCCTTATCCGTAGGTT